TTGCTGATACGGAAGATTATTTTACTCAGATATAGTTCATCTTATTCAGTAGCCACAGACTGGCCGCTACACCTCCTATACCTACAGAACCAAAGACGAGGCCACGCACAAAGCTGTGAAGATCCACCTCTTTCATGTCCTCCTTGGTCCACACAGGTGATCTGTCACGCTTTCCTAGGCGATTGTAATACGCAAGAACCTCCTGTTCGGTCCATGTGGGTTTCTTGAGGGACTTATTGACCTCATTATGAATATCGATCGTCCAGCGAAACAGATCGGCGCGCTTATCTAAGAAGGTTGAAATGGGATTCGAAATAATATGCTTGGCGTAATGCTCTCGGCAGATCCCACAGGGTAACATCCATTGAAGTGATTCAAAGAACTCCTTGGCTGCTTTCTTATCCGTATAGGTAGGTTTGGGTGGATAGCCCAGCGCAGCAATATGAATTGTGTGCCAGAAAAAAGGGCCCCACACATTTGGACTAAACTGCATCCCTACTCTTTCCGTGCTAAATTATTAGTAAATAACTCAGCACGTTTGGTCTAAAGGGCCTACACCTTTCAGTTCTAAGGATATGTCGTTTAAACGATACAATAGTCACAACCACAGTCACAACCACCATGATCGACCCATGGTATGTTCGAATTGTGGCACCGAAGGCCACTTCTTTAGGGACTGTAAATACCCCATCACAAGCTACGGGATCATTGCCATGCGGTTCACAGATGCCTCCGCATCCACATCACTCAATGAAACACTGATATCGGCCGCCCAACAACTCGTCCCTGGCCGGCAACAGGTAGAATATCTGCTAATATGCCGACGGGACTCCCTGTCCTTCATTGAATTTGTAAGGGGCAAATACTCAACTGTTGAACGGGAATACCTTCATTCCCTTTTCGAGAACATGAGCCAACGGGAACACGAAAAGATTCGTTCTCTCACCTTCGAACAACTCTGGACGAGTGTCTGGGGCGCCTCCGCCGATACGCACAAAACCGATTTTGAGAACAGTCATCGCAAATACAAGCAGATCGGAAGTATTGCGGCCCTTTTAGCGGCGCATCCTAGCCCTTTTTTAGAACCCGAATGGGGGTTTCCAAAGGGCCGTCGCAACTCCACTGAGAGTGAGATCGGTGGGGCGATTCGTGAATTTAAGGAGGAGACCAGTCTCAAAGACGGGCAATTTAGTATCCTACAGAACGTAGAGCCCCTCATCGAATCCTTTAAGGGCAGTAACGGCGTAAACTACTGCCATAAATACCATTTGGCAATGTGCCCCTCCAATACACTGGTCGCCATGGACTCCTCTAATCCACATATGTCCCAGGAGATCGGAAACATCGGCTGGTTTACCGCCGAAAAGGCCCTTGAAAAAATTAGACCACGCGACACTGAAAAGCGCAGTATTCTCATGAGAGCTACGCAGGCACTCAAGCATTTTATTCCAATTGGCATCTAAGACGGATTTAGTTGGATAATAAATTAGAACGATTGTGTAGGAGTATGTCTGGATTCTCAGGAACAGAGGACACGGAACTCTTGGACCTTTGGGACCAAGAGACAGATTTCAATAAACGCGATGAAATCCTAGAAGAACTACAAAGTCGTGGCCTATTTCCGGGCAATTTCATGAAACAATGGGAGGACGATACAGGCGCCTATCCGTCCATTGAAGACCCTGAATTTCTTCAGAAGCTGCTAGCGAAGCGCGAGTTTGCCGAGAGCCTCCAGACAACCTGGGAGCCCGAGAACGATCCCTGTGGAGACGTCAATAAATTCGAGGTCACCCCCGTCCAGCGCTTCGCGGCGAACCTCATGAGTCCCCGTAGCCCCTATATGTCCGCCCTTCTCTTTCATGGAGTCGGTGTAGGAAAGACCTGTGCTGCCGTTCAGATCTCAGAGGCCTGGCTCCGCACGTATCCAAGCGACAAGATCTTCCTTGTGACGCCCCCCACGATCAAGGAGGGCTTCTATCGCACCATTTTTGACATCACAAAGGTATCTATTGGTGCCGGTCCCTCCGATCCTAATACAGTTATTGGCTGCACCGGCGATTCCTACCTGGAAATGACGGGAACCATCTTTGAAAAGGACCCCAAGCGCATCGAAAACCGAGTGCGCAGGGCCATCACAAGACGCTATGCAGCTTTCGGCTACATCTCCTTCGGCAACTATATCCGAGATCTGGTCTCAGGTGTGGATCGAGAGATGAGCCAAGAACAGCAGGATCAGGAGGAGCGACGCATTATTTCACGCAAATTCGACGGTAAACTCCTCATTATTGATGAGGCCCACAATTTACGTGACGAGACGGGCGTCGAAGAGACGGACGACGAGACAGGGAAGACGGATATGGCAGCTGGGAAACTCATGACGCCCTGGCTTCTTAAGGTTCTTGAATACTCGCAGGGTCTGAAGCTTGTTCTTCTGACCGCCACCCCCATGTATAATAGCTACCTGGAGATCATTTTCATGCTGAATTTGCTGCTTCTGAATGACAAGAAGGCCACCATCACGGAAACGGACATTTTTCATAGCAATGGCCGCATCCGAACAAAGGGCATGGATCGCCTCGGATATATTGCTAGTCGCTACGTGAGCTTCATGCGCGGCGAGAATCCCAAGAGCTTCCCTATTCGTCTTGATCCTGACACAGAAAGAGTGACCTTGTTGAAAGATATCGACTATCCTCAGCGCAATCCCCGTGGTGGAAATATCCCCGAGTCCGAGCTTGTATTCAAGGATCACCTCCCCATTGTTCCGATCGAGCTGGAAGGCGATGCTCTGGAGGCCTCGTTGAAGCTTACCCGGGAGCTCGACAAGGGCGACCAGGGTATTTCGGGTATTCAGCTCGGCACGATCATCCAGGCAGGGAATTTTGTGCCTCCGAGCCCAGAGTCCAATTCCAACAACTCATCGGCAGGGGACATGTCGCTAGAAGAGGTGAAAAAGCGGCTCAATCCCGAGTCGCTCGAACAGCTCTTCCGAAAGAGCAAGGGCCCCGAGATCACCTATACGAGCAAAACGGAGATCGGTGCCGGCTGGCTCGCCGCCGATAAACTCTCCACCTGTTCCCCCAAATTCGCATTTCTACTGGATCAACTGCGATCGGCGCGTGGCGTCTGTTTTGTCTACATGCGCGTAGTGAATCTCGGGGCGCTCCCTCTGGCCCTCGCTCTCGAAGCGAACGGCTATACTCCTGTTGGCCGCGCCACACCCCTCCTCGGCGATGGCATCCAGGCCAAGGGCGGCCGTCAGTGCGCCCTGTGCCCCCTGAAGGAGAAGAAGCATACCGGTGCCGATCACCCCTTTACACCGGCCTGCTACGGCCTTCTCACCGGCAACGTACAACTCAGTCCGAACAACAAGGGCATCATAGACATGGAACGACGAAAAGGAAATGAGGAGGGAGGGCTGATGAAGGTCATTGTCGGATCCCAGATCGCCGCGGAAGGCGTGGACTTGCGCTATGTGCGCGAGGTTCACCTGCTCGACAGCTGGTATCACTTGAACCGCACGGAACAGGTCATCGGTCGCGCCATTCGCTTCTGCTCCCACTCCGCTTTGCCAGAAGCCAAGCGTAATGCGACGATCTACCTGTATTCTGCGGTATTCCCTGACGAGCGAAACCGAGAAACCGGTGATCTCTTCAGCTATCGAACAGCCTTTCGCAAGGCCGTCCAGGTCGGAAATGTCACTCGTGCCCTCAAGATCCGGGCCATCGACTGTAATCTGAACCACGATGCGATCATCATTTCAGGCCAAACCCCTATCCGTCAAATTGATAGCAAGGGCACCGAGCGACGCAATGTGGATATCAATGACAAGCGGTTCACGGCCATCTGTGACTGGAATGACAGCTGTATGTATGAGTGCGCACCCAAAATCGATGTAAATGCTCTGACGGCCGATGATAGCACGTATAGTGAGTTCGCGGCAAAGTGGCGTGAGTCGGCCCTCAAGGATCAGTTCCGAAAACTCTTTGCGGAACAGGTGTTCTATGACTTCGAGACGATGTGGTATGAGCTGTTTGGCGATGTGCCACTCGTTGCGCGCACGGAGCTCTTTGAGAACGTTGTCAATAACAAGGCATTCCAGGTAACACATAATGGTGTCAATGGATATATCACATATTGTAATGGCTACTATGTGTTCCAGCCGAATGTCTATATGGATCTCCACATTCCCATGGCGATTCGGGCGGCGGACTTTCCTGTGCGACGTGACCAGTTTGACCCTGACAGATCGCTGGACCGAGGAGAATCCTCAGCATCCGGATCCGTCAGAGAACCTGCGATGTTTACTCTCAAAGAGAGTTGGCAGGGAATGGTGGACTGGGTTCATGAGATGGAAAGGGCTGAGGAGGGATCAACGGATGTCCCCGAAATAGTTGCGGATCGCATTACTCAAATGACAAATGAGGAGCCCGAGGTTCTCAAAATGTTTAACAATATCATTGAGACAATTCAGTGGTTCCAGGAATCCGTTCTCATAACGGGAGGAAGTAAATCAAGATTCAACAAGACAGTTCTTGAATATATATGGGACAATTGGTTCTCCATGGAGGAACAGATTCAGCTCCTAAATGATGATAATGCGGAAGAGAACGCCTATCGAATGGTGCGTGATACCAAGGTCAAGGTGGAGCCCCATACCATTATTCGCCTCTATAATACACAGGATGCCTCAATTCAATACATGTGTGGAGGGAAGACGGGCTGGGCGCCATGCTCGGATTCCATTGCGCGTCTTGTTAAAAAAGACGAAAAGGCAGTTCCAGACCTCTTTCGAAATCATGCTGATGGATACAAGACAGGAACAATGTATGGTGTCTCCGCATCGCATGAAGGAAAACTTACGCTCAAGATGAATAAGAAGATCAAACAGGGCTTTGAAGGGCGACTTGGCGGCGTAGCGTGTGGAATTGTCAGTAATATTTCGGATAAGCACAAGAAACTCATAGAACTGGGAGATATTCTCAGAGAGGCGGGTCTTCCTGATCTGGAATTGGATAGCGATGTTATCAAGAAGGATGGATCAAGAGCCATTGAAAACTCTGTGCGTGGATGCACTCTGTTGGAACTTGTGTTTCGCTACATGGATCACCTAGAGGTCAATAAGCGACGATGGTTCTTTCGACCGGTTGCTGCGCGACTGATAGGGTATGCGGGGTATTTTAAGAGGAAGGAAACAACCGCCTCTGTGGCGCCCGTTAAAAGGCGTTCTGTAATCGAGGAAGAAGAGGAGGAAGAGGAGCCGGTGCTGACAAAGAAATCGAGCGCTAAATCCGTCAAACCAGCATCTAAGACAGCTAAACCAGTTACGAAACCTGTGTCTAAGAAGGTAAGTGAATCAGATGAGGAGGATTCTCCAATTGTAATATCGGCAGCCAAAACAGTCGCTAAATCTGCATCGAAGAAGGCAAGTGAATCGAATGATGAGGAGGATTCTCCAATTGTAATGTCGGCAGCCAAAACAGTCGCTAAATCTGCATCTAAAAAGATAAGTGAATCGGATGAGGAGGATTCCCCCATTTTTGTATCAGCCGCTAAAACAGCTGTTAAACCAGTATCTAAAAAGGCAAGTGAATCAGATGATGAGGATTCTCCTATTTTAATATCAGCAGCCAAAACAGCCGCAGCGAAAACAACTCCTGTAGCTAAAACCGCAGTATCTAAAAAGGCAAGTGAATCGGATGAGGAAGATTCCCCCATTTTTGTATCAGCGGCTAAAACAGCCAAAACAGTTGCTAAGAAGGCAAGTGAATCGGATGAGGATGATTCCCCCATTTTTATATCGACAGCCAAAGCTGCTACAAATTTAACACCAGGATCAGGTGAATCAACTACTAAAACATCCACACTGCGTCGAAGTAAGAAAAGCGAAAAGTAAATTTGATAATCTACCTAAACAATAGGTGTGTATACTAAGGAATGGAATCAATCGCTTTCTTTGAAAAGAAGGTCAGTCTCAGTCCTAAGAACTTGAATAAGGTTGGAAAGGATAAAACAATTGATGGAATCCTTTTAGAAAAGCTTCGTGAAAAGATTGAGAATAAGTGTTCTGAGCACGGATTTGTTGTTCCAGGATCTTTGAAGCTACTATCTCGCTCCATGGGATATTTCGAATCTGGTCGATTTACTGGGGATGCTGTATACTTTATAAAGGCGGAAGGAAAGGTATATTATCCGACCGATGGCACAGTTATCACTGGTGAAGTCATTCGAAAGAATAAGATGGGCTTGTATGTTGATTATAAGAAGGCTCTAAAGATTCAGGTGCCGAGAGATCTCCATTTAGGAAATGAGGACTTTGATAATGTTGAACCAGGTGATACGGTAGAGGTCGAACTTAAGAAGTCTCTCTTTCAAGTGAATGATCCATTTATCCTCGTGAATGGTATCTTTCTAAAAAAGGTGGTAAAGGAACAAGCGGCTGCGGCAGTAGCTGCCGCTTCAGCTACTGCTGAAGCAATAGCAACAACAGCAGCTCAGAAGACCAATGAAATGATAGATAAGGGGGAAGAAAAAACAGGAGAGGATGAGGATGAGGATGAGGATGAGGATGAGGATGAGGATGAGGCTGCTGAGGCTGAGGCTGAAGAGGCTGAGGATGAGGATGAGGATGAGGAAGAGGAAGAAGAGGAAGGGAAAGAAGAGGAATCCGAATCTGATGCAAAGGAGTCTGAAGTAGACTAAGCAAACAGGGGGCACGGGGGAGGCAGGTCCGCTTTGCGGACCTGATGTCCCCCGCGTCTAAAGGGGGGTCCATTCAATCCATACGGGAATTAGAGATGACCTACGAGCAGCGCAAACAGTTCTTTGAGAATCTCAAGATCCTTGTCAAGTCCGAATACGAGGAGATCTTTCGAATTCTCAAGAAAAATAACGAAGAATTCACGGAGAATAGCAATGGAATTTTTTTCGATATCAACACTGTCAGTGAAACAACCTTCGAACAATTCCAGGAATATATGAATTTCTGCCTAGAGAATCGCAGGGTTGAGGAGGGCCGCACAAAGCAGCTTGCATCCTTATCAGAGGAGACAAACAAGTATCTAGTGGACGGCTACACCTCCGAATAAGGGGGCCTAAGCGCCAACCACCTATTACATAGTAGAGGATGTCAACAAAAGTATATCAAAATGTCAGCATAGCCCAGCTAGCTGACTGGTCTAAACACAATCCGAATCGAGGCCATTCCCTGGCTCCGATTCGAATTCAGCAAACAGTAGACGCAAAGAAGGATATCGGCACATCCATGGCGCCGCTCTTCCTGCCAACCTATTCGTCTATTCCTGTCACAAATATGCTAGGTGTCATTGCCTGGATCCGTGATCCCATGTTCGCAGACGCCTCCACCACGGTTCGCACCTCTATTATTCGAGAGCTCGCAACCACCCTTCAAACAGAATCGGATACATTAGCGGGGTCTTCGTTCGCCAGAAAGAGACGGCGTATTTTTGATGGGATAGGTTCTGTGCTTCACGGAACTCCGATCAAGAATGAAGACTGGAAGGATATCTATTCGGCCCTGGGACATTTAACGGGAGTCTATTTTGTATTTGTGAGAGACGCAAAGGGTGTGGAGGAGGATCGAGAGGATAAGCCAGAGGAACTCTTGGGGGCATCCAAGGGATCGGTCTCTTTTTCCTCGGAGCCGTCCACCTGGGACAGGGAAAAGCCGGTCTGGATCGTGGATTATCATGCGAGGTGGATTGCGGTCTCGGAGGATGAGGGGACTCGTGATATTCTCTTGGATTGGCTGGGTCTAATGGAAAGGGGGGGATGGATTGTGGACTGGCCGATAGTAGAGGATACTAAGGAGGCCATTATACGCGAACTATGCGATGACTGCTCGTGGAGGTCGATTGACGCCAAGCTATTAAAGGCAGAACTCGCAAAGAGACTTGGTCGCTTAAGAACAGTTCGCGCTTTAAGTAATAGGGTATAATGGAATATCTCCTAATGGGGGCTCTATCATGTATAGGACAGGCGTGTTGCTGGTATAATATTTATAGATGTTGTGGGTGTATTGAGGAAGGTAGACAGCATATAGAGATCGAGAAACAGATTGTTGTGAGGGAAGAGACGAAGCCACAAGGAAATCCAAAGGATAGTCCTAATCCATTTATAAATCCAGAGGCAGCAAAACATTACAATTAAGTCCAGAATTCCATTTGAGGACAAATACATAATCGATGGGCTGCTTTTAGCAGCCCATCCATCATTTATCTCTGGACGGGGACGCAGAGTCCCCGTCCCTAAATTTGATTCAATCGACCTAAGGTATTTCTGGTATAATAACTAGAGCTGTGCCATGGAACTTGATAAAGCCTTGGTAGCAAAAATCGATACCTTTATCGATGCTTGGCTTATCAATGATACGCCCGGTGAAGATATGGAGATGGAGGCTGTCTTCGGCGATGAGGGTGTTGTGGATGCCGCAACCTTTATGGCTGTGGCCCAACGCCTTCAAGGTCGCGGATTTACTGCGAAACCCCAGGATGATCGTCTAAGTATTCTCGTTCAATCGGGTCTTCGTTTCTCTATTGAGGGGCTAAGTGTTCTCCCCATTCTTCAGAACTACTGTCGCGATGATAAGATCCAGGGAAAGCCGTTCAGTGTCCTCAATAAGAGTCGTCATTCCTCCGAGTCAAAGGTGGATATCGAAGACTACGGATTCTATCTCAAGAATCGCATTGAGGAGCGCGTGGCGGTTACTGATCCTCGCGTAACAGAACTACTGGATGTCTGGCCCCAGCTCGATAAGGCATTCCGTCTGATTAAGCGCTGGACGTTCGAGGGTCAGGGCATGCGTATTGACATGTCGATTGTGCGTTCGACTCCTTCGATTGTGCGCGGCAATAAAAAGGAATACCTCTGGCAAAAAACCTTCCAGGAGCGTGATATCTTCAAGCAACCCGTCCGCTATGAGATTGAGGTGGAGCTCCAACGCGACGAGCATACAAAGGACAAGGCAGGCGCTCGCCGATGTCTTGTGCGAGGCATCGGTGAGATCTTAAAGGCCATGCAAAAGAATACCTTTCTTATCACAATTCCCGAAGCAGAACGAGTCAAACGCGACTATACCGCGCTCAACAAGTTCGCATCCTTCCGTGGCGTTCAGCCCATCACCATGGAGGTCAAGCATATGGCAAAGCATGAGGAGGGGTCCATTGATGACAAGCTTCCGAATGTCCGCAAGAACTACAATGTAACAGATAAGGCGGATGGTCTTCGTGTCCTTATTTATTGCGATGGAAAGGGTGAAATGTTCCTTATAGACAGTGGAATGACAGTCTATAAAACAGGGCTATTAAACAAGGACTGTCATGACTGTCTCTTGGATGCCGAATGGGTTCATCGTGATAAGGAGCACCGAGTCATCGCCCATGTTCTTATCTTCGATATCTACTATCTTAAGGGAATCAATGTTAGTGAGAAGGACTTCTACGACACTGAATCCAAGGAGACTCGTTATGAGAAGATGAATGACTGGTTCACTCTCTGGAATGGAAAAGTAAATGACGGGATCAAAACAACCGTTCATGGAGTCACACCGGCCAATCAATTCCAGATAAAGATCAAGCACTTTGAGTTTGCGGACCCAGAGCGCCCCAATACGATCTTTGCGCGCTGTGCAACCATCCTCAATACCGAGCAGCCCTATGAAACAGATGGTCTCATTCTAAGCCCTAATAAGGGCGGTCTTCCCCAGAAATCAGGTGACACCTTCTGGGAGCAGTTCAAATGGAAGCCAGCCAATGCAAATACGATCGACTTCCTCATCAAGTTCGAAAAGGCCCGTGGATCAAGCGTGGACCGTGTGGAGATCGGGGATCCCGATATGGGGGGTGAGAACGGCTATAAGACCGCCCGCCTCTTTGTGGGTTCCATCAAGGATCCCGCCTACGATGATCCTCGTGCAACCATCTTGAATGAAAGCAAGCTGCCCGAGTCGCAGTATCAGAAGCGCCACAAGAGCCAGTCGCGTCAAAGAGAAAGACTCCCCTATCAGCCCTCCTATTTCATTCCCGAGGAGTATCCCGATCCTATGGCAAATACCTGTAATCTCCCCGTTCACACGAATGAGGAAAGCGGCGACCAATATGTGGAGACCGTGGACTCCAAAGAGCCCATCATGGAGAACATGATCGTCGAGATGCGTTATGATCCCAGTCGCAATGCTGGATGGCGCTGGATTCCTATGCGTATTCGTCACGACAAGACCGAGCGCTTTGCGAAGGGCATCATCAATCGCACGCTTAACTCGGAGATCAACGCAAACGGTGTCTGGAACTCCATTCACAATCCCATCACACTTTCCATGATAACAACTGGCTCTACCACACCCACTGTAGATGAACTTGCGGCCTATAGTCGCAGGAAGCGCTACTATAATCGCGAGGCATCCAAAGAGGATCTGGCAATTATTCGAGGCCTTCGCGATTTCCATAATCTTTGGATCAAGGCCAAGCTCCTCTACAAGCCTACACTCAGTCCAGGTGGTAAGACGCTGCTCGATCTGTCGTGTGGGCCCGGTGGAGATCTGCGTTTCTGGATCGAAAACAAGGCAGATTTCGTTCTCGGCGTCGATGTTGATGAGAGCAACATCCGCGATAATAAGCAGGGCATTTACAGGCGCTATATGAATAACCTCATCGATAAGGGACGGGATAAGGTGCCACCCATGGTCTTCGTCCAGGCGGATTCCTCGCTCCCCCTTCTTAAGGGCGAGGCGGCCAATTCGGGTCTGGAAAGAGATCGTGATGAGGACAAGAATATTCTGAGGGCTCTCTTTGCCAGAGAACGAGCCGACGCAGTCGTTCCTCGCCTTGTGAGCGACAAACTCATGTCGAAACTCAAGGATGGCGCCCAAGTGGCCTCCTGTATGTTCTCCCTCCACTACTTCTTGAAGGATATGGAGACTTTCAATGGCTTCCTCAACAATCTCAAGGAGTGCGTGGCGATCGGCGGCTATTTCATCGGCTGCTGCACGGATGGCGCCCAGGTCTTTGAGCTCCTGAAAGCGAAGGAGAAGGGAGATGCCGCTGTCGGCAAAGAGGGGGATATGTTGGTGTGGTCCATTACAAAGGGATATGACGTAGATGCCTTCCGCCCCAATGAGGAATCCGTAGGCCTTCCCATCGATGTGCGATTTATCAGCATTGGTGCGGAGCATACAGAATATCTCGTAAACTTTGAGTATCTGACACGCCGTTTAGCGGAGATCGGATTTGAGCCATCTCAGCCCTCAGGTCTCAAACATTCAAGTAATCTCTTTGAAGCCAGTTATGCCGCGATTCCCAACAACGAAAAAGAATACCCTATGAGTGCCATTGTAAAGCAATATTCCTTCTTGAATCGCTGGTTTGTGTTTAAGCGCAAGGGGGAGGTAGAGAATATCATAGTAGAAGAAGTCGTTACAGAGGATAAAGAGGGTAAGGAAGAGGAGGAGGAAGAAGAAGTGGTTGAGGTTGTAGCCCCTGCCAAGTCAGCGCCCATCACAAATCTTCCAGACGCTGCCGCTGTCTTCCAGCCCTCTGAAATCTTCCCGTTCGGTCCCAAAGTGGGTCTCCGCGATACCTTCGGTCTCGGAGAAGATCGCAGTCCTAAGATCTTGGCCCCCTACTGGCCCTTCCCCATTCAGGATGAAGAGGGTGGAACGGAGTATCCCTCCTTGGAACACTATTGGGCGGCCATGAAGCTCAAGCATGCAGCTGGAAAGCCCGATCTGGGCGTCACGCTCTTCTCCACGAAAAGTGGTGCGATCCATCTTCATGCGAAGGCCGAGATCGCTAAGTTGAAGATCAAGCCAAATCCCAATTCGAAGACAGATAAGGCAAAAATTACATCAGCTATCTTGGATGAATTCGTCACAATCAAGAACATCATGAGTCCTAAGACGTTGCTGAAGGATCATGCCGCCGTTGTGGATCCCAAGCTCTGGAATGATGTCAAGGATTACTATTATCGCAGGGGTCTCCAGCATCGATACGATAAGGATGCTGTCTTTCGCCGCATCGTGGATGAGGCCAAGAAGAAGAAGGTCTACTTGCTCTACAGTTTGCCGAAGGATCTGGGGGACCCTATTGGAGAACTGGCAGGTGTATGGAAGGACAATGGACGGGTAGAGGGCGGCAACAAGATTGGTAAGACGATCATGGAAGTTGCGAACTTCTTATTCTAGAATGTAACATTCTAACGGTCTAAACCCATTATTTTTATAGTTAGTATTATGATCGATCATATTCTCCTATTTGGATCATCTGGAATGCTAGGGCGTTATATATACACATATTTCAAGGATCATCCTATTATTCGATTAAGTATTGTAGAACCAAACGAATTTCGTGTTACACAAGAGTCCCTTGAAACATTAGACACACTTTTAGAAACAAAACATGTGGATGCGAGCACATGCATTATTAATTGTATTGGAACAATTCCGCAAAGAAGTAAAGGCGATGAGGGACAATATTATCTAGTAAATACACTATTTCCTCATCGACTATGGGCGGCAGCTAAACATCTAGGAGTAGCAATGATTCATCCCACTACAGACTGTGTCTTCTCAGGAATAAAAGGGTCCTATAACGAAACAGATTGCCATGATGAAAAAGGGGCATATGGCCTTAGTAAATCATTGGGAGAGCCTCTCGGCTGTACGGTAATACGCACATCAATTATTGGCAATGAAATCCAGAATAAGAAATCATTGCTTGAATGGATCATATCCAATAATAATGGCAGTATTAATGGCTATACAAATCATATGTGGAATGGAATAACATGTTTAGAATACTGTAAAGTTATCGAAATACTTTTGAGACGTAATATGTTATGGAAAGGTGTGCGGCATATTGCCTCCCCAACAGCAAAAAGCAAATATGAACTCGCCACCCTTATTCGTGACAGCTACAACCTCTCAATTACAATCACGCCAATTGCTACGGCAATACCGGTAGATAAGACACTATTGACAGCCTATTCTTTAAATATGGAGCTAGAAATTCCTGAACTCGAAAATCAAATTAAAGAATTAAAACATTACTTATTGTAGAATGATAACTCTTGGCAAGGACAAAAGTACTATATTTCAAATAAAGGAAACATTAAAGCAAACACCATGTCCTTTCTATACACATCATTATATCAAGAAAAATGAAATAAATGATAGCACCTTTTCTATAGTAATGACAGCATCAAATCGACCAAATCAAACATATTTTACGCTCCAAAGCATAATGCGAAGTGCTAATAAGAACGTTCACGTAATAATTGTCGATGATTCAGATAATGATCCTATTCATATAGAACAGTTAGAAACTTATCCATTTTCGATTGATTTTATCCAAATCAATCGATCACAAAAAACATGGATCAACCCCTGCCTAAACTATAATATAGGTTTTCAATTTATAAAGGGTGGATATGTTATAATACAAAATGCAGAAGTATGTCACATTGGTGATGTTCTATCATATTTAGATCAACTACAACTTAAAGATGATAAATATTATATAGCTGATGTAAAAGCATCAAAAGATTTTGAAACAAATAATAGTATCTATCAATCAGAACAATCTGTAGATATATATGGAAAAGAAAATCTTTTTCATATTTGGTATCATTCCGCTTCTAGAAGTATGAAATATCATTTTTTATCAGCATGTAACCGAGCAACATTTAATAAAATAGGGGGGTTTAGTTATGACTATTCATTAGGTCATAGTTATGATGATGATGATTTTTTGATTAAAATTGCGAGTAAAAATATTGAAATTATATGTTTTCATCATACTGAATCGCTATGTGGTGGAATTCATCTCTTTCATACTGCTATTTATTTAGCAGATCGGTTTGAATCGAATCAAACCTTATTTGAATCAAAACGGAAATATTTTAATAATCATAGAGTATATATAGAAATATCGGAAAATTCAGACACATTTGACGAATCCTATGAAAAGATTAAGACGGCTTAAATCAATTATATTTACTACTAATATATGGAATTTTATATCGGTTCGCGCCTATCAGATGACAATATAGAAGGGGAAACCGTTGGAAAATTTACATCAATAATATATAACAATACATCCTATTTAATTCCTATTATATATACACCTAGTAGAAAGCAATCCGCAATGTATATTAATGGATATCTTAGAACTCCTCCTACCATATCTGATGATCCAAATATAATAACTACATATGTATTAATTCAGTATAATTCTACAATATGTATTGCTAAAACACATACTCTCAAGCTAGAGCATTTTAATAGTTTATCAAATACCTAAAGGTCTAACACCATCAATAACTAAATGAGTTCAAAAACTATCGTGACAATTACAGGGATTCGTCCCGATTTTATACGAATGAGCCAGGTTTTCAAGCGCCTTGATGAAAATTTCAATCATATTCTCATCCATACAGGACAACATTATGATTCAAAGCTTTCAGGTGTTTTTTTCGAAGAGCTCGGCATTCGCAAGCCTGATTATCTACTTAATACAGGTCAAGCAGCCTCTAATCATTACGAGCAGCTAAGTTATTTATCAACTGCCATTCCCCGTCTCTTCAAGGAGCATAATTTGAAACCTGATCTCATTCTATTCCTAGGCGATTCAAATTCCGCCGGCGTTGCATTTCCCCTTAAAAAGGAAGGATATAGGATCGGTCATATTGAGGCCGGCATGCGGTCGTATGATAAGCGTATGCTCGAAGAGATCAATCGCACAGTCTGCGATCACTGTAGTGACATCCTATTCGTCTATCATGAAGATTATGCACGCCAATTAGCACAAGAGGGAATCACGAATAGGGTGTATATTGTTGGTAATACGATTGTAGAGCCGTTTCAGATATTTCGTGAATCTATTTTAAAGGAGGTGAAGCGTAAGGATATGATTCTGATGGACATTCATCGCCCAGAGAATTTCAACTATGCCGATCGTTTGGCATCCATTATCGCATTTGGAAATCGATGTGCTCAGAAATATGGACTTCCTGTAAAGTTGTTGTATTTCAAACGCCTCCAAGATATGTTAGATAAGAATGGGATTTCCCTTGGATCAATTGAGATGGTGCCCCTCATGGCCTTTCAAGAATATTTGACAACTGTGTATCACTCCAAGTTTCTTATTAGTGATAGTGGAACAGGTCAAGAGGAGCCAGGTCTCCTGCTAACACCTACGATTGTGCCCCGTGATTTTACTGAAAGGCCCCAGAGTTTTGCTGCTAACTGTAGCAAAAAATTTACAGTTGAGACGTCAAATGATGAGGAGGTATTTGAATATATAGCACAGCTTGATACAGGAACTACGACAATGGATGTATCATGGCTTGGAGCAGGAAATACAAGCCATCAGATTATTACACATTTGAAGGAGTTTTTTAATGCGTAAATCTAAAGATATATTATTTAAAAGGATTAGATATGTCCGTTTTAAATAATATTACCATAGTGTCCGAAGAATACCAGAGGCGCATGCCCTTTCCCTATGCCTCCCAAGATAATTTCTTGAAAAATGATTTTGCTATTGGGCTTCAGCAAGAAATATTGGATCTGTCTGATGATCGATGGGATCGCTACAACAATCCTTTCGAACAAAAATATACATTGCGTGATAAATACGCCTTCCCAGAAAGATTATCAACAGTTTTTAAAGAATTTACAGAGCCTGCCTTTGTAAGGCGCCTTAGTGAGATAACAGGGCATTCTCTCGTTCTAGATACAACACGTAACTTTTGGGGCGTTCATACATATGGACCCGGTGATAAACTGGATATTCATGTAGATGCTGGTTATCATCCAACATTGGGTCTTAAGAAACAGGTGACTCTTGGCCTATATTTGAGCTATGAATGGAAAGAAGAATACGGATGCGCTCTAGAAATATGGAAGGGAAGTTCATGTGCTGATTCAGACGCCATATTAATAGAAAGAGCAGATACAATTGCACCTATTTTTAATCGGCTCATCCTTTTTACATGTAATGATTATGCATGGCATGGAAATCCTGAGCCAGCAACATGTCCTGAAGGGAGCCGACGTATCTTTATCACCCTATCCTATTTATGTGAAACAACCACAGATCAAAATAAGAAAGTAAAGGCATTCTTTATTAAGAGACCATGTGATCCACAGGATGATGAAAAGGATCGACTACGGATGATGAGAGCTGATCCTGAAAAATATAAGGAGATATATAGGATTTAGATAGAACGATTTTTTACTTTCACAAATAACCAACTAAAATTCTCTTCACCATTATAATGAACTGGAGGTGATATATCGATTATTTCCTTATTGCTATCATTAACCATCTGTTTAATCGTATCTAAGGAGCGAAAATGGTGCATACCTAATTGAATAAGCTCCTTAACTTTTGGTTTTAGTGGTTCACCATCTCTTAAAAAAGCAAATTGAAAAGAAAAAAACCCGCTAGATGTTAATTTGACATCTCTTATAATTCGATGAATTTCTGCGTCATTACAATGTTGAAATACAAGATGACAAATAGCAAGATCAACTGGTGGGGCATTCGCTAATTCATGTGTTAAATATGTTTCTGCAGCAAAATTGCGAACACAATCTAGTGCTGTAGGGGAAATATCACAGGCATAGACTGTTTTTCCTTGTTCATAAAAGTATCGTGCCTGATGTCCAAATCCAACCCCTATATCAAGTACAGATGTATAGGGTAGGTCAGTTGGTATTCTATGTGTAGATAAAATATCAGAAGGTGGTGTACCTGTAAGCCAATATGTATCCTTAGTCTGATGCTTATCTTCCCAAAAAGTTGTCATATGCTTTTATTTAATATTATAGCTTTAGGTCATCTAAGGATATATTATATTATATAAATATCTATATGTCAATAAAATTATCTATTCTTGTAGCAACCGTGCCTAATCGTATTGATAATTTTTATCTACGTCTAATGAAAGATTTAATTAATCAAACAAAAGATTATTCAAATGTAGAATTAATTGCTCTCTTTGATAATAAAAAAATAAGTATTGGAAAAAAACGCGATGAATTACTACGTTTAGCAAATGGTGAATATCTTGTATTTATTGACGATGATGATCGTATCTCGCCAGATTATGTAAGTGATATTATTAAAATGCTTGAAGAAAATCCTGGGACAGATTGTGTTGTATTTGATAGTATGACCTCTATTAATTCAGAGTCTCCAATTTTATGTAAATATGGTATTGAATTTGAATACACAGGTATCATAAATAATGTATGGAAGGGAAAACCAGCACATACAATGGTTTATAAATCAGAAATTGCGAAGCGTCATAATTACACTAATATGCAGAATGAGGAAGATATAGATTGGGTAAAACGGGCATGTATAGATATATCTCATCAGTCAAGAATTGATAAGATTTTATATTATTATGATGCCGACTATATAACATCTGAAACAGCATTTCATAGTCTTACACAATCAGAAATAAGGCAAAATATTATTAAAAAATTTAATTTAACTAGTTAATTTTTCACTCATTGTATTATACGTATAATCTAATAACTTAAATACTTTAATTGATATATACTATAACAATCGCAATCGCGTTAAATAATCTAGCAATTCACTTTTTGTAAGTGGATTCAACTTGCTATTATAATTCTTAATATCATCCACAATCAACAGATTCTTATACGGTGGCTTAATATACTTATATCCATCAGGGCCATCAATAAGTCGCATAGACTGCGTCTCACTAATGAGCGACTCGAGCATCTTTTCTCCTGGCCTTAATCCCGTAATACGAACAGGTTTGTTGTATTTTTCGGAGAAAATCTCCATTAGATCCACAAGCTTCATCGAAATGAGTTCAGGTATCACCGTATCACCTGAGTCTCCATGAAGAATTGCGTGTTCGATAAGCTGAACGCTCTGCTCCAATGTCATAACAAACCGCGTCATATCCGTATGTGTCAATGTAAATTCCTTAACATCAGGATCCTGGCCCTTTTCATGAAGGATCGGAATAATACTTCCTCGCGAATTGAGAACATTGCCATAACGTATATTTACAAATTTGCGATTTGTTATATAAAGAGATTTCTCTACAATAGCAGACTCTGCCAACGCCTTTGCCATACCATATGCATTTGTTGGTTCACATGCCTTGTCTGTACTAACCATGACAACACATTCAAGTCGAGTCAAGCGATCATTATTCTTTTCGACAGCATTTAATACATTAACCGGTCCCATACAATTTGTCTTAATACATTCTTCAATTGCGTATTCACAGCGATCAATATGCTTGAGCGCAGCCATAATAACAATAATATGTGGCTGTTCTCTAAGAATTGCCGTTTCAACACCCGTATAATCACGAATATCTCCAATAATATAGCGCAATTTATCTGTCTTATATTTTAAGCTCATTTGCCAGTGCTTACATTCATCACGTGAGTAGTTTGTAATATCATTATTTGCAATATATGTCTCAATAAACTTGTTTCCAAGAGACCCTGAACCACCAAAAAGAAGAATCTTCTTATTTGCTAACATGACTATAGGCATTGAATGGTAGGGCTTTATATTAGAAACCTAAACATTCATTATGTAGTTTATTTAGACAAATGAATCAACCTGTCACTGACAGCATAGTGGAATCCATTGTGGAACTCTTTCGACAACGGTCCAGAGTCGGCCAGGCCAAATATGGAACCACGCTCGATCGCACGGATCTGAAGCCATTGGACTGGATTCAGCACGCCCAAGAGGAGTTTATGGATGCAATCCTGTATCTTGAAAAGCTCAAGAAGGAGCTACAGCCTAAATAGATAATTGCCTTAGTATATAATGTCAAATCTGGCAGCCAAGAACGCTCATCCAAGAGATAAGAATATAACCTTTGATGAGCCAACGCATATCTACACGATCAATGGATCCAGTAAGGGCGTCATATCTGTGACAAAACTGATAGGGTCTATGCATTCCAAGTTTGACGCCGACAAGATCATTCAGAAAATGAAGGCGAGCCCCAATTGGCCCGAGAGCCCTTATTTTGGAAAGACAGATGCCGAAATCAAGAAGCAATGGAATGATAATGGAGCACAGGCGTCCACGGCCGGCACGGCGCTCCACTTGGCGATCGAGGAGTATTTGGACGGGGCTCAGCCCACCAATAAGGCCATTATGGAATCCGTGGAATGGGGCTACTTCATGGAGTTCTGGAATCAACACAAGACGATCTTAGAACCGTATCGTATGGAATGGTCTGTCTATATCGAGGAACTAAAACTGGCGGGGCAGATCGATGCCGTGTTCCGCCGCAAATCGGATGGGGCCTTCTTTATCTATGACTGGAAACGGACGAAGGATATTAAATATGAGAATCCGTTCCAGAACTGTTTGCCGCCAATCGATCATTTGCCCGATACGAACTACTGGCACTATACTCTCCAGCTCAATATCTATCGATATATTTTGGAGAACTACTATGATATGCCAATACAAGACATGTATTTAATTGTCATGCATCCTGAGAATAAGACGTTTAGAAAGCTACGCCTGAATCGAATGGACGGAGAGATCCGCGATATGCTGGCGACACTCCACTAGTCGAATCCCTCCAACCCTATTAGTTGTGATGCGGCTCTTCGCTCAGAGTTCGAAGGGGCTTTAATTGATTTAACGGATTTAATGGATTTTACACTTGTAGGAAGAGGCGGGGGTGCTACCTTTGATTTAGACGCAGTCTTTTTGATAACTGGCGATTCACTCTCAGATATGACAATTTCAGGACTCTCAGACAGGGGTTCAGGAGGTGGGCGAGGAATAGGCTTTGGCACTGAAGCACTAATAGGTGCTGGGCCTGGAAGAGAGGCGGGTTGTATTGATTTTCGAACAAGTGAGGCTGGTTTCACTACAGGGGGCACTTGTTCCTTAGGGACTTCCACAGGTGCAACTTCCACAGGAACCACTTGTTCCTTAGGGACTTCCACATGTGCGACTTCCGCAGGAGCTAGTGGCTGCTCTTTAACAACAGGAGCTGATTTACGAACTAATCCACGGCTAAAAGTAGTTGTTTGAACTGTTTTAACGGTAGATTCAGGGAGAACTGCTGTCTCTAGTGGTGTAGCTTCAGGAGGAACTACTGCCTCTATTGGTGTAGCTTCAGGTTCTGCTTGTTTCACTACTGTTGCCGATTTACGAACTAATCCACGGCTAGCTGTTTTAACAGTAGATTCTTCTTGTTTTTCAATAACTGGTGCTATAGTTTCAGGTAGTTCTTCTTGTGTTTTAGCAACTACTGGTACAGTTGCTGACTTACGAACCAATCCACGACTAGGGACTTGGACTGTTTTAACAGTCGTTTCAGGTAGTTCTTCTGGTTTCGTTGCTGATTTTCGAACCAATCGACTCATAGGAGGTGCCGCGGGTTTAACGGGTGTTTCAACAGACGCTGATGGCAATGCGAACTGGATGCGACGTAATGCCTTCGGTTTTACCGTTGCATTTGTAGTAGGTGCCTTCAAAATACCCTTTGGAACTTCTTTAGTAATCGTCGTTTTTGCTGCGCGCCTCAGAGTCGCGGATTTTACCGCAGTTGTCGCCACCTTGGTTGACGAGTTCCAGGCATCCAATAACTCCCCATCGAGTCCATCGATCGAAATCGTTGGCCTCTTCGGTGTATCAATAAGAAGTCCAACGCCTGCCCCGATATAGACAATCACAACGGCATTCGCCGAATCAGGACCTCTTACAAACTGTATCGTATTCTCCGATTGCGTAGTATCTATGATACCCAGTGGAATACCCGTCTTCTTGACATATTCCTGAATGGCAGATTCACTGAGTTTCGTGTCCGTTGCGCTCACGCCAAGCTCTTGTAAATTGACCTTGAGAATAGGGCCCAGTCCCTGAAGTCCTCCAGGACCCATCCATAACTGATAGGGTGTTGTGGAGCCCACAATCTCTTCGATATCCTCAGGGAGGTCTGTGGCGGCGCCCGTAGCAACCGGCTCGCCTTCTGCCCTCTGATACACCTCTTCGTAATAGAGCGGCATCTCCTTATCGGCCGGTCGCCAATCAAGACGAAGAAGGGCGAGCCAATCCATGCCCCTCTCAGGAATAATATACTGATCGCCGTCGCGAATGGGCTCCACGATCGCGCTCATGGTGCTGACTTGGTGTTTGAGAAGCTCCTTGCGCTTCTTGGGAAAGCGAATGAGCTCATCGATCACACGGCGGCTAAACAGAATGCGCGTATTGACATCGGTCGGCTCGCCTACCGAGCGAATATCGGTATCCGTTTTCACATGAAGAAGACATTGCCCCCCTTCTCCTCCTTCTGAGTTCCAAACACAGGGCGCCGAGCATTTGTCTTCCGTCTTGATAACACGACAATCCTTGCGTAGAATGCCCGAGGGCATATCCCAGTCCTCCTCCGTCGGCTGCATCCAGCCCAGCCAGCCACTCTCTTCGTCCTCTCCCCGTCGAAAATTGCCGCACAAAATCTCGAGGCGCTTGCGCTTCTCAAACTCGGGCAGTCCATCATCGAACACAATCGATCGTATCGAATCGCGCACCTCGGATCCCGCATCTGTGGCGATCCAATTAGAGACCATGAAGCGAAAATACTGATAGAGTTCTTCGACTTTTGCCTGTGTATTATTCTTGATATCCGCAGAACCACAGGGCTGCGACAGATCACGATTCATGTCCCACTCATTCACTTTACGTGTTGTATCAGGATAGGCAGCTCTGTCAATAGGTCCTTCCGCATTCGCCGCAGGAATATAGATATTATTCTCCAGTTGAAGGCCCTTGACCGACTTGCTGCCCTCCTTCTTGCGCACAACATTGTGCACAGAATAGCCAGGGTAGGACGAAAAGGCGGCTGTGAGATAGGTCGCATAATACTCAATGATCTGATCCGCCGGCGCAGGATAGAAGTCCTCGATATCCAGGAAGAGCTGCTGGCCCTTCGGCATATAGCCATCATCCACGATCGGCATGGCGATCATGGACGACTCGGGGCCAACTCCCTTGGGTCTTTGCGGATACAGAACAAAGATCGCATGATTATACGAATCGCGCACAATTCCATAGGGCAGAACTTCACGATCGGCACCCTTATACTGGACGGTGATGACGGTCGTGAGGGCTTTTGACAGGGGTACGAGGGTATTCGAGTTAATATCCATCTGGCTCGTAAAAATGGACTTATATTCGCTCTGGCACTGGCCCATGTATTCGTTGATGCGATCCTTGACAATTCTCGGCCAAACAGAGCGATCATCATACTTCCAGCGGGCAACGGTGGTGCTCTCCGTCTTCGTGTTCTCCGTGTAGAAGAGGAGTTCATAGAATCCATTGGAGTCCCTCCACACAAAGGCGAAGTCATTCTTCTCCTGATGCTCCCTGGAAAACCCATAGGGACTACACTTGACAATGACCTTCTCTTGGCCCGGCGACCATTCTAGAATGATGAGCTGGAGGCCACGACGATTCGATGTCAGGAGGCCCGCCTCCGTCAAGAAGGAACTAAAATGGCGCACATCCTTACGTTTTGTCTTGTCTTTCAGGAACGCCTCGAATCGCGTATAGGCCTTATAGATGCGACGAATCGCGAAGACATTGGTGTCATTGACACCGACGTGAAGGTTATCATCCGCCCACAACTTATAGGTGGCAACGATGCTGGTGCGTGATTGGTCGGTGATATTTCCAAGGTCCTTCTTGGTTCCGAGATCGGGATCCGAGGGAACATAGAACTCGGACACCAAGTTCCCGAAGTTCGCATTCACGAACGTCAGAACACCACTGGGTCCTGTGACGGCCTTCAAGAATAGTTCTCGAACATCCTGGATGGAGTTCTTATAGAGCAGGGGAGCAAGAACACCGAGGAGGGATTCAATGGGCCTAGCAGCGGTGTCACACTTGGCCGTCAAGGGGCCAATCTCCGTGCCAACACGGAGAAAGCCGCGGCTCTTCTCAAGCAGTTTCTGTTGGCTGGTGGTGCGCTTCACAAAGGTCGAGGAGGTCTGTTGAAAATACTCATCAAAGGGTGCAGGAAGAATCCCAAATTTGCCCGGATCGAGTGGATGCTTCTTTTCGTCCACAATATATGCATCCGAGATCTTTGCAAACTCCTTCGCGAAAGAGATCGTGGCCTTACTCGTATCGTCCTTAACATCTGCTAGGCGCCGCTTGATCTCCTTCTGGGTCTGAATCTCCTTCAGCTCCTCTTCTTCTGCGGCATCTTCCTCATCCACGACTTCTGCCGGCAGATATGTGCCGCGATCCGACAATAGTTTCTCACTATAGAGCTGATCCAGATCCTCCTTCATGACCTTCATTGTCTTCTTCTTCAAGTGGCAGCAGGGCAGGCCGAGCTTATCAGAACGCGTGCTGTTCTTGACAAATCCAATATACAGATGCGCCTTGTCGCTATCCTTCTTCGTCATGCGGCGAAAAACCGTCTGGCCCTTTCCGCCCTTGTCATGTTCTATGATTTCCGTTCCATAACAGAACGGGCAGGTGAAGCGGTCCTTGGGATTCCCCTCGCGATCTTCGTCACTGTCGAAATCGGATTCTAGAACCATCTTTTGATCCTTCAGACAGAAGAGGGCAGGACAGAAGTAGTATCGAAGGCGTTTTAGAGAAGACCCATATTTACTCACAGTGATTTCCGTAGCATCATGTCGAATGCCCTTGGCTCCAGCGGCTTTTTCCTTCTCCCCCTTCTTCAACGGATAGATATTGAAAAAGAGGGATCCGTCCGAGATCTCCTTATCATATTCCTCGATCATATCATTGAACTCCTTCTCTGTCAGGGCAACCGGCTGTCTGTCTTCCACAGCACCGCATTTGCGGCTGTAAAGACCCCCCTTACGCGTTGGCTTAAACACGAATAGATCGTTATCTTTGCGCTTCAATTCATCTAGGAACCAGTTAAAGGGATTAATGATATCATTGTCCTCGCGGCGCTTCTTGGATTTGGTAACAGGAGCGATTGTCTCGTCTGCGTCTTCTTCTGCCTCTACTGCCTCTACCTCGGGTTCTTCCTCCTCTTCATCGGGCGGAGGTCTGCGAAAGGTATCGAAGGTGATATCGTCATTTGCTGCCGCTGAAACACCCGAGGCCGTGCTCTTTGCCTCCTCATCCTCTTCCAGATCCCCCGCCTCCTCCTTCAGAAGGGTGGTCTCGACTCTGGATTCGAGGGCAGAATAGGATGCTGCGGCAGCCTCCGAATCCGTAAAGACGCCCGAGTCCTCCTCCAAGAATAGCACGCGCAAAAGAGAATAGAGGCGCTGAAAGGTCTGATAGGAATCCACGCGGTGAACGTGAATCGTGTAGCTCGGATGCGGGCCATAAATGTGAATGTCAATGCCAGGATTGAAGGATTCCATAAATTCGTTTTCCTCGGGAACAACGGTCGATAGTGTTCCTTTTTGTTCGAACCACTGGGCGATATAAGATCGCGCATCCAAGCCCGAGATCTGGAAGGCATCCTGGATCTTGCCAATAATGTCCGCGGGCAACTCGGCCCCTGCGAGCTTCTTGGACTCCGCATACTGTGTAATAAACGAAAAGATACTGTTCTCAGAGGCATATTGGCTGACAGCCTTATAACGAAAAGAGATGAGCGTCTGCTGATCTTTGAGGGGGGCAATTTCCTGGAAAAAAGGGCTGAAAAACCCCAGGCGCTTTTTCAGAATGGCCTTCGTAAACTTTATGGAACTGCGATCTGCGTCGAGCTGGAAGACGAGGGCAGCCTCCCCCACTTCGATGCGGCTGAGATCGAGGCGCAGATCCTTACAGACCTCCTGGAGTCGCCTACCGAACCCATTGAAATCCGTATCAGGCTCTAGTCGTCGCACATTCTTCGGTGGCTGCACCAGAATATCCGCCGTTCCATCATGGAAGATGCGAATAGTGCCATAAATGGGGCACACAATACCAATAGACTCACGGTGAACGTATTTTAGCATTAGGAAATCGTGGCCCATGGTTGGTGTGGGCTCCTTCGACCACTGACCGATAACCTCGGGATTATCCATATCGGGAATGGGGAGTGCCCCGCTCACCAGAACCTTACTGATAGGTGTGCCATCCGACGGAATAATACGCATGTAGGGCATGAGATGATTTGTCTTTGTTGCGTAGAACAGGCTCTGGCAGCCCTCGAAGGTCTCAGATGGCTTCTGGATTGCCAGGCGCAGCTGTTTGACACCCGTGACGCGGATCTCAGGGAGCGGCACATTGCCCTCGAAAAGGCGATTGATTTTCTTTAAATAGCCTGATCGTTGGGCCAGGTAGGTCAGGAAGGTCTTCGCAAAGGCCGTGTCCTCCTTTGAGACCGCATCAGGACTCGTCTCGTTCAGGGAAGGATAATAGGGGAAAAAACGGCTCCACCAGTCACCCGACGAAATGGGCTTAGCTCCCTTGTATAAACGGGCCACACGATAATATGGAAAGACGTATAGGGTGGGGATTCCGTCTTCGAAGACGTCCTCGATCATGGATCTGCCCCTCGAATGGATGGAATTGGAGGGCTTGGCACCGCCCCTGGCTACGAAGGCCTTGACGGGTGTTTTCATGGCCTCCATGGGTGCCGGCAAATACAGGACACGACTGGCCTTCTGAACGCCGAGGGGATACCACGTGTGCTCCAGGGGCGTGAAACTCCCGTTTGATTGTAAGAGACCAACGAACAGGAACTGTGGTAGATATCTGTCATCGCCTTTATAGTGCCGAGTAATCGACTGTTTAATAATATCCAGAGTGTCGAAGGGATAGATATCGTTGAGATCGAGCTCCTCATATTCGTCATCCTGTTTCCATATACGACACGAAACCGGGGATCCGAGTCTAAGACTCTCAATCACCTTGGGATCAAATAGTTCGTCTATGTCCTCGAGACCCGACATCCTCTAGTGATGTAGTAGAAACAATCCTACCCCATAAAATTGACGCTGCGTTTACCTAGGTATTTGTTAACAACCAACTGATAACCAATGAAACCCATTCTATGGCTAGACACAGAACAGGCGGCCCATCATGGATCCAAGGCGCATCCAGAATCACCGAGTCGCATAATCGCGATTCGAACCATGCTGAGTCTCTTAAATCCCAAGGGATTCCTCTTACGAGAACGATCCGATCCGATTCCCAGAATCGAACAGCCTGCCGGCGGCCACATGTGGCTCCTGGACGGCGGTGATACCTACGCCACACCCTATACGACTATTCTGTTGAAACGAGGCCAAGAGATGATCGCCGAGGCCGCGCGAGAACTCGCCCTTTCCAAGACAAACTGCGCCTACGTCTTCATACGCCCCCCAGGACACCACGCAAATGGCCTGGGGGTCAGTGGCTTCTGTCACCAGAATAACGCCTGGATCGCCGTGACCCACTTAAAGACCCTGGGATTCCATAAGATCGGCATCTTCGACTGGGACGCCCACCACGGAGACGGCACAGAGGAGTGCGTGCGTCGTGGAAACGATCCGAATGTGCGCTTCGCATCCATGCATGCCTATGGGCCAGATGTCTTTCCTGGGACAGGAGCGTCCTCCACCGATACCATTCTCAATATTCCGTTGCCGGTCGGCACCGACTCCGAGACCTACGTGGTCCGCTTCAATACAGAAGTGATGCCATTCTTGGGCCAGCCTGATATTGTCATTGTGAGCGCCGGATATGACGGACATGAAAAAGACCCTATGGGTCTTCTTCAGCTCCGCGAAAATACCTATCGACATATGAGTGAACGGCTCCGATATTTGGACTGCCCTGTTCTATTCCTATTAGAGGGCGGCTATAACCCCCTTATTCTTGCTAGCTGTGTCAAGGCTACGCTTGATCCTTGGATTTAGAGCGCTTGGCTTTACGCGTCTGCCTCTTTTTTCGATATACATGGGTGACTCTGCGTCTATGACTGCGTCTATGACTACGTCGGTGTTTGCGTCTGTGACTACGTCTAGCCCCTCCCGAGGTCACAATCTTCCCATAGTCAATAGACCCTACACCACCCGACCAGGTCACATCGAGACGGCCGGTCTTGCTCGGCTCGGACATTGTGTAAGGTGCAGACTGATCCTGTAGATTAATCGATGTCATTGTTCTCTAATATTCACTATTTCTTTTTTTCGGTCATTGTGCCGATCTGGAGATTGCCCCCATCCTTTGACGGATCGTAACGCGGCGAATCTGTAATACTAACACCGCAATAGGAGACCGGGTGCGACTGAAAGTCTGTGTATTTGTAGTAACCCATGCCCTCGGCCTCCTTCAAGATCCAACCAAAGTTGTTCCAGAAATCGGGACCATGCCCCACGGATTCCGTACACACATGGCTGAGTTCGTGGAGCGCAACAAACATCATGACATTTTCATCCACGAGATTCTCACTCTGACCTCCACGCTGCCGTAAGCACAGATGGATCTCCTCGCCCTTATTCACCGAATAGGATGTGTGGGCGGCGTCGGGGGTTGCTTCTAGAAATCTGTTGGGATCATCGCGAAAGTTCTGGCTTATCATCTGAACTTGCTTCTTATCGGGATACTTCTTCATCAGAGCCCCGCAGAGACTGGAGATCTTGATGCGGAGTTTTGCCATGAGATTAGCGGCCTCCTGCTTGTCGCCCATGTCACGAACCTTATAGGTTCGTCCATCTATAGTGGATGTGACTGGCACGAGAGGATAATTTGATGTAAAAAGACCGCTTATCCAGTCCATTGTCCCTAATTAGATGGATGAAGTTCCTTTAGGGCTGCGTGGTGTAGGGTGTTGCCATCGTGCAGGGCGCACCGTCACGAAGGGGATTGGGGGCTGATTCGGCCTCACCGGTGGCATTTATGCCCGGGCTGTTCTGCTGAGATCCCATAGCCTGCGTATGATCCTGTGTGAGAGGACGGTCAAGGGGGGCGCCGAATCCGGTTAGCTTAGAGGATCCGAAAAATCCTTCACGGATGGCAGGAACCATATGATAGGCAATATAGAGGATGAGTAGGATGATGGCAGCAATGACGGCTATTTGAGAATGGGACATGGATAGGATCGACTTCATTTACTCTATAATGTGTTATGATTATGTCATAATACATTATACATTGGACTTGTGCAGAGCCCAAGTCTATCTACAACCTGGACTTCAGCTCCGCTGAAGTCCATCTTAAACCCTAGACTCAGCTTCGCTGAAGTCCTTTATGAGCCAACCTCCAAAGGCCTGTGGCTGATATCAGGGCCGATCGTCGACTGGAGGAAGATACTGACGGGCACCTGGGGATTAGGGGGCTCGGAGCGCAGCTGCAAGTTCGCATTACGCAAGCTCTGACCGACCGTATTTACACCAATGAGAGCGCCGGCAGACAAGAAGTTCTTGCCCTTCAGGGATCCAACGCCCATGGGGTTCTGCTGGGCGTAGATGGTGTTCTGGTCGGCGGGGAGGAGCTCAACAGGGGTGAGCTGGTCGCGAGGGTAGCATCCAGCGGGGGCCTCGGCGGAGGCGAAGGCCGCCGGACCCTCCATGGAGGCGAGGTCCGCAAAACCCTCCTTGCCTGCCGTCATTGTGGCGGCAGGGGCAGCAGTACCACCAGTAGCCATTTTACTAGCAGCAGTACCACCAGTCGTCATGCTAGTTACAGTACCAGTAGCCTTTGTGGTAACAGGCGTTGTAGGGGTAGTCACTTTACCAGTTGTAGGGGCAGTTTGTTTAGCAGCAGTAGCGGTAACAACATCCGCAAACCCCTCTCTACGTCCCAGTAGGCCAAATACGGTAGGATCATATTGAAGCACGATGGCTGCGACTAAGACGATTGCTATTCCAGTTAGGACACCTGTCTTGAGATCCATGCTTGCCATTCTCTTCTATAAATGACGCCGACAGAAATATTATTCAGAATCATCTGAATCTTCGAGTTCCGAGTCCGAAGAGGAGTCACTAGGTTCTAACCCGTATTTCTCTAGATACTCCAAATGAGCCCGATTGGCCTTGTACTGTGCGAGCTTCGCCCGTAGATTCGCCTCTTTGACCCTTTGACGATCATAGATATGTCGGATATTTGGACTCTGGAGCTGGATGACCTCATTAGTGGAAGATAAGGGAATGTCATCAAGATCTTCTATTTCACCTCCCTCGTCTTCCATATCCGGAAGGGAGATCAGAGCCTCCTCACTCACCATCCATCGAATAAGGAATCCTCGACTGGAAATCTGGACCTCCTTCGGAGCAAAGGTCAGCGATCCGCTTGCCGTAGAAGGTTCCACATCATGCTTCAAAGACTTCAGAACATTTGCTACAGTGTAAGGCTTGGCAAAATACTGAACGGTCAGCCGTAGGAACTCCGTCAAAAAGGCACGAATAGGGTCTGTCTCTCTCGAAATAATCGTATGTAGAACCTCTGCCGGTGTCTGGGTCGGGAGTCCAATGCCCTTGAGAACCAGATCTGATGTAAGTCCAAAGGTATGAAGAGACTCCGTCCCCGTAGGGGTTGTATTCTTACTATAGACAGGCTTCTGGACGCTAAGATTCATTATCAGTTATGGGTATTGTTTTTATGATTATTATTCGCGCTAACATGTATGCAGGCTCAACAACAAAAGGAGAAATTCAATACGATGATTCGTACTTGGATAGACCAGTTCGCCGGTATGGTTCAGAGCACAGATACCAAGGAGTATATCCAGGTCAGGCTACTGGACCCCTTTATGAAGCACATTATAGGACAGATCTTTCCGTATATGTTGATTGCTCTGTGCCTATTTGCCGTAGTACTTATTATGGTTATCATCATTTTCGTGCTTCTGTTGTTTAAGCATCCGACGGATAGAGTGTTATGTTCAATGTGTATGGCGCATACGCATGCTTAGCATGCGCATGTCGCATTCTTAATCATAATTAATCCTCCTCAAATAGAAAATGCAAGGAGGGTCTGACCCCGGACAATTGAGTCATAACGTTCGTAGTTATCTTCACTACGATCAACTAGCTGCCACCTTCCACAAACAGAGCGCAAAAGCCCGTGAATTAGCATCAGGTTACGAACAGGAAGTGCTAAAACAACTCGAAACCAATCGAATGAGCAACGCAGTCATCCAGATCGGCGGAGGACATCTGAATGTCATTGAAGAGCGAACACCCCGCTGCCTGACACTTAAAAGTATTGAAATGCTGCTCCATAACTACTATGCCAAGAAGGGCCATGCTAATCGGGATGAAACAGACGATATCCTGAAATACATACGCGCAAATCGGGGATCTGACAGTCGCAAGAAGCTCAAGCAGACTAAAACAGCCGGTCCCTTGCCGCCCGTTCCAGGATCTAAAGATGGAACAAAATTACTGTAGTAGGAACAGCTCCAGCAATTATTAGAATGGATTGGACTCCTTGGCTACGCCAAACATATCAGATCAATGATGGTACTCTCATCCAGACCCATAAGTGGGTGGAATACGTGGTTCGAGATGGAATTCTGCCCCTTCTGGCATCAAAGCAATATGATCTTGTATGTAAACCCGAAGAATTAGCGAACTGTATTCTCAATCATCTGATTCGTCATGACTATGGCTTCAAGAAATGTAAATACACTTCCTATCGATGTAAGCATCTAGAGGAAGTATTGTTAGAGGAATATGAGTTTTTTGAAGACTCATATCCCGAGAGTGTATGGAAGGGCCTCAGACGACAGTTTTACGTCCAGCATTTTGCGGATGAGGGGCTCTTTGCCGATCGTGTTTGGATGAATCTTCCCATGATTGTATTCGAGCATGTATCATTAGCAAGTCCAGCATTTGATGCCCTATATGAGAAGCATCGGCACTTAGACGAGGAGGATGAAGACAGTTCTGAGAATGAATTACTGGGACCAGGTGTTCGCTCGGAACGGGAGTAGGCCAATTTGGTCGATATGGGCCTTATAGGAGAGTTCTCGCTTCTTCTGATTGAGGGCATCAGGAGTCAAAGGGGGCTGGGCGTTCTCATTGGTGACACGGAGGTCATTGGAGGATTGACTGGGTTTATCACCGTAGCAATTGACACCGAAGCGCAGCTCGGGATTGTCGAAGAAGCCACCATTGACCCCTATTTCACCACAGGCCAGGCGCTCATCATCACTGCTGCCGCCCTGGAGCTCATCAAAGGTCGACTTCTGTGTAGGGTAGACCGCTGCCTGGCCCTTCACCCAGCCGTAATTACACCAGTCCGCACCCTTATCCCAGGCCTGCTTGACTTGATCATATGTGGCGAGTTCGGCGCCCAGTGCCTTACACAGGGGTTCCGCATCATTATAGGTATATTTGTTGGCGGATACATTGAATACCTGCTTGGATCCAGGAATCATCTTATTTATAACATCCGTTTCAGGATCAGGGTGTCCCTGTTGCTGAATGGGGTATTCTAGGGGATTTTCAGCAGGGGGTTCTGGTTTTTTATCAGAATGTGTTAGACTATGGAACCAGTTCTTGATTTTGTCAAACGCATGGTGGGCGCCACTTTCAATTATAGAAAAGTAATACACAATAAGGGTGATAGCAATGATTAAGATACCAAGACCAAGAATAATGGGAAGGGTGATTCCAAGAGAGGGGCTAGACTCAGGAACAGCACTAATAGATTCACTCAAAGGCTTGGCGATACTAGCATTCAAGGACTTGATGGAATTTGTGATGCTATTCATGGAATTCATCGCTGCTGATTTGGCACTATTAGCAGCATTTGCCATGACCGCAGTCACGGTTGAATTAATCTTGGCAGAGTTCACAGCATTTGTAGCGTTTGTAGCATTTGCCGGACTTCCTAACACGGCGCTAAGGGCCTTAGATGAGTTCACATTGGGACTCACAGACATATCCTCTAAAGTGGGATGTGCTTAAATTTGATTCAATGAATACCTATTCTATGTGTCAACACAGATAGAATAGATATGACTCCGAGACAAAGATGCTACAAAATGCTCCTGGTAGGTGGCTTGATTGCATCAGCAACACTGATAGGTGTGGGTGCCGGTATGGGACTTCCCATTGTAATTATTATGGGGCTTATTGGATTAGCGGGGCTCACCGGTGCTATTATCTTATATCGACGCAACTAAACACCATCCTTTGCCCTTTGCTGGTGTTTTAAACACCATCCTCCATCGTGCGGTTCCCGCCACGCATATTAATGAAAGATCGCTGCTCGGGGCTTGTGCACACGCAGCCCATATCGGACGAGTAAGTGGACGAGCAGCAGCCGGGCTTGGCCTGATTATCGCGGAAGATAAAGAGGCTGTCGGGACCGGGCTTAAATTCAGGGCCCATCAGAGGCTCATCGGGATCCGTATAACGCCATGTGCTCACGTTATTGCCTGTACTGACCTTGACCTCGTCAAAAGAGCCAATAGGCTTATAGGCATCGCCAGCCCCTGCCGCATTTGACAGGAAATACGATGTGAAGCCCTCAGAGCCTCGGCTCATGCTGTAGACCATGACAAGATTTGCGATTAATAGTAATACGAGGCCAGTGATCAAAAATCCAGTCTTCATGTCGGTATTCTGAAGTAGAATAGGAAATTAAACGGCGTTAAGCCGTTCTGCAACAAAGGGATAGGTGAGATGAATACGATCAATTCCTACCTCCGTAAAATCCCGCAGAGATATGACCTTACCATTCACATACGCAATTAAAACACCCGATTCTGTTATAATATGCCGTCCTATTCGTGTTTCATGAGGATTTTCTTTGAGCGTTGTTATGCGCCGATACACCGTAGGATTATATGTTTTTTCGATACAACCACTTAGCCAATGATCGCTTCCTGAACCTTCTACAAGGCCCTCTATAAGTCCTATGACCCGTGTAGTATTATTATAAGACAGTTCTATTTCATCTCCCAGTTCTATAGAACTAAGTAGTTTTCTGCCCTTGGATGTCGGAATGATGATGGCGGGATCCATCAGACAAAAAGTATCATCTGTTCTAGTGTTCTCAAGAGATCCAAGAAGCTTAGCAACAAGTTTATTCCAGCCCTTGAGACCAGTTATATCCTTGCTATCAATTTCCTCCCAGTCGCGGAACATAATTGTGGCTCCCTTGTTATTAAGAACAGGAATGGTCTGATTACTCGTATTTAAACAGTAGAGAACAGATGCCCTTGTATTTGATGGAACTGCTCTTGAATCTTGTTCTACAGAATGCCACCTCGTTCCAGAATAGACCAAATGTGATCCACTGACCTGTATTCCTTCCAGAGAATACAGTGGGGTCTTGGTTCCCTCCATTCTCAGAATACCCTCCACTACAGATCCATGCGCCAACCTCTCTCCCAACACAAGTTGCGAAATGGGCTTGGAAGAACCATTTGCCAGTTTTACAGGCGTAGATCCCTCAAAACAGAAGGCCCCCTGATCGTCTGATGCTTCACTAGCGACTGCCCCCCCTACCCCAATAATTGCCAAGATAACAGGTGTAATAATGATTGGAATGAAGGGAAAGAGAACAAAAAACAGGATAATAATGAGCGCAATCATGATTCCAAGAATAATCAGAATGACCTTGATCGCAAATTGAATCATGTTATTAAAAAATTTAATGAGACTGAGACCTGAAAAGACAACGGATAGGAGCGACGCGTTGGCTCTCTCAAACGCCGCCCTCATTTTCTGCGTTACAATGCCGATCTGATAGGTTATCGCGTTGAATTTTCTGAAAAAGGGATCTAGGAAGGACAAGAACTCGTCATACATTTTCTTGATGACGGTTTTGATCGAGTTCAGAATGTCCGTGAAGAGCTTCGTAATATCTGCCTGTTTTCCAAAGCTCGTCATAAAGGGCGCCATAACAACCTTCATGACATTTTGTGAAATCCCCTTCAAACAGAACTGGAAGTTCTCAGAAGCAAAGTCGCCATCAGATCTAGGATCCGATTCAGGTTTGAGCCAATAGGCCCCGAACATAACAGGAATACTACAGCGGTTTTCCGCCCAATTACTCATAATTGTCGATCGTTCCATAAAGACATATTGTGAAATGGCGTAGAACAGTAGACCGGTTGTCAATAGAACAATCGGCCACACGATGCGTTCTGGCGGCTGTTTTAAAACGTCCATCGTCCCCTACTCTAGTTATGTATAAACGAGGGAGTCCATCTCCTCCGCATAGAATGTTTCAGCATCCGGGGAACAGAGCTCTAAATAGTCGCGCACTGTTATACCTGATGCCAGTTCTATCTGAGATCCTGTCAGCGCAAAGAGACCAATGAAGACAACGGGCTCCTCATAACGACAAATAGGGTGCTGATGGCCGACGCGGGTCCACTGTCTCTGCTGGGGATCCCAGGCAAGCGTAGCAGAGCCCAGAATGTTGGGGCCGACATGACAGACCTCTTGGATCTCCTTATGGAAAATCCCCCCGATATGATTTCCTGTGCTTAAGCGAGTGCCGACCGTCAACTCCTTGACCTTTGCTATTGTGCCAGTCCAGAGCTTGACCTCGGTATCTGGATGAAAGGTGGGACTGTTTTCGAGAGGTTGTGATGGTTGTGATATGCGATTATTGAGGCGTTCCTCGATGTAGGCCATTGTCTTTAAGTCCCCCGCGCTTGTTTCATCGTAGTCGCGAAAGCGATAGGGACCAATGGGGATGACATGATCTGCCGTGTTAAGACAGATGAGACTCTGGCGCTCATAGGGGCCAATCGCTGTTGCGTCGGGATGATCGGCGGCTTCGATCCATCGGCCGGCATGCTGGAGATAGTGGTTTGTGCTGACCTCAATGCCCCCTTTCAGTCGAACCATGGGCTGACCTGGGGCCGCAAAATGGAACTTGGCAGTCACACGGCTCTTAGTAGGAAGGAGAATGTCCCCAATCTGGACCTGGTGGATCTGGACGGGCCCCTTTCCTTTCACGAATAGGGTAGTTTCGGGGGGGAAGCAGAAGGTATCGAGAAACGAGAAGAGCACGGTGTTTGAGAAGTTCTGGCCTGCCTTGATGCCCGAGGTTCCCATATAGATGACCGCAAACATGATGGCATGCATGCGCGTAATGAGATTTTTTATGCGGATGGCGGAGAGTCTGAGTTGGAAGAAGAAGTTCATGATGCGATCCGTGAAGTCCTGGAAAATGGTGTTGATGCCCCCGCCCATGGTGGCGACACTTTCCTTGATACTCGTTATGGTTCCTGAGATCGTTTTCAGAATGGTCCCGAAGATTCCCAGAATGGACGAAAAGGGTGCGGTGATCTCCTCTGCAAATCCTGTGAAGATGTTCTTCAGACAGAACTCAAAATTCTCGGCAACATCATGTCCGTATAGGCTGGCAAATGGCATAATCATGGGCTGACACCGATAATCCTTCCAATTGGCTCGGACCTTTTCATAATTATCGGTCTGCTGTAAAGCAAACATGGCGGCAAACATGAGGCCTGTCATAACGACCAAAAAACCAATGGCATTAAACATGTTCCAGAGTGTCGGGCCCGTATTACCTTCCGTATTCACGCGAATAAAGGCATCGATTTCTTCTTGTGATGGACCCTTTAATGGACCCTTTAAGGGTGTCTCTGGTTCCATTTCCCTAACGATTGGTGCCAATTTATACTATAATAAATTGGCACCAATCAATGATACCCTATTCGTCTAGGCAACATTATCATGAACCCACTTTGCGTCTCTCGCAAAGATAGCGGCGGCCTTGGGCTGACTCGTTTTCGCAAGTTGGGCGACAGTAGCAAGTTTCGTGAAAACCTTCGTCTTGCCATAGGCCGCAACGGCCTTCTTAAGCGCCACTTCCCGATCCTTATCGCGTAACTTGAATGAATAGCCGTATTTTATGAGGGCGCCCTTCCGGAGTGCTGCCTTACTATTTTGAACGGCAGAATCTCTATTTTTAACGCAGCTCGGAGGAATCTCAACAGTATTCTTCTTGATACTGACATTGTAGAGCTGCCCTTTTCGTTGTACGGTGTAGCCCTTTTTATGCATTTTACGCGTATAGCCACGGCGATACGTGTATCCTTGCGGACACTTTTTTGAATCGTTATTGGGCTGTCCCATCTCTACAGGAACTAAGCAAAATAATTCGACAGAAGGCACTTATCTTCGAGATCCCATATCATATATATAGGTGTGGAAGAGATTGTTGACAAGACGCCTATAGGATTCCAGCTGGGTTCGATCGGAATTATTGGCCTGCTCGTAGCAGTTATTATAGAGTTCATTGACCTTTTTCTTCAGACTTGCTGGAAGTTTCTGATCGATCTCAGGAGGAATACCTGTATTTTGTTTTGTCTGAAAGAGATTTGTAAGGAGGCCATGTAAGACACCAATAGCAGTTTCATAGGCTATATTGAGCTGGGGATCTTGTGCTTCCTTCGTATCAGCCTTTCCCTGATACATGATATCATTGTAGAGAGTCTGCTTAATTTCAAAGGCGAGCTTACAAAAAGTGGGATCTATGCCGGCACAGACAGGGAGATCGGGTTCCACCGTATCGAATGGGAATTCTGTATCGGAATCTGAGTCTTCTGAATCTGACATCCTCTACCTTGAGCTCATTTTATTTGCCCTTTGCCGAGGCGCGCCCCACAAGCCCATATACCAAAAATAGGGCACCGGCGACGAAAAATCCCAAAGAAGTGCTCTGAAGTGTCGTAAAACCCGAGACAATAACACGTGTCTCGGCGGGCGCAGGGGGGGCAGAGGGAGCCACATCGTATTCGCCATTTGCATTGAGCTGGGCCTGAAGCATATTCATAGAATCGAACTGTGTCTGACTGGCTTTACATGAGGCACTATTTGTATCCGCACAGACCGTTTTTGTCTGTTGACTGTATTGGGCCGCCATTCTATGTAGAGATGCGAGTCTAAATATTCATTCGTATATTCTTTCATATATAAGAATGAGTGGAAGAATGGATGTAAGTGGCGTAGATCGCCAATCAGTGGAAGATGCTGTTAGGGAGGCAGAAGCCAAGCCCATTGGATTTGCGCCTGGAGCGAGGGCCAACTATGTGCGTGATATGATTCGTGATACCTCAGTGTTGGTGAGCGCTGGAAAGACGGCCGAAGAGATCAAGGCACTCCCTGCACTTTCCAAATTCGCACAGGACTATCCGGAACTCTTCAAGAAGGTCATTCAGAAACAGGATCTCTCCCATCTCGGTGTCATGCTGAATGCTCTCGACAAGATGGAGGCGGGCTCTCTGAGCCAACATGAGGCCTCTATTTTAGTAGGCCAGCGGCTCGTAGACAAGTTTGTGAAGCCTCAATTAAATGGCACCGATTCGGGTAAACGGGGGCGCTAAAGGCTTTACACCACGAATAGCTCATAGATTCATGGATCTTTAACATCTGCTTGATCTGTTCGTCCTTATCGGTCGCATCCATGAGCGCAAAGACCCGCTCCAAATAGGCCACCTGCTTCGCAACAGAGGTGAAGCAAATAGTTGCGAGGAGATCTGTGAAGGCCTTTGGATGCGCAGATGCCTGAAAAAGACGAATAGGTGCGTCTTGGAAGCAGGCGGCCCTGCTCCACCCCCTAAGAATATTCAAGATGGTTACGTCTGGCTTTCGGAAGACATGACCGACAAAATAGATTTCGGGATTACAGGGCCTCGACGTGGCCGGTTTATAGAGCGTCCACTTAGCAAAATGCTGCGACAGGAAATACATGAGATCGCGTGTCCCAGCATAATACATATCGAAGAACTTGAGAATGAAGGTTCCGCCTTCCTGTAGCACCTCGAAGCCGACGCGGACGGAGGCCAGAAGCAGGGGAAAAATGGTCTGTTCCTGGGCGTCATAGTCCATCGAGAAGTCGAATCCACCGTCGCCAGTAAAGAGATTAACAGGGGGATCGCAGGTCTTTATGAACTCATTCTGATTATTATAGTTCAAGAGATCGCCCGTGCCATCAATACCATAGCTGATCTTCACATTCCTGTGTTTCTGGAGGAACTGGGAGGCGCGCTTCCAGCCAGGAACATTTGCCTGCTTTGGTCTCAGAGTGATGGCTGTCGACCAGACTTGCGAAATCTTGTGGCGCTCTGCCTGATCCAAGAATCCCTGAATGAAGCCGCCTGGTCCCTCGCAGACATGGGCGGATCGGACCTTTTGATGGAGATTGAATTGCTTGAAAAACTCGGTTATTCCCAAGATCTCCGTCATCTTGAAATAGGATCTAGAAAGCGGATGGAGAAGGCAGACAGATTCAGGGAAATTTGGATATTTCTTCTGCGTATAGATCAACTCATAGGGATTGACGATCTTCTTGTAATATTCCCATTCACTTGTTCCAGTGGCCCGTTCATAGTCGTTGATCTTCTTACGATGTGCATGGAGCACGAGCTGATCCTGTGTAAAAATATGCGACCAGGTGGCTGGTAGAATCACTGTATTTCCTGAGAGATCGGGGTTCGACGAATAGGTGTGCTGCGAGGGATCGGCCGGCGGCGTTCTCCGCTCCCAGACCACACGAGTCCATTGGGGTTCCATACTTAGAATATGGCTACAGCCCTTTATGCCGTTATGGCTTCGTCGGTGCCCTTGATATAGAGATCAATGGGTTCCTCTTCTTCCAGGCCTAATACAGCGGTTGGCATCATCATGTTAACCTGGAACTGGGTGCGATTACAGGGGTCAAGTTCCGAGCTGTCACGGAGGAACTCGCTCAGATCGCCCTCCTCCTCTTCCTCTTCGGGTTCCGCAACGAGGCCCTTGGTGAGATGTTCGAACATGGCATCGTCGAGGAGAATCTGTGAGAAGGCCGTGCCGCCACGAATGGGCTGGCCCATCATGATGTTCGCCGAAACGCCCGTGACAGGATCGACCTCACCGAACATCGCGGCATTCATGACAATCTTGGATGTCTCCTCGAACGACATCTTGCCGAGGGGGCCAATATCGTTCTTATTGATACCATAACGGTCGATCGACATGAGACGACCGGATCGCGTAATGTAGTCACAGAGGATGCCAAGATGCCTGTAGTTCACGTTGGCGGTTGCGAAGATGGGATCAATCTCCTGAATGAGAATGGAGCGGACCGCCTCGAGCCCTAGAATATCCATCACATCATGAATATTGGTCGAATAGAGGCGGTTGGCATCCACCAGGGGATGATTCATCACCTTGACGTAATTGGATCCATCTGTATCCAGCACATACTGTTGGACCTCTGCATACCGTCCCTCTTCGCCGGCGAGCTCCACCTTCTGCTTATCCTCGCGGAAGGTGACTGCCTTGATGCCAGGCACGCCGCGAATGACGCACTGATTGAGGAGGCGGCTCTGGAACTTCTTGAGATGCGTGAAATCGTCATTCTCACTGCCCTCTGTAATGCGAATACGCATGACGAGCTTGTCTGCGTTATAGTCACTATACACGGTGCTGACATCATTCTGATACATCATCTTGACGACGAAGACCACATCCGCCATAGAGATATTCTTGTTAAACATCTCCTCGCGATTGAGTTCAAGACGAAGGAGCCACTTGCTAAGGGCCTTCCCCTTTTCGCTCTCCATCTCCATATCCTTGTAGAATTCCAGGAGATCACGGTCCTCCTCAACAACAGACTCCTCGTCAGTAGGATCCCAGTAGATCGCCACCTTATTCGTGATATTGCGGAGCAATGTGAGCTCCAGATCCTGAACGAGCTCTCTCGCCTTCTCCTTCGAATGACGGAATTCGGGCTTCATGTAGATCAGGAGTGACGTCGCCTTGGGATTCTTGGTGACCTTGAGGATTTCTCTGAGACGGGGGATACCTTGGTTAACATTGCTCTTGCTAGCAACACCTGCTAAGTGGAACGTATTGAGCGTCAGCTGTGTAGACGGCTCCCCAATGCTCTGAGCGGCAATAATTCCCACCTGCTCGCCTGGCTGGACCCAGGACTTCATGTGTGCGACCACAATCAGTTCGCAGAGCGCATCGAAGGCATCCTTGGTGAAACGCTCCTTTACGATGAGCTGATGAGGAGACAGGTAGCAACGGAGCAGAGCGCACCAGATGCGGACATGAGCGGAATTGGTTCGCTCGATCAGCACAGGAATGCGCTTCAGCACTTCGACGGGACTCAGATCTGTGAGAGCCTTGGGATCGAGCCCAAAGCGCGTCTTCACGTTGAGAATGAGACGCGCCAAATTCACCGGCGCATTCACCGAGCCGCCATACATAGAGCCCTTATACATGTCTTCTACGAGAATGCGCTGATCCTCCAATACATCCTTGACGAAGATCTCGACGATCGCCTTCTCCTCCTCGGCATCGCGCAACACCGTTCCGTCGAGCACCGTGGACCAATCAACGTCTTGTAGGCCAAACTGGGTCTCAATATCCTTGCGACTGAGCTTGGTGCTGAGAGGAAGCGACTGGCTCTCCAGCTTGGTCGCCATAATGCCATCTTCGCCATAATAGAACTGGACCACATTCATATTCGCGTCGCGCACCGTGCCATCGTGCTGGACCACGAGATCCTCCAATGCCTTGACGAGCTGACGCTGAATATATCCAGTTTCTGCTGTCTTAACCGCCGTATCTATGAGACCCTCACGACCCGACATGGAGTGGAAGAAGAACTGCTGGGGCGTCAGTCCCTGAATAAAGGAGGAGTCAATAAAGCCACGGGCCTCCGCACCATCATCATACTTCTTATAGTGAGGGAGGGTTCGATCCGTGAAGCCATAAGCAATACGCTTGTTCTCAATGGCCTGCTGTCCCAGGCAGGCAATCATCTGTGCGATATTCACCCAATCTCCCTTAGAGCCCGAGTTAATCATGGCGACAAGACGATTCTCGGATGACAGAGAGCCCCTGACGGAATTGGAGGCCATATTGGTCGCCTTCGCCAAGATAGAGAAAGCCTGATCTTCGAACTCCTGCTGATTCGTCTTACCCGTGTTATTCTCAAAGATATCCGAGTGAACCTGGAACTGGATATCCTCGATCTGCTTCTTACAGTCTGCAATAACCTTCTGGATACCCTTCGCCGTGTTATCATCTGCCACCAAGTCCGAGATACCCACACTGAATCCGTCGAGCACCAAGTAATCCTCCACGACGCGCTGAAGGGAATCCAAGAACATACTCGTCTCCTTGGGACCATAGTCATTGTAAAGGGTGTGAATGATACCCTTGCCTGGACTCATATAGATATTGCTGTCAATCATGCCCTGCTCGATCTCTCCCTGGCGAATCTTAACGAAGTTGTCGCTAGTGGGATTCTGCTTATCAGCATCATAGGCCTTATTGCCACCCTCCAAGTTAATGGGGGGAAGCAGCTGACTTAATACCTGCTTACCCGTCCAACGCGTTCCGTTGGCGGCCTTCGGGCGCGGCAAGACACCCTCAAAGCGCTTGTTTCGCATCATGAGGTTCATGAACTCACGGCGCGTAAATTCATTACCGATGCGTGTCAGTCGGTAGGAGCCCACCACGGAGTCCTGAAAGACACCGATCAAAGGCTTGGCGTGACGGGGGGTCACGATGTTGTGAGGGATCGCGGCGATCTCCTCGAGTTCCGTCGCAGCTTCATAGCTCTGCGGCGCATGCATATTCATCTCGTCGCCATCAAACGTTTCTACCCTTGCTTTCACAAGGGACTAGACTATATCTTAAACTGAAGTATGAGTTGTCATACTTCAACCGACCCCCATTTAGTCGTTGCACAGCATCCATAGCACTAATCATGCTTTAGGACTTGGCTCAGGATTGCCCATTATTTGTTCGAACAAACTATGCTATTTGTTCGAACTCATATCTCTTTGCGTTTTCACGTCATATCCAATGCCATCTTATTGGATAAGTATCTGATTCGGCCATTAGCCGCAGCCCCCTAGTCGTTTCCAACCAAGGTTCGTATCAAAGAGCTTTAGGGGTTTCCCTGAATTTGAGGGTCTCGCATCCCAACACACACCTGTGTCAGAATACTAGACGATTATATCATATGATTCACCTGGCGAAGATGAACCACTGAAAGCACTTACACTATTTTCCTATGAAGGAGGTGCTTCACCCTTCACAGTAGTCGCCTGTTGCCAACATTGAATAAGATCTTCTACAAGACAGTCCGTATTGTTAACTAATAACTCATCTATAAATTCACGCGCCTTACCATAGGCCTCCTCTTGCGATATTGTTTTACCACCGAAACAGACTCGAATCTGCTCCTTATAACTCTTCATTTCACTTGTTGTCACATATACAGCAACAAGTTTCGAAGCAGATGTAATCCTAAGTTTGGTTATGACCTTATCATTGAATTGCGCCATTCGCTCATTTTCAGAACGAATCGGACATTTCAATTCTTCAGCAAAGTGCTGAGCGTCTTTCATTGCTTCTTCAAAGTTCTTGCTTCCATCCTGTCCGAAACATATCCGTTGCTGTGTGCCATCCTTCATATAAAGGTTGACATACACCAGAGAATATTCCCCATTCTTACGAATAGGGCGTATCGATACAGAGTTAACAATAGCCTTGTAGTGATTTTGAATCGTTGTTTGCGATCTGTGTTTTTCCCTGGAATGACTCAACACATTCAATCCATTCGGCACAACTGTATTCAGTTGCATAATCCACTTCGCCTCTAACTCATCTAATCGTTCAAGTAAATCAGACTCCAGCACTTCTACTGTAAATTGGTCTCGACCATATTCCTGAATAGCCTTTGAGAGTGGTGTCCCACTCTTTTTAGCACTCGATACATGATCGCTCCACCTTCCCTTAGGTCCATAGTTATATGGCATTTCCTTGCGGTATTTAATATCACTCGTTTGGCCTACGTATGTAAGCCCTGTTGGCTTACACGTGATTTTATATATGCTACCGGACATTCTATACTAGCAGTATAGATATTCTTTAAGCTCCTACACATTTTTTATCAGCATTATACGGCCTCGTAACTAGCACATTGAGTCGGAAGGTCTTCCCAGGCAGCACCTTGACCCTGTGCGCCATCATCGACATCTTGTGAAGCGTCGGCTGTCGGTTAAAGAGCACAATGTCCCCATCCAGCAAATGGCGATTCACAACATCCCCATTATACAGAACAATCTCCTTCGTATTCACATGCTTTAGAGAGATCATGCGTCCATCCGCCTTGACAACCGTCTTGGCGCCAGGATAGATGTCCGCGCCGTTCTGGACGAGCTTATACATCTTGTCACGATTGTATACAGTCACACGCTCAGGGAAGGTCAGATTCGTCGCGATTTCCAGGGGAACACCGAGCTCATCGATCGACAAATTGGGATCGGGCGTAATCACCGATCGCGCCGAAAACTCCACACGCTTGCCCTGGATATTGTAGCGAATGCGACCCTCCTTCGATCCAATGCGCTGCTGAATGGACTTGAGGGGTCGCCCAGAGCGCTGGGCGGAAGGCGCCACACCAGGAATCTGATTGTCGACCAGGGTCGCCACGTGATACTGGACGATATTCGTGTGCTCGTCAATAATCGACTTGGGCGAATTGCGCTCGATCTTCTCCTCCAGCGTGCGATCGCTCTTGATGATCTCAAAGAGCTTGTGGGTCAAATCATCCTCTGATCGCGTATTGTTGTCCTGAACGACCGAGGGGCGCATCTGAGGAGGAGGAATTGGCAGAACCGTGCAGATCATCCAATCGGGCCGGCACCAGTAGCGACTGAACCCCATGAAGTCCACATCCTCATCTGAGATGCGGCGAAAGAGGCGATGCACATACTCTACCTCGAGCATCTGCTCCCTGCTCCCCGCCTTGCCCTGATCTCCAGCCTCCATGGGATAATGGGCGACAATGTTCGCAATACCCTTTCGCTCATATTTGGTGGGCTGAACGGCACCGCAGCCATCCTCGATCTCCTGGCCGCACCGACTAATCGAGGAGCATGCCTTCAGAACATCGCGCCACCTGTTTTCCTCCTTCTTTGCCATGATGGACGCCCTGAGATTCTTGTCGATCTTGAGCTTCGCACAGCGAATACAGACGCACTTCAAGACGTTCATGATCTTTTCGTGAAACTGGATATAATACACGGGTCGCTTGAGGCGATAATGACCGAAATGGCCCGGACATCCGTGATTTGACTGGCCGCAGGAGCGACAGGTCTTCCCGTTTTCCAGAACACCCATTCGCGGATCAAAGAGCCCCCCAATCTTGGGCTCATTGCCTTCAAACGTGGCCTGTGTCGTCACTTCGACCACGGATCGCTTCTCGATCTCATCGGGCGAAGTGATACTGAATTGGACGCCCACCACCGTCTCAATATCGGAAGTGGCTTGATTAAATCCTGACGGCATCTAATCAATCAATAGTTTAAAGTCTCTAAACTCTCATTTGGTATTCGAGGAACGTCAAATTTTAATTGATGGCGCTTTAAGTTCAAGGGCCTAAATACATTGTTCCAGGATAAACATAATGGATCGCGAAGACTACACGGAAGAAAATCCGGATTGCCATGTGACGTATACGTGGCACAATTGTCGCCGCGTCTTCCATCAAATGACGAATAGAGGGACACTGCTCGAGATGATCGATCGGCCGCTCTTTGGCCTCTCTTGTTACATGAATGGCGTTATTCAGAGCTCAGAGGCCGATGAGCGCCTCTATCACAGGGCGCTCATTCATCCCGTCCTCAAGGGGCTCGGATATGACCCCTTGCGTATTGCGCTGTTTGGGGGCGGTGAGGGGTCTTCTGCCCGTGAAATCCTAGAGAATCGCCAGGTCCATCACTTGGATATGTATGAGTGGGACGAGGACGTTGTCAATGCCTTTCGCACTCAATTTCGCCAGTGGGGGGGAGAGGTCTGGGAGAATCCGAAGCTCCACCTTCATTTTCAGGACGCCTTCCAGGTTATCAAGACGGTCCCTACAACCCTGTATGATGCGATCATTGTCGATCTCTTCGATATTGATGAGTCGAGCTTAGCCCAGGCCATGGAGTTCTTAGAACGGGCCATGAGATGGACCACAAAGCGGATCGGACTCTATGTGACAACCCATTGCCCGTATGTTAAAACAAATGACACACCTATTCGTCGGTTAAGGGGAGTTCTACGAAGCGGGGGCTATTCTACCCACCTTTCGTCGATCTATGTTCCCTCCTTTAATGGCTATGCGGTGTTCTTGATTGGAACTATCTAGCTCGACAGTGAATAACACTCCTCCTGCTTTGCGTGTGGTTTTGATGGGGGAACTTGGGTCTTGGGCTCATCCCTCTGTTCTCTGTATTCTGTTGTTTTGACAACAAATTCGCCTCGATCCTGTTGTTCTCTCAGTTGCATCATGCGACTAAACGCCGAATTCATCTCCTTCGTTGCCTCCGTATTGACTGGCCTGTAGCTCGAGCATCCATGTCCGTCAAATCGTCGCAAGCCACATTTGAAGGTCGACATTCCCTACCAAGTAAATTTGATTTTAATTGGCGCTCTAGAAGCAACCAACAATGCCATATCTGAGAACGAAAAACTACAAACAGTTTGATGTGGTTGATGAGACCAGCGACACGGTCGTCCATTCCTTTGAGGGAGCGGCCCTAGCCAATAAAGCACTGATAGGGGATGAGGTAGATCTCGATGTGTCGGGCAACATCATATTGAAGGCACGGGCACCTCATCCCGTTCTTGCCGGTTACCTAGAACTCAATAGCAAGACCACTTATGGCTTAACGAAGCGTGGGGCACCGCTCTATCTCTTTCAGCCGCTCAATCCTGCCTATCCGCCCTTCATTGTGAGCTCGACGGAGAAGGATCGCTCGGCCAAGGTGGTGGTGCTCGTGGAGTTTCTGGAATGGGATCGAACGCTTCCTCGGGGATCCCTCAAGAAGATTCTCGGACCGGCGGGGAATCTGGAGGCGGAAGAGGAGGCGCTTCTCTGGAATGCGTGCCCCTGGACGGGCCTGACAAAGGAGCTGGCGGTATTAGAGGATAACTGTCCGAACAGGGTGGAACTCAAGGGATACACCTTCAATATTGATCCTGAGGGCTGTAAGGACATTGATGACTGCGTGACGCTGCTGAAAGACGGAGAGGATTGGCACCTCACGATCACGATCGCCGATGTGGCCTCCTGCGTTGAGGAGATGGGGGCTGTGGACTGTATGGCCTCCGTCCAGGGTCAGACGCTGTATCGGGACGGTGTGGCCGTTCGCCCGATGCTGCCTCGCTTCCTATCGGAGGACAATTGTTCGTTGCTGCCTGGGGTGCCGAGACGTGGTGTAAGTTTGCGAGCGACCTGCTCTTTGATTGTAGCAAGCTACAATCTCAACCAGGAAATACGCCCCCCTCCTTTGGAGGGGGGCAGTCCCGTATGTAAGACGGGACTTACAGCCCCTGTCTGGTCCGAAACAACTATCCTAAATAACAAGACCTATAGCTACGAGGGGATCAAGGAATTCTGTCTGGAGAAACCTGAAGAAGCAGCCGCCCTCCAGCAGTTTGTTAACCTAATTGCCGGCAGATCCATAACCGATCCCCATGAATGGATCGAGGTTCTCATGGTCTATTATAACACCGAGGCGGCCAAGCTCCTCTTGACCGGCGGCGTCGGAATCCTGAGAACCCATGAAGCCCCCGATATGGTCCGCCTCGAAAAATACACGGCCATGGATCCCTCTCTCGCCGTCCTCGCCTCCTCCGCCGCCACATATGCCCTCATTCAGTCCGATACAACCTATCAACACTGGGGTCTACAAGCCGCAGCATACTGTCACGCCTCATCCCCTATCCGTCGTTATGCGGATCTCGCCAATCAGCGCATTCTCAAGCAGCTCATCCGTGGAAACAAACAGGGCCTCATGGTCTCCATGCCAGTCTCCGATCTCAATCAGAGGGCCAAGATCTCAAAGGGCTATGAGCGAGATCGTGTATTCTTGAATGCCCTCTTGAAAACCGGACAACGAGTCTTTGATGCGCTTGTGCTGGACCTCGTCGAAGAAGAGGGGAAGATCAAGGTCTCCCTCTGGATTCAGGAGTGGCAGCAGAAGGTCAAATGTCGACTGAATGGAACACGAATAGGTGCTGGTTATCGGCTCGTTGCTGCCGACGAATCCCGCACAATCGATGTCGAAGAGGGCAAAAAAATCAGGATCGAATGCGGCATCAACCTTGGTTCCAGTCGCTGGAAGGACCGTTTAGTGATAACGATGTTATAGCTTCAGATATAGGCTGGTCGGCTGCACGATGCCCCTGACAAGCAGAGCCTTCGTGGTAGTTATTTTTTCCAGCTGGTCCCCGTGCTCGCAGAAGGTCGCCAGGGACGTCCATTCATCCAAGAGGTTTGTGAGCTTCAGGAAGCCGCGCACCAGATTTCCCTCAAAGGTCCCATAATCCTGGCACAGAGTCGCAATGTGAATGCCCTCTTCGGTGAGCCATCTGTAGACCAGCTCGGCCCACTGGAGCGACAGATTCCAGGTGTCTTTGGCGGCCTGGTGCTTGTATTCGAGTTCCGAGAGAACGTTTGCATCGACATTTACGAGTTCCATGACCTTCTTAACGGTCGTCGGAACGGCTACTGAGCCCAGGGAGACTGCGGCATCCTTGTCGAAGTCCTCGAGAAACACGGATAGGAGTGCGGCGAGTTCGGGGCCGTCGAGGGAATGCGCGGCCTTACTCAGGAAGAGTTCCGTCATGAGGAGCGGATGGCCCTCGTTGATCTCTGTTGCCAGCGTGCCTTTCAGTGTCAGATCGGCGGCCGTCAGAGCTTGGGATGTGGATTCCTTTAAGTAGCCGGCGGCGCGTAAGAAGGAGATGGGGGCGGCCATGTCGGATGCGTGGTCCTTCAGGTAGGCCTCGTAGTTGGTGGCCGATCGGAGCTCGGCCTCGAGGGCCAAGAGGGACTGGTAGTTCAGGAGGGCGGCCTGGGCTTGATTGGTCTGGAGCGTGGCCTTTTCCCAGGCGTTGTAGTCTTGCTGGAGCTTCTTGTATTTGTTGCCCTTGGCGGCCTGGATGGCCTCTGTTCTCGCCTTCTTCTCTTCACAGAGCGCGATGAGCTCGGGGCTCAGACAGCTGTTTGTCGTTGCGATCTTGGCCTTGATCGCTGCGATCTCCTTTTCGTTCTGTTGGAGCTGGGTGAGGCGCTGCTGATACCAGTAGCTCTGTTCCATGAGGGTGAGCCAGCTGGTGTTGCCGGCGTTCAGGGTCTTCAGGAGGAAGTCGTAGCCGAAGTCCATGCGGCTCATGACGGCCTGCTTGGAGCCCTTCATGATCTGATGAAGTTCCTGGACGGAGACGGGATCGCGCTCAGGGAGATACAGGACGAGCCCCTCCTTATCCTTGCCGCGCCGACCGGCTCGGCCAGCCATCTGCGTATATTCGTCAGTCCTCAGGAGTCGCTGGCCCTTTGAATGATCGTCGTATTTGCTGAGGCCGGTGAAGACAACCGTTTTCGTCGGCATATTGAGGCCAACGGCGAAGGTCTCCGTGGCAAAGAGGAGCTTGACGAAGCCCTTCGTGAAGAGGATTTCGATGATCTCCTTGAGGAGGGGGAGGAGGCCTGAATGGTGGAAGGCGATGCCTTTGACGAGGAGGTCGCGGATCTGATGGTATTGGGGCAGAGATTCAAGGGAGGACTTAAAGGGGTGTAGGTGGTGGTTGATGATATGGTTGACCTGGGCGGATTCACTGGAATCCAGGAAGGTATGCTCGACCTTGGAGGCGAGGGATTCGCAGCCCTTGCGGCTAAAGACGAAGAAGAGCGCGGGCAGCTGGCTGCGATTCAGGAGGAGCTGGAGGGTGTGATTGAGCTGATGGATGAAGGACTTGGGGCGGACTTTGCCTTCCACGGCACCCTTTTCGCCGTTGATGAGTTTGTTCTGGACCTTTTCCCTGAACTGGGTATGGCCGTCACGAATGTCTTTGAGCTGGGTCAGGTAGTCGCGGTAGACCTTTTCTTGGAAGACTTCACCGAGAATTCGTCCGCAAGCGGAGCTTTCACTAACAACCGTTGTAGGGGTTAAGGTTATCTGGAATTCATCCGTGGATGGATTGACAATCGCATGGGTCAGGGGAACAATGCGATACTGCGTCTCGATACAGTAAATGGGAACCTTCTTGAGCTGGCCGAGCCACTGTGCGAAGATGGCGGGCTTTTCTAAGGTTGCGGACAGGAGAATGAGCTGGATTGTGGGTGGAACGAGAATCATGGTTTCCTCCCAGACTTTTCCCCTATCCGGGTCATTGATGTAGTGGCATTCATCGAAGATCACGAGGCCGACATTGTCGAGTGATAGGGAGGCAGTTAGGCCAAGATTGGCTGTTTTCGTCCCTTGTTTGTAGAGGAGATTACGGAGGATCTCCGTTGTCATGACAAGGATCTGTGCATCGGGTTGGAACTTGATATCACCGGTCATGATTCCGACAGTGGTACCTGGATACTGCTTTGTCAAATCGGAAAACTTCTGATTTGACAAGGATTTGATGGGCGTGGTATAAATTGTTCGCTGCTTTCTCTCGTTTGCTCGAATGATGCCGAGCTCTGCGACAGCGGTCTTCCCTGAGCCTGTTTTCGCGCACACAAAGACATTGTTCTGTCTATGAATGGCTTCGAGCGCATATTCTTGGAAGGGGTCAAGAGGATAGGGTAAGGGATTTGGTGGGAGATTGGTTGGTTTGACGGAGAGATCGGGCTGGACTAAGTAGGACATGTTTGGAGAATGATTTCGGGGGAAGAATGGGTCAAATTTTAATTGTGGGGATTTGGTAGAGGGATGTCGAAAATACTTGTAGAAGAAGAAGAAGAACCAACAAATACTGCGACTGCTGCTACGCCACTATCTAATTCTATAAATAAGGGTGGTCCAAGACCCTCTAAATTCAGAGGAGTATTACCAAATAATGGCGCAGTTGGGCTGGCGCCATATGGTGGCGTAGCTGCGCGGAGAGCTAGTTCTGATCCTCCAAACGCTTCAAGTAGCCCTTTAAGTAGCTCTTCAAGTAGCTCTTCAAGTAGTTCTTCAAGTAGTTCTTCAAGGTTTGAAAGAGGGAATAGAAAAGGACATATATCTCAACAAAATGCTCGTACGATAGGCAATTTGCTTAAAAAAGAACAACAAAGTCTTGAAAAAGCTCTTAACATTGCTCTTGAAAGTCCTCCTCCTCCGCCATCAAATACAAGTGCTGCCACTTCATCAGTTGCTATACATAACTCACCAGTTGACGAGATACTAAATCAAATGAAGACAGTTATTAAAGAACAAGAGGCATTACAGGAAAATATTCTATTATCGCAAGTAGATAGTCAGTTAGATACAGAGATTACGAAATTTAAAGAGGAGCCAGAAGTTCAATTAACATTAGAAGCCCAGGATAATCTTGATGAAGCAGATTTTAATGTAGAACTTCAAGAAGGTACAGCGTCAGTAAATACAGCGTCAGCAAATACAGCGTCAGTAAATATTGTATCAGAAAGTAAAATATCTGTAGATGAAGACGAAGATGAGGGTAAATTACCAACATTAGATAATGCCACTATAGATACTATTATTAGTAAATTACCAGAAGACATAAGACTAGCTTCTCCAAACCGCGATAAACTTATTCTGACTACTTTAATAGATGTATTTACAAATACATTTAGACAATTATTACCAGCATTTAATCCATCAAAAGAAATGAAACGCATATTAATAACAGACAAACCAAAAGATGCTGATGGTGATTATATTGATGGTAATGATTTATTGGTATTCTATAGTATAATTACTACAAAGGGAGGGCTAATAAAAATATGCAGATTTTTTATGAACGATTGGGAAGGATTTCAGCAAGGTGAACCATATAGTGAAAAAACAGTAGCAAATTTAATTCGTTGGATATTAAGTACACCTAGGAGTCAAAAATTATATGGGGTATTAAGCAATGATAAACATGAACGATTAGAAGAGGTGAGAAAAAAAAGAGATGCTGAAAAAGAAGATACAAGAAGGAAAAAAGAAGCGGCATATCGTGAATCGATACCATATATAGTAGATACATTTTTAGATGTTCCTGCTGTTGAAATTACTCCAAATGGATTGCAGCTAACAGTTACAGATATAAATCATGTTATTGTTATAGATACATCTGTTAAACCGCGAAATATAATGTATGTATTAGCGATTACATCTACTGCTGAATCTACCATAAAAGATGGAATGACATATTATAAAAAATTTACAAAAATTTGGTCCAATGAACCCAGTTCATCAGGCGCTAATTCATCTAGTGCGGCAGCTACTAGTGTTGCATCATCATCTACTAGTTCCACAGTTTTAGATATTACAACATTAAATCCATCCCTGTTATCATGCCATGCATTTTTCCCTAGAGAGCGAACGGAACTATTAGCTTTGGAAAATCTTTTTTTAAAACAAATGCGCGCCCTCCCGTCTCCTGAGGAACAAACAAATGCATCTGAAACAAATATGGTGGCCAGCCTTAAATTAACTGAAAGTGAATCTAGTAGGGGTGAATATGGAACATTTAGGGAATTTCTAGAACAATCACAATTAGGTGTATTAAGAGCACTCGCTTTTCCAAAAGATGAAGGTGCTATTTTAGATAAATATAGTGGTTCTTCATCATCTGGAAATTCTTCATCATCTACGATATCTGGAAATTCTGCTGTAATGGCAGTTAATGCGGCGTCAAATAGTTCCTCAAGAGCATCTAGTAGTTCATCAATAGTAGAACATCCATTATTTAATAATACATTACGAAAAAATGCTTTTCGTTCATTAGCTATGCGTGCTCTTAAATTAGGGATATCATATGACGATATAGCACATGATACAATTAAACAGGCAGTAGAATATTATCGTATTCTTATAGAAGTATTTCCTGATTTTACTGCAGAATTAGTTTCTGAGCTAGAATCTCCATTTTTAAATGATTTTACTAATTTTTTAAAATTTGTTAGAAATTTACCATATGGTAATGGAGCACCACAAGAAACTGTTCGAGCTAGTATCGTTAGTAAAGGTAGGGCAATGATAGAATTAATGAATAAGTACCGTGATACGTTTGAAACGCCACCAATTATTCTAGCAGATTTACTTCCTAATAGACTAGATACAACAACTACTGAGGATAGATTTACAGTAAGTTATACAGTAGAGGGTATCGTGGAAATGTTTAAAGAATTAAAAAAAAATGGATTGGTGCTTTATTGTGAAGCATTACAAAATGTGCGCGATGTAGTTGAAGCAGCATTAATGACAGGTAGTCCTATTGCATATGCAAGAATTGTTGAAGCAAATGATTCAGCAAGTTCATTTACTCCTGAATTTGCACATAAATTTATAACAGCATATAGAATAGAACAAGCTAAAAAAGGGAATGCGAATAATACAAAATTAACTATTATTTCTTGTCATCCATTATGTGATAATTTAACAGTTATTAAGGAGGAGAATGCTGCCAAGTATGGAAGCACAATTGCGTTTCAATATGTAGAATTACCATTTGATTATGCTATGCCTTATGCAACACCTGCGTTTATTGAAAGGATTAAAGCTCAAACATTATCGGTATTAAACTATGGAGGAAAGCCAACCGATGGCACAGCAGCTAATGGTGCCATTGAGCCTATAACAGTAGTATTATCTGAATTATATTCGCCAGTTAATTCAGAACCAACACAAATATGTGTTACCTCTGAATATGGAATGCGTACTTTACGCATTACAACACGTTGTATAGATAAAGGTTCAGGTAAAGAAATGCCATTACATATTTTTTGTATTGTTAATTCAGACGGTAGTATTCATCCATATTTAGTTCATCCAGGTGATGTTAATATGCCTGTAAATCTTGCTAATTCTATGTCTAATAGTATGGAAGGGGGTTCAAGAGGTTCTGGAAATACAAAAGCAAAAATGAATTATCATACTACAGATGGTAAGGAGCTAACGGATTTTCAGATGTCAGAGATAGTAGAAAAGTATAAACAAACTCAATCAGGATTAACCTCCAGTTCTAATACTGCTTCTTCAAGTTCTACTTCTAGTTCTAGCGCTGCTTCTAGTTCTAGTTCTAGTTCCAGTTCCAGTTCTAGTTCTAGCTCGAGCGGTAGGCTCCCATTTGAACTATTAGTATCTGAGCGAATTCCTCAAAATAAGGCAGAAGGAGATGATGGTACAAAAATGTTAATTGAATTATCTCATTTACGTCCTGATTTATTTAATGGGCTAAGATTATGTGCAGCTACATTAGATTTATCACTATTAAAAAGTAAATTAACTAATTTAATTGCTTGTATACAATCTAGTGTTGGAACATGGACTTTAAAAAGCTATATTGAACTATCGAAAACACAAGAACAAATAAATAGGCAAAATGAAATAATAGCATATTTAAAAAATCCTGGGACCCTTGAATACTTAGGAGAAAGACGATCTCTATCAAAAGCGGCGCTAAGAAGTATGGTATCACATGCTACAATAAATGATCCTGCTGAATTTATAGCGGCGCGTGCTGCTATAGGCGAATTAGAGTCGGATGTATATGCTCAGAGGTTGCGTATGATACAAGAGAAAACACCTGGAGACCTAGACAAATTACTACCACTAAGCGGGGATTTACGATCTATATTAGACTATATTACTGGAATAGGTCCTTCTATAGCTATGTTTGAAAGAACTGATGATGAATATTCTGCTCCACAATTAGAGATAGCATATTCTAAATTATTTAATATGAGAGTATCTGATAGAACACGTGTAGAAAATTTAAGTCAATTAGTTAGTTTTTGTGATAAAATACACAATAGTGGTATTACTGGCACAGAAGCAACCGCAAAGTTATTTGTTAAATTATTTTGTGGCCTTCAATCGAATGAGCCTCCTAGACAACATCGAGAATGGCAAAGTGAAAATTACATTAAAGAATATATAAAAGATAAACTTACAGAGTTCTATACACAGGGGGCAAGTGCATCAGGGGCAAGTTCATCAGCGGCGCACGCATTACGAGGTATTGATCTTAGACCAGAATTAAAACAGCATGATATTTCTCAATACGTTTTAGCAATAATTAAGGTATGTAATATGGAAGAAGAGGGTATATCTTCAGTCGTCGGAACACCTGGGTCACCTTTAAATGCTATGAATGCTATTAATGGAACCGAAGAAATTCGCAGACAACTAGCTGTCCGCCCACCTACTATGAACGAGTTCTTATTTGGGGAGAATTTATCAACTGCGGAAAATATGAGAGTACATCGTGAAAGTGAATTAACTGATCCTATATTTACAATCTTTAAAGCAGCTGGTATTAGAGCAACTAAAAATTTAGATAATACATATACAATTACAATGCCGCCCAATAAACATGTACGTATTATATATAGTAATAGTATAAAACAATCTACACTATCCAAAGTGAATGAAAAGACCGCGACAATACCAGGCGCAGCAAATGGTATGCCTATCACATCTGTAGAAGTTACAGATGTTGAGAGGTCCGTTGGTAATAATACAGCTGCTAGTAGTTTAATACGCCCGGATCAAAGCGGAGGCGCCCGAAAAACAAAATCCAAACCCAAGAAGAGGAATGGAACAAAACACAATCGAACCAAGATGGGTCGTCTATCTGCTCGTGTCATCCGACGGCTCGACCTACGTAGGAGCCACCGTCGATCGAAACCGGCGACTACGACAACACAACGGCGCACTCAAAGGCGGCGCAAAAGCAACCAGTAGGAAGCCAGGCGACTGGATTCGACACTGTTATGTGAGCGGCTTCCCCGATAATCACGCCGCCTTATCCTTCGAATGGCGGTGGAAGAGTCTGAGCCGAAAAAAAGAATACAAACTTCTTCCGCCGTTGGAACGACGCCTCGAAGCCCTCCAAGAACTCCTCAGTCTTGACCGGCCGACGTCAAAGGCACAACTATATTCGGAATATCCCTCGGCACCTCAAATTCATTATGAGTAACGTATTCGAGATCCTCTACAATATACAGGTGTTCCTCGCCATCATCCTTTCGAAAGTCGAGAGCCACATGATCTCCCATATCATGCTTATTTATGAGCCGCCCAAGCTCAGTGAGAGTCCCTCCCTTGTCCTTGACAGAATATATAGTGCCTATAACCCAGTCCTTAAACAGCATGTTGATACGGATAGGTGCTAGATCGAAGTTATCAAATTTATGGGTTATTCGCCCATAAATTTGATAAAATTAATTACCTGTGTTTCTAGCAACAAAATGATCCACCGATCCAAGCTTCAAGAACAGAACCCCCTATTTGTCTTCAAGGAACCCGTCAAGGTGAGTAGCAAGGGCGTGCGCGATGCCATTATCGCCAAGATCAAGGAACTGGCACCCAAGGCATCCTTCACAGAACCTTTCATCGCCCATCTGAAGCAGATGGGATCCGATAAGCTTGATGTCTATAATAAAATCGATTGGGTTCTCGAAGAATACAACTTGACGATCCAGATTATCACGAGTAGGATGGGAGGCGAGGAGATGGTCTACACCTTTCCGAAGAATCCTGGGCCGCCACCAGATGAGCTGATGCGAAAGAAGTTCCTTGGACTATTCTAATTAGAATAACAGTTCTAATAAAAGTTCTAAAGTTCCACAACCAGATGCGTCACATACGAATTCGTCTCTACCCTACTCAGAACCTTATAGGTCAGGGTATTCAGACCCGTCTTCGTAACGAGTTCTCGCTTTGTTTCCTCGCTCAACATGTTCTGGCGCCACATTGTATAATCCACATGCGTCTTTTGATTAATATTACGATCCTTGACACGATCATCGATATCATCGAAGATCAGAAAATACGAGGCCAGATTCGGATCATTCGACAGAATATTTTTTGTGATCTTGACTCCATGGAAAGCGCAGCGGTTCTGAATCGCCTTGTCTTCTACTCCCCAGCCCCAGTAGTCATTGGGAAATCCATTGGACTTGAATGCCGCATCGCACCCGATCTTCACAATGGTGCCTAGACTGTCGCATTCAGGCGTCAAGATTCCCATAACTGCGTTCTCGCCGATCTCCTTGTTATAGTAGGTCTTAATAGTCTCCCTGGTCGGATTCACATCCACATCATGCATAATGAAATCCTTAGCGGTATTCTTGTATTCTTGGAACGCAACATTCAAGCAGGCGCCACGATTAAACATCCGATTATCCGCCGATTGCTCCACAACAACTACGTGAACGTCGGGCATCTCTTCGATCAAAACAGGAAGGGTGTGTTCTAGAAAATAGGCCAGATGCTTCTGTCTATTCCGATAGGGGATACAGATAACTGTTTTATACATATCTGATATGTTGTATATTTATTCTTTTAGGCTATTGTGAAGTAAACCAGTCTAAACAACTTATTTATCACTAATAGTAAAGAAACAATATGCATTTATTTTTTGATTTAGATGGAGTCCTTATAGACCTCAAAGAACTTCACAGGGATGCCTTTATTACAGCATGGAATAATAAATCTCCCCAAACCACTATAGATATTCCATTTCATGCTAAGTATTTAGAAGCCCGTCCTACAAAAGATAAGGTGGTTTTATGTAATCAACTACTACATACTACAACAAGCCAAAACGAAGTATCTACATTGAAACAGACACTTACAGAGCAACTTATTGTTGATTTTAAAGGACTATCCGCAGTAACAGACACAATTCGGTGGCTAAAGGCACAGGGTCATGTACTTGCCTGTTGTAGTAACAGTATTAAGAAAACAATTCATCTTGCTCTCACAAAACTAAACATTCTCGATCAATTTGACCTTATTTTGAGTAATGAAGATGTTACAAATAGCAAACCGTATCCTGAGATATATTTAAAAGCGGCGCGGCACTTTCATGTAAACCCTAAAGACTGTCTCGCATTTGAAGATAGCCTAGTTGGCAAAAAAGCAGCAACTGACGCAGACTGTATTGTTATTCCTGTAACAAATTCAAGCGATATTACTATTGAATTTGTGAAGGAGTGTATTCGATCTAAATCACGAATTCCAGCAAATGCTCCATCGACATGTCATCTTGTGATTCCAATGGGAGGTCTTGGAAGTCGCTTCGAAAAGGAGGGATATATAATTCCAAAGCCCTTTCTGCCTATCTTCGGAAAAGAAATGTTTAAGTGGGTCATCGAAAATATGCTTCCACAAGATCCAGTTCTTCGGGCAAAAGTTCAAACACACATTATTATTCGCCAAGAACACAGATCTCTCTTCGAAAATACCGATATTGAAGGCGTTCATCTTCATACTGTTCCAGCCTTAACAGAAGGCCCAGCCTGTACTGTTCTAGCTATCAAAGATATCATTAATACATCCGAGCCCCTAATTATTGCAAATTCAGATCAGCATCTTGAATGGGATAGTGATGCCCTATATTACAGCCTCCTCCATCCATCCATTGATGGTATTATTTCTACTTTTAAACAACTTGATCCTTCTGATATTAAGTGGTCGTATGCTAAAACAGATATTAATCAAAATGTCATAGAAGTTGCAGAGAAAAAGTATATCAGTAACAATGCTTCTACGGGAATATATGGTTGGAGTCGCGGGTCAGATTTTGTTGCCTTTGCGGAATCCATGATTCAACAAAATATTCGTGTCAATAATGAGTTCTATGTATGTCCTGTATATAATGAAGCTATCAAGGCCAATAAATCAATTCGAGTCATTGAATGCTCTAAAATGTGGGGACTCGGTGTGCCAAAGGACTATGAGTTTTTTTTAGCAAATTGGAAAGCAAATGATGAGTAGATGAGCTTGGAACAACTCTATAACAATATAGATCAACGAAATAAAATGCCCCAACGGCAATTGGATGTAAATGAATCACATCTGTATACGAGAGCGCTATGGACGATTGGTGATTGGAAATTTCAACAGTCCAGTATATTTCAAGATCTAGCCACCCTAAGAAATCAAGGAATCATATTTGAGTCTTCGGGTATCGGTCAGCTTCATTGGACGCTACTACAATTTCAAACATTTCCAATTGATCCAGAACAGACCAGATATAATGATAGTGACTTAATTACAACCTGTAAGTCTATCCTCGATTCTGAGCCACCAATTCATATTACATTTAAAGGTATTAGCAGAACACGATTTGGCCTATTCTTATGCGGTTATCCAAATTATGATATTAATAGAGTTCGCGATAAACTTCGTCTAGCCTGTTCGGGAGAAATGATTGAACCACATCCTCAGGATATTTATCACTCAACTCTCTTTCGATTTACAGAAGAACCCTCCAAGGAATCACTCGCATATCTAGACCATCTTGTAGAACGATACAAAGACATTGTTATAGCAACAATGCGCCCTGATACATGGGAATTTGGATATGGCACATGGACTCAACGAACAACGGATAGGGTTGTTAAAGCAAAATGGAATGCTAAACCTGGCCGCTGGATTTTACATAGGGGGCTTATGAATGGACCAAATCCCGAATTAGAAAACAAGGAGCCGCTCCTTAAACAAAGAATTGCCGAGGGCTGGGATGTTGAAATCGATCTCTGGATTCACGAGAATCAGATATGGCTCGGTCATGATTCACCTGAATCCCTATTAGTAGATCATTCAATTCTATCATGTCCGAAAGCCTGGATTCATTGTAAAAATCTAGAAATGTTAGCCTATATGACTGAAAAAAAGCCAGGAGCGCCTTTTTTTTCACATGATAGGGATGAGGCAGTTCTAACTTCGAATGGGTATATTTGGTGCTATCCTGGTAATCAGGCCGGCACACAGAGTATTGTAGTTATGCCTGAACGAGTCCCAGAAATGGCGATTGATTATTCTACAATTGTTGGTATATGTAGTGATTATGTATCTCTAGAGAGACCCTGTTAATTCAATTGACTCCTCCTTCATCTGTCGCTCCATGGCGAGTTCTGTTTCCAAATCATATCGCGTCGGAACATGTGTTGACTGTAACTGGGTCAGTGTTCCAGGACTCATCCCAAACTCTTCAATGCGATTTACAAGGCGACTGGCTACAATGACGAATAGGATGGTGGCAGCGGCAATCAGAAGTATTCCAAGAAGGTGCATCTACTCAGTATCCTTAATTTTTCCGCCATCGAGGGCCACAAGGAAGGATCCTGCGATAATAACGAGAATTCCCACGATCTGATTCGGCATAAGTTTTTCACCAAAGAGGAAGAGGCCAACCATGATGAAGACAACCGAGGATACGCCGCGCCACAGGAAATTCGTTTTGAGAATGGACTGGGATTCATACGCAATAAAGATTGCCGTGGAGAACACCGTAAGGCCTCCCAGGAAAATGGCAGCACAGTATTGCGTCCATGAGAGGTTTGTAAGATTACTGAGTCGCTCCTTTTTGTAGAGGTAGGCATACATGAAACTGATGGCGCCGATGACAATACTGTTAACGAAAATGAATTCCCAGATCTCCATGCCCTCAAGAATATGAGAACGGAGATAGGGTCGAAATGTATTTAAAAAAGAGATTCCTGCGATCAAGGGAATCATTCACCTATTTGTGTTTAGGAAGATTCTCGGGTCTAGGGAAGGTATCTTTGAGAATGGCGGCAACACGTGATTGCCGCTTTTTGGTATCAATGGTGGTCCAAGTGGTCTGGGTAGGGATCCGAATGACAGCGCACCAATCGGGGCCTTTTGATTTACTATATTCTGCGTTCATTACCTCTAAGTAATAAAGGCAGTATTATTCAAATTTAGATTGATATAAAGGGCTGCCTCCCCCCTTTGGGGGGAGGCGTATTACCTGGTGCGAGCAGGTTGCTCGCTGACCCAGTCACGATCAGCCTTAAAGACACGGGCTGCCGAAGGGTTGGTTTTGCGGTTATAGACATAGACCGCATTGAGTTTTCGGGATACAGAGAGGGCACCATAGGCTCGGATGGCTTTATTGAGGGCCGTATGGCGCTGAACGACGGATAGGGATGTGACATTGTGATAGCCGAACTTGACGAGGAGTCCTCGCTTAAGGGTTCCTATGCGGCCCTTTTTACGCGTTTGTATTGACATTCTATTGATCCATTATTTTAATAATTTCATCATATGAATGCGCCAAGGAGCCCCTAAGCAGTTCTATTTCATCATTTGCTGGATTCAAATAGGGATACAGCGTATAATATGTCGCAAGTTGCTCTTTTGCGGCCTGTAATTTATCTTTGAGCGACACATTTTTTGCGCTCGTGGTTTTCCATTTAATGCCCTCTGTTTTCAGATCAATACCAAAGCGATCTCCATGATGCCCGTTGGCATTGATATACCAGATATGTTTTGGAATATCGTCCACTGTAATTCCTGCATCGAGTGGAAGCTCGATTCTGCGACCTTTCCGTTTCTGATTAAGATTCTGTTCTGTCTGAGTGATTAGACGCAGATTCTCTTTGCGATTATCTAGACCATTGCGATTAATATGATCTATGGATTCTTTTGAGCCTTTTCCAGGAAATCCGAGGCGTCCCATAACAAGATTATGTAAGTATAACTCTTTCTTCTTATTATCTACAATAACACCATGTGATATATACGTATTTGCCGCTAAATGCCATGACTTATCTTTAATTTTATCAAAGTCATCTTTATCAAATACAAATTTTACTGTCCTACCTTTTGATATTAGAGTTCCAACTACATACTCATATGTATTATATATAACAGTATTATAAACTATTGCTCCTGAAGGTCGTCCTGCTTTCTTTTCCATTTTGAACGGTTTCTACCACTCAAAATAGAAATTATTTCATCAAATTTTAACCCATAAACATATAGTAAAATAAAATCCAAACCCGGGTGGTATGGAAATTTTTAATTGCTATATGCAAGGCCGCCCATACCGCTCATGATGCGCAGAACGTTGTAGTTTGTGGCATACACGCGAACAGTGGAAGACAGGTTCAGGCCAACAGCGTTGTTGGAGACAGTCAGCAACAGGGTGGTGTTATCAATACGAGACAAGTTGCAGGTGCCAGAGGGCTGGTGCTGCTCGGGCTGGAGAGCAAAGGAATACACGTTGATACCAACCGCAGGGCAGTTGGTGTGGTGCTGGTAGGGCTGGACCAAGTTGAAGTAGGCACCCTCACGGACAGAGAATCGATCGTGTCCGTTGAGCTGGAGGAGCGCCGTGATAACGGGGTTCTTACCAGCCATGCCCTCCACGCGGGTCACGGAGTAACCAGACTCCAGCACGGAGCGGTCCCACCAGTCGGAGTAGTTGAAGGGCTGCTGTCCCTTGTAAGGGCCAACGACAGTGTCATCGCAGCTGGTGAAGGAATCACGCTGGACGACCCACACAAGCTCCTTGCAGGGGTGGTTGAAGTTCAACTTCAGCTTGTTGCTGGAGGAGGTGATGGACTCACCGCCGGTGAACTGGAGGACGTCGATCAGGTACTCGTGAGACACCTGGGCGAACTTGCGGCGCTCATCCGTGTCGAGGTAGATGTAGTCGATGTAGAGGGAGGCAGCGGCCAGGCCAGTCTGCGCCACACGGTTGCGGACAGAGTGGGGGTCGGAGCCAGTGGCCTGGTCCCAGCACAGGTTGTTGAGCGCATTGAACTCCAGGTTGATGCGGACCTCGTGGTACTGGAGCGCAATCAGGGGCAGGGAGAGACCAGGGTTGCGGCAGAACCAGAACTGAAGAGGCACATACAGGGTATACATGGGGGTGCAGGAGCCAACCACCTCGGATGTGTTGGGCTCACCACCATAGCAGTAGTTGTCACATCCAGCACCACCGGCATAGATGAGATTGGTGAGCTCGGGCACGTTGCCAACCATCTTGGCATAACCAGCCTGCTTACCGGCCTCCTGGGTGAGCTCGTTCCAGATGTGGAGCCAGTCACCATAGTGCTTGTCGATGCGCTGGCCGCCAATCTCGAGCTCGACGTAGGCAATAAGGTTCTCGCCAACCCAGTTGAGCCATCTGAACTGACCACCAGAGCCGTCCGTGGCAGAGTTGATAACCACCTGGGGGAGAGTAGCCTGGAGGTAGATGCGGTGGATCAAGTCGCCGTTGCGCTGGATAGTGCAGGTTACCTTCTTGCCGAAGTTAGGAGCACCGTTGAAAGGGTTCTCGATGGACTCCATGGCAAAGTTGGTATAACGACGGTAAATGACCTTAAAGAAAGTAATCTGAGGGTTACCTGTAAGGTAAACATCCTGGGCGCCATAGGCAACAAGCTGCATTAAACCACCTCCTGTCATTTGTTATACCCTCTGGTGACAAAAAAAATTTGGAAAAGTGCGTTTTTTAAAAAACACAATTCCCACACTTTCGACCTACCCATTTAAACCCTATTAGAATTAGTTGGATAAGAGGAAGATGGCCGACACACATACATCAAAATCAAAAGTTGCCAAGGCTAGTTATCCGGAGACTCGCACAACTCTGGATGCTCTCCATGGGCTCAAAATGAGCTCCCTCCTCGACGAGAAAACGAATATAGGTCAATACAAAACCCAAATAGATGATATTAAAACCAAGATTTCAGCAACAACTAACGTTATGGAGATCTGGGCGCTCGAACAACAGCTCGAGAAACTCGAGAAGAAGGTCAAGTCTATCGAAAGCGGCGATGCTATCAATGAATATTACCTGAAAACGGGAAATATCCTATTTAGCTATTACGATATTCAGGATCGAATCCATAGTGGCGGCACAATGAGCACACAGACAAATAGGTCTAAACCGGGGTCTATTTTAGCCATTCTTAACGACATTCAGGCCGATGAGGGAGGTGGCTCTGGAGGACTTAAAGGCTGCGGTGGCCCCAAGGCACCACAGCGTTCCGATCTCCTTAACCAGTATTTACAGATAGAAGACCCAGGAATGGCGAAGGCACCTGAGGGTTCTGAGGACGAGTGGACACAATGTGAACTATGCGGATCCGAGATGATAATGTCTATGAATGAGGCGACAATGACGTGTTCTGAGTGCGGCAACAAGGATTTCATTCTTATTGACTCGGACAAGCCATCCTATAAGGATCCTCCGAGAGAACTTTCGTACTATGCCTATAAGAAGATCAACCACTTTAATGAGTGGCTCGCACAGTTCCAGGCGAAGGAGTCGACGGAGATTCCAACGGTCATATACGATCAGATTCTGCTCCAGCTCAAGAAGGAGCGCATAAGCAATTTTGGGTCTTTGAAACGCACAAAACTCCGAGAGATTCTGCGACATATGGGTGAAACGAAATACTACGAGCATATTCCACATATTATCAATCGACTTTCGGGCCAGAATGCGCCGTTCATGAGCCGCGAGGATGAGGAGAAACTGCGCCATATGTTTCGTGAAATCCAACCGGCATTCAAGAAGCACATTCCAAAGGGACGCAGAAACTTTTTGAGCTACGGCTATATTCTTTATAAGTTTTGTGAACTTTTAGAGATGGACGAACATCTGGCCTGCTTTCCGCTTCTCAAGAACAGAGATAAGCTGTATATTCAAGATCAGGCATGGAAGGGGATCTGCTCGGATATGCAGTGGCAGTTTATACGCACCGTGTAGCGAGCACCCTGCGAGCACCCTGCTCGCTCCAGGGAACACGCCCCCGCCAAAGGCGGGGGCAGTCTCTTAAATTTATATAAATTTATTAGGTTTATAATAAATTTATATAGGACGAATAGAATGTCTTATCGAGTTACCAAGCGTGATAGGAAATATCTAAAACTCTGGAAGCAAGGGAAGTCCATCGGCTTCACTATGCGTTCTTCCTTAAAGGCCAAAGGACTCATTCCGAGAGCGAATGGCACTCGACGCGTTTCTGATAAATATAAGCGTTAGGATGTCTCTACGATCTTAATGCAGCGAAGAACAGAACCATCTACTCGTAGCCATTTCGTAGTACAGCTGAGCGTTCCAGATGTCAAGGCCGTCTCAAAAGGGTTGGAATCATTATGAAATCCAGCGACAATGGGGCATACTGTGTCCTGACACAGTGGCTTCTGTTCATTCAATACGGGGATTCCATTGAGCGTACAGGCAAATTTAGCAAGGCCATCCTCAATTGTTTCGGGAACCGTATAGGCAACTGTTAAAGTGGAATTTACAGGCGGTAATTCATATTCTATAGAGATCTGCTCCACCTGAAAGACCGATTTGGTATCACAATTAGTTGCGATGGGCTGAGAGGAGACGAATAGGGATGCTAAGGAGGCAAGGAGGATGGCCTTCAACATTCTATATAAGTCTCGTCTTATATACAAGACTGCCCCCGCCTTTGGCGGGGGCGTGTTCCCTGGAGCGAGCAGGGTGCTCGCCTCAGAAGTCCAGCACCTTTCCGTAATAGAGATACAAGACAACACCGAAGATGGCCTTAGAAATCACATCCAGGATGTTATAGGCTATATTCTTCTTCTCCTCGTCCAGCATATAAGCAATTCCATAGAACGACCAGATGATCGCGAAGATGAAGAAGACAGCATGATTCGCCTTGGCCGGTATGCAGCACGAATAGAGTGTGTAGAGCATGGCAGCAAAGAACAAGAATCCTACGAGGCACCCTGCCATCTTATCAATGGACCCCTGTTCGCCTAAGTAGCCCGCGGCGAGCATGCCCCAGTTGAGTAAAATCAGTGTTCCATACACGGAGGCAAGAGGATGGATCGATCCACCATAGAACAATAGGATCACAAGTATAATGAGGGGTGTTGTAATAGACCAGTCAATATACCGAATCTTAGTTATCTCATGAAGATTGACAGTGGGCTGCTTAATCATTTCATTAAATATGCTATAGGCTAGGCCCGCAACTAAGGACACCGTCGTCTCAATATTCATCACGTGGCGCACATTTGTATTATTGGTTCTGAGCGCCTCAATGAGGGTTAGGCCCGTGTAGCCCATTAAAACAAGATAAGAGGCTGTAAATGTGGTTTTCAGGGCAGGTGTTACAACAGTTGATGCCATTCTCTACTCAGTGCTAGGAAGATTTTGTTCTAGATCCTTCGTAATTCGTTGAATCAAATCGGGTTCCTCATCTGGCATGGCAGCGCACTCTTTCAGAACCGTCTCATTCTTGGGACCATTCTTGGCACGCCATTCTGCCATATGGCGATCCATCCAGGCCTCATCATCCTCCCGCTTCTTCTTTTCGTCCTTATGCATTTTCATGACCTTGTATTCGTAGAAATCATCGAAGCCATCCAGGAACTCGCCGATAAAACTGAAATGGCCGTCCCTGTCATCGCTAAATAGACAGCTGCCAGACGCAATCTTACTGCTATCGTAGTGCTTAATACTCATATCGACACGCCCACCTTCGCGTTCTACCTTGTCGAGAACAGGGAGGGCCTCGCGGATCACTTGACGCCAGGGATCTCTGTCCTCGGCACGCATAAAGCGTTCAAAGAACTGAATGGCCTCGGGCTCTGTATTGCGATTACTTTCAATAAACATCTGGTCCAAGATAGACTTATAGGAATGGATGGCTTTGAGATGCTGTCGATGGAGCTTGGTTCGATATTGCTCGAAGACACGGTCGAGGTTGCGTTCTCGCTTCTGGTGTTCTGCTTCGACGCGTTCTATAAAGGCATCCATGATCTTCGTGAGCCTGGCTTTTGGATCGGATATGAGATCGATGAGTTCTGTCATTCTAGAGAACTCATCATCTAGTATTTTTAAGCGGGGTTAATTAAAGGAAAATACATGAACGATAGAGGTGGCTTTGCCACCTCTATCCATCATTTTATCCTATAACTTAGGGCGAAGAGCCCTAAGTTATCCGTGTTTGACAATCCTTTGGACGGCTTCCTGCCTTGTCAGAATCTCCTGCTCAATAAGCCATTCTGCAATATTATCCCTCTGATCCCCCTGTAATTGGATAATCTCCCCATACTGTTCGTTCTGTTCGATTGATCCATTACAGTTGAATTCTTTTCGCATGGCCTTCGCAATACGCTTAATATCCAGATCATCATCGAGACCCTGAACTGTCGTAATACACTTCTTTCCGTTGCGTTGTTGGATTCTCAAGTGGATCTTCTTATCGGCAATAGAGGTTGCCGAGAAGGGATCCAGTGCTTTAAGATCTAGGTCCATCTACTCTATTCTGGTAAAGAAAAATAGATTAAATCAAATTTTGGCATCTAGATAGCCTGAATAGTCTGTAAATATTTTGCTACTAATGTTTTCCATGAAAAATTGGCAACAGCATAAGTTCGTATATCCTTATACATATGTTGTTTTGCCATATTGTCTTTAATTCTGGCCGCTACATACTCTAAATCATTCAATTTATCATCTGGAATAATATCAATAAATGGGAGCGTCATATCTAAATCGGCCGCGCTACATCGATTAGTGACAATTGGTAGTCCAGCCATCAGCCCTTCTTTAATAACAAGGGGAGCTGATTCTCCATCACTTAAAAGGACTAAATTACCATACTGTTTTAGTACGTTTGGCAAATCATTTCTTAATAGTTCGCCCTTATAACTAAGATTTGATCGAAAATTATTACTACATGTTCCATAAAAATCAATATTAGGTATTTTACAATAAACGTGTTGCCTTTTCCGTTCTTCGATTTTCCCTAGATACATGCTTTTATCAGATAATTGTTTCTCATCCAGCGAATTAACTGGTTGAATTTGATTGTGATTTGAGCCATTTAATAGTAATACAATATTGCTCTTATTTACAGCATACGTATTGAACATATCATAATCTTTTTGACAAAGGGCAAAAATAGTATGTCTTTCATTATTACACATATAATGAAATGTATCCCTATATCCACCGTGTTTTTCTAAAATATCAATATATGGAAAATGACTTGTAATTCCTAACTTTTTACATGTTAAAAATGGCATAATATGATATAAACAATCATAATGTATATGAACGAAATCATACTGTCCGTCATTAATTGTTTTTATTAAATGCTGAGAATACTCTGTATGTGGTCCCGATTGATCGGAAGGATATTGTCTCATATGATTTATAATATCGACTTCCACGCCCTCGTGTGTTTTCAATTCTAAGTAATAATCCCATAACAATATCTCTACCGCCCCCCAACCAGGAGGCGGTATAGGCATAATACCAGGACCTATGAGAGCAATTTTCATTTATATATAAACAAATCGAATTCTTTAGATTAATATTTAACTTGATGCTGCTTTCTGTGCCAAAAACGCCTTTACAGCCTCGACATCCTCGGGAGAAACAACTAGACTAACTGTGCTGTTGATTAGTCCTGTAGTTGTTTCGGTAGGGACATGCTCGGACGTAGGAATATGCTGGGAAGTAGGGACATGCTGGGACGTAGGAACATGCTGGGATGTTCCTAGAGGCGCAAAGGAAGATACTGCTTCCACCTTATTATCTATCTGTTCCTGAACCTGTTGAATAACGGCATTTTGCTTGGCGATGACAGCAGCAGCCATAGATGGTGGCAACATCTGAACGACAGATTGATTCGCGGCGATAGCCTGCTCCTTTAGTGCTTCTGCTTGATGAACGGCAGCAGTGACCTGTGGCGGTAGAACAGAAGTTGGTTCATCAATGGCTTTATTGAGTTTTGATTTTTGTTCGTCAGAGAGGGGTAAGGCGTTGGCGAACTGCTGAATGGCACCTTTCTGGGCTTTAACCTTGTTGATAAATCCTCCAACGGTGCCACCGCTCCGAAAATAGGCAACGGTTGCCGCGATAGCACCGATACCGATAATTCCAAGTGCAACCGAACCGAGAATGATAGAGGTGGGACTACCACTATTTATAAGCGCGGTGGCCTGATCTAAAAGTCCCCCTGATCCATTGGCTGGAACGGACGGATAGGGTGTGTAGAAGAAGAGGGGAGTCGATGTGGGAGTTACATTGACTGGGGAGGGGCTTGGATAAGCAGTTATCATAAAGAGGGGTGTGGCAGTTGCCGTGAGGGTCATCGTCGCAGTGGTGGTCGGATAGGCAGTAATTTGGAAGAGGGGTGTGCTTGTGGCAGTCAGGGTAGTAGTCGTAGATGCCGTAACAGTAGGGGTACCCGTTTCTGTCCCTGTGGCTGTTAAGGTAGTAGTAGTCGATGCTGTAATTGTAGCGGTGCCTGTTTCCGTTCCTGTGGCAGTTTGAGTGGGTGACGACGTGGGAGGTAGTGCCGTAGGAGACACAGAGGCAACTTCATTGCCAACAGTCAGGTCCACACCACACACTTCTGGAAGAGTCAAGGTAGCATGATAATTACAAGTGGGATTCTCGTTCACGCCACTCATTTGCATAGTAGGACCACAGGCCAAAGTTAATTCAAATTGACGACAACAGGAACCAGAACAGGTGGCAGGGCCATATTGCTGATAGGTATATACGCCATTCGAAGATTGGAATCCACTGAATGTGCCGCATGGATTTCCCGCATTCTGATTCTGCATACAGGACTGATACATGACAATGGTATAGCCAGGGGGGTTGAATGTCTGACCGTTAAGAAGCGTGTAAAGGGAGGAAGGGCCATTCTGGGTGGCGGTTGAAACAGTAAAATACGCAGCGGCTAAAGTGAAGAGTTGGACGAACATTTCTATTTGTGGTTCAGTAAATTTGAGTTGCCTTATTCAGTAGAGAGCAGCTAACAATGACACAGGATACGGGCAAATTTCGTAAAAACACTAAAGACCAATATTATACAAAGACATCTGTAGCAGCGGCATGTGTTGCTACTATTCGTCGACTATGTCCTGAGGCTGAGGAGTATCAGTGGGTCGAACCAAGTGCGGGAAAAGGCGCATTTATGAAGGCTTTGAGCGGGATAGCGGATATTTTAGGAATAGATTTGGAGCCCGGTGATTCGAATATTCTATGGGGCGATTTTCTGAAGTGGCAACCTGCCACTCAAAAAAAGCGCATCTTCTTCGGCAATCCGCCATTTGGACCACAGAGCTCTTTAGCAAAGGCCTTTATTCGGCATGCGGCCCAATATGGTGATATCATTGCCTTTATTCTACCACGGTCTTTCGTGAAACCCAGTATGAATCGGGTCTTTCCACTGGCCTTTCATTGTGAATATTCACAGGAACTTGACAAGGGGGCATTTGAGGTCAACGGATCCGAATACGATGTGCCATGTGTGTTCCAGATTTGGCGCAAGAAAACGACGAATAGGGTGATAGAACCGCCAATTGATCCGGTTGGATTTGACTATGTTAAACATGGATCTGCCTACGATCTGGCGATCAAGAGGGCGGGGGGGTGTGCTGGAAAGTGTTCTGTAGGAGGGGATCCTAATCCGAACTATCACTACTTCTTGAAACTGGAGTCGAAACATTTAGGGAATTTACTCGCAATTATTGAGAAACTCAACCAGCACACCTTTCCGAGTAATACAGTAGGGCCGCGAAGTCTATCCAAATCGGAAGTTAACGCGGTTCTTAATAGGATGCTATTATAAACATAAATTTAGTGCCTTTTTATAAAATCTAAATGATCGGATAATGTTTTACGATAAAATAGATCATCTATTTTATGATCCCATTCATAATGAAATGATTTTGTAGAAAAAGAACTTTGAGGTAATCTCCTTGTAGGAAGCTGATATGTACTCTCCTCTATTAGAGATAAGTTATCAGGAAGATTATCAATTGATTGGGTATAAGAAACATGAAGATGATCTAGCATTTGATCTACGCAATGACGAAATAATAGCGTAGTAGGGTGATCCGGTGTTAAAAAAAGTTGTGATTGTTTAATATTATCGCATATAAATTTTACTACCTTAACATCTGTATTTATCTCTTTACTATATGAAATATCCATATTTTTACTAAATCGTTCTGGAAAATAAAAATTTATATGTTTATTATCATACATAGTAAGAATTGTATTTTTGGATGCTCCATTAAAATCTCTTAAGTATTCATCTCCACAATAAAAATTTTTAGCATATCGTTTCGCAAATACAGGCCATAATGAATCATTATACATTCGGGGCATTGAAATTATAATTGCATCAGATTTGGCAAACTGAAGCATATTATTTGGATTGTCAGGATTTGTGCTAAAACATCCATGGACGTCTGAAAGGGGTTGATAAATAATTACATCAGCATTTTTAATAGACTCTATAGGCGGAGCTTCCTTATTTTCAATCATTTGCCAATTAGCAAATTGTTGAAATACATATTTATCTTTAAAATTAGTATATTGTTCTAATATATCGCGTATGCCTGATATCTGACAATTACCAATACCAACTACTTTACTCATTCTAATATAGACTATATCTATATATTTAAGTTATATTTGATAATTAAAATTTGTAGGATTATTAATCAGTACGGGTTTAAACATATTTTTAAATACATTTGGCGGAGTATAATTTCCTGAATCAGGCACTACTTCAAATAGATTACGATGTCTCTTACATGCTAATGCTAAAGCAACTTGATCAACATCGAGACGATTCTTAGCTAACATATCTTTTTCCCAGATTCGAGTGATCTCATCCCTTATAATATAAAATGTTTCGGGCGATATTATCCAAAAAAATCCATGAAGAATACATTCAGTTGTAGTAATATATGTATCTGCCTCTAGTTTATCTATCCAACTTTCTCGATCATTTACTTTACAATAAAATTTATTTGTAGGCATACGAACACTTTGATATACATAATTTGTATTATAAAATCGTGAGAATCCAGCATCTATCCATAAATACTGTGGTGTTTTAAATGGATTTGTTTGTATAGCTTGATCTAGCCAACCAAATTTACTATATTGAATCATTGTATATTCTGGTATAAGATTTGTAATATCCCTTGGATATTTAAGTGGTGGGGGATTATTAATAATAAGGCGTGCACTATCATAATATTTCCACATTGGAATCTCCTCTAGGGCTGTTTCAATAAATTTAATGGGGCCAGCACCAGATCGGATATTCAGAAAATGATTTTTCAAATTAAGTTGTTTATCCAAATAAAAAACAACTGGGTCACGAATTGACTTTAACGTATTTTCCGTCCATTTAGTATAATCCTGGATACTGCGCCCGTCAACTGCTTCTCGACCAATTTCATATAGTGCGGAAACACATGTTGTGGTATAGGAACCCATATTAAGGATTCGAGCCAAATCGCGTACACGTTGTAAGAAGGTGTGATTTTCGGCTATATAACGCATGGCTGTCTTTCTCCACTCAACATCCCCTTTTCGTTTTTCTACAAGCGGCAAGACATCATTAGGCGTAGCAGCATATTCCACGTGATCACCAAGTAGCTCTTTCAAACGCTTTGAGTTTGTAATACCCGTGTGACCATAACTAATGGCCTTTAGCACGCGACAGGGAATATAACCATTATCTAAATGATTTGTTCCATTCATTTTCCCATATTGTTGGGCCTTATCTAATTGACCGTGTGAACGAAAATCAGGCGCACAATAAGATGCCTTCATGAGAATTATATTATCCTCATAGGAAACAGGATTTCTCCAAGGATCAATATGTTTCACTTCAAGGCCTGCGTTTAATGCGCACTTGGCAAATTCATGAAATGGATTATCATCTGCTATGGATGCTATATAGTGAATAGTATTTGAATGTGCTGCAGCGGCATCATCATAGTTAAATTCATGAGGGAGAAGATCCGTGGCCCACATCATATATGCCGCTTCATAGGGGGCTTTTGTAATTGGGCGACCACTACGACTAGCAACCGCAGAATCATCCACTACACGTTCATAAAGCGTTTCCTTACTGATATAGATGGGCTCTTTAGGAAGAACATAGTCATAATTACAGTCATGAATTTCAAGAACATTATAACGAATGTCAATCAGACGTGCCCCCTTTGATAAATATTTGGATGGATTTTTCGCAATATGAACGAAATAGGTGGAGGAAGAATTAATTGGGATATTATCATCCGCACAGCCCTCGGTAATAAAGCATGTATTTGAATAATCAAAATCATGTGGAAACTCCTTATCATGAAACCAATGAACATCAATACCTAGATGCTTGAATGTCTTTACCCAGGCACCATGTATATAAGAGTGGGTATGTGTATGAAGGGGGAAACCCCATATAATCACTTGACGAAATGTCTTGAAAATATCAGTTTCCATATATAAACTATAATAATATATTGTTTAAGTTATTATGCTATATGATTTATATATTACTATATTATATTTATATGCTAATGTATAATATATAAATATTATAATATATATTATTCCTCAATTGTGGCGGATGAATATCAAATTATATTACAAATATAATTTATTGGCGATGTAATACCACCTTATCACAAAGAACTTTCCATTTTTGAAGCTCAGAATTCTCAATTATATTACCATAAAATTTCATCCATTTTATTTTTTCTTCTTTAATTTGTGGGGTTGTTTCTTTAATCTTTTGAGTAAGGTCATCAAATGAATCAAAATAAATTCTAGTTTCAGGCCAATGGTACCATTCACACAAATTAACCAATTCCTGTTGTAATTTGCCACCACTTCCTTCAATATTAAAATAATACTTATGTTTACTAATAAGTTCTAATAAAAATTTTTGCGATGGTACATAAACAAGTAATTGATTTTGTATTGATTCAAATACAAAATATTTAGAAAAAGCATCGGGTAATACAACTAGCCCCTTAAAAGGTATAATTTCGTTAAAATAATTATAGCCCCCATAAGCAACACTAATACCAGCACTATATAAAGTTAATGATAAATTCATAAATTGTGTATGATTGCCATATGTTTGTATAAACATTGTTTGATTCTCTGGCTCAAATACCATAGATCTATTAATTTGGCCAAAATCATCAATTATTCCCTTATGTGTAAATGTAGCACTTTCAATCCATTTTCCAATAGGTCTAATTGGCAATTCATGTATATAAATGCCATGTTTAGCGCACCAAAATTGTTCGAATGTTGTATATGGTATATAAGTTATCTTATTAATATGCTTATTAACATTACGAAGTAATTCATAAAAATGAGGTTCATTATACATACCATAATCAAAACGATTACAATTTAAAATAAATAAATATGGGACAAGTTCATTTAAATGTAATAAAAATATATAAGATAATGCTACAGTATCAGATGTAATAACTATATCATATGTTTGTATTTTATCTTTATTTTCATCCCAGTATTTATTAGCAATATCTTTTGTTATATTAAATCCAAGAGGACGTAAATTCTCATAATCTATTGAATGTCCTAATTTTGTAAATACATACGTTAAATCATTAATACATCCAACATGAAATGATACGTGAAGTATTTTCATATACATAACGTAAATAATATATCTTTAGACTATTATACTCTTCACCAGTTCTACATATCGTTTTACTAGAACAGACCACTGAAATCTGCGACTATACTCATGGATCTGTGACCGCATCGTGTTTGAAATAGCCCGATTCGTTTCAATCGCCTTATCCACATAATCCCTATCATTTAGTTTATTATTGGGAATAACTGTTATAAATGGAAGCGATCTATCAAGATTCGCAGCCCCCCATTCACTAACAACAATACCCAGCCCAGCTATTAAAGCCTCCTTAACAACGAGCGGATCTGCCTCTCCTTCTGATAGGAGCACCAAATTTGCATAATCCGTTAAATTCTCATAGAGTGTATCCTTATCCCATTCACCTAGCCATCGAGTATTTGAATAATTAAATGTATCATCATGACGATTTCCAGCAAACCAGACGCTTGGATTATGCTGAACTAAATACTGCCCTTTTCGTCGCTCCATCTTTCCTATCACAATAGAACGATCAGGATACTGGGGTGTCTCTGTATATCGAAACAGTTCTGCGCGAGCTCCATTTGGCGTAATGTGTATTTTCGATGGATTAATGCCATGGGTCTTGTATACATTTGCACACCCCTCGGACAACGCAAAATGAAATATATTTGGATGTGTATGTCCCGTGGCCCTGTGAAATACATTGACCCATCCGCCCCATCGATTCTGCTGTTCCATATACGCATAGTGTGATGTAATGGCAACACCCTTACAGAAGGGGGCAATATCAGACGCAATATGCGCATAATCATCATATTGTATGTGAACGAAATCGGGTCTTGTGTCACGAATAGTGGCTATAGCTTCATTCATATTCTGTGTATTTATAATATCCACATGGTGCCCCATTGTTCGCAACTCACATGCATAATCCCAAACAAGACTTTCACATGCACCCCAGCCCTTAGGAGGAATGGGTCCACATCCTGGACCGACAATCGCAAAACGGAGAAATGGGCTACCCGCCCACATATGATGAAAACTAAACCATTTATCGTATTGATGATTCGGTCTATTCTGTATTATTTGGAATAGTTCTGGATGTCTCAAACAACAGAATGCGTATAAATTCTGATCCTTCCCCTTAAATACATTCAATTTATCCGCTTCATCAATAATATTCCTATAGATATCCCTGAATTTTAACAACGCTTCTGCCCCACCCGCAAACATAGTCCCTCCCAATGTAATGCGATGAATAAATCGATTTGAAACAGGATATAGTGAATTATAATCATCTTCTATAAAGGGCTCAATTTGTAAAAAACTGACCTTCTCTAAAGAGAATTTTAGGGGATTTGGAAATCCAGTGAATCTATCTAACTGTGAACTACTACGAAAACATCCAATGTCTACCCACGCAAACGCATCTGTTTTATAGGGATTCTCCTTGATAACATCAGCTATCATAAATATTTTTTCATTCCAGATTTGATATAAAAATGGATTATGTCCTACATGTATTTCTGGATCCATTGCTACTTCTTTATTCCAATCCCAACGTGATGTATAAAAATCATTTATTTCACGTATCTTATATTGTCGCTTTTCTGTTTCGGGATACAAACTATTAAGCATAGGAAGGCTATAACTATTTGTAAAAATAACAACCTTCATATCCATTGCCATAAAATTTCGGATCCATTCACTGTATTTTGCGACAGAATGTTTCGAAGATGTGAGGTAATAACAGGAAACAACAGTCGCCATCTAATTGTGTATTTATTAAAAAGTATCTTTAAACCCGTGACATTATGTTATATTCCAAATCAGCTCGTTGGTCGCTAGATAATATATCTATCGCTAAAAGGGCTCGTGCCGCTTCCTTTGCCAAATCAACACGGCCTTTATGAAGGCACTGTTCTATAAAAAACCATCGCACGGTATTATAGTCCTCCCTTGGTTCATGATAGTTTGTAGCACACGAATAGTAGTCTCCGCAATAGATCGTGCAGAGTTCTGGATAGCGATGAAAAAAATAGACCATGGCGCCTTCCTCAGAATGCCCCACACCATTCAGAAGCATTTCATGAAAAATGGACTGAATTCCATTGTAGAACCGATTCATATAGGTCGCTTCCACAGTAAAACAGGTAGCTGCTATGCCACATGGTCCTCCCTCCCTAAAATACTGTTTCATAGACTGTAATTCATTTGCCCCTCGAAAATGAATATAGCACATAGCAATACGAGGTCTCGGATTTAAAAGAACTTTAGGGACAGATTCAGCAAAGGAGCGCATGATATGGCTTCCTCCAAAATCCACCCAGGCATAAAAGGGGGTATGATAGGGATCTAACTGTTTTGCGATATGAAGTGCCGTAATTTTAAAGGTCGTTAAAATACAATAGGATGCTGTATTACGACTATTTATATAATGTGCCTGCCCCTGACGATTTTCTAGGATAATGTCAATATTATCCTTATAGAAATCATATTCAGTAATATTTTTAACAACATATGTTGTAAGTTCACCTGGGGCAACGGTTTCACGTATTTCTTGGATCTGCTGCTTAGTAGTTTCATCGCAAAAAATCACCATTGGATTTTTTAAAGCGAGCGTAGCTTTTCCATGATTCATGTAGAAAGCGGCATTTCTCACTTCTCCATTGCCATCCTTCAACTTTGTTAAATCAAAAAACATAGTTACAGCAGTTGTTTTATATGCCATTTGACATAAAATCTCCTGCTCCGTTTAGGTTCAAAGAATCTAAACAAATACGAATAGTGTCTACCAGAATGTCGACGGTTGTTGTCACCCTATGTGATGCCCCTTATTTTGAGAAGGCGAAGAATACGATCCATGATCTTCGTGGCCGAGGACAATGGTCTGGCCCGATTGTCTTGATAGCAGTAGATTTTACGCCCGACCAGGAGTTTGTAGCTAAGAATAATATTCAAGTAGCAACATTTGATCGAATTGATTTAGATTATATTATAGATATTCGCAGAAAGAATCCATTCAGTGAACCCTCAGATGATGGGCGAGAATTTAAGAAGCTGACACAATGGGAGAAGCTTCATTGTTTTGACCCCTTTTTTAAACAATGGGATCGGCTCATCTATTTTGATGCTGGAATGCGTATTCTAGATTCTCTAGAACATTTTTTGAATCTAGAATGGAAGGGGCACCTATTGGCACTCGACGATGGCTGGAATGATCCCTCTAAGAGATTTGGTCGACAACTTGAAACTATTAAACAACCCGATGTTCTAGAAGATTTCGTAAAGACATTCGGTTCTGATGTGCTAGATCGCCACTATTTTTTAAACTGTATGTGGATCCATGATACCTCCCTTCCTGTTACAAAACAGGAACTCATCGATGTAATGAATCAATTCCCTATTTGGCACACAAATGAAATGGGGGTTATGAATGCGATATTTGCATTCAAATATAATTGTTGGACCCCTCTTCCATATACCACATCTAGTGGCAAGTATCTCTTTGACTGGTGTGAACTTAATCGTCCTGGCACACATTGGACGCAGTATTGTGCCCTAAAATATTCAGTAACTCTCTAGAATAACATATAGGGGCTTAAATTAATTTTTAGTATTGATTCTCAGAATGCGAATCGGTGTTGCGATCCCCTGCTTCATAAAACATATCGGCAAATGCCATGAGCTCCTAGAGTCCATTAATCAACAAACACGCCTTCCAGATCAAGTAGTTGTCAGTTGTTCCTCCTCCAAGCCAGATGATTTTTTTCATAGAGACTATAAGTTTCCTTTACGCATTATTACAACAGAGACCAAGCAAAATACGGGACAGAATCGTAATGCCGCCGCGAAACTCCTGGATACAGATATTATAACCTTTATCGATGCGGATGACCTTATGCATCCTCAGCGCTTAGAGATCATTGAAAAGGCGATTGAAGGAGGGGCTGATATTGTCCTTCATAACTTCTTTCATGGAAAGGAATGCGAACAACCATTCCCTTTCATCCGTGACTATCAGATTCAAACAGATATTTTGGATAAATGCTTCACTGGATGTATTAAATTTAAGAACAATAATCCTGATGCTAGAATTCATCATGCGCAGCCTTCGGTTCCAAGACACATCTTCGAAAAGATTCAGTTCCCTGAAGATCCTGCGTATGAACTGAAAGCAGATTGCGTCTTCTGCTATGGAGTATTTAGCCTTCCAAATATCCACACGGCATATATACCACTGCCCCTATCAAAATATATTGAAACACGCACATGTTTCATAGAAAATCAATAAAATTATATATTATCATATACAATTTCGATAATTACATCAATTCCTCTTATGAGTGGTATATGTTTATGGACTACAGAAATCCAGTGGGGACCGTGATCGTTATACGATCATAAATATGACTAGTGGTATGTATAGATCTTATTATAGATATATACACTTGATGGTGGATGATTGTTCCAGGTGTTTAGAGACCCTTGGGGAATCCAACCAGGTTGGCGCCAATACCGAAGGAGGCGCCCTGTCGTGCCGTAACGCCCATGGAGGGGCTCACAGCGTCTAGGATGGCGAAGACGACCGCGGCGAGGACGGCCAGGGTGGCAACCTCATCCATGGGGAGCGTCTTGCGGGGGATGAGAAGAGCGGCAGCAGCGACAACCAAGCCCTCAATGAGATATTTGATCACACGATTAACTATTTCAGCGACTCCGTAGTCCATTATATACTTCTTACGCAGGAAAAAAAACGGATAGGGATCCGAGATGCTGCGGCTTAAAGATACAAACAGATTCTCCGGAAGATAAGACAATGACAAGCAACACAGTTGAGGACTACTTGGATGAGGACGAGGTTATCGCCGGCCAGAAATACGCCCTTGTTAGCTTCTTGAGCCCCGACAACGTGCTCGAGAAGAAGGATCTCTTCTTCTTTGAGCGCTTCCTTCATTCCTATGAGGTGGATTCCAAGATCAAGGGTCTTGAGGGCTTCTTGGCCGATCGCGTGAATACTATTAACCGGGATCTGGATGAAAAGGCGAATGCCCTCGACAAGGATAGCAAGACGGAGCTCGCCGATCTGTGCCGTAAAAATCGTATCCCCATCGACACTGTCATGGAGGAATACCAGACCTTTGTTCGCAAGCAGCAGAAGGACATCAATAAGACCAAGATCCAGACGGCCTGGGAGGACTTCTTGTTTAAGGAGCAGGCCAAGCTGGAGGAGGAGTTCCATGCCAAGAATAACTTCCGCACCACGATTCGTGGATTCAAGGTGCGCGCCGTAGCACGCGACGAAAAGGAAGCCGAACAGCGTGCTAAGAAGCTTCAGAAGAATGACAAGTATCACAATATCTACTGTTCCGAGATTGGCAAGTGGACGCCCTGGGATCCTAAGCCTCACCTCGTGGCCGACCAGGAGTATGCACAGGAGGAGCTCAACACCCTCATGAAGAAGTACAAGGAGAACGAAGACAACAAGTCCGCCTTCTTCAACGAGCAGAAGAAGTCGGGACACAAGCCCGCTGAGAAGAAGCTCTTCGGCCCTTCTGAGACGAGCTCCACGCCCGTAGCGACTATCAGCCGCGTCGAGGAGGAAGTGAAGAATGAGGTCGTGAGTGAGACCGCAAATACCCTCTTCAGTGGTGCTCCGGACCTTGTCTTAGAGCGCAAGATGAAGGAGGCATTGGAGAAGGATCAGGCCGAATCATCCACTGACTGATAGACCCATTATAACACTTATTAATATTATCAGCACATGATAATATTAACAATACTAACAGACTATTTACGAGAAGTAGCCAGTATCGGGCACCTGACCACCAAACGCAGTCTTCTTTACGCAGCGTTGTGTTGTTCCATCGCAGAACTCCGCCTCTCCGCAAGGCACGCCATCGCCATTGGGAGAATTACACAAATATGCCGTATTGGGGTCCTGAACGGGGGTCTGATTGGAACTCGTGATACCTGCCAGATCCGTAAAGCCACTTGTTACGCGGAACAGATATCGAAGAAGAACTGTGGAAAACGCGACAACCACGATCAAAATTACAAAGAGAGCCAGGATTCCCATATTCTTGGATTTTAAAGCGCGAACCATTCTATTATGGCAGGGGGAAATTATTGGTCTGGGCTGTTTGTAAACTGTTTAGGACGGATAGGGAGTGTTGTTTCATAGGGGAGTTCTTCGGCAACATCGGTCTTCGAATAGCCATTAATACACCGGATACCTGGGCGGTCGCAGATCGCAAAATCCCCATTTCCTCCCACATAGCGCTGATCGGGACCGCATCCTCCCGCATCTACAAAGCCCTCATCCGGATTTGCCTGATTATACATGATGATAACCATGACGACTGCTAAGATGATGAATATGGCCCCCATTGCTAGTCGGAGATCCATGGGATTCGACTTCATTCCTCTATTGTTATGTGGTCTTTTTTACTTGGATTGTAGGCCCCTTGAGTCTTCGCATTGCGCTAGGATCATACGCATTCTCCTCCTCACGTTCCTTATTCATGGCCGCCGAGTGCGCCCAGAACTCGGGCGCACCAATACGAAAGTCGCCGTGCATCTCCGCCTTATACCAGAAAATAGCATCCTCGAGCTTATTCGACTGTGTATTATTGTTAATCACGAGACATTCGAAGTTCTGAGTACACTGATCCATGATCTGACAGAAGAACTCAAAGGAGGGAAAGGCAGATCCATAGTTCTCATAGATGCGTTTTCGATTCGACATATAGGGCTCTCTCAGAATAAAGACATAGTCCACATTGGTTCTCAGAGAGGGCTGAATTCCCAGAGGGAACTGCATGGTGATTAGGAAGAATACCTTGAGCCATCTGCCGTTCATAAAGAGATATTTAATGTTCTTGTCGTGGGTCCAGGAGTCATCATACATACAATCATCCAGAATCAGGAACGAGCGGGGATCGAGCTTGGACGCCACACCACGATCCTGGTCCTGCATAATCTTCTGCATGACGAGCTTCTGGCGCTTCACAAAGTTTGCTAAGATCACAGGGTTGTATTCGCCATGGATGAAGATCGGCGGAATCATCTTCTTGAAGAAGCCGTTGCTCTCCTCTGTTCCAGAAATTACCGTGCCAAGCGGCATGTTCTGATGGTGAAAGAGCAGATCCTTTACGAGCGTCGACTTACCTGTTCGTCGTCTGCCAATAAAGATCACCACCGCATCCTGAGGTATATCCTTCATATTAAACTTCCGGAGGTTCACATTCATTGCTGTCGCCATTTATGAGACAGACGAAAAAAGAAATGCGTCCTGAGACCCGTTTCCATTCTATCCCGACGCAAAAGAGCGACCATGAAGAAGGCGATCACATCCCTTTTGAAAATACCATGTGGCGTCGAGCCCATCTCGGACGACGACATCGAAACTTTCCATCCCTTTCAGCACTTACAGCGGTATCATCCAGGCCTCGAGGTCTTTCCCCTTCCCGAGGGTCGCGATAGACGGCTGGCAGCCCTCCCACACCCTTTCCGTATTACCAAATGGGGCGCCGCAGATGAGAATGAACCCCGTATTCTCAGTGTTACTCTTGCGGATGCCTCAGGAACATTGATAGAAGGCCGCGCCTTCATGAAGGTCGTCCATTTGCTTGATCCCATCGGCCTCCTACAGAACGAATACATGGTGCCAGATCACCCCCTGCTGCCTCTTGGAGAGGCAGCCTGGAAAAAGACCCTCGAAAAGCTCCACAGTCCCTCGAATCAGGCCTATGTAGACGCCGTTGCAAACTATGTCATCGGCCAATTCCGCCATCGAGGATATACGCCCCATGCCGCCCTCTCCTATGGGTCCTTTACCGGCATTGCGAAGAGCTACAAGTTCCGCATCACGGACGAATATGACACTTATAGGCAGTGTCGGTGGTTCTGGAGGGGGCTCAAGACGCATTCGGCCACTCTGGAGATTGAATCGGATTCTGTGTCTCAGCCGGCCTGTCCGTTCGATGATCTCGATAATCTGTCCGTCGCAAATACAGTAGAACTCGCAGTCGACAATGTGGAGGTGGCAGATGATAAGGCCTCTCTCCATTCCTTTGATTTCGAGGCGACAGAAGAAGAACCAGAACAGGATCAAGTTCCTGAAGAATCACCCTCCTCCGATGAAGAGGAGGACGACGAAGGCGAGACCTGTTCGTCGATTACAGAATGCCCCGATGTCACCTTGAATATCCCCTCAATGCCTGTCATTATCATTTGTCAGGAGGCACAGGAAGGGACTATGGATGATTTGCTAGAACTGGAGGAGATCCAGAATCTCCTGGATGAGTCAGACGTGATTCAAGAGGGAACCCCTGAATGGGATAAGCTCTGGCTCGCATGGACATTCCAGATCATTGCATCACTGTCATTCTTACAACGACAGATATCGTTTACGCACAATGATCTTCATACAAACAACGTGGTCTGGAGGGCGACCAAGGAACCCTTTCTATATTATCGGGCGAGCGATAATACTACATGGCGCATCCCGACCTATGGACGCATCTTTTCACTGATCGATTTTGGCCGCGCCATTTTCAAGATTCAGGATCATCTCTGGATTTCGGACGACCACTGGCCTGACAACGATGCGGGAGGGCAATATAATTTTGGGCCGTTCTTTTCGATCGAGAAACCGAAGGTTGTTCCAAATCCCTCCTTTGATCTATGCCGATTTGCTGTGTCGCTTCTGGAAGGGCTGTATGATGAATATCCTGAAAAACGAAAAGGGTCGAATGTACCTTTGTTGAGTCAGGAGGGGAGTTGGAAGATGCATGAGACCGTGTCCCCGCTTTTCAACTTGTTGTGGAGATGGACATTGGACGATGATGGGCGTTCTATCTATCAAGATAGGGCGGGGGATGAGAAATATCCTGGATTCGACCTGTATGTTGTTATTGCGAAAACGGTTCATGACGCTGTCCCGAAGGACCAGATACGCAAACCGGTCTTTGAATCATTTCAGTTTAAGGGGAAAGTTCCAGGGGGAGTTCCGATCTATTCGATGGGATGCTGATAAGCTGGGATGCTGATAAGCTGAGCTGCTGATAAGCTGATTAAAATTGTTGTTTTTCTTTATACATTATACAGAAAAACAATATAAGAATAAATGACGTGTATAATTAAATGGTGAGGATGCTGCTTGCCGCCTTGCTCCTATTTACAGCGACAGCGACAACCTTTGGTATTCAAGACCAAGCAACAGATATCGTTGGATATCCGCCCCTCTCTGGAGCGCGACAACTTGCGTGTGCCACATGTGCTGTTGGAACATATTGTTCTGGTTCTACTTGTTTAGCCTGTGCGGCCGGCACATATAAAACAACAACCTCTGGCACAGCAACGTGTACTACCTGTTCTACTTGTTCGGCAGGCACCTATGCTTCTACAGCCTGTTCGGCAACTACAAATCGAGCCTGTACTTCCTGTATAGCAGGGTCCACTTATAGTACTATAACCAACGCGGCATCATGTACTGCCTGTGCTCCTGCTTGTATCGCAGGCACCACCTATCAGTCTACTGCCTGTTCTACAACGGTAAATAGGGTATGCTCTGCTTGTACCGTGTGCGCGGCTGGCACCTATCGATCCACAACCTGTACGGCCCTAGCAAATACAGGGTGCGTTTCTTGCGTAGCAGGATCAACTTATAGCACTACTACCAATGCGGCAACCTGCGCCACATGTGCGACGTGTTCTGCTGGAACCTACGCATCTACCGCCTGTGCTATAACAACAAATCGAGCATGTACTGCGTGTGTAGCAGGATCCACCTTTAGCACAACAACCAACGCCGCAACCTGTACTGCCTGTACTGTGTGCGCGGCAGGAACATATCGCTCCTTGACCTGTACGACAACTGCTGATACTGGGTGCGTTTCTTGCGTAGCAGGGTCCACCTTCAGTACTACAACGAATGCTGCCTCCTGTTCTGCTTGTGCTCCTGCTTGTATCGCCGGCACCACCTATCAGTCCACCGCGTGTACCGTGACCACGAATAGGGTGTGCTCGGCTTGCTCGGTCTGTGCCGCTGGAACATATCGATCTACAACCTGTACTGCCCTAGCAAATACAGGATGTGTTTCTTGTGTTGCTGGCTCCACATATAGTACAACGACTAACGCCGCCTCCTGTACTACATGTTCCACTTGCGCTGCTGGCACCTATATATCCACTGCTTGTACTGTGGCTGCCAATAAGATATGTACTGCTTGCGTAGCAGGGACAAGCTATAGTACAACAACTAACGCAGCAGCCTGTACTGCGTGTACGGTCTGTGCGGCTGGAACATATCGCTCCTTGATCTGTACGACAACTGCCAATACAGGGTGTACTGCTTGCGTAGCAGGATCCACCTTTAGTACCACAACGAATGCTGCATCCTGTACTACCTGTGCTCCAGCCTGTATCGCAGGCACAACCTATCAGTCCACCGCCTGTACTGTATCAACGAATAGGGTGTGTAGCGCATGTACCATTTGTGCCGCCGGCACCTATCGATCCACAACATGTACTGCCCTAGCAAACACAGGTTGTATTTCTTGCGTTGCTGGCTCCACTTATAGCATAACAACTAACGCAGCCTCCTGTACCACCTGTTCTACTTGCGCTGCTGGAACCTACATATCCACTGCTTGTACTGTGGCGGCCAATAAGCTATGTACTGCTTGCGTAGCGGGAACAAGCTATAGTACAACAACTAATGCGGCCTCGTGTACTGCTTGTACCGTGTGTGCTGCTGGAACATATCGCTCCTTGACCTGTACGACAACAGCAAATACAGGGTGCGTTTCTTGCGTCGCAGGATCGACATATAGCACAACAACTAACGCGGCCTCCTGTACTGCCTGTGCTCCAGCCTGTATCGCAGGCACCACCTATCAGTCCACTGCCTGTACTGTATCAACGAATAGGGTGTGCTCGGCTTGCTCGGTCTGTGCCGCCGGCACTTATCGATCCACAACCTGTACGGCCCTAGCAAATACTGGTTGTGTTTCGTGTGTTGCAGGATCGACATACAGCACCACAACTAACGCAGCCTCCTGTACTACATGTTCCACTTGCGCTGCTGGAACCTACATATCCACAGCTTGTACTGTGGCGGCCAATAAGATATGTACTGCTTGCGTAGCGGGAACAAGCTATAGTACAACAACTAATGCGGCAGCCTGTACTGCTTGTACGGTCTGTGCGGCTGGAACATATCGCTCCTTGACCTGTACGACTACAGCAGATACAGGGTGCGTTTCTTGCGTTGCAGGATCCACGTATAGTACAACGACCAATGCCCCCTCCTGTACTGCCTGTGCGGTAGCCTGTATTGCCGGCACCACCTATCAGTCTACCGCCTGTACTGTATCAACGAATAGAGTGTGCTCGGCTTGCTCGGTCTGTGCTGCTGGCACCTATCGATCTACAACCTGTACTGCCCTAGCAAATACAGGGTGCGTTTCTTGTGTCGCAGGATCCACTTACAGCATAACAACAAATGCTGCCTCTTGTACTACCTGTGCGGCAGCCTGTATTACCGGCACAACCTATCAGTCCACTGCGTGTACTGTGACCACGAATAGGGTGTGCTCGGCTTGCTCGGTCTGTGCCGCTGGAACATATCGATCTACAACATGTACTGCCCTAGCAAATACTGGTTGTATTTCTTGTGTAGCAGGGTCCACTTTCAGCACCACGACTAACGCGGCCTCTTGTACTGCTTGTAGCACTTGTGCCGCAGGAACCTATATATCTACAGCATGTAGTGTGACAGTCAATAAGGGATGTACGTCTTGTGTAGCCGGTTCCACTTTCAGCACTACGACTAATGCAGCCTCTTGTACTCCATGCACTGTATGTCTAGCAAATCAAATACAGACAGCGGCGTGTACCATAACATCAGATACTGTATGTATTTTAATATCAACATCCCCCACACCAACTATGACACAAACAATATCACAGACAATCTCCCGCACAACAACAATTACACAAACATCCTCAAGGACAATGACACCTACAAAAAGTCCGCTGTTATTAAGCGCAACACAAACACAGACAACTTCTAATACAGCATCTAATACTGCATCTAATACTATAACACAATCAGGTACCCAGACAAACTCTAATACCATAACACAAACTGGAACACCTTCCATATCTGTTTCAAATACTGCTACACAGACAAGGACTGGAACACTAACAACTACAGTTACAAGGACTTCTACTGGATTATTAAGTCAAACATCTTCTAATACAATTACACAGACAGGTTCAGGAACATCCTCAAATACTATGACACAAACTGGTTCAGGGACACCTTCCAATACTGCCTCAAATACCATGACGCAAACTGGATCAGGAACATCTTCAAATACTGCCTCAAATACCATGACACAAACTAAGACTGGAACGCCAAGTCAAATCCCTTCGAATACTATGACACAAACTGGATCAGTGACCCCTTCCAATACTGCCTCAAATACTATAACACAAACTAAGACTGGAACACCAAGTCAAACCCCTTCAAATACTATGACGCAAACTAGTTCAGGAACGCCATCGAATACTGCTTCTAATAGCATAACACAAACTGGTTCAGGGACACCTTCCAATACTGCCTCAAACACCGTAACACAAACTAAGACTGGAACATCTTCGAATACTGCATCAAACACCATAACTCAGACTGGATCAGTGACCCCTTCCAATACTGCCTCAAATACTATAACACAAACTAAGACTGGGACATCAAGTCAAACCCCTTCAAATACTATGACGCAAACTGGTTCAGGGACTCTATCAAATACTGCTTCGAATACTATAACGCAAACTGGATCAGGGACTTCGTCAAATACTGCTTCCAATAGCATAACACAAACTGGTTCAGGGACACCTTCCAATACTGCCTCGAACACCATAACACAAACTAAGACTGGGACGCCCTCGAATACTCCCTCAAATACTATGACACAGACTGGTTCAGGGACTTCGTCAAATACTGCTTCCAATAGCATAACACAAACAGGTTCAGGGACACCTTCCAATACTGCCTCGAACACCATAACGCAGACTAAGACTGGGACACCCTCGAATACTGCATCGAACACCATAACTCAGACTGGATCAACAACACCTTCCAATACTGCCTCGAACACCATAACGCAGACTAAGACTGGGACACCAAGTCAAACCCCTTCAAATACTATAACACAGACTGGTTCAGGGACATCCTCTAATACCCCCTCGAATACCATAACGCAAACAGGATCAGGGACACCTTCCAATACTGCTTCGAATACCATAACACAAACTGGTTCAGGGACTCCATCAAATACTGCCTCGAATACCATAACTCAGACTAAGACGGGAACACCAAGTCAAACTCCGTCAAATACCGCCTCAAATACTATGACATCAACTAGATCAGGAACACCTTCACAAACCCCTTCCAATACCATAACGCAAACGGGAACAGGAACCCCTTCTCAAACACCTTCTAATACAATAACGCAAACGGGAACAGGGACACCTTCACAAACCCCTTCTAATACAATAACATCAACAAAGACAGGAACTCCCTCCAATACTGCCTCCAATACCATGACACAGACAGGTTCAGGGACACCCACACAAACACCCTCTAATACGATAACCCAAACCCCATCCAATACAATTACACAAACTAGAACCCCCTCTCAAACGGCCACAAAAACAATAACACCTTCAAACACAGCATCTCAGACACGCACCCCCTCTTCATCACGATCAGGAACTGTTACACAGACTGCCTCCGCCCACGTAACCCCTTCTAACACACAATCCCCTACCAATACAGCATCAAATACGCCCTCTCTAACTGGCACGCAGACACAAACCGTCACCAAATCAGGGACGACGTCACAGACCCCTTCTAATACAAGAACACAGACAGGATCGCAAACGTCCTCTAATACAAATACACAGTCACAAACAGGAACACCATCAAATACAATGACAAACACCCCTACAAATTCAGTGACCCCCTCCATAACTGCCTCCGTATCAGGAACACTATCACAGACAGCATCAAAGTCAATAACTATCACCCCAACAAATACACTTAGTGGCACAGGAACAGAAACCATGACCCCATCGAACACGAATAGTGGTTCTGGATCTGGAACTGGAACAGGAACTAGCACTGGCACGCCCTCCAACTCAGCAACAGCCCCTAAAACAGGCACCCAGACTGCCACACAAACTCCTTCCTCCTCAAATACGCCCTCGAACACCCCTACGCCCCCCTTAACACAGACGCCCAGTCAAACACAGACTCCCTCAACCACACTCTCTCTAACAACAACTATCACGCGCACTACAACGCCCAGTCAGACGATCACCCAGACCATATCAGGAACACCCGCAATCACCCCCTCTCAGACACAAACGCAGACACCGACAGCCACCTATACGCAATCAGGGACCGGCGCGATTACATCTAGTTCGACGCAGACGGGCACTGGAACAAACACACTCACAAATACGCCATCAAAAACGCCCAGTAATACGCCCTCCAATACCGCTTCACAAACACAGACACAGACCATCTCAGGCACAGGGTCAGGAACTGGCTCAGGAACACAAACAATCTCAGGAACAGGTAGCCCCATGTCAACCGGCACCCAATCAGTCACAGGAACACCCGCAATAACGGGGACACCCACTCAGACACCAAGTCAGACTCTGACACAGACGCAGACGCAGACGCCCTCTAATAGTCCCTCTGCCAGTGGAACACAGACATCCACCGAAACACCTACCCCAACACAAACAAGAAGCGAGACGCGTTCACAAACCATCACACGAACCAGTAGTCGCACAATGACACCTAGTCAGAGCCCAACATCCTTTGAAACCGGCACACAATCATTCACACAAACCCCCTCCATGACGATTAGTTCCACTCAGACGCCGACCCAAACAAGCACACAGACGGGATCTGGCACAGGAACAGGAACCGGCACAGGAACTGCATCTAACACTATCAGTCAAACAATAACTCAGACGTCTTCCAACACTCTAACGCAGACACAGACAGGAACAGGCACCCAAACACAAACACCAACACAGACCCCTACTCAGACTGGAACTGTATCTCCCTCCGTGACCCCTTCACATACGGGCACAGGCTTCGTAACTCCTACCCAAACTGCGAGTGCTACTGTAACGCCCAGTCTTACCCCTTCTCAGACCGGCACTGGAACCGGCACAGCCTTTCAGACTGCGAGTCAGACAATGACCGGTACACAAACCCCTACAATAACCGCCGCGAATACACCCTCCAATACCCAGACGCCCTCCACAACCTCCTCCAAAACATCCACCCAAACAAATACCATCACTAGCACCACCTCTTCCTCCGCATCCTCCACCCAAACCCCCTCTTTTACAGTCACCCCCTCCAATACTGCCAGTAGTTCACAGACGGCCTCTACATCCACCACTGCTAGTAAGACCAATACGCCATCGAATACCATAACGCAGACAGCTACAAATACACCCTCCAGGACCATGACAAAGACCTCCTCCAATACAATAACATCAACAACAACTCCCAGTCCCACACTGACAACCCACCCAACAGATCCTAATACAGTCTCACCCACTGCCATGAGCACCATTTCCCCTACTCAATCAGGGACATCCACTACAACCACTACACTCACTTCGACCCCTGCTGAGACGCCGACCACTACCCTTTCTTTAAGTCCCACGGCGACATCAACAGGTACGCTGACGCAAACCAATACACCCTCCCATACTCCTCCTCAGACTCCTTCCAATACCGCAAATCCCACGCAAAGCATCGCAAGTCGAACAGGAACTGCAACTGGTTCAGGATCAGGGACAATAACGAGCTCAGGATCTGGAACGGCGAGCATATCCACAACCACCACACTCACGGCGACCCCCACATCAACCGGCGCAGGAACTGGCACAAACACCCAAACAGGCACACCTTCCCAGACAGCCTCTACATCGACCACACCCTCTACCACATCCTCCAATACAATTACACCCACAAAGAGCCAGACATCCACTGTAACCGCCTCTCTAACGGCACAAGCAAGTGGTTCGCAGACGCCCTCCAATACAGCTTCTCAAACATCCACATCCAGTCAAACCTCCTCAAACACCGGCACACCCTCCAATACTCCTTCTAGGACGCCATCTCCAACACCCCCCCAAACACCCTCTCAAACTGGCCCAGCTACCCTATCCGTCACTCAAACATCCTCGCAGACAGGTACACCATCTAATACGGCTAGCACAACGACTACTCTGACCGCAACTGCCACAGGAACCGGCACTCAAACAGGCAGTCAAACAGTCACATCCTCTAGCACCGCTTCTCAGACGCCCTCCTACACAACAACAAGCACAGGCACTTCTTCCGTAACAGCAGAGAGCACCCTATCAAATACTGGAACACCTTCCGTCACTAGCAGTGCATCCAGAACAGCCAGTCGAACACCTACCCTGACACAAACTGGCACCGCCAGTAAGACACCCACCTCCTTGTCAACTCCCTCCCAGACGCCTTCTGTTGGATCGAGTCCTAGTAGCACAATGACTGCCTCTTACACAGGATCAGGGACTACGACCACAACGCAAACTGGCACTGGTTCAGGAACATCAACTATATCTTTAACAGCGACGAACACTGCGACTACAACCCCATCTCAGACCCCGACTGACACGAATACTCCCTCCAATACTCCTTCCATGACTACCACAGGAACTACAAGCCCTTCTAGAACGGATACACGAACTAGCACAGTCACGCGTTCTTCCACGCAAACCAATTCCCAGACAGCCTCGAATTCAGTCACCAGCACACCTGCGTTCACACAGAGTCCTACCGCCAATCCAACGGTCACTCCTACAAATACGATGAGTGTTACGCCGACAATATCGAACACAATTTCTCAAACCCCATCCAATACAGGCACTAAGAGTCAAACACCCAGCAATACGCCCAGTGCCACTTTTACGCCCTCCACGACCGTCACTCCTTCGATCACCGCCACGTCAACCGATTCTCAGACACCCAGTATATCTGGAACGGCCTTGGCAACACCCACACAGACGACGAGCAACACGGGATCTCGAACAACAACCGCCTCCTCCACGGATACACGATCCCCCACAAATACACCCTCAGGTTCCAATAATGCAACCGTCTCTGTTTCAGGGACTACCACTGTTGCGCCATCAGGAACAGCATCACGATCCACCACCCTGACCTCCACATCCACACGGTCTTCCACACAGACTCCCACTAACACGAATACGGCATCTGGATCTAATACAATCTCTGGAACACCAAGTTCAGCACCAACTCCAACAAGTGTGAGCACAGGAACGCCCACTGTAACATCCTCTGTGACACGAACAGCAAGTCGCTCAGGCACAGTTACAACCAGTTCTACCTCCAGTGCGTCTCAAACGACCTCTGAGACAATCACAAATACACCCTCGAGAACAGCCAGTCGCTCGTCCACGGCCTCCGTCACCCCTACCTGGACGAAAACGGGGACAGCCTGGAGCCGCACATCGACCACCACTCTAACTGCCACGCCCTCTAACACTCCCTCTATAACCCCCTCGGCATTGGCGACAGTATCCAATACGATCACAAATACGGGCACATCGAGTTCCGCTGAGACTCAGACCCAGACCATATCGGCGACCATAACGGCCAGCAGCACAGAAACGCCCAGTTCTACTACAACCCCTTCCAATACTCCTCCTAATACAGGAACTCCATCGACAACAGGAACAGGAACAGGAACGCCCTCCCTAACAGCGAAGGTCACAGTAACACCCTCTATCACCGCCGAGCCCACAAAAACCCCCTCTGTGACTCCCTATCCCACCTTAACCGCCAGTAAAACCTACACCTATTCGTTGACCGCCTCCAATACAATAACCCCTACTATAACCGCCTCGCAGACATCGACGAATACACAGACGTCCACTGCTGCCATAACAACCACGCCCACACAAACTAGCACAGGCACACCCTCATCATCTATAACAGGATCAGGAACTGGCACACCCACTGTCACATCCACAGATACACAGACAACAACCCCATCAAACACTGGCACAGAGACTCCTAGTAGAACAATAACACCCACTGTAACAGCGAGTGTAACAGCAGCCCCTACAAGTTCAGAAACAGCCACTAAAACTGGCACTGCCTCGATAACACCCAGCAATACGCCATCAGAAACACCCTCCTCAACAATGTCGAACACAATCACATCCAGTGTTACAGCGCTCGTCACTGATTCTCCCTCCGCGACAATAACTCAGACAATAACCCCCACCAAGACAGGAACCATGACAATGTCTGTAGGTGCAACACACTCACAGACAAAACCCCCTCCCACTACTACACCATCAGGCACACCCACTATCCGTGCCTCCAAAACGCCCAGTCCTCAGCCAAGTTTATAGAAAGGTTTCATTCGACAAATCATTAATCGTGCTGGCAAATACAGCTGGCTGTTGATTAACGAGGGTTGGCTCAACAACCAAAACATCTAGCTGCTTTGTATTTGCCAATACCTCATATTTGTTATCAATTATCATATTAATAAAAGAAATATTGCTTAATATTTTATTTATATGCATATTATTTACTAAATATCCATGTGTTCCCCATAAATCACCCTCATCATCTACATGATAAATATTATCCACTACCTGTGCCCCCTTAATACTATTCAGATTTCCCAAAAATAATATATCAAACGGCACATTTTTCTCCTGTATTTTTTGAAGGGCGTCGTTCACATCCTTCAAAAAGTTGTCCGAAACAATATTGAAATCATCCTCAAAAATAATTGTATATCCTGATCGTTTCGGTATCTGTTCTATTAGTTTTACATGACTCATAGTGCAACCGATTCCACGCAGCGCCTTCTTATCCGCATTCTTGTATTTGGGATCTATGATTCCACTAGCGATCAGTTCATTTACATCCAATCTCTCACCTTTGACAGCATCAAAAATCTGAATCGGTTTGCTAATTTTCTTCTGTTGTTCCTCAATATTCTTTAACCGATCCTTGTGTTGTAAGGAAATAACATACATATCAATGTCATTTGTTTCAAACCCTTCTGATAACCTATAGGTTGAATTAAATACAATATACACAACGAGCAATATAATTAAAATATAAAGCCCATAAATTACATGTTTCCTCAACATTCTTACATAATCATTAGATTTTTGTGCCGTCTATAATCGGACCATACACCATCAATAAATTCACGATATTTTTCGCCAATAATACTGTGCCCGTATCGTGTATAATGACTTATAACATCCTCCTTTTCGTATAGTAGATTGCTACTAATGCCTTTTGTGGCATCAACAGGATCTAATAGGTAAATATTGTGTTTTAAACAGAGAGCCTTCAATAATTCTACTAATTCATAGCGAGTCCCATGTGTTCGCGTATAGATATGTGTTACAATGACGAATGGCTTTGGATAGAAGAGACGCTTTAGCGCCAAGAGATCCTCTTCAATGTCTGAATCCGAGAGTCTTCCAACTTCAATATTGGAAATATCATGAAATCGGTATCTCGGTTCCGTCAAAATATGATGAACGTAGTTACCCTTATATTTATAATAGGCTCGACTGGCAATTTCTACCACGAATAGGTCTGTGGCATTGTATTCATTCTGGAATTCTTCGGACTTGATCGGCTGTTGCTTCAAAATTCCTGAACGAAACAGATGCTGTGTATTGGAGGGGCTAATATCACCTTTGCAGAATTGAACGGCCTGGACGGCCTCCTTAGAATAATGGGGATACGTCAGCTGTTCGCGAATGCTCGTGATATCGTAATAATTATAGAGCGAATCTTGGCGGCAAGAACCGAAAATTGTGATTATCATAATGGCAGTATGCTGCTATTATGATAAGTATGTCATTAGGTCGATATTTATCTACGCAAGGGACCGACCTGAAGCGCAATGTCATCACCATTGGCCTCGCGCATCATATGGGTTAGATTGGGAAGAGCCGGCATGGAGGAGATAGGAAAGGTGGGAAAAGCATCGGGAACAAGAACACCTAGCACTGAGATAACAACCGCTCCACTGATAAAATCCTGAGCGAATGCGATGGGTTTATGATCCGCATCCTTGTATTTGGAGGCAATGAAGGAGAGTGCCATGAACGCGAGACCACCAACAACAATCCAGGGTAACCAGGGAGGCATTATTGAGAGGGGCGGGAAAAAAGTCGCGTTAGGATAGCACATCATAATCTGACGCATCCATCTCCATCGGCTTTTCGGGGGGATTTAGATCCTCCATATCATCCATATCGAGAGGGGTGGATTCGTCATCCAGAATCTTCAAGCCACCGTCATCGTCCTCCGTAGAGGACTCCTGGAGCATATCGGTTCCCATGTCATTATCGGAATCGAAGAAGGAGTTGTAAGCGGCAAATCCGACATGGCCCTTGCCGGTATCTATCCGAATGAGGGGCGGATCATTGGAGGAAATATCGGTAGGTGGATTAATGATTTCATTAATAGGTTTTGGTGCGACGGATAGGGTGTTGGCCGAGATATCTAGAGTTGGACTAATATCCTCTTTTGCTTCCTCGGCGGCCTCTTTCTCAACCTCCTTTTCGACTTCTTTCTCGGCCTCCTTTTCAACCTCTTTTTCAACCTCCTTTTCAACCTCTTTTTCGACTTCTTCCTCCACCTCTTTGTCCTCTTCGCCCTTCTCATCGTCGTCCATGGAGACAAAGTCACGCAAAATGCTCTTCACGGGAACCATGGAACGAACCGCCTGCAAAATACCCTCACCTAACAGGGTCTCCACAGAACGATAGTTCTGCTGCTTTTCGATCGCCGGAATGTTCTCGCGAAAAAGGAAGCTCGAACCCCACAACAGTTTCGAGGTCTCACAGAGCACCTTAAACAGGAAATGCTCGACCTTCGGCACCGTTATCTGAACCTTCTTCTGCTTGTTGCTAACACGGATCGCCGTCAGAACCTTCGTATGTGCGATGAAAACTGCCGTCAAGAGATCCTCCAGATAGTCGCAGCCACAGCTAGTCTGAATCTGGCTGATCTCCGTATTCACCTTCTCCATATTCCATTCTGGAATGTCATTCAAGAAGGTCTGAAAATGCCACAACAACTTCTTGAGATCATTCGTCTTTACACTCTCCTCTCGCGCCTTCTCCAAGATTGTCAAATAGAACTGAAAATACGAGGGAATCAGAATCCCACACAACTGTTTTGTGTATTCGGATCGTGCGTCGGAATAGACACCCGCAATGGAATCGCTCATTCTTATCACACCCCACTCATTCTATCGATTCAAGTCAACGCGCTGCATACGACAAAAACGCCCATAAAGACCCCGCCGCCTCCAGGCATTCACCGTAAGGTCCCAGGAGTTCGGGATTGTTCTCTAATGTGGCCTGAATGAGTGCCCTCGGATGAAAGGCCTTTGCCTGATAGGTCGGGATCTCGGCCGCCTTTAAGTCCTCAGCGGCTTTAAGTTCTTCCCGCCGTTTCGCACAGACATGGGTCCAGGTGGTCGGCTCATAGATCTGGAGATGGATGGCCTGTTGAACCCTGCGATAACTGTATTCATCCTGGCTGAGATAGGTGAAAATACTTGGAACATCGATGGACGAAAAGCGGCTGCGGACCCACTCCTCGAGTTCTGCGCGACTCGGTTGCTTGATTCTCTGAATGATACAACGACTGCGAATGGGTTCCTGGAGCTTTCCCGGATCGCGGCATTCCAGGATAAACTGAACGTCGGATGAATGCGTTTCCAGAATGCGGCGCAAAAAAGCCTGGGCCTCGGGCGTCAAGTCATCGGCACCTTCGAGCCATAACACCGTCTGTTCTCGGCGGCGACCCCAGATATGGAGCTTCTGGCGGCCCTCTCGGAGCGTGCGATCCTTGCGACACGAACAGGTGAGGAGCTGCTTCCTCTGCTGCTTCGCATATTGTTGAATCCAGTGACTCTTGCCGGCGCCGGGTGGGCCAGCCACTATGATAGGCGTCTGTGAATCACTCATTACAGAGGTCTCTCATCCACAGTTTAGGTTCTAGTTGTCATATAATAAATGTCCCATGAAGGTCGACCACATGGAGGTCGAATGAATATTTCGCATATACCAGTCCTTGCATGCGGTCGACATGGTCTGCCACTGCTCGGGTGTGATCGCCTTGAGAACATCGGAGACCTCACTCGGTCGATTTACGCGGACATAATGGACCCCTTCCACAAGGGGCTCCTGATAGTCCGTCGTATTGACATTCGGAGTTACAATGGGAACTGTACCGAAGGCCATAAGTTCCACTTCCCGATGACACTTGACTCCATATCCACGTAGCGTGAGTCCGAAGCGCGCCTGAGCGAGTTTTTCAAGATATTCCTTTGCGGTGAATTTATGTGCCGAGCCACTCGTCAAATGGAATTCGGATACGCTACTCGACCAATCCTGGCTCGTCCGGTGCTGCTGCTGGATCGCATTCTCATAATTGCCGATAAAGAGGCTCTCAATCGAACGCTCGGCATATCCACGATTCGCAAGCCCCTTCATTATGAGCCCCTCCACAAAAATGGGTCGCCGCGGCCAATAGATCCATGGCCGGGCATCAAAGCCAGCACCTATCAGTGCTGCCCCGTCATTTGCCATATCACAATTGCCGAGATAGACACTTGTGATAAGTGGAAAGTCGGGCTCCGTCTGAAACCACTTGATCGTATCGCGATCATAGAGCATGATAGCGGGTTCTAAAACTAGATTCTTTGTCCCATCAAATATCACGGATATGTCCTGTTTATTCTTGCTCTGAATCAACATGATCTCTTCACGAAAACTGTCATTGGTATGGGTCCAAGGATGAGGCATGGGTTGCTTCGGAACATGAATGGTCCAAGAACCATTCATAATGCGACCAATAATAGTGAGTTCTTTCGCTCTTCCAGCATTCTTTAGAAGGCTCATGACGAGATTATTGAAATAGCCGACAACAGGATCACTTGGACTCTTAGAAAAGTGCGTATGAACGAAGGCGACCGGCAATGACTTATAGGTGAGTTGGCCCTTGGTTGTCGCAAAATGGCTGATGATCTTATTGGGATCTTCATCCGATTGATTCAGGCGCCACCAGGAAATATTGCATTGTTCGCCGAACTCAAAGAATGGATAGGACCTGGCAAGATCTTCGATGGATGCCTGATCGAAGAAGCGAGACGTCTTCGTGAATCGGCGCCAAGCCTCTGGAACGGTCGGATCGGAAGTCCAAAGGGCTCCGCCGTTGTAATATCCGAACTTGTCTGTGTCGCGTTTTCGTATATAGTGAGGGGAGACACCTAATCTCTTTGTCCTATCAACCGTTATAGGATTGAGAACAAGAATATCGCTATCGAGGAAGAGCGTATCGGAATAGGCCTTGAGAGCAAGATCAATTGCGGTCGATTTCATCATTTGAAAAGTCGTCCAAACACCTTTGGCCTCCATCTGTTTTCGATTGAGTCCTGTATACTCATTGAGACATGTATGGAACTCGACTCGGACACGCAGAGGGATGGATAGGGATTGAATGGCTTTCTGGGTGGGTGTGTCAACTAGGCAGATTACGGGGGCACCTGGGTGATGAACGGAGAGGGATAGGAGGAGACCAATGAGCTCATTGGCACAGGATTCTGTGGCAATGGAACAAAAAGATGCTGGATTCATGCGCTATTGCTATATTCGAGCTAATAGTTTAGGTTCTAGAGAATGTTTTCATAGAGTAGGGATGGGATCTATGAGTCGAAGCAGAAGCAGAAGCAGAAGCATGAGTCGAAACAGTCCAGAACAGTTGCTGCGTAAATTGATGATAAGATGTAATATATCGGAGAGGGCTGCTAAAAAATTATACAATAAGATTGTAGCAGATAATTCCACAGCATACGTTCAACTAAGAACAAAATGCTTACATGAGGGTCTTGATATCGATGAAGTTAATGACCTCTATTCGAGAATTCAGGAGTCAGGATATATCGGTGGAAAACGTAATAAGACGCAACGTCGCAAACGCCGATGTCATTAACGCGTCGCAATCATACGTTGAGCGATCATTCTCTCGTCCTTTTCGGCGTTCTGGCGAAGACTCTGCATCAAGGGGTTATTATCCACTTGATCCACGACATCATACATATTACGCTCCCTGGATACATCGAGTTTCAAAGGGACACGGTATTCCATGCGCCCAATATCGCCGACACCCGAGGTCATGCCCTCGCCACCGCCGATGGAGCGGTTCAAGGCCATGGGGCGATCGTTGATGAAGTCCGTATCCAGCTTCTTGGAGTTCTGCTTGCCAGGGTCGCCGTTGAAAAGTGCGTCCTGACCGGATCCGGCGATTGGCTTGCGTCCTCGGGCGATCTGCTCCTTATTGGGGTTCGTGCGCATGTTGTAGGCGAAGGTCTCATCCATCTGGTCCTGTGAGGCCGAGATACCCGGTCCATTCCAGCTCAGATTTGCAGACAACTGAGACTTCTGAGTGGGCCTGGCAATATCATCGGGATCATAGACCTTGAGTCTGGCGGGCGCCGAATCAGGCCCAGCAATACCTGGGCGATCGAGGTAGATTGTCGATTCCTTAACAGTCGTTCTGGCAACATCCTGAGGATCCCAGACAGTCACCATTGGCGCTCCACCTTCATAACGAACAGGGGTGCCCGTCTGTCGGATGTTGCCGACCGTCTCTGCGCGGCGTGTAGGGCGAGCAATATCCTCGAAGGGCTGGATAACCTGACCGGTGTCCGCGGGGGACAAGTTAGTTGCCATGACACGCTCAGAGGTCTCATTACGCTCATTGGGACGAATCTCAATACTCGACTTTCCGTAGTCTGCCATATCATTGCCGACGGCCTTCGTATAATAGGTCGTCATATCCGCGTTACGATATCCGGCGCCACCATATTGCTGAGCCATAGGTGTCCTGTAGGATCCCGTCACGTAGGACTCCCCGTAATCCTGGGAAGATCCTGGACCCGTATAGGCCACCGAGGTCTCGGGACGCGTGGTGAAGGGCATGACCTGGACGGGGCGCGTGGAGGCCTTAATAAGTTCACCGTTCGTCACAAAAAATCGCTCGCCGGTCTCATCGATGTAGAAGGTATCAGGCTTGTATTTGCGGACCTCACCAGGATCGTTGGGGCCATTGGCAGCGAAGCGCGAGCCGGGCACAATCTGGTTGTTGAAGGTCTGCTTGGGATTCGTGGCCACACGCAGCTGGTCGGTGTCCTTGGGTCGCATGATTTCATTAACTTCCAGCTGCTGGAAGCCACCCTTGCCGGTGAGACCGAACTTCTCACCAATGCCCGCACCAATATGAATGGGCTCAAAGGGGCGCTCACCATTCCTGGCAATGGGATCCTGAACGCGACTCTGAAAGAAGTCCGTGTTGTCCTCCATGCCGAAGGGATTCCCATATGGCGCCCTACTCGTCTCAAACATGTTCTCAACCTCGCGCTTCTTGATCTGTGTGCTGCCACTGCCAGTATATGCGTCGAGTGTCGACATGTTCCTGTCGGAAATGGTATTCTGCTTCATGCGACCACCAAAGAAGGGCTGCATATTGTTATGCTTGTAGTCTTGGGACGCAATTCGCTGACCTGAGAGGGGAGAGATCACATACTGTCCGTCCATGTAGGTGGGATCCTCTTCGATTCCATCATTACGGAACTCTACGAGGGGACTATTGTTCTCGGAGCTCACAGGATCGGGAGTGAATTGACCGGGACGGCCCTGTGTGGGCGCTAAAGGCGGTTTCTGCGTGGCATAGCCAAGTGCTGTTCCGTAAGGACCGGGTTTGGGTTCCGACGGATAGGTCTGGCCGTTGGGGGTCTGATACATCATATCCAGCTCAGGGCCGAAGCCGACGGCGGAGGCACCCTTTGGCGTCTGCGTGAGCGCCTGGTAATCGGGTGCCCTCTGTGCAGGATAGAACCCCTCGGTGATCGTTTTCTGCTGCGCCAGCATCTGGGACTGTAATTCTTCTGGCGTATATGGCCTAGGATCTGGCTTTTTTGTAAATCTGCTTATAAGATATCCCGCCCCCAAAAGGCCACCGAGCACAGCGACTTCCATCTCTATGGTGTCTTGGCATTTTACGTTGCCGTCTAAAGATACACTTATATGTATAGGTATCCGATGGAATCATTTCGAATTATCGCCCCCATATCTCAATTAGAACGAATTGTCCCTGATCGGCTTCGAGCCACTGATTTTATTCGCTGGGGATCTGTTTCCACCATGAATGAAGATACTACGTATCAGAACGGAAAACTGGCACTACCGGTGTCAGTGTTCCGCAAAGGTGATCCAGAGCCTCACATCTATCCTGTCAATGCCTATATTCGTATATATAGCAATGGCACAGTTCAACTCATATCGAAGCATCCCTTGCCTTAGTGGAGAGAGCCACATCGCGCACCCCTATGCGTATTGTAAATCTCCTTGTCGAGATCGCGACTAGGGATGAAGAAGTCGAAGGGCGTCTCAAAGGACTCTTGGGGATTGTGGAAGAGAGTATCGAAGCGATTCCAGCCGGTCGCCCTCAAAGTACAGGGAGGATCCACTAGGCGGGCGAAGGTCATTGGCACAACTTCGTCGGGAGCATTGACAAGGGGCAGCTTGTTAAACATGTTCTTGCTGGGATTATAGAGATCCTTGTCATCACGAATACGGCTGCTGAAACGACCGACACCGCGGAGATCCGTTTCGACGTCGGTGCGCCACTGGCCCTCGGGCCATGATGCCCCGCTCATTTGAAGGCGAACCGTGGCATTGGATGGAAAGGTCGTGGGGCAGCGTGCCGCCGGAGCATTTAACTGATAGCGCCCTGCGTATGTGCTGATGCGATTGTCGTCGACCTGGTGAAAATCATCATATTTATTGCGCGTGGTGGATTGTTGTTTTGTCGGACAACTCATTTGATTCCCTATTGGGGGACATCATTATTGCTGAGCTAAAGCTCGCCAATAATGCTTCCCCCCATACCCCCGAACCTAGCTAATCTTGATGACAGGGGGTTATGGGGGAGGCTAGTCTGGGCCAAAAGCCCAGACTAGATGTCCCCCAATAGCTTAAAGGTGCTGTTCTTAATGACGGATAGGGATGTCGACGACGAATCAAATATCGGTATCACAGGCTCTCGCAGAGCTCAAGCTGCTGCGAAAGCGTGTTGAGAATGCGATTAAGCAATCAAATCTGATTGTGCTGAAGAAGAAGCGGGATCTTCTGGATGTCGGTCGCTTCTCAACGGAAGCCGGCGCATCCTATCAGTCGTATAAGGATCTGCTGGCTCGCTACAATACGATTAAGGCAGCGATAGTACAGAGCAATGCTTCTACCAGTGTTAGTATTGCGGGTGTAACATATACGGTGGCGGATGCTGTGGAACGAAAGAAGACCATAACTCTGGAAAAGGATATGTTGAGTAGGATGCAGCATCAGTTTGAGATGGTGAATCAAGAGTACACCAATCACGCAAATGCTGAGAATGTGAGGGTAGAACGCCTCATTCAGACGGAGTTGGGGAAGGATGCGAAGACCAATGTGGAGGTCATTACGCAGTTGTCGGAGACCTTTTTGGCGCAGAATAAGGCGGAGATTGTAGATCCGCTGGGTTTGGCGAAGGAGATTGCGGCACTCAATAAGTCGATTGAGGAGTTTGAGACCAAGGTGGATTGGGTTCTGAGCGAGTCGAATGGAAGGACAACGATTAACATTTAGTAAAGGGGGTATGGGGGGAGCTTGCTCCCCCCACAGGGGGTAAGGGGGAGGCGCACCCACCGCTAAAGGCGGTGGGTGCGAGGTCCCCCTATAGCGAATGTGCCAAAGCTATCCAAGTATAAAATTCGCATTTTTAACGTCTGTTAAAAGCGCAAACTTTCTCAACTAGCAAACCAGGAACTAGAAACGAGGAACAAGGAATTAACAAGTACTGGCAAGCCCCTGTGTGGCTTGTAAATAGCATTCAATAAGTAGCAATTAGCAACTAACGATAAAATCCAAGAATAAAAGACCTCTCTGTCGGTAAAAAGGTAGAGAGTAAGGGTTTGGATAGCAACCCTGGTGCATCTTCTTGGCTGCTATAGGGGGACCTCAGATATTGGGAGGGGCTGAAAGCCCCTCCCAATATATGCCATTTGGTGTGTTGCTAAGCAACACACCATCCCCCCTTACCCCCTGTCTGGTTATAATCAACTCACGCAACTTAATTAGCAATAATTAGACAGGGGGTTAAGGGGGAGGCCAGGTCGGCTTTGCCGGCCTGGAGGTCCCCCTAATATTTTTCGGGGTTCTTACACACCTCATTCTTAATGGGGGCCGGGGTCGGCATGCCAGGATAAGCCCACATTTGATAGGCCGGCAGATGCATCGGACTCACATCAATATCGAGCTTGATCTTCAGATTATCACGCTTAATCTCCCTCTGATTCTTGGGCGGCGGCTGGTATTTCCTCCAAGGAGCAAACGTATTCGGAATATTGATTCCCCTGAGATCCGATTCGACATCCACGACATTCCCCTCCGCAACGGAGACCTCGTTGCCCCCCACCAATCCTAAGATATGTCGCTTGGGTGTCGGTGAGATATATTCCGTCACTAAATAGCTGTATTTCTGTGGATTTTCCTTTTTCTCCCACGGATGGCTTTCGGTCGGTCCGAATGCTTCACTGATAGATGCCATTCTCTATTGGTGCTGCGTAAAATTTGAAACACAAATTATCCAATCTAATTCAATAGAATGGGTCTCACATCATCCAAGCAAAAGCGCTCAAGTCCAGAGGAGGTTCTGGCAGGTCTCATGCCAGTTAAGCAGACCCCTCTTCCAGAGCCACCTCAGCCCACACTCAAGCCCACCCGAATCATCAGCTTGGACGGAAATATCGGTGTCGGAAAGACAACTCTGATCGAACGTATCAAGGAGCGCTTTCCAAACATTATCGTTGTCCCCGAGCCGGTCGACATGTGGACGCAACTTAAAGACAATGAGGGCCGCAATCTACTTGAATTGTTCTATAAGGATAAGCAGCGGTGGGCCTTCAGCTTTCAGCAGGCGGCCATGCTGAGTCGCCTGCTCCTTCTCCAGAAGGCAGTGGAGGATGCCAAGCCGGGCCAAATCATTCTCTCGGAGCGATCTGTTCTGACGGATAGGTTCGTCTTTGCCGAGATGCTCCATCACTCGGGAGATCTCAATCCAATCGAATGGACCCTCTATCAGTATTGGTATAAGGCCTTTGGATCCATGTTGCCGATGGCGGGACTCTTATATATTAATACGGGGGTGGATACAGCATATCGACGCATTCAATCCAGAGGGCGAGGAGGGGAGGGCGAGATTTCCAAGGAGTATCTGGAGGCCCTCGACCGACAGCACAGGGCCTGGGTGGCAGGCACAAATCTCCAGAAACAGGAGATTTCCACGGAGGATGGTGTGGATATTGAGACAACTATGAAAATATTGGAGGAGTTCTTTAACCGAATTTAATAGGGAGTATAAAGAAGTCTTAATTAACAAATTATTAGGGGGGTAGAAGGATAGGCTCCCCAACTGCTCTCTTGGCGCAGTGGTAGCGCATCTGTCTTGTAAACAGAAGGTCCCGCGTTCAATTCGCGGAGAGAGCATTTAGGGTGTATTTTATATATAAAAAATTATTGAATTTTTTATAAATAAAAAGTGATAATTGGATAAAAACCTACAGGAGGGATGGTGTGTTGCTTAGCAACACACCAAATGGCCTGGTCCCCCACTAGCAGTTAACATCTCTGAGATAAGAACGGGTAGGAATGCCACCATGGATCCACCCCTTGGCCGCCACCTCAGGAACCAAGTTGCTAGGCTTCTGAACGTTCTCCTTCAGAATAGGAATCATCGGGGTATACTGCTGAGAGAAGAACTGTTCCGTCACAGTTCCGCACTCCTTCCCCATACGCACCTGTTCTGAATGCTGAAGGAGCGACTCCAGATCCTGGTTGCCCCTGCCTCCCGCCATATAAGGGACGGATAGGAAAGGGCGAGCCTGGGACCTCGTCATGCAGCGATTCACCTTGAATCCTGGCTGATTTCGCATATAGGAATCAGCATCAATGGCGGCGTTGTTGTATCCGTAACCCTCGCGAGGATAGATAAGAAGCTCATTGACCGAAACAGGATTTACACCGGACGCTTGAGGAACAAGATTGGTTGTTTGGTATCGGCCAGGCCCCACACTCTGTGAATAGTAGGATTGGATCCCGCATAGATCATCCCTTGAATGGGTCATTCGATTTATTCCGAGTTCCATTGTCTCTCTGGAAGCGTTATAGAAAAAATAACTCTCAACTTTAGAGAGATGGTAAAAGACTCACAAACCAGCCGGTTCTGCCGGTGCATCAAACATGTACGGAACACCATTAAACCGCGAAAAGGCCAGAGCAAGGAATCAGGGGCCATCGCCGTCTGCGTAAAATCCGTCCTTCAACGAACACGAGGCCGCACGCTCAAGCGATTCCACTGTAAGACACGAAAAGGGAAGAAGGGCCGAGTGATAACACAACCGGCACTCCAACAGGGTGGAAAGCGTAGAAAATATGTTGTTGAATTGGCGAACAGCATTGAAACCATTTCGAAGCATCCAGATATGGATATAAGTGTTAAAGTGTTCGATAGTAGAACAAAGGAGCATATTCTTTTGAAAAAGGGCGACCAGCTAAAGATCCCTTCCCTAGAAGCGTTTAATAACAATTCATCCGATGACCCCTATACATATGACACGGCCACCTTTCGACTACGTAAATTTCGTGATAAGAAAACAGGCGAAGAGTATAAACAGTATATTGTAACGGGACTCATATTTATCGATCGACTAGGATTCAAAAACAAGTTAACCAGTGATCGCTTCGATCAATTTTCCCGCGAATTTACCCTTACATCACTCGGAGACATGTTTATGAGTCCCTCCAAAAGTGGAAGTAAAAGTCGTTCCTCCAAATCTTTACGATCCTAACCACACTTGAGGAACACCTGCGGACCCCCGTTCTGTGCAGTATTGTCCTCCCTCCTTACAGGTGAGCCCCTCAATCTTGTAGAGCCAGTTCTGGAATGATTCGCGATCATTTGGAACAGAGGTGGATGGCTGAGTCACAAACTGACGCTGGCTCTGAGACTTGCCGAAGATATCGGTAGGATCTGAGAACCATTCAACACGAAAATAGTCATCAAATGCCTGCTTGACAATAGGGTCATCAACTGGCGCGGCAGGGGGCCTATCCGGATTGTATTTATATTCGTCCAAGAGAACATTCATAAAAAGGTTCTTGGCGCTAGGCGGCGTATAGTTGGGAAGCGCAGGACCCGAATAGGGTGCCGCATCATTATAGGGTAGCGCAGAATCCACCCCCACAATGCTATTGACAGTGCGTCTATAAGATCCTGTAAAGCCCTCCTTCATAGGGGCATTGTTATTATCCTTTGCTTCATAATGCTCCTTTGACTTCTGCTGGCCCTTTGATTTTGGTGGGGCAGCTGTCATAATAATGACCGTAGCAACGATCATAGCGAGCAATAGGCAGACAGCGAAGGACATGAGGCCGCACACCGCCGATCCGAAGCCACCGATAAGAATGGCTAGAACAAGAAGCCGGACTAGAAAGTTCCAGATCTGCGCCTCACATTGCGGCGTATAGTTCAAATTGAAATTTGTGAATAAACCGACAGGATCTTCCCAAAATGGTCTTTCACACGTCGACATCCCTGAATGAACGGGTGGTTTTATTTCTTATTCTTCTTGGCATCCAACTTCTTTCGTAAACGCTCCTTAACAGCGCTCAATCGTGCCGAGCCATCACGACCCGCCGCACGTGCCATATCCATGTCCTCGAAGCCAAAGGTAGACTTCAGTGATTCCATCATCCCCATCATATCCGCATTCCCTGCGAACTCCTTCATGAGCTCCTCGGCCTCTGCGGCGATCTCCTGGGGTCGAATCGCACCCGACTGGACTTTCTGCTGGAGGCGCTTCCCAATACGCTTTATGATCCCCTGGATCTTATCGGGGCTCTTGGTGAAGAGCTGTACGAGGAGATCAAAGGCCCGGGAGGGGCTCTTCTCGCATTCCGCCATAACTTCAGGGGTCAATCCCAGATCCTCAGGCTTAATATCACGCACAATCTCCTCTGCGAGTTTTGCGAGCTGTCCCTTCAAAAATCGCTCGGGCAACTTCGGCATCTTGAATCCCCCAGTATTTCCCGAGGCATCCTTGGACCCAAAATCGAACATCTTAGAGAACTTGCCGAGCAAGCCCTCAAAATCGACCTTCCCCAGCTTCTCCTTCCAATCCCCCATGACCTCGTCCATCCATCCCTTTCCGTGTTCCTCGGCAGATCCGAAGCCCTCCAGGAAACAGCACATCGTCAGGAGGCGCACATATTCCCAGATGACCTTCTGATTCGAAGGACTTAAAGACGCCCACACAGCATCCGTGAGCTTGACGCCGGGGAGAACGGCCCCGCAATTTACAGTAGAATCAGCCGAGACCTTGACAGTTGCCTGGAACTGCTGGAGGCGCTCAAGGGGCGTGAGTGCGAGGGCTGCCCGTAGCTCCGCCGCCAGCTCGGGAAAGGTTGCGAGGAGCTCCTTCGCAAATTCATCGTATTTTGTTTGGAATACAGAAGGGCCTTCGGGCACTACTGTATTCTTTGCTTCCTTCTTGCTACTCATTTACTGATAGGGATCATTTACAAACACCCTATTTGTCCTCACTTGCCAGGAGGTGTTATGCCCTTGAGGCGCTCACAGAGGACACAGAGCACCTTGAGATACTTCCAGATGGCGTCCTGTGTTGTTGCGGAGAGGGTAGGCCAGTGCTTGTCGAAGATGGTGATGGCGGGCATGATTTCATTGAACTGATTCTGAATCTTCTGTCTCCCGTAGGCATTTATCATATCTACATTGCGAATGTCGATCGCTACATGCAACTCCTTGTAGATGTGTTCGTAGAAGAGATCGAGTATGAGCGCTGGATTGATCTTTTTGGCGCCCTTGATGGCTTCTGCCGCCATTTTAATGGACTTTTCTTCAGGGATGGTCTCACTCAGACTATCGAAGAACTGAACCATCTGATTTGTAAAAGCACCGAGAACGGACATATCGCAACCTATATATTAGTGTGTGATCTATCTTTAAACCTGCTCTAAGATTGTAGCTTAGATTAACCAGGAAATATGCCTCCTCCCCTAAAGGGGCGGAGGCAGTCCCGTATGTAAGACTCATTCTCTGAGCTTTTAGCTCAGAGAATGTATGGCTCTAAGAAAGCAAAGCTTTCTTAGAGTGACGGGACTTACTTACATGCGGTTCGGCCCCTTTGGCAACCCAGAATCACGACTCGACATATAATTCTTCATCTGATTGTCGAACATCTGCTCCTTCTTACTCATTTTACCAACAATCTCAATAGTATTCATCGAACCTCCCTCCTTTGAACCGTGTGCCGCAGCACCGTTCAAGAAACTGAAGCCATTCTCAGATCCCTGAAGCCCTCCATTTCCCTGAGCCATGGTATCCTGATCCAAGAACGTATAGGGGTCATTGTATCCACCGCCCCCTCCCATAAGACCAAAGGGCTGGGGATCTGCCGGTCCCTGCTGACTTTCACTATTCGTAATCATGGTGTTCTTACCTCGGCCACCCCCCTCTTTCAACTTGCGCTCATAGAGCCAATTCATGACATCGGAGTCCGTCCGGGGATTTGGCTCTCCAGAAATGACAAGGGTCGGCACCTTCTTGAGCCAAGTCGGAAGGGTCGGTCGATTTGGGCCCGGATCCACGCATACATACTTAAATTCTCCCTTGTAGGGCGTCTGCGCAATTTCTGTAATAAATGCTTTGCACCACTGGCAGTTATTCGAATAGAAACAGATATGAATAGGTGCGCGACTCATCCTACCGTTTGAACTAAAAGTTTACGTTGTAGAATATCACACACCATAAATTTGATACCCTCACAACTTAACAAGATGGCTATAAAGTAGAGTAGGAATGCAGTTCGAAAACTATGAAGTTGAACGTGGCGTATTGGCAAAATTCACCTTGGCTCCCACCCATGTTGCCTATGCAAACACTCTTCGCAGACTCATCATGACGGGCGTTGAAACCGCCGGATTTCGGGCGGATATGAAGGAAGGAACCACAACGGATGTCAAGGTCGAACTCAATGATACGCCCATGACCCATCAGATGCTCGCGCATCGTATCGGTCTCCTTCCTCTTCATGTGGAGCGCCCCTTGGAAGCCGATCTCGAATCTCTCACCTTCACAATCGATGTCACGGCCGAAAAGGATTCCTTTCGCGATGTCACCTGTAAGGATTTCATTATTGAGAAGGGTCGCGGAGAGGGTCTAGAGCCAGATCGCATTCCTTATGATCGATTCTTCCCCGAAGATCCCATTACCCGTGACACGTGCTTAATTGCGACCTTGGCACCTGGAACTGGCCGCGTTAAATTCACGGCAAAGGCATCCGTCGGCACCGGACGCGAAAATGCGCGCTTCCAGCCCACCAGTCAATGTAGCTACACGTATACCCGTGATGAGGATGAAGAGCGCGTCGAAACACACTTCCGTAACTGGCTTCGCAAGGCCAAGAACCTGTCCTTTGCCGATGCGGAAAAGCCTGAGGATACCAAGGCAGATATGGAGAAGGCCGCTGGAAGCCCCAGTAAATTAGCGGCGTATCGCCGTGAATATGAGAGCATGGAGATTGCGAAGGTCTATCTGAGGGACGGAAAGGGTGAGCCATTCAGCTATGACTTCGTCATTGAATCGGACGGCCGTCTCAAGATCCCTTACATGGTTCGCAGGGCCTGCGACGTGGGGGAGGCCATGATGGGAAAATATACGACCATTGAGACGGGGGCTCTGCCCGATAAGATTCGTGTGATTCCATCACAGAGTCGTGTCATTGGATTCGACTTTGTCATGAAGGAGCAGGATCACACGTTTGGCAATATGATTCAGACCTATTTGGAGCAGAATCACATCTTCGAGGGAGAGGAGAAGGCAGATGGGCCAGTGCGAATCACCTATGTCGGCTACGAAGTGCCACATCCTTTGCGTGATGAAATGGTGGTTCGCATTGGCACGGATTCAAAGGAGACTGCGCTCAGGGCCTTCGCCCAGGCCTGTGTGGGCTGTGTGCGTATCTTTCAGCAGATGCGCGAGGCCTGGGCCAAAGCCGTGCCAGATGCTGCGGCCGAAATTACCAAGAATGCCTTTACAAAGGCCCTTAAGAGCCAGGCAGCTACTCAGGAGGCCTTTACGGCCGCAGCAGCCAAGGCAACAAAGCAGCTCCAAGAGGAAGCGGCTACTAAGAAGGAGTTCTTGGCGGCTGCTGCTAAGGCAATCGCTGAGCCAAATACTGTGGTTCAGCCGGCAAATATAGCTAAACCAGTTGGTCTTCGCAGGAAAAAATCTACAGTATAATAGGTATCAAACAGATGGATCTTACAAAGATTATGCTTTTAAGCGTATTATTTATAATTCACTGGATAGCACTATTATATTTTTCATTCTATATTTTTTTTCGTAAAAATAAAACATGCGACATATTATATATAATTTCAGTATTTGGTGTATTCCTTCAGTGGATAATTTTAAATGAATGTATAATATCATATATTGAAAAATATATAATCGATAATACATATGTTGCTGGCTCAGAGCCAGCAATACATCCTAGTTATGGGCTCTTTACCTATAGTGATAGTGTAAATCTAGTTATTACGCTAATATTCTTTAGTTTTATTATGTATAATATTTATAAATTATATAGTATTTATAATTTCCCTTATCCAAAATTGTTTATAATATTTATTGTGCTATTAGTTGCTAGTCATATGTGTTCTTCACGAATTGTTAAAATATTAAGAGATGACATAAAAAAAGAAAAAGGGCACGAATAGGGGTATATAGATATTACATAGTCTTTGGATCTAATTCCTTACAAATTTGTTCTTCTGAATGAGTTTTACAATATTCTGTATTATCAATCGTTTTATTATTTGTCAATAACCATTCATCCGCGCCAAAAAATATTACATTATAATTCCCTTTTTTATCACCTTTTTGTAAATGATGTGCTTCATGATTCGTATATAACACTTTTTTAATATATTCAGTATTTAATATTCCATTATCATAGGGCCCTTTTGTAACCGAATATTCATACTCAAAATCATGCATCGCAGCATGCGTTTTGTTCCAAATGTACTCCCAGGCAAATGTTGTAATAAAAGAAATTATAAGTAGTGGTATAATAGATATATTATAACCACTTATATATTTAGCAATAAATCCAAATAATAAAAAGCCTAATAATAACGGTATGAATATATTCCATCCCATACGAAATTTAGCATCATTTGTATGATCTTCCTCTTTGTCATTTACAGTCATATCTACATTTACATTTACATGATGATCTATATGTGATTTACATGTTTCTTTGAAATAGGGTATTTTATCTATAATAGAATTAATAGTTTTATTCGTGGTACAGTGCAATATATATTTATGCACAGTCCATTCTAAAAAACTGCTAAGCATATATATTATAAATACAAAATTAGCTAATTTTGTATATGGTAGAATTACTTTTTTATAGGTAATTATAGCAGCGCATATACCTAATCCAATTATGAAAAGACTTGTATTTTTAAAGCTATTATATTTATCAACTGATAAATCTTCAGGATCAGTAACATATCTATAGACAGTTATTCCAAAAATTAGAATTAATGCTGTAAATAATGATAAATCATATTGTTTTGTATATGTATAAGTTAATCCAAATCCTATTACACCCATGACAAGATAGCCATTTATTAAAATATGTGGACTTATTTCACATACTATATATCTTCCAGCCACTAAAACTAAAAATAATAGCAAACCTATATATACTTTTTCAGTATCATTCATCTCTAAAATATAGATAGAATATTTTTAGCTCTGATACACCTTTTTAAGGTGTATTATTGCTAAAGTAGTCCCTCTGGGACTACTTTAGCTCTGATACACCTTAAAAAGGTGTATTATTGCTAAGATAGTTTCATTGAAACTATCTTAGCTCTGATGGATTCGAATCAAGTGTAATAGTCGCGGAAGCGGTAACCCGTTCACATACTGAACGGCTTCCTGCTTTCTTATAAAGAATCCCCGTGCCTTCAGATTCCCCAAAAAGTAGCTGTGGAGCGCGAATACATGTGTCTTCCACTGGGGCGGCAGATCTACGAACTTAATTGTATGTTTGATATGCGTGCATATATAATAATTGTAGAGCTGTTGCGTTAACAAACGCACTAATTGCTCTAGCTGGTCGATGAGCTCCTTTTCCTCTGGATAATAATACACATAGGTCTCCAGCATTTTTTGTTGGCGCAGCTTCAAGAATCGCACATCCAGTCGGGGGCTATCGCCTCTCAGTGTTCGCACCATGGTATAGGCGCTCGATCGCAAGCGATATCTACGACCCGTGCCATCCTTAACAACGATCCCCTGGTGTTGCCAACCATTCGTTTCAGCAAGGGATCTCGCCCAAGCATCTAGTGAAACACCAACAGGCTTATTGAGCGCTTCCAACACCCTATTCGTCATCGTCACACAACCGTCCAAATCCACGCAACCCGTATGAATAAGAATTGCCTTTGGTTCTGTTATGCGACTCACAAGCTTATGCTCGGGATGCTGAAGCAGTAGGGACACGAATAGGGATCCTGTTTCTGTGAGATATGTCTTTATTTTATCCAGCGTCATACCCGTATCCAATAATAGACTCTGGAAGGAGCGAGAGGAATAGAAGGTTCCGGTTGCATCCAGCTTGGATCGTGTGGCGAGGCGGACCTCCCCGTCCTTCAAAAACGCATTAATCATGACGCCCTCATAGAACTCCTCATAGGTAAAGGTGCCTGCCTCTTCAGGAATCTCCTCCGTTGCCTTGGGAGGGGCTATACAGACGGGGCGATTTGTGGTAGAATCCCAGACCACAGAACGGAACCAGTTAGTATGGGGAACATTGAAATTCGATGCACCCTTGTCATAGCGAATAAGGTATAGATTCGAACCAGAGTCAATCACACGAAGACGCCCCCCCTCATAACTTTCTAAAAACTGACGCAAAGATACCCACTCGGGCCTTTCTGCCACGAGCTCTTTAAAATATGAAATGTTAAATGACATTGATAGGTCTTATAGTCATAAATTGTTAGTGGGGCTTAAGTTGCTGAGTTATTTCACTGTAGCAACTAGAGGGATGAGCGATCAGGCTTCACCGGCGTCACAAAGTATAGAACAATTCTTAGGCGTCGATAATTCAAATCAGGCACCTTCGAATACTGAAGAGGTAAATGAGGTCGTAAACGAAGTTGTGAATGAGGGAGTGGAAGATCAAGAAGAGCAAGAACAACCAGAAGAACAAGCACAGGAAGGCCAGGATATTGAGGAGTATGTGGATGATGATGCGGTCGTATCCATTGAGAATGAAACCTATGATCGCGAAAAGGTTCTAGAACTCGGAGATCGCATTCTGATTGATTCCAAGGAGTATGGTCGCGTCTGGGGTTCCGTCTACTATCGCGACAACACCCTGCTCCGTCTAAAACCTGATTCCGCCGGCAATATTCTCTATGATTTTCCTCGACGCTATGATCCCGAGGAGCGCATTGATGAATTCGAAGAGAGCCTCGGCGTAGAAGCGAGCTATATTCTCAAGAAACGCAAATCAGAATATCCTGATTTCGTGAGACAACAGGACTTCCAGGTCGGTCAGACGTTGGCCGGCATTCTCCCTAATGGAAAGGCAGGGCCATTCTATAGAATCACAAAGGTCAATGAGGAGGAGGACCGAATTAAAATGGTAAATTTGGATGACGAGGAGGATAAGGTCACTCTCAAATTCAAGTTCCGCGGCATTCCACTTGATGCCCCCTTTCGCATTCTCAGAATTGCCGCCCCCCCTGGAACAGACCTGAAGGGCGAACAGGAGAAGGCTCTTGAAGCGGCTGCAGCTGCAGAAGGCGTTCCAGATGAAGTGTTCCAGGAGGAGGAAATCGAACAGAAAGGGGATGAGGAGGGGGATTCTGATCTCGAATTTCAACCTGATGAAGAATATGAGGTTATAGCGGAACGAAAAGTGGTGCTTCCTAAGCAAAGGGTTCTAAAGGCCGCAATCACCAGCCGCATCATTATTCCTGAGGCCCTTCAGAAGGCCGATGCCGTCAACGATTTTCTGAATATGATGGATATAACCTCGCAAAAAGACACAAAGGCCATCCGAGAATGCCGCGTTCTCGTGGAAACGCTCCAGGCAATGAAACGAGAAATAACGGATTATAATGAAGACGGAACAATCAAAGGTGTTAAAAGCCCCTCTGTCAATACGCTGCTTGAACTCCTTCAAAAGGTCGATGTTCCCATGGGCCGCGCCATTCTCGACATTGAGAAGCGGCTATATTGGCCATGGAATATCCAGCGATCATACGATGAGCCAGATGAAACGAACAACCAGAAGCAGCAGTATTTCATGGTGGAAGACGATATGACAAAACCCCTACTAACAATTGCCGATGCAACCGGCGCCTCAGCCGGTGTCAAGTCACCATTGGCAAGCGCCTACATAGATACAGGGGCCGGCTCTTCCAATCAAATCAAGCACTATGTGGACGAACAGATGCGCTATGAGCGTGAAGAGCGACCCTGGGTCCCTGGCACAGGCACGGGTCCAGAATTCCATGTGCGCAAGGATCAGCAGGTCTTTCGATCCGCTATTCCCGATCTGGAGGATCCCGATCTCGAAGGATATCAGCCATCGGGTCCAAGGGACAAGGAAACAGGCGAATTCCCCTTTCCCGATATTGGCGCCATCTCCTATGGTCTCGAAACAGCCCTGACAACCACGTATCGAAAGGGTCTTAGAAGCGAGAAGGTCCAGTTGCTACCCGATGAAGCGGCCCCCCTCAACTTCTACATGCTCTTCCCCAATCAAATGGCGCCCTACATTGGAACAAAGCGTTCGGGGTCATTAGCACTCGATGCCATGCGCGGCAAGGAGACCATGGCCTGGATGGATGCCATTCTGGCCCTCCTCGGCCAGATCCAGGAGGTCAATAAGACGACGCACATCGTGCTTCTCAAGGTTCAGGGGGGAAATCTGGCGGCGAACATCTCCCTGACGGACTATCTGAACGGACTTGTGCTCCCTGGAACGGGCATCGGCGACATGCTGATCGACCTGGGAAACTACGGATTCAATGATCTCGAATTTACGCCCGAAATCTATGTCATGCTCCAGTCAAAAATCGCGGTCTATCAGGCCCAAATTATCAATATGCTGAACGCATTGCGCGAATCCATTCCGCAGATTCCCCAACCGCGCCCAAATCCCATGCTACCAATCGAGACCACGAATATTCTCGACGCCTATATTCGTCAGGAGAGGATCCTCGTCAAATCTCTCAAGGAGTTTGAGGCGCAGAATCCCACCCTGAAAATGTCCGACGTCGCCCGTGTCGCACACTTCCTCAAATATTACAGTGACTACTGGCAGGCCACCGTCGGCCGCCAGGAAGCACTGCTGATCGAGGAGCGCAATCGCACCATTAAAACAGAACAACTCCAGCTCATCCAAGATGAGGAGACAATCAAGAGAAATAAGGCCGAACGCGGTCTCCCTCCTACACCAAATACTTGCGAGCACGTAGCAAAACTGACCGCTATTCGTCGTATTGATGACGAAAAGGAGCGCTACAAGGCATTGACGAAGTTCTTGGCACATTACCAGGGCGCCCGCCGCGAAGACAACTGGATCACTTGTAATGTGTGTCAAAAAGAACTCCTATGCGTTCATGAACGACTTCTCATTAAGGCCTTTCTCATGCCCCTTGAAAAAGAGCTTATCTTCAAGGATATCAACCTCCATTTCAGCGGCGGCGTCATGCAGGGCTATTACATCTGTCGATCCTGCGGCCAGCCCATTCAAGAAATCGGTTATGATACGAGCCTCGAATTCGATGATAAGACTGGCCGGCCCAAAATCGGCCGTTCCGTTCTACAAGGCGATGACAGCTTGACAGAGAATGATGTGGAACGCATCATGGCCCTTCCCATGAAAAAGGCAGAGGACTACGAGTTCGAAGGGGATAAGATGGCCTATTACAAAATCATTCGAGAACTCGCTGAGCGTGTAGGAATCTACATGGACCGAAAGGGCTATAAACGCGTAATTAAGAACGTGGAGAAGCTTCTCAGTCTGTATCCCAGCCAAGAAAAGTTCAATGCGCGTGAGAAGAAAATGAAAGATGCGGCAGAGAGTAAGGGGGAGAAATACAGGAAGCTCGATTACCACGTGGTTCTCTCTAAGACCACGATCAGTGCTGCTGCAATTCTCCTCTTATACGAGATCCAGTCGCACATACCAGACTACGTGCCTCACTATTCGTTGCCCGGCTGCGATGCGGGGTTCGGTGGCTTTCCTCTGGAGGAGGACAGGGAGAATAAACAGGGTCTGACCTATATGGCCTGTGCGATTGCTGTGATTAGCAAGAATGAGGATCCTTGGCTTTCGGCTGGTCTCTATAAGCCGGTCAAGGGCGGTGACAAGAGGGACCAGATAAAGAGCATTCTGGATGAAATGGAGGGACCTCTTGGCAATATCCAGCGATTCCTGTCCCTAGATCAGCAGCTCATTGATAAGCGTATCTGGAAAATGCAGCAGCTAGGCCCTTCACTATCGAGTAGACCCAAGGACGTCGTGCCGGCGTCTTTTCTGCCCGAATTGGTGCTTCCCACGGTCGCCGAAGCTGCTGGTGAATCCAAGGAGCTCCCCGATGCGCGTGCCGTTGCGCGCGCCTGGATTCGCAACGCCCACGAGGCCGCGCGCAAACACTCAAAACCCGTGCGCGGCAGCCCCTTCGCAGATATTACATGCTGTAAAATCCCTATCACAAATCCAGGTGCCTTCTGGAAAGACGATTTGAGCCCTGTGCCCCTTGGCGGCCGATCGCTAAGACCCCTTCAACGCGCCCCCTTTCAGCAGTTTCACTTTGTGGAGCGACCCAAGGATGTCCTCCTCGCGGAGATCCCTCAAGATCTGACCTATCGCCTCTATATGAGTGTCTGCTACAAAGGTGATCGTATTGGCCTGCCCCACGAACCCGGCTACACCAATCTCTGCCATTCGTGCGGCTTCCAGTTCCCCACCCATCCATCCATTGTGGACCCCGATGAGGCCAAGACCGCCATTCTAAAACAGGAAATCGACACGAGCATCGATAGTTTCCAGGATCTCCTGACAATCGTACACAATCACCATCAGGTGGCCCCTTATTCCCTCGGTGATGTGGAGGCCTGGCCGGCCACACTTGAGGCACTCCGCACAGTCTCCTATGAGCCCATTGAGCGCTGGTCGAGACGCTTCGGTAAAACGATCAAGGCTCTCAATGAACTCAAGTCGAAGAACATGGCGGATACGGCGAGTATTGCCTCCGCTATCGCCGAATTCAAACTCGATGAGGATGTCACCACCGTGGAGACCTTTGTGAAAGAGGTCTTCGGCAGTAAGGTGTCGAATCCGAAGGCCCTCCAGAAATACATCAGTATTCTGGAAACAATTGCTGCCCTCCCCTGGCATAATTTCGTTCAAGTCCTAGAAACCTATTTCCTCAAGGTCGGCAAGAATCTCCTATTCCGATTCGAATCCGCCCGTCTCAACACCTTTTCGAATGAAAAGCTCGCCCCCGATACGCTCGAGAAAATCAAGCAGGCCCTCAATGTGGATAACTCTGTTCTCAATGCCTTCTTTTTTGACTTTAATTCAAAGTCAAAGCGTGTGGCCCGCGCCAAGATGCGAAAGTTCGTTCTCCAACTCTCCGAGATCGTCCATTTCAAGAATCGCATTCGCCCCCTGTATTTTGTCGGCGGAGAAGACCAGACCTTTCAGTATCTCCAACGCGCCTTCTTCTATGGACCACTCGCAGAACTCTTTGATCCCAACATGACCGCCTTTGAAACGGAAATAGAGGATGACCTCCCAGGCTATGAATCCGAGGATGATGATGAAGAGGAGGAGGAGACGATTTCAAAGGCAGCCAAACGTGACTCTGCCCTCGGAGATGCCATAGACGAATCTACTACCTTCCTTGTCAAGATTATTGCCTCCACAATTACAAATTTCAATAACTATTCGATCAGCTATAATGACGATGAGCTCAAACAGATTTTAGCAGAGAGAGCTGAAAAGGAAAAACAAGGTATGCTTACATCTATTGAGGCCATGACGCCAGAAGAGTATCGTATCTATCAGCTCCAGATGAAGCTCAAAATAGGTCGTTTCGGCGTGAATGTCAAGAAGTCTATTATTGGATACAGCATAGAACAGATAGAGCTCGAGGCCCGTCTGAACGAGCAGGCCGGCATTACCACAAGTCTGTCCGGTCCCAATTTCATGGATAATATGAAACAAGAAGGATGGGAGGAAGAGGGTGGTGAAGAGGATGATGAGGACGCACGCAACGCCGCTGAAGCCTACGACTACGACGGTGCCCTAGAGGGTGCAGATGAGTTTGATGGTGAGGATGAGGGTTATTAGGATCGCAAGACAACACTATATTTTCTGCCGATTCAATAAGGTGTTCGATGACGCTACTCTTATACGCCGGCGTTCTGTACCTGGCAGGGGTCGCCTCGCTGCTTCTCCTCCAGCCCGCCCTCATGTTCCGAGCGGACGGGTCCTGGAAGGAGTTCGGCGTGGGGCGCGACCCCGCACATTATACATGGCTCCCGATCTGGCTCTTCGCCATCCTCTGGGCCATGCTGAGCTACATGATTGTCCTTCTGTTAGCAGGGGCCAATCTGCTCCCTGGCATCTCCACCGTCTCAGAAGGCGACTTAGAATCTTTAAGTCCTCGGAAGAAATCAAAGGTACTTTCGACCCTCCGAGAATCGGAACCTGGGTATTACGTGCTGGACGTGAATGCCTCGGGTTCCGTTCCTAAATATGTGTATTTGGGCCCGGCACCGCCCAATCTCATTTACAATGATGGGTCGAAGGGAGAACGAATAGGGCCTATTAGTGGTGAAAGCACTGACTAGGCAATAATCATAGTATCTATTTATTTGTGTATTAGACGCAAATAAATATATATGTATACTGCTATTTACAGGCAGCGATTGATAGATCCCAATAGACACTCCACATTCAGCTTCAGAACATTGAGATCATGAATACGATCGGGGTCCTGATACTCACCCATAAGGTGGCAAATTGTCTTATGAAGGTGCTCGACGTTCTTTTTGTAGGCGCTGATCTTGTAGTCGTAGCCCTTGGCCTTTGCCAAGATCATGTAGCCGAGCTTCTCAAACATGGCCTTGTGCCAGCAGTTGACGTGCTGCATGGTTGCCATGTGCATGGGTAGGTGCTTTTGCGACCGAGATGCCTTGCGTGTCTTACCTGCCATTCTGCTTATCCTCAGAAAATAAGCGCATGTAATAGGGGATCCATGAAAACACGAAAAGGTGGTAAACTATCTGTTCCGTTCAACTCAGGGCGCATTCCACTCGATCACGGCCACACACTGTATTTCGAGGAACATGGAAATCCCGAGGGCAAACCTGTGGTCTGGCTCCACGGGGGGCCAGGGGGCGGCATGAGTCGCGCATTGACACGTTTTTTCAATCTGCGTCGATGGCGTGTCATTCTCTACGACCAGCGCGGTTGCGGAAAATCCACACCATTTGGTGTAGAAAGTCTCGCGCATAATACAACCTGGGATCTCGTCGCGGACATCGAGACCCTTCGGAGCCATCTCCAGATCGAAAAATGGGTCGTGATCGGGGGCAGCTGGGGAACAACCCTGGCCCTTGCATACGCCGAAACACACCCTATTCATGTTATATCGATGCTTTTGCGGGGCGTATGCCTCATGGAGCCCTATGAATACCGATGGCTCTACGAGAATACTGGATCTGCCAATGTGTTTCCAGAACAATGGAATAAATTTGTAGAGCCATTACCTGTTTCTGTCAGAGAGAAGGGATATGGACCCATCATGAAGGCCTATCGAAAGTTGCTGACGAGCAAGAATGCGACAATTAGGCGGCGGGCTGCGAGCCATTGGTGGAACTGGGAGAGTTCCGTGAGCTTCTTGGAGCCACGACCCGATAGATCAACAGATCGACAGGCAGAGAGCCTTGGAATCATCGAGAACCATTATTTTACACATAATGCTTGGATAAAATCCGGGCAACTTCTGAAGAATGCTGCGAAGCTCAAGAATATTCCAATAACAATCATTCATGGCCGCTATGATCTTGTCTGCCCTGTTCGTTCTGCGATTGCGCTTCATAAGGCAGCACCTCATTCGAGACTTTTTATTGTTCCCCGATCCGGTCACGGAGCAGGGGAGCTTGGAACGAAGCGACTGATTAAGGAGAAGATTTCGGAATTGCTCTAGTCGAAACTTTTACAGACCGCAGTTTTTCCATTAACTGTCATTTGGCCGAATAAGATAGCCCAGAATAGCCAATAGCCTGCGGCAATAGCCTGGGATTCTGGTCTAAGAGTCTCTATCTGCTTGATATCAATAAGACCAATAGGGTAGCCTGGGGGAAATAGGCCAAATAGGGTTACCACGGGAGCTCGAAGCATGATTAATTCTCCAACTCCTAGGCCCACGAAGGCCCATATAATAATCTGCCAGCTCGTTTTCATAACACTGTCTATTTGGATCGACGAACATTCAGCATATTGGTTTATTATAGCGATTCCGGTAGATATAATATATAATATGAATGGAATACCGATCCAATAGACCATCGTATAATTTTTCCCCAACATACCCTTTGAATAGGATAGACCAAACATAATTAAAAAACCAAATAGGGCGGTTAATAATACTAATAATAGGCTTATACTACTTTTTGACATTGACGACGAGGATGCCATCTCTGTTTAGTGGTTCCATTAATTATCTCTTTTTTCCAGCAATCGGTTAGGGATGGAAGGGGATAATGAACGAGAAGGCGAGGATGAAATAGTTTTAAACCCTCAGGTGTCAAGTGCCACTCCTACGGATGATGCTGCTGCAGAGGCTGCTGATGCAGAGGCCGCAAGTAGCATTCTAGATACATTTACTCCCGTTCTGTCGGAGAGTAAAGAAGCTGAAGAGGATAGGGCGGTAGAGCAAGTTGCTGAAGAAATCGCCGAAGAGACCGAAGCAGATAGGGAATTGGCAGCTGCTGCCAACAAAGAACGGGCAAAGTATTTGCAGAGAGTCGCTAATTTCTATAAGGAGCGCAAGGCATATCATAGTGGTAAACGTAATACCACAAAGCCGCAACGTAAGGAGTTCTGGGAGATATTTAAGAAGGGTCAAAGTGATTCTAAGCTTGCGACAATTGAAAAGGATGGAACTCTTGTTCTGAAGAATAAGAATGGCGAGATTGTGGATACTATTGCGCCCCACACCTATGAGACTCCTGATGCGGATTATCATGAGGCCATTGAGAAGAAACGACTCAAAGAGATTAAGAAGACAGAAAAGGACTATGAGGATGCTATGACAGTTCTGCGAAACACGGATAGGAGTGATAGAGGGGAGTACAAGGAGGCCATGCGCCTAGTTGAGGTGGCCGATCTGAGACTTCAACAGGCCCGATTCCCCTATAAGCATGTATTTGTTGCCTGGCCGACGCTTATGAAGAATCTGGTGTTTGATCGGAGTGAGAGCAAACGATCCGCCTATTGTTTTGTGGGGGAGCCGATGACATTACAACAGCGTTATGCGATAGAAGTGGATGGGGTGACGGCCTTGAAGGCAAATGCGGAGGAGAGGAAAACTCGAATTCAGGATGTGGATATTATCCTCGTGGGATTTGCGGAGGGGCCGCATAAGTATTTAAGCAGCTGGTATATGCGAAAAATGGACTACAGGAAACGAACGTATATATGCGCGTATCAGGCAATTATGGCGGAAATGGCGCGCAAGTTCGATGATTATGCGCGGGTAGAGAGGATTCTTGGGGCCTCGGATCCTCAAGATATGACGATTACGTGGGATCAAGTGGAGGGCGCAACGGAGAAGAAGTGGAAGGAGAAGCTTGAGAAACTTATACGGAAGGTGAATCGTGCGAAATTTATGGGGAGCAAGAAAATGTCGGAGGCACTTTTGGCAACCGGAGAGAAACACATAGGATATATTCCCCCTGAAAACGTAAAGGATCACTTTCAGGGCATTGGGTATGGACTTGATGAGGATAAGGCCTATAAGCGAAGTAGTTGGCGGAAGCATGGAAATCGCTATGGAAAGGCTTTGGAACGTATACGTGATGAATTAACGGCCTCTTCTTCTACGTCAAGGACGAAGGAAGAAGAGGAAGAGGAGGAAGAGGAGGAGGATGAGGAGGAAGAAGAGGAGGAAGTAGACGCAGAGGAGGAGGAAGAGGCAGAAGAGGATGATGAGGATAAGGCGATCGATGAAGAGGAACAGGCTTCAAATGCCGAGAAGGAAGAGGAAGAGGTGTCAACAAATATAGAGGATGAGGATTTGGATGAGGAGGATTAAGTGGGGGATTAGTGTATTGCGTAGCAACACACCTCCCCTCCATTTCTATAATGAGGGGGGTATGGGGGGAGCTTTGCTCCCCCCACTTAATTCAAAGGATACGTCTTCAACTTCGCCTCATTTGCATCACAGCTCACCTCTTTACCCGCATATTGATAGCAAACACCATTCTTATCCTTATAGGTCAGTTTACCTGTGTTCTCGGGTGTCGGATATTTAAACACAATGGTTGCCTCAGGCTTCATAAAATAGATGCCAAAAATACCTAGAATGACGCCTGCTATAAACGGCAGTATCATAAAATGCTTAAACATGGTCCCTATTACTAGGCTATACTAAAATTTTCAATTAATTTTACTATAGATAAGTAGGGAAATGCTAACAGACATCTTAAAAAATAAGATGTTTAACGTTATATTCAGTTTTGCTCTGGGAATTGGCATCATTGCTATTCTCAGACCCATCTGTACTGGCGATAAGTGTAATTTAGTCAAGGCTCCTCCCCTGAAAGACTGGGACGGATACGTATATCGCATGGGTGCCAAGTGCTACGAATATAAATCGAATATCGTGGACTGCCCGTCCGATGGATTCGTAGAATCCTTCGCAAATCGCACATCGCGACTGGCAGATCCAGAATAATTTATCATTAGAAGCGAGAAATGTCAGCAGGCACCCTCCTATCTGATCTCGGATCGAGTCCCGGTGGCAATGATGGTGATGTCGTCCAGCGCATCCTGGCCGATTTAAACACCTCGGAGAGCAACTCCAATCCCGTGATGCAGCAGTCCATGCCCCCCCCGGCCGGTAATGGCCGCGTTATCTCCAGTCCCAATCCTAATACCACGTATCCTTTAGCAATGGACCCTTCTACGGCGAACGCACACATGATCGGCAAGGCCTATCCGACCGCCGGCGATTTCGCACAGATGATGAACCAGGGAAGTCCCTCCATGGAACAGGGGCAGCAATTTGCGGGCTTCCAGCAACAGCAATCTGCTCCTGTGCTTACGCAGATCGTCCAGGGGAAGGGCTGGTTCGCCGACTACGCACAACAGTTCCGACAGCCCCTCCTGGTTGCCATCATCTTCTTCGTTGTCAGTTTACCCGTCGTCAATGTGCTTCTGGGCCACTATATGCCATCTTTGCTGAGAGCGAGTGGTGATTTAACCACGGTTGGCCTACTCGCCAAGTCCTTGGGCGCTGGCCTCCTATTTTGGACCATTCTGAATGTTCTCGTTCCTTTAGTATCTAACTAAAATAGAGGAGGAATGCTTTCGACGAGTTTAACATATATCATTTCGATGATTGCGCTTATCAGCTATTTCGTATATATTATTGCGAGACACGGCACCATCGGATTCCTGTTTTCCGCCGCCATCTTCCTAATCATGTCTGCCTTTGTCGATCACATTGAGTATGTTACAATCGGCCTTCTCATTGTTGGTCTCACGCTCAGCATCTATTTACAGCAGAGCCAGAAGAAACAGGAAGGGTTTGAGGAAGAACAGAAAGAACAGAAAGAACAAGCACAACAGGCGGAAGAAGAGGTCGAAGAGGCAACTACTGCTGCGATTGAGCCTGCTGTTGAAACACCAGGGGTTGCTTCAAGTGATGAAACGAGCTCTTCCGAACCAGCCACAGAGACTGCTATGGATACACCCCCTGCACCTTCCAAATCAGCACCGGCGCCAGCGACTCCCCAGCCCGCAATGGATCCTACCGCAATTTCAAAGGGAATCCAGGATGCGATGGCAAAGCTCCAGACTACCGCTGAAAATGCCAAGGCTGTCGCCCAGCCCTCGTCAGCGTCCGCGGCGGCTTCCACTGAAAACTTCCAGGAGCCGAGCGCGGGTCTCTTTAAGCTCGGGGAGCTCCCGAGCGAGATGAAGAAGGGGCCCTTCGTAGACGTGGCTTCCACTATGACAAAGGCCATGAGTTCTCTTCAGCCCGATCAGATTGCGGCCATGACGCAGGAGAGTCAGTCGCTGCTCGATACGCAGAAGAATCTCATGAATATGCTCCAGTCCATGCGCCCCGTTCTCCAGGATGGCCGACAGCTCCTGGATACCTTTGGCAGCATTTTTGGCGGCCTGGGGTCCCTCGGTGGAACGAATATTGCGGGTGCCAAAGTGAATGGAACCGTATAATCACCTAGACAGCACAACTATGATAATAGCATAACACTATGCGTATTATCATAGATCTATTTAGAGGTGGGAATGCCAAGACGATGTCCGCCTGATACATTCTGTTTTTCAAGTGAATTTTTGATGATTATCATTGGAATTCTGCTTGTTATTATTGCGCTCGGATTTGCATTTCGATCGCAACCGACGCAGCCGATCATTATTAAGACGGATAGTGGTGTGCCGGCAATAACGACGGTTGATAATCGCATTACGAGACTGCCTCAGGCTGGGGATAGCAGATTTACGATGGCACCGCAACCGTTAAGGGACTGGATGGAGGGACCCGAGTATCCGCCGCGAGGGGGCATAGCGAGCATTCCGATCAATATTCCGACACAGGGACTCCCCGAGTCCTTTCAGATGACTGGAAATATTAATGTGGACGGAAAGATGCTGCCACTCTACGGCAGACGAACCATGAGAGGATCCTCCGATCGCTGGAACTACTATACGCGCACGGATACCTTTAATCCTGTGCCGATCCCGCTCCGTTACAAGAATAAGGATTGTATGGATGATATTGGTTGTCAGGAACTGTATTCGGGAGAACAGGTCTATCTGGATGGAACGGGGGAGGAGGGGAAGGTGAGGCTATTTCGGTATGATGGGCCGAAATACCTTGCCGGTCTTATCTAAGACCGGCAAGCTATTAAGGCACTTGCGCTCTCCGAGCGCTTGTGCCGAAATATGTTCCTGGCCTTATATAAGGCCAGGGACACTATTAAGGGATTCAATACCCTTTGGGTATTGAATCCCGAAATACGTTGCCGGTCTTATTTGAGGCCCTTGTGACACCATTCATTCTTAGAACAATCCAGGTCTTATCTAGAGATGCCCTCCATTCATAGTTTTCTGAATTTTGAAGGTCCATTGGATTCCATATTTAATGATTTTAGTGGTAATAATCGAGTGGTAAATGGCGCCCCCTTTAAAATTAACTTTGCTCCCCGATCCACTCCCTTAACAATGATTCGTAACTCTATTCAAGAAGACCCACAAAATACACTCCTATACAAAAATATAGTCTATACATTATTATCGGCACAAATATGTGCGCCACATTCTAAGGGTAGTTATAGTATCTTAGGACTTCAAGGACCAGGACAAATGCTGGGTAATAGTTCCTCTTCCTACTCTACTCAACCCTATTCAGAAGTCCCGACAATCATTTTCACATACATAAATCCCAGTTTTACTGGAGTCATAACCAGTCATATAAATGCTATTTTGAGTAACACTACTCCGCCAAAACCGATAGGTGAGACGCCGCTCATTATGCTGCTAATTGTCCCTATTTACGTAGGTGATGAACCTAGTGCAAATGCGCGGTATATATCACAATTTGCAAAATCTGGCATTTTAGATATTCAAGGCGCCTATCCGTCTATGAAAGATCTCTTAAAAGGCCAACAATCCTTTGGATATCCAGGAAGTCTTAATTTTATTTTGGAGAATTCCGTACTAAATGTTTTTACCAATTTTTATACCTTTCCGATGGGGATTGTAATAAATGAGTCGACATACAACGATCTAAAACCCCCCCAATTTGAAGACTTCACAATTGAGAACTTAGCGGTCGTTCAATCATATGAGACCGATGGAACTGCCAGAATAACACAAAACAAAATTACTGATATTCCTATTAATAATGTATCTATTGGATCTGATCTCTTGACATATATCCAGCGCTACACAAAAGATGTTACTCCCTCCAGTTTTGTAAATCCAAATTTAAAACCAGACCAATATCAGTGCTATCCCTTTAATGAACTTCAGAATATCGATCCTGACAGTGGAACCGTTATGAATTTGGGGGAGGCTATAAATGTCAATGCTACACAAAATAATAAGGTTGGATCAATGCTTGACTGGAAAACCATTGGTGGATTAGTGGGGGGGATCGGAGGCGTAATAGTTGCGTTTATATTGCTTGTTGGAATATTTTGGTTACTATCGTGGTTTTCTAGACCAATTCCTGTGACTGCTACTGCTACTGCTACTGCTTCTATTCCTGCCCCTCTCCCTGTCTAAATCACACATATTTAAATGTATAGAGTCTTTAGGGAAATGAAGACTCTATACTTGCTACTTCTACTGATCATCATTATAATTACGGTTCTCATTTGTCAGAAGATGCTCGATTCAAATGAGGGGTTTTTAGCAAAACCTAAACAGAAGAACTCTTCCTCTAACAATCAACAACAACCAAATACATGTCCTCATGGTTCCAATTCCTATACGGACCCCAAAACAGGCGCAATAAACTGTACCAAAGGGTCCGTTAAATTCAATCAACCATCAGAACCAGGATTCTGTACCTTGACGCCTGGAACAGGGCTTCCACCTTGTAGTGAATATATGGCGGAATACAATCGAACTATGGAAGCAAAGTTCTGTTTTCCGACCTTGCCTCGCTATTATGAAAATACTCAGAAATTAAAATCCAATTCCGGTTGTGCTTCCAATGTAAATGGCGACACAGCCACTCCTGGGCCAGGGGCAGATAGCTGTAAAATATATATAAAAGAACAAGATAATCTTACAAGGGAAGATAGCTGCTTTAATAAAAAGGCGGAATACAATTTTGCAAATAGCGCATTCTGTAAACAGAGTCAGTGTGCAACAGCCATTGTAACTTCTGGAAAAGCTCCTGCTATTATATCGAGTACATATACAGATCCTGGCTCAAATAGAATTATAACATGTTACGACAGGGAATCATTAATACGACGCGCAGAAGCAACATTTAAGGGCGAGCAATTACAAAATGAGATTAATCGAATTAAAAGCGGACAAGCACAGGAGGTATGTGGTTATGTGCCGCCTGCGCCTGTTTGTAATCCAGATAAGGCTGCGTATTATGTTGGATTAGTCGGAAACGGATATATACAACTATCACAAATCGTTATTAAAGATATGAATGGTATAAATGTTGCGCCGAAAGGTATAATTGAAGACAGATGGACCTCACCTGCCTATAATTCTGATACAAACCCACAAAATGCGATTGATGGTACAGAAGCAGTGCGAGCATATCCAAATATATATCATAGCACAGAGGATCCAGAAAACTCAGGAATAACTAACTTCGTAGTCACTTTAGAAAAACCTACCTGTATTTCTGAAATTATCATATATGGTCGTTCAGATTGCTGCGCTGATCGTCATAAAGACAAAAGGATTTCCATAGTTGGTAAGGACCGTTTTATATGGACTAGTCCACCAACAACAGACCAACTCGTTCAGTCCTTCAAAATTCCCGCCAGTCTTTGGAAGTAATCTATCCGCAACTAATAGAGGATGAGCGATTCGTGTCCCGAATCGGCCCCGCATTTGTGCGGCCCTGAAACAATTTCGCGCGGCCTCTGTGTCAAAAAAGCAAGTCGCTGTTCCAAACGCAAAACAAGGGGCGTCCGAACCTTTCCCAAGCCCCCTCTCAACGAAAAAGGCAAGAAATACGCCTACGTGGAGGACTATCTCGGCCGCCACTGCTATTTCACGGACAAAACGCTCAAGATCGACTACGACAAGTCCTTTGACGACGGTGAGCCTGTTCCCGCATCCTTTTCGTGTCTCACCTACAATATCTGGGGGCTCGCCAAGAAACCAGCGCTCAAGCATCTCTTTGAGCTCCGCCAGCCCCTGTTAGAACAGACGATCCGAGACACGGGTGCAGACCTCCTCTGTCTCCAGGAAATGAGCCGATTCGCCTACGAGCACTTAAAGGATCTGATCGGCGAATACGCCTTTGCGTCCGAGACGCCCTACCCTTTAAGCCCTCGGGACAGGGCAGTCGACACATATTTTCTATCAAAGTATCGGCCGAGTCGTGTGACCGTCTATGGTCTCCCTGGTGTTCTCGGGTATGAGAATGCGCTTCTGGTTGTCGAATTTCCGAATCTGGTTGTCTTCAATCTCTACAGTCAGGCGGGGAGCCGGCATAGTGTCGGCCAGGAACACAAGTGGATCCATTATTCGCGCTGCCGCTATGATATTCTCCAGACCATTCTCGATCTTGTCAAGAGTCGATACGCCGAGAAAAGTGTTCTCGTGTGCGGGGATTTCAACTTCGATCTGGATGGGGACAGGAATGAATGGCCCGAGGTGTTGATGCTGGAAGAATACAAGGCCTTCGGATTCCAGGATACCTTTCGCCGCGCCAATCCGAGTGACCCTGGACTCACGGAGGACACAGATCTCAACCCTATGCGTTGGAATCAGAAACTCGTGGAAAAACATTTGCGCTATGATGCAATTTTCTATCGACCGGCGCCGAGCTCTGTCTGGCGGATAAAGGACTCCAAGATTATCGGGACAGACTATGAATGTCTGGATGCCAAGAACAGTACGTGGTTCATCAAGCACATGTCCGAGGCGACGGAGGACGACCTGGAGCGCCTCACTCGTTGTGCGGGCCCAGGAAAATCCGCGAGTCTGTCGCCCCCTTCCAAGAGCGCGAGCAAGTCTATTCATGTTCCATCCAATGTCCTTGTTCCGATCAATCCTTCGGATCATTTTGGTGTTCTGACAACGTTCTCAAAACGGAGTTCAAAAAGTCAGAAAACTCGACGCAGAAGCAGAACAATCTAATTATTCTGCAGAGACAGAACAATCTAATTGTTCTGTAGATGTCAGTCATCGACCGATGGTTTAATTCAATTCATCTGAACATACGGAATCAAATATGTTTAGATGATTTGCACGGATATGTGCTGCCCCATGCCTCTACGGCCTATACCGGGCATATTATTTCCCATACACTCCAATTCAAGCCAACCAAGAAATTTACACGTGTCGCCATCCTATACTACCCCGCATCGAAAAAGGAAGATGTCGGGTCCTTCTACCACGAATACTATGTGCCGTGGCAATCACTCCTATTCGTCATATCCAATGTCTGGAAGCTGACCCATCCGATCACCTTTGAACCCTATAATATTCGCGATGGCCCCCCTGTCAAACGATTCGGGCGCAATACACTCGTAGTAGTGTCCGCCGATTTCTCCCATTTCCTCCCTTTCCAAGAGGCAATAGACAGAGAGAATATTGCCGCCCATGCGCTCACATTCAAGCAAACAGCCCCTGTATTCACGGATAGGGTCGTGGACGATCCCCGCACCTTCGATGCCCTATTCCGTTCTGTTCCGAAGAAATATACGCTCCAGTGGGTCGGCAGAACGCGCAGTCCTGGACTGAAGGGCGTCGGCTATCTGTCTTTTTTGCTGAGAGATCAACATACGGCCAATCAGCCAAACGGAATCTTCGTGACCTGTTTCGATCAGCAGATGCGTCCAAGAGAATGCCTTGGAGATTGGTCGTCTTATACGGCGGCAAAAGAACGGGCGCTCATTAAGCGGGTCCTTTCACTAGGTTCCACGACGAGCCGTCTCCAGGCCGGCCGCCATACTGATGTTCCAATTGCGTATTATACAGTGTCCTATCTATATAAGGACACGGGCGCCAAATTCATTCGGGGGTGGCACACCATCCTTAAAAATGCCACCTACCTATCCGATGTGTTCTTGGAACACACCTTTGAGAACGGACATTGGATCAATCGGGACAGTCAGTGGCAGGGCAATCAAGTCTTTCAGATGGCGGAGACAATTCAACAATTAAATGCAAAGGCAGGAGGACCAGCATCCTTCGCCCCTATTCAGCTCTTTTCCACACAGGTCAAACATGTTGTTATTTAGGCCAAATAGTTCCTGTAATAGGGCGCCGACTTCGCCCCATTCGGCACCGGCGTCAACGCCTTCTTTTCGTTCAGTTCGGGCGCCCCTAGAACCGCATCGAACTCATCCTCGCCTACATGAGGTCCGGGCAAATAGATGCTTTCGGAGGCTCTTGGTCTCTTAAATTCACGGACAGCCACCGTCTCCTGGGGCTTTCCCTCCTCCTCGACCGTCGACTCCGCAGGATCGGATGCCTCCTTGATCTCATTGAATTTCGTGCGGGCCTCGGAAACCTTGATGCGATTACGCTCCATGTAGAGCAGAGCTATCGCCATAAGGGCAGCCACTCCTACGAGGGGTCCCTGAGTAATAGCCAATAGAAGTCCCCCCACAAGCACAATATTCACAGCAACATTATCGAGGAGCTTCAAGGCCATCGGTGGAATAACAGGCGCAGCGAAGGCCACTGCGATCAGAGCGATCAACGAATAGGCCTCTTTTTTATAGGGGCTCAACTTCTCCAGATTTTTCAACATCCCTCTGTTCTAGCACTATAAATTTGATCGCCAGACCCCGTCCTTAGCAACTATCACATGTCAGACGATCTGAGTCGCCTCTTAACTGCGAAAGGCTATGCCGTGCGGAAGGATTCGCTGAGCGCCGAGCAAGTCGCCTTCTTGAAGGCCGAGCTCACAGTCAGCCCAAAGGTCCTCGAGAAGTTCAGCAAGGGCGTCAAGACCTTTCCCCTATGGCTCGAGTCGACCAAGTATTATTATCTGCCCCGTGTCTGGGCCGAAAAGCATTTTGGCCCACCGGAAGCGGATCGCATGAGTACGGGCCAGGATCTTCCATCCGCCATTACATTCAAAGGCACACCCTATCCGTATCAAGAGGAGATCATTGGCAGCTTCTTGAAGCAGGGCGGCAATGGACTCATCTGTGTTCCGTGTGGCAGAGGCAAGACCTTCATGGCCCTGGCGATTGCCATCCGACTACGAAAGCGTTTCCTGATTGTCGTAGACAAGGAATTCCTCATGAACCAATGGAAGGGTGAGATCGAGCGATATATTGAGGGAGCACGAATAGGTGTGATTCAGGGTCCGAAGGCCGAGATCGATCCTGCCGCCTTCGACATTACGATCGCCATGATTCAGACGGTCTGCCTCCACGACTACCCTATTGGTTCCTTCAACGGCTACGGATTCACCATCTTTGATGAGTGTCATCATTTGGGCGCCCAGCATTTCAGTGGGGTTCTGCGGAAGATTCAGACGCCTCATATGCTGGGGCTATCCGCCACGCCGAAGCGCGACGATGGGCTTACAAAGGTCTTCGAATACTACCTAGGACAGCCGGTCTATGAAGAGAAGGTGCGGGAGCCGGATCCCACAGTTGTTGTCAAGGCGCTCTGGTATCAGAACGAGGATCCGGCCTATGCAAATTCACCAGTGGATTGGCGAGGAGATCTTGTGACAGCGCGCCTCATGACGCAGGTGGTGAGCTGTGTGCCGAGGACGGCCGTTGTGATTGCCGAAGTGGCTGCCTTGGCCGCAGAGAAGCTACGGAAGATCCTCGTGCTCTCGGAACGGAGGGGGCACTTAGAGGCCATTGAGGCAGGATTACCTTCATCGATTGTCAAAGGCTATTATGTGGGAGGTATGAAACAGGCCGATCTCGACAGGAACGCCGAGACCTGCCAGGTGCTTTTGGCAACCTATGCGATGGCCTCGGAGGCCATGAATATTAAGGCGCTCAATGCGATGATTATGGCGAGCCCTCGAAAGAAGGTCGAGCAGAGCACGGGGCGCATTCTGCGCGTTTCAGCCGATAAGCGGGAGCTCCATCCACTAATAATTGATGTCATAGACCAACATGATACATATGTTCGTCAATGGTATTTGAGGGCACGATACTATAAAAAGTGCGCGTATACGATCGAGCATGTGAATAAGCCGAAGAAGGTGAAGGGCTCGGGCGAGGAAGCGCCGCCGAAGAATGAGGTCATTTCGGAGGAATGCCAGATTCTTCTGAAATGAAAAATTTGAAGATGGTGGATCTATTTTTAGAAACCAAACATGTCAGTAAAAGATTCAGTATCCTTTGAGGTGGTTGGTGATCGTAAGTTGAAGGTTCTGGGAATCTTGAAGCATGAGGATCATACCTATGATAGTCCGCCGGCGCCCTTTGTCAAGGATGAGATTATCACACTTGTAGTTGGACCGTATCCATTAACTGATTACCGGGATATAAGAGTGCATACCTATGTGGTTGAGAGGGCAAACGGCCAACAGGTATCGGGTATCCTTGATACCTTTACGTATGACTGTACGTTGGTGTGGAGAGTTAGTGTAGCAAATCCTATACTTGAGATTCTCTTTCCGAAGGCGGAAAGTAATGCGTCATCCCATTCTTGATGATTAAGAATTATATCATACTATGAAATAATTCTTAAGAATAAATACATTATTGATAGTCGCTGTAAAGCGACCATCCATCATTTAATTCCTAGACTTGGACGCAGAGTCCAAGTCTAATTTGTAGAAACACACGCAGGGTTGAAATGGCCGGCGGGGTATCCAACCTGCATCAGAATGCCAGGGTTATTCTGAACCTGGGGCATCAAGGGAAGATTAGAATAGCCGGCTGTAGGCGCATAGTAGGCCATCGAATCCACTTGGCCGACCACTACACCACCTTGTTGCCTAGTTGGCCTTTTTTTTTTGCCACCAGACTGTGATTTCTGTGATTTCTTACCAGATTTCTTTGTTCGCTTGTGAACGGGCATCCTCTTGCCCCCTGTCATGACCTGTGTAAGACCCGCCACCCCTGTTAAATTCGGATAGGTGGTGAGCTGTTGAAGCTTCATATCCGGATTGAGGGCATCTGTGGTTCCGCGTTCGCAGGGAACTACACCGTTCTGTGCATAGCCAGACATTCCCACGGCATTGGAGGGGCTCAAGACGAGAGCGTCGACATTAGGCTCCATTCCGTAGCGTCCACCTCGCTGTGCGGGGCCGACAATCGTATTTGGAGCTAGACCAGGTGTAGATCCCATTCCATAGGCAGCACTCATATTAGGCAGTGTAGCTCCCATTCCATAGCGTCCACCCGCCTGAGTAGGCGCATTTACATTGGCAGGCACTTGACCTTCCTGAAGGACAACCTGGGCGGGAGTTCCAGAGGAGGGACGACCGGGCATGGAGCCATCCGCAACGGCTACGCCAAGAACAGTTCCACCCTGCTGGTTTCTTCGTCGTCTGCGTCTACCGCCATTGATCGATGCGCCAGCATTTGTTGTGACAATGCCGCCGGAACCTAGCTGAGATCCGCCGCCGCTAAAAATTGTCGGAGAGAGCCCTGGAAGTCCCCCAGGAACTCGCAGCATGCCTATACTATCGAGAGTCCCAGGGCGTTGGGCGGTTCCCGCACAATCATAACCAGGTGGCCCATAAGGACTATGAACCTGTTGTCCCGGATAGATACTGAGATCGAGCGTCTCAGAATATCCAGCACCCCTTTGCGACTTATTGGATCTTTGCGACTTTCGGCTCCTCCTCTTCTGAACGCGAGCCCGTCTCTTTGTCGCACAGCGCTTGAGCTTTATCGACGAAAGCGCCTTCTTTATTGATTTCAAAATATTGACTTTCGCCATCCTCTACTTAGGGATACGAAAGAAGGAGGAGGCCGAAACGGGAACTTCGGAACCGAGGAGCTTGGTGATCTGATACTTGTTGAACTCCTCATTCCATACAACCTCCACCTTGGCAGAAGCGATTCCCCTTAATTGCTGGCTGAGCGCCATAGTAGACACAGCCGCAATACCAATGTGCTTGCCATCCCCCGATTCCAAAGTATACGCATCTGGGAGCCCAATGGCCGTATAGGGCTTAGCGAGAGCACAGATCTGAACTTGGACTTCGGGAGCTCTTCGGAGTGTCGGAGCCACATAGGTGCTCTCCTTCTTCGGAGTCACCGAATCCCACCAATAGAATCGCTGATTCCTGGCTCCATCGGGCTGAATAATCCAGGACAACGACGCATCATATTGGCTCGGCCAGTCCTCAATAGAAATAGGGTCGACTACACGGGTCTTCACGGCCAGAAGGGGCTGATCGGCCGGCAGCCTATTCCAGAAGGTCGATAGATGCGACCAACGACTCGAAAAGGTGTGGTGGGACCAGAGATCCTGACCCTCATATAATAGCAGATCCTCGATCTGGAGAACAGATTCCCCTTTCAGTAGATTTGCTAGGCACACAGTGGGACCGGTCTGACCGAATCCGGGAGGTAGAATCCAACGGAAGGTGATGCCCTCCTGGCGGCTCGGGTCCCACATACAGGGCGCAAATCCGTCAATGAAAATCAAGAAATTGGCGGGTCGGCGATCGAACTTCGGCCAGACAACGAGCTTTTCGCGTTCAAAAATCTGCTTTGCCCGGTGGCCGGGTAAATGGACTTCAAGGCGGCTCGTCAAGAACGGATAGCGTGTCATACACGTTTCTATCGCCTTGATGTGGTCTTCATCCAGGCGAGAGAAACGGGGAATGCGTCGATTACCCTCCCTATCAAAATTGGGTCTGGAGGTATGAATCGATGTTTGCATGAGATCTATATATAGAAGGTGCTTGGGCTTTATATTCGTGGATCTTAGTAGGATGTCAGCTGTACCACCGCCTACTACCGTGGCTAAAGTGAATAATAGTCAAAAACAGGGATTTATGAATAGTATATCTTCTTTTTTTAGCGGCATAAATCCATTCAAAGCAAAGGTGGTAGAATCAGCTTCTACAACACCTCAAACACCTCAAACACCTCAAATTCCTACCAAGCCAGAACCATCTATTGTTGGTGGCAGAAGACACCATAAGAAGCGCAAGTCGCGGCGCCGACACAAGAAGCATCGGCAGACAAGACGCCGCTACAATTTTGGAAGCATCTAAAAGCCAGGGTCCGCCCCCGTAATAATATGATTCCATTGTTTATAACATGCCTCTCGCGTCAAATACTTCTTAGCAAACTCATAGGCATTATTCGCGATTACAAGGGCCTCATCATAGTGTTCTAGACACCAGGTCGCCTTCTCAACTAGATCCGTCATATCACGATCAACAGGAATATAGTGAACCCAGGGCTTCAAGAACTCATAAAAATACTCCTTGTGGGGGCGATCTACAAGGATAAGGGGCCTACGAGTCCAGAGGAGGAATTTAACACGGCCAGAATAGCCATTGCCCTCCACATCGATCAATACACTGTATTTCTTAACTAATTCTGGAATTGTCATATATTGTCTATTATTGAGCTTCACACTATTGGGACTAGGAGACCAATTACCGCAGTCAAGTATATCAAGGACTTCTTGATGTTCGTCCCCTAACTGAAATAGGAGGCGCCTTCTAATATTCGTATTTATATTGCCGAGCCATCCCACCTTGTTTATTTCAAAGGGCTGACTACCAGCAGCACTGACTTCATCTATTAATTGGTTGTAGTCATTGATTCCCACCTGAGGCCACATATGAAAGTTGAAATCAGGAACCAATTTATTATAATTATTTTGCTTACTATACGTATATTCATCTAAGCTATTTTCATAATCACATGTGTATATTACTATCTCTGGAAAGTCAGGCCATTTGTATACAGCATCTGCCTCTTTGATTAACCAAATGGTTGATGGATTCCGAGTCTCATATCCAGCGACATCATTACATACAAGAACACCATTCTCTTTTTTAACGGTAAGTCTCCATATTTGCATGTGGATAATTATGTCTATAACTCAACAAATGTTTAGGTAATCAATTTAGAAGGCCGAAAAGGAGGTGTCATCGCCTATATCATTGGCATAAACACCATTATAGAACTCTCCACTGTTCTGAATAGTATCAAGGCCAAACTTCTGGAGATTCTGAGCTGAATTCTGCCCCGTGGGACCCGCGATACCGGCTTCCACGGCCAAGCCAACCTGATCGTTCGAAACAGCGGGCCTGAATGATCGTTCAGGATAGGTCATTTTTGGGGCAGCATTGGACTCCTCCTCATCCTCTGCTAAGGGGTCGCGAGGCGCCGGTCCCGCATGCATGACGACCTCCCCCCTGGGTGCCTCTTGACTGGGGGCATTTGGACCGGAAGCCGCAACTGTCTTAGGGGGTGAATAGGAGGTTGTCATGACCTCCACAGGTCCTCGCGCGAAATGTTCGAAATTCTCAATATTAGGTCCATAGATCTTGTCGCGCACGAGCATATAGAGGGCAAATCCGAGTATAATGGCGCTAATTAAGAATGCCAGCGACGAATAGTCCATCTATGGTTTATGAGTAAAGTTAATTCTTGAGCCAGCGCTCAACAATAGGCCATTCCACAGTCTCCGCCAACCAATGGACCCCCATCCAGCCGTCGCGCCAAAACCAGACACCCTGTCCGTCTTCTTTGAGAATTTTCATGGTCCCCTCCGTAGTCTCCAAGTAGGCTTGGCCGACCCAGTCTCTTGGTTTTAAAAGAGTCTGAATACATATTATTTCGGTTCCTGGAACGCAGTTCTGCCCGATAATTTCATAGCTGCGATCGCCCTCAATAAACCAGTCAGCACCCCCTATTCGTGTATAGGGACTGGATCGGGCATTCTTTTTGGCCCCCTCTTTGTTAAACCAATGGAACCACATCCTTAGAGAGTAATAGTGGTGATAGTTTAAGTGGGAGGCATTGGCAATTAAATTTGACGCCATTTAAGCATCAATAACCTACAAACCCATAGATGCCAACGCTCGTCACCACGGTCCTAACCTCCAAAGGGGAGACCCGAAAGGCGAACCTTTCCCTGGAAAAGGATGGAACACTCATAATCGACACCATTCAAAAATATATGCGAAAGAAGGAGCCTGTCGAACAGGTTGCGACCTTTGCAGCAACAAACGGCCTCCAATTGACGGCCTTTGGCTATTCAAAGGGCAAGGCCGGCACAAATAATACGTCTGAATTTCCAGCACAACTATCGAAACACCCCTTGTTCGGAGATGTATTGTTGATTGCTTATAAGAAGGGATCCAATTGGTCTAGACCAGAAGCATATTTGCCCGAATCCTGGATCGAACAGCTTGAACTCGGAGAGGAGGATGAAGAGGAAGAGGAGGAGACAGAGGAGGCCGAGGAAGAGGAGGAAGAGGATGAAGAGGAAAATGCTGATGAGGGTGATGAAGGGGATGAAGATATGGAAGAGGAACTGGAAGAGATGGAAGAGGAACCCATTGTTACGAAGCGAAAGAAGGTGATCTCTCTGAATCTCAAGATCGATGGAAATGCGTTCAAGAGTGAACTCAATATCGAAGCGGATCCCTCTACTCAACCATTTCGTATGGCATCTCTCAAGAAATTTGCCTTTCTAGAAGAACAGTTTGAGGAAACAGATATTCGCTCCTTGGAAAAGTCCCTACTCGTTCATGTATCCCAGCTTGCCAAAAAACACTATATTCCTAGGAACTGGGCGGCTATCCCCTTTCAAGAACTCTATAGAACCCAGCTCCGCACTCTGCTATGGAATATTCATCCCTCTTCCCCTGTAAAAAATCAGCGCCTACTTAGCCGGTGTTTAGAGGGAGAATTTCCATTAGATCATATTCCGACCATGACAGCATATGATATGTTTCCTGAAAGGTGGCAGGAACTCGCGGACAAGCAGCTTATTCGAGAACAGAAGATTCTAGAGGGAAATAAGCGACAGGCCACGGACGAATATAAGTGTAATCGTTGCCATAAGCGCGAGTGTTCGTATTATGAGATGCAGACGAGATCCGCTGATGAGCCTATGACGATCTTTATAACCTGTCTGAATTGCGGACAGAGGTGGCGACGCTAAGAGACTTGGACTCTTCGTCCAAGTCTCAGGGATAAAATGATGGATACCCTGGGAGCAAAGCTCCCAGGGTATCGATTATGTATTTACCCTTAGAATTACATGTAGATTACTAGACACCTCATATAGGTTTAAGGATAATGCGTAATCGATGGTCGCCCTTTAGGGCGACCATCTATCATTTTATCCCTAGACTTGGACGAAGAGTCCAAGTCTCCTATTTAGTCTTATTTTTCGTTAAATGCTCTGGATCAAATATCTTGCCCTCCAAACGTCTCATGATTCCTGGAACATTCGCTATAAATCCACCTATCATCTCAGGAAGAATAAACTGGAGCTGAAGGGTCAGCGTGGTAAAGAACTGAATAACCATCAGAATTTGCATAATAATGGGTTCCGATAAGAGCACGAATAGGGTGGAGGGTCTATCGAATGGAATGACCTTTTCCGATCGTTGAAACACATAGGAATACAAATTCTCACTAACCGCAAACATGTAATACTGATTTATGAGTGCGCTCATAAAACTGATTACATACAGCGTAATAACCTTGTTCCACGTATCCATCTTAATACCAATCCAACTCACTGTATTTTCAGGGGTTGTCCCGGGGCCAAAGTGTAGGAATTTATCTGTGAAGCCCCCCGACAAATCAATAAAAATTAGATAGGTCACCAAAAACGCCACTAAAATCGTAAACGCAACGAGCGGCCGAAACAGAAAGTCTAGAATATCCTTAAACATAGCACCTACTTATTCGCCAGATTATCTGGCGAATAAATAGGCAGATGAGTGGCAAAGTCCAGGAGCCGCTACCGAAACTATTTACACCTGTAGCACCATCTCTTCTACATGAGCGGCAGTTCAACCTGTTACTCCTAAAAATCGAAAAACAGCAGCCTAAATCTCCAAGGCGTCACTCATCCTCTGAAAAAAATACGAAAACGCAGTCCTTCCCTATTACAAGATTATAAGATCACTCAGACGCCAGTATTCAAAGGTTCCATTTGGTAAGGGTCGCTTGATAATAAACGGCAGCTTCTTCTGCGCCAGCTCTAAACGAGCAATATCTCGTACATCTGTTATGTTTTCTGGAATGGATATGAAGGGCCGCGCACCTTGACTAAGCTGATTGGCTCTTAAGCCAATGATCTTAGTCCGCTCATAAATATTAAGAAACGGATAGGTCTTGTGTTGAACGTCATAATTCACATTTTCCTTATTTCCGCTCGGCTGCGCATTCTTCAACGGAACTTTCTGTAGGACTGTTTCGATGTAGTCCACGATGAGCTCGGGATGATGTGCATAAAGTCTACGGAGTTCAGGCTTGATGCCCGGTATATCGATGGTCGTCAAGTCGATCTCATCCTGTTCGAATTCTGCCTCGAAATCTCCGCTCTCATTATCACTGTCACCATTCTCACTCATTCTCTATTAGTGTATTTGGTAAGAGTTTAAACCCTCAAATTTTTGTTTGCGTAATTGAGCGACAAAATTGATGTTTAAAATCCATGTCAAAAAATTTGAACCTAAACAAATCACAACATAAAGGTACATCTTTATGGCAACAGCTAAGCAATTATCCAGTTTAACAATGAACGCTACAGCATCTACAAGTAATGTATCCACAGTATCGGACGCCGCCGCATCTGACCCTATCGCAAAAGGCCTGACGGTCTATACGGAGTTCTCAGATATGGGACTTTCTGAGAATCTCGAGCGCGGAATCTACTCCTTCGGCTTTGAGAAGCCCTCCAAGATTCAACGGGTCGCCATTAAGCCCATGACCGAGGGTCATGATATGCTCGCCCAGAGCCAATCGGGAACCGGCAAGACCGGCACCTTCACCATCGGATCGATTCAGTGTGTAGATCCCACCATTCAGGCGCCCCAGGTGCTCGTCATCAGCCCTACACGAGAGCTCTCACAGCAGACCGAGAAGGTCGCTCGTGGCATTGGCTCCTTCCTCAAGCTCTCGGAACACCAGACGGGCATTAAGGTCCTCTGCGCGACCGGCGGCACTCCCGTCGACCACGACCTCAAGGCGCTCAGAGCCGGTGCACAATTCATCGTCGGCACACCGGGTCGCATCTTTGATCTCATTCGCAGGGATCGTGGCATGCGCCTCGATCAGCTCAAGTATCTCATTCTTGATGAGGCAGATGAGCTTCTTGCGGATCTCTTCGCGGATCAGATTGAGGCCATTCTCCAGACCGGCGCCTTTCCCAAGACTTGCCACCTCGCCATGTTCTCTGCGACCATGCCCGAGGAGGTTCTGGTCCTTGCGGATACCTACTTAAAGAGCCCTGTGAAAATCCTTCTTCCCGCAGAACAAATCAGCCTAGAGGGAATCAGCCAATATCATATCCCCTGCGAGAAGGACGAGTGGAAGTATGACACCTTGTGCGATCTCTACAAGCACATGGATGTGAATCAGGCCATCATCTTCGTCAATAAGAGGCAGACAGCCGAGAAGTTGACAAAGAGAATGACAGATGAGGGCTACACACTGGAGTGTATCCACGGTGATATGGAAGCTCCTGAGCGCAAGAAGCGCATGACAGACTTTCGCGCAGGTCTCGTGCGTATCCTCATTGCGACGGATATCATCTGTCGAGGCATTGATGTTCCCAGTGTGACGGTGGTTATCAACTATGAGATGCCGAGCAGCCGCGAGAACTACTTTCATCGTATTGGCCGCACGGGTCGTTATGGCAAGAAGGGCGCATCTATCAATCTCATCGGCGGCCCCGATGAGATGGCGATGATGAATGACATCGAGAAGCATTACTCGATCAAGATCCCTGAGCTCCCCAACGACCTATCCGTCCTTACAACTCTTTAAAACAATAAACCAACAAAACAACAAACCAATCCTTATTTTATTCGCGGATATCAATGCGACAAATAGGACAGGTCACACTGGACTGAAACCAGGTGTCGATACAGGACTGATGGAAGGTATGTCGACAGCAATTAATGCGGCGAAGGGATACATCTGCGCCCATATTTTCTTGGCAGATCGCGCATTCTTCATTGGAGGTGGCAGTTATAACGCTTGATGCATTGTTAATCTGATCGGCCGTCGGCGCTACTGGCACATCTGTCATATTGGCATAAGATGGATTGAGTGCTATATTTAAAAGACTTGCGATGCCGCTCATCCCCATTAAACTATCATTATCGTTAAATATTTCATCGGAAAAACTGAATTGCTGAACCGGTCGGCGAATAATGCGAGGCGGATAGTGGCTGTAGAGTCTGGAGGATCTTATAGGGGTGGTGATATGTTCTGTAGGTGAAACAATATTTTGTAGATTATTGATATATGTGTTTCTAGAAACGGCATTTCCAGAAACATCTGTTTGTCTTTGATTATTTTCGACGGGTATAGGTGTGGGGGTTATGACCTCATTGACTGGATTAGGATTAGGGGCAGGATTAGGAATAGGAGCTTGCACATAATGCGTATTATAGAGCTCCTGGCCTCGATCAAATGGATTGAGACGTTTGGCCTGATCCTGTATATATTTTAGCACATCCTGGACGGTTTGGAATCGCCCCGAATTGTAGAGAAGATCTGGAAAATAGGTATGAAGATCGTCCAAAAGTCCAACACGAAAAATTGAAGTGTTCGAACTCATTTGAAAATGGGTACTCTACTCGTAGTACACATACACTACTTAAGCTCCTTATCCAAAGTATATATAACCATGGAAACAACAGAAGAACCCGTTATATCCGAACCACCAAAACCGGTTCCCGATCCGAAGCACAAGGGCGTCGTGGGTCTCCAGAACATGGGGAACACCTGCTATGCCAACTCCTCCATTCAGCTCTTGAGGGCCGTCCCCGAATGGAACGCCTTTATTCTGCGCGAAGACCTGTCCTCCGCAATTATTGCCGACAAGGAGGACAAGACCTCCTCCGTCCTGCTCGCCTATCAGGATCTCGCCCAGAGCATGTGGTCGGCCCATCGCCCCGCCTATGTGCGCCCTCTCGGCTTCCTGAATGCCATTCGCGAAGTTGTCAAGGACACCGTCTATGAGAACTTCGGCCGACCCACCCAGAACGACAGCCACGAATACCTCGTCTGGCTTCTCGACAACTTCCATGAATCACTGAATGAGAAGCGTGGAACAGCGGCGCTTGCCCCTCCCCCCGATGTATCCGATAAGCCCATGACAGAACTTGGCCTAGATGGTTGGGCGGCCTTCACGCATCGCAACGTGAGCCCTGTCGTCGATCTCTTCTTCGGAATGATGCGAAAGACCATTGAGTGCGCCGAATGCCATGCGAAGAACTACAAATGGGAGACCTTCAATGTCTTCAAGATCCCCTGTAAGGGTGCCTCCTTCCAGGAGTGGTTCAAGTCCGAACTCTCGGTCACGGACATTGAGGGCCGCGAATGCGAGCCCTGTAAGAAGGCAGGAAAGGGCAAGCAGAACGCACATATGTATAGTCATGTGTGGCAACTCCCCTCAGCCCTATTCGTCGCTCTCAGACGCTTCGAGGCCGCCGATGGCCGCAAGAATCAGGTTGCTACGCCCTATGACGGTGCGCCGATCTCTTTCGCGGAGCACTTTGCACCCGAGTCCACGCATCCCTCGAAGGACTGGATCTATGAGTGCCGCGCAATTGCCGATCACCATGGAGGCCAGTATGGCGGCCACTATTCTGCGCAAATGGCGCACCCCGTCACCAATGATTGGTGGTGGATGGATGATGCTATGAGCCAGCCACTACCAGGACCACGATTCGGCGGATCAAATTATGTGCTGTATTTCAGGCGCAAGTTGATATAGACATGCGAACATAGAATGTTCTATTGTCTTTATTTTGTATAATATGCAGCCGTGAGATTTTTGAATCCCTCTCTTCTCCTCCTACACTAGAGATGTCGAAACGAGCCCTCTTGATCGGCATAAATTATATCGGAACGCCCAATCAACTTCAGGGCTGTATCTACGATATTATTGAGATGAAATCTCTGCTCGTGGATGCCTATGGGTTCGATCCAAATACGATCATCACCTTGAGGGACGATGATCCCGCGAATAAGCCCACAAGAGCCAGGATTCTTCAGGAGATCCAGGCCCTCGTCGCAAATGCCACGCCCAGCACAAATCTCTTTCTCCACTATTCGGGCCACGGCACCCAGATAATAGACAAGACCGGCACGGAAATCGACGGCCTCGATGAATGTATCGTTCCCTGCGACTATAATACAGCAGACTTCATAACGGACCAACAGATTAACAATCTTGTAAAAGGACTGAAAGGGGTTGGGATTGCGATCTTCGACACCTGTCGCTCAGGCACCATCATGGATCTCCCCTTCACGGGCATCGGTCAGGGTAGTCCCATTGAGGGATTCTACTGTTTCAGCGGCTGCCAGGACAACCAGGACGCCCAGGAAGAAATTACGAGCACTGTCGGCTCCAATACCGGTCTACCCCAGGGCGCCATGACGATGGCCTTTATTAGCACGGTCCGTTCCCTTAACTACTATCCGACCATTTCAACCCTCTATAATGCTATTCTCGCTAATCTCAGACAGGGTGGTTATTCCCAAGTGCCTCAACTAACTTCGACCGTTAGCACTGGGCCTAATACCCCCTTCCCCTTCGATTCCCCCAATCAGCAGCTCAGCGAACAACAGGCCCTCAATACAACCCTTCAGACCCAAATCCAGACGCTCCAGGCTCAAGTCCAAACCCTCGAACCCCAGGCGGCTCTTGTCCCGTCCCTCCAGGCCCAAATCCAATCCCTATCCGTCGTTCAACAGCAGTATATGGATTTGGTCGTAACTACCGCAACAAATGCGAGCACTATACGCACCTTACAGGCCCAGGTCCAAACCATTCCTGAGCTCCAGGAACAGGCCTCTCTGGTTCCTCAGCTACAGAATCAGGTGGCAATCATTCCTGGACTCCAGAATCAGATGAGTGCCATGATGTCACAACTGGTATCCCAGATCGCTTATCAGAAACAGATTCTCCAACTCCAGAATCAAAATGCGGTTCTAGAATACAATATGAAACAATTAGATGCAGAGATAGCGGCACTAAAAGAGGAGTTAGCAAAGAAATAATTACACATGTTGAATCTCCCCACCGTCCACAAATCGCACCTTGAACTCCTCGGCCAATTGTTGAACCCTGTTTTCCCGTGTTCCGAGGGAAAAGAGAGAATCTAATCCAATACATTCATGGCCCTGTTCGAGTCGCTTAAAAATATCGTGATAGGCCTCGACACCTGAGGGTCGAATGGCAATCCCGTTCAGAAAGCAGTAGATCGAGAGCCACTGATCGTCTACGTGGAGCGCACAGGGGGGCAAATGAAAGGCTGGCAGTGATCGATAGAGCGAGGCGTGGCCAAGATTTCCCACAAAACCATGTATGAGGCCGCCCGAGGTGTTGTCCTTGATAATCTCGAACCGGTTTTGATAGACGCATAGGGTGTCGATTCGCGATCGCATCTTCGCAATGAGATCGGGGGCATATTCCTGATCGTCATCGCAAAAAAAGATCCAGTCCTGTGGCGAAATGGCGCCTAAGGCTCCGACGTATTTCGTGGCGGGGCCCTTGTCTAAGCACAGGGAGATCGACACCCTATCCTTGTAAGGGGGCTCCAAGAAGAACTCGGGAACGGTAATCGATGTCTGAAATCGCTCATAGTAGTGCGCGAGATTGAGATATATGTGATCGACTTGGGGCAAAAGCGAATCGATGGCCGCCCTGCAACTGGTGCTAATACGGCTGGGAATGGTTGTTAGGGAGGCCACGATTCGAAAGAAGGAGGGCGGGACGCGAATAATGGAGTCGTCGTGGCCGCCGGCAAACCATTGGCAGTTCCAGCCGTCCAGTTCCAAACGGTGCCAAATATTGACCTCCCAGACCATTGTATTCGTGGCTTTCAGGTAGGTGGGGAATTTGGCACGGTATTCTTGGTAAAAGGACGTAAGGGATTCTCTGTCCCCGATAAAGAATCCGCCGCAGAATCTCCAATTTACCGCGGAAAAGAGCTGATCTTGATAGGCCCCTTTCGACCAGCAGCCTGGAAGGGCAAGAAAGTGATCTTTCAGACCTGTGACGGCCAACATTTTCAGATAGTTGAGAGACCGATCGAGTTCTCGGAACACATGGCAAATCGAAAAATCAATCCAGGCAAAGTGGCTCGATGCGAAGGGATCCAGATCCATGGCCCTCTTAACAAACTCAATCTTGGCGTTCATGAGAATCATGAAATTCAGAGTGTCGTGATAGTCCGTGTGATTCGCGGGCTGTTTCAGAGGCTGAGCCATCGCTTCGGAATAGGTTATGAGATCGGTTAGCTCGAGATATACATAGTGAATATTGGGCCGAATGGGGGCCAAATCGGCATATTTTTTGCTTAGAAATACAACCAGGGGTATGTCGGTCAAAGCTAGCTTCGTAAAATGCGTGAAACACGTGGCAACGGATTTGTCTTTGGAACGATCTTCGAAGAGGTCAAGAAAGGCAGTGACAAAGGTTGTCATTGCCTTAGTTAGGCACGATCATTTTAGGTCCTAACCTAAACTGATCGTTCTTTAATAGAATAATGGAACCAGAAGAATTCATATGTCCGATCACCCAGGTTACTATGGTGGACCCTGTTCTGGCATCGGATGGTAGAACCTATGAGCGTTCTGCGATTACAGAATGGCTGAGAACGCATTCCACGAGCCCGATCACGCGAGAGACGATGCACCAACAATCTTTGAGGCCAAATTACGCGCTGAAATCTATGATTGAAAAGCATAGAGCTCCTAAACCGAACCAGATTCAACAGGACCATTCTTATGCGATCAAGATATTTCAAGAAGATAATACATCCTATCAGTCATTGCCGGCAACACCACTTATTGTATCTCAGCCGACTCAACAAATCAATCAAACCAATCAAACAAAACAAAAAAAAATGCTGGCTATTTTGTTTTGTTCGGCAATTCTAATCATGGTGCTTGTGTTTATTTTGAGGACCGAGTAGTTCGACGTCTTTTGCGACGTGTTTTACGTCGCTTACCCCCTTCCCATACAGAATGTTTTGTTCTTATTCTCTCTAGTGCTTCAAGCAAATTATCATATTCAGTAGTATTTTCATCTGCTTTACGTTTTTGTAAAGCCTCTATTATATCATTAATCTTAGTATCATCACCTATCCGCAATCGTATAGTAGGATAACGATTATATAATGTAAGTATATATGCTGCTTCATTTAGCAATATTTTCTTATTTTTTAAATCTTCTATAAACTGCTCTCTATTACGTTCACGTGAATTTTGTATACTATATTCGGACGTCTTTGAGGGTGGTTTAAAAGATTTAATGGATGTAAAGACTTTTCTAGGGAGGGAAGACATAGCCTTTGCATTAGCAATAGCCTTTGCATTTGCATTAGCAATAGCCTTTGCATTTGCATTAGCAATAGCCCTTGCTATTTTTTGCGCAAGTGTTTCTTGCGCTAAAGCTACTGTCGCCCCTACAGGTAGGGCTGGCGCTGGAGCTAATGTCGCCCCTACAGACGCTGCTTTTACAGATGGTGCACCTACAAGTGGCTTTATTAGATGTAATTGTGATGATTCAAATCCAGGTGTATGAGATCTTTTATGAGATCTTCCTGACATTCCCTATAATTAACGCATATAATAACAAAAATAAATGCGATAATGTAGTCGGGCTAAGCCCGACTACCTCATCTTAACCTGGAGATGGACGCCGCGCGTCCATCTCCTACATGTACATCCCAGGAGGAGGCCCCCCATGGCTATCCTTCTTCTTCAGGAACAAGTCCACATGCTCCTTCTTGACTGTAAAGGGGAGCGCAAAGTCCTTGATGTGGAACGGCAACTCCTTGGCATTGTAGAGGCGCAGCATGTTGATCTTCTGTGCGATCTGCTCGATACAACGCTTGAGTTCCCTGACACCCGTCTCCTCCTTTGCGTATTCCTCGATGATGTAGGTCACCACATTCATTCCAAAGCCAACACGCTCCGTCAATGACACCTCCTTCAAGGCCGCCGGCAGCAGATAGTTCTCCGCAATCGTGGTCTTCTGCTTGATGTCATAGCCCTTGAGCTCGATCGTCATCAGACGATCCAGGAGCACCTTATCAATCTTCGTAATGTCATTCGCCGAGAAGACGAACATGACCTTCGACAGATCAATGGGAATACCCGTGAGATACTTGTCCTCAAAGCCCTCATTGGACGCAGGATCCGTCAAGTGGATCAGCATGTTCTGAACCTCCTCACCCTTGGGCGTTGCGGAGATCTTATCCACCTCATCAAAGAGGATCACTGTCGACATGGACTTGGACGCAATAAGCGAGTTCACGATCTTGCCGCAATGACTAGACTCATAGACAAGCTGATGACCCGTATACGTGGACGCATCCGAATCACCGCCCAAGGAGATGAACTGGAAAGGCAGACCAAGGGCCTTCGCAATGCCGTTCTTGATAATGCTCGTCTTACCAATGCCAGGAGGACCCACTAATAGGAGTGAGGTGCCCCTGGATCCGGGATTGGCGATCTTCGTCGTGATATACTGGAGAATCTGGAGCTTGGTATCATCCTGGCCGTAGACGGCCTCATTGAGCGTCTTCTGGGCGCCCTGCATGAACTTGGCACAGGCCTCCGAGCCATCCTCGAGCTTGATGGGAATCTCCCTGTGGATTCCGAAGGGAACGGCAACGACCTTGTCGAGCCAGTTGCGGAGCTTGAAGTATTCACCCGTAGAGGGATCCAGACTCTGGAGGGAATTATACTTGGCAAGAATGAGCGCCTGATTCTCGGGCGCCAACTTGAGGGTCAGGATGCGAAGCATGAGATTCACACCCGTATCCGTGCTCGTGGGACGCTTCTCCAGGGCGAGCAGCAGCTCCTGCTGCTTGGGCTCCGTCAAGGCCTTGAACTGATCGATCTGCGTATCGATCGTATTGTCTTCAATGGGGGCAGTGACAAGCTTGACAAACTTCTTGACGCTTGCGGATTCCTTCTTCATGTTGTGGCGCTGAGGAACCATGGGATCTGCACCATCATCGCCGACACCGAAGGAGAAGACGATGTTGGCTCCGCTGCCCTTCTCTTCCTCTTCACCGTCATAGTCCTCATCTTCCTCCTCATCGGATCCCTCGAATTCCTCGAAATCATTCTCCTCCTCATCATCGGTATCCTCTGATCCGAGGGTCTCGCCGTCCTCATCATCATCCTCCTCTTCCGACTCCGATTCAGATTCCGACTCGACCACTCGACGCTTGTTGCTCTTCCCCTTGGTCTTGATGGGGGCCTTGGCAACAGGTTCAGCATGACGCTTCTTGAGAAGGGGGCGACGCTTGACCTCCGGCTTCTTGGAGCCTCGCCTCTTCACCGGGACGTCTACAGCCGACTCATCGGAATCAGTTTCAGAAGAATATGCGATCAGCCCGCGAATATTTCCGTGGCTATCTACGGAACTATCGTCATCCTCATCATCGCGACGGCCGCCAGCGCGCTTCTTCTGGGGTTCGGGCTTCTTCTTCTTGTCATCCTCCTTTGCCTTGCGGACCATTCTATGATGATTCTTCATTTTAGAATATGGATATATCACAGAGTCTCTTTACCGTGATATATCCATTTTATGCCGTCAATTTTTTTATACTAGATTTTATATTACCTATTTGCGTCCACGTCTGCGGGTAAGACGCTTAGCAAGTCCCCTAGGAACTAGTTCGCGTATTGTATTATCCGCGCGCTGAGAGACCTTCTTTCCAACCGTATTGATACCTTCCAATCCAGTGTGAACAACCTTGCCGACTGTATTCGTCGTAGCGGTAGCAGCATTGTCTACAGCATGAATTGCTTGACTGATCGGGTTGTAGATGTAGCCGACGATGCCTTTACGGCCTTTGCTGCCCTTCTTACCTTTACGCACCGTCTTATTTCCTCGTCGAGCCATTCTACTAATAATCCATAAAAATAACGCACAACTCAGAAACCGTTGATATTATCAACAATATTCATGAGCGTGAATCGGCTGCGGCTAGTTATGCCAAGAAGTGCCGCATCCTTGCGACTAAGAGGGGTCAACGTTCCTACAAAGCGTTCTTTGAGCGCCAAACGAAGAGAGGATGCCAAAGGCGTCTTACCTTCCTTCACAGAGGCTATGATCTGCTGAAGACAGATCACATACTCTTCTAGAACAGGCTTGCCCTTCTCATTGGGGCTCATTCGTTCAATATTTCCGATAATAGATGCTAGGGTGGATACAAAGAGATCGGCTTCGAGCACGTTGTATTTCATAAGTTCACCGAGGAACTGTGCGTAGCCGCGACGATAGGCCTTGTCCGTATTGGACGCGAGCAGCTCCGTATAACTGCTTCCCGCCTCCAGTTCGGAGATATCATCGAAGATGGCGCCGAACTCACGGTATTTGGCGATCATCTCCGATAACAACACTGCATATTTGCCGGTGAGTTCGCACAGGAGCTGGGCGTAATAAGGACAGAAGGTCTCCTCACGCGTGGCCTTCTTGAAGACAAAGGACATGAAATCCTTCAGGAAATGCGTCTTGCCAGAGTCGAGGATCTGACACAAGAAGTTGAAGATTTCCGTATAGTTTTTGGGGCTGAATTTATTGAGTTTATCCTGAATCAGCAGAAGAACAGCGTCGTCCGCTTCATCGGCCTTCTTGAACCGACTAATATACTTTGGGGGACCTGTATGAAGCATAGGTGTAGCAGTTGGTGCACCAGCACCAACACCAGCACCACGAAACTTGTGGAATGTCCTTCCGCCACTACTGCTGTTCGATCCCCCACCACCACTGCGCCAATCAACCCGTTTCCAACTTTGCGTTTCTGCCGCTTTTGATAGGGCATCGATCACCATCTGTATCGAGCGACTGACACTCGGAGATACAGAGGGCTCACGCAACTCAGATTGGAGGGAGAGGATAGCGTCAATTCGTGACATGGTTATATTAATATGGATATATTTAAGTCGCTTGCTGTGTCGCAACAAATTCTGAGGGACCACTACCTTCAATTTTTATTTGTGCCAAAACATCCTCACTTTTTACCACAACATCCACAGATGGACCTTCCCAGAATTCAAGACGCCGTTCATATTCCTTCTCTGGCCGACTACCTCCAGATTCAGACAAAGGCAGGCGCAGCAGCACTTCAGGAAAAGACAGCCCTGTGGTCCTCGAATCGAAAGACACTCGAACTCAAATCGCAACAGTTCCATACGCTCCAGCATGCCCTTCAGACCAAGCCCCTTCTCAAAGCCACCCTGCTCCATTCATTCTCAGAACTCAAAGCACTGGAGCCCGAACTGGAGGCCCTGACGGCAACTGCCTCCGACTTGGAAACAGAGGCATTCAATGAACTCCTGTTCTTGAAGGACTGGTCACAGCCCCTGAACTTTGTGCCCTTCCTCCTCGTTCTATGGTCCGCCCTCCGTGTCTACGTATTTCCCGGAATGGCCCTCCTCATGCCGGTCGTCATGGTGGTTCTCCCGTTTATCATGATCCGCTTCATCTTCAACCTCCCCATCACTATCAGTCGTTACATGGGCCTGCTATCCGCCATGTTCTCGGGGCAGATTACGGCTCTCTTTGATCCAAAGGCGGCAGCCGAAGAGAAACCAGCCCCCTCCTTCGATATTACGCAGCTCTTTAAAACGGGCCTCCTCGTCGGAACCATCGTGCAGAGCTTCCTCCAACCCTATTGGTCGTTCAAACATCTCTACGCTATCGATACCATTATTCAGACTAAAGCGACAGCCCTAACCACCTTCAATACCCTCTATGCAACAGTCAAACAAACCCTTGAGGATCACGGATTTAAGATGGCAAAATCGCCCTTTGCGCCAGGGACCACGGATAGTCGGCAACTAGTGGCCTTCGCCCATCTCCATCCGACCTTTCTGAAATATGCGCTTCAACGTCTGGGCGCCATCGAGGCTCTCTTTGCGCTTGCCAATGAGACCGATCTGACGCCCGTTACATGGGTCTCGGGTCCCCCCTCCATGAAACTCCAGAGCGCCTTTGATTATCGCGTAACCAGCGGCCGCGTCTCCTTCAATCTCGATCTCAATCAAGCCACCGCCCATGGGCTTCTCACAGGTCCCAATCGCGGCGGCAAATCCACCACTCTAAGGGCCCTAGTAGCAACGCAGCTTCTAGCACACACCTATGGCTGCGCCTTCGCCGAACAGGCAACCCTGACCCCCTTTCATAAACTCTATGTCTGCCTGACGCCTGAGGATCTTCCAGGGAAGAAGTCGCGCTTTGAACGCGAAATTGAGTTTACGGCACATACGCTCCAGTCCAAGACCGAGGACGAATATTCGCTGGTCCTCCTGGACGAACTCTATCATTCTACGAATCCCCCTGATGCCGAGAAGGCCTGTGCGATCTACACGGCGCAGCTGTGGGCTCAGCCGAATACCCTCTCGATTATCAGCACCCACCTCTTTGATTTCGTGGATAGAGCCCCTGACACTATTCAACGCCTATGTTGCCCGGCCACAGCAGACGCAAACGAGAATGTCACATACACCTATCAGTTGGCAAAGGGGATCTGTAAGGTCAGTTCGGTCAAGGAATTACTGATAGAGAATAAACTGGTGTCCGTCTAGCGTGTCCGTTCTTAGAAACAAAATATCTGAGGACCGGCAGAACACATGGCCGGCTTAAACGATACATTGACACTTGGTCTCATCCTTGTGCTCCTATTTGGTGCCGCCTGTCTCTATCTCTACACCCGAGTTCAGCAGTGCGAGCAGAAGCTCAATCTCGTGGAGTCCATTTTGCTGGATATCAAGATGAGCGCAGAACTCCAGGGCTATCCTTCCGCCCCTGAACCTCGACAAACAGCTGCGAGACCCCCTTCTCCTAAAGTCACTCAAATGGAGGAAGCAGAAAGTGACGATGAAAATAACAATAACAGTAGCAGTCCCTTCACCTCCTTGGACGAACAGGAGTTGTATCAGGGTGCCTTGGCAGAGGCCCTCGAGAGTGACGAAATCGAAGAGATTGTTCCCGAGACCTCCTCTACGGTACTGCCAAAGGTTAACACCAACTATGAGTCCATGACCCTCGCAGAACTCAAGGTGCTTGCCAAGCAGCGCGGCATCACCGGTTCTAGTTCCATGAAACGTAGCCAGATTCTGGATGCTCTCAAGCCCAAGGCCCCTCCTGCCGATGGCGGTATTCTGTCCGCCCTAGCAGAACAGGGCTCTCCCGTTGAATCTAATTAAACGAACAATATCAAAATAATATACAGGGAACTTACAGGATGGATCTGAACGGGTTCAATAAAGTCACATTGCCTAATTTTTTCAAATTGCCGCCTACTGGAACAGAATACAAGGAGGCCAAGCGCATGGAGGTCGGCAAGACCTTAGAGCCGGCCCAAGATAGTCGCTACCCGGCCTATGCTGGCGTCATGCAGGACGGGCATTTTGTAACGGACTACAGGCCCCATTGTAATTACAATCTTCCCCCTGGCACACAGTTCACAACGAAGCAATGGATGGTCCACCACACGGATTCCATCATCAACCTCTCGAGGAAGCGCATGTCTGAGTGGTCGGGCTCCTCTCTTCCCATCCCTATGCTGGCACCTCCGCCAGCAGTCCTGGCCTATTCGAGCCCATTCGAAAATGAACTGCTGAATACAAACTACAAGGGTGGACTTGGCACCGAGCGAACGGACGCCGCTGCTGTTCCCCTCTTCGGCACCTATGTTCTTCCTCCCACGGCCGCAGAAAGTCGCGGCAATATCAAGAATATCAGCCTAACACAGCATGGCTCTGGGGGACGCAACACTCGCAGGGGGGCAAATGCTTATATTCCAGCGTAAGTATAGGGTATGCTAGATTTGTTAGACATATTAACGAAGCTTCGAGAAAACGTGAGTTTTTATTTCCTCAATATGTCACTTCTTATAGCAAATGTGCTCGTTGGATTCCATACACAATACTATAGCATTATGTTCTGTTCTCTCGCTGCCATTACGGCATGCACGTATTTATATGACGCGAATCATGCGACCATCAATATGCAGTTAATGGATAGCATTGTTATTGCGGCCATTCTGACGCCGACCGCCTTTCTCTGGTTCCAGCACGGCCATCCTATGCGTGTCTATGCTGGCTTTATACTCTTGTGGGCGCTCGGTTTATATATAGCCAATAAACTGATAGGCGTGAACGCGATTGTCACATATTTTACAGAGGGTGCTGTCAGGGTCATTCCTGCTATCAACCGACCCGTCAGTCTTTTTAATACCATCCTCGCCTACTTGGCATCATTCGGTCATTTCGTATTTAATATCGAATGGGCCATGCTGGTTCTACTTTAGAGCGTAGCTCTAAAGTAAAAGACCTTTCTCCCTGAAAGTATACTTTTAGGGAGAAACTGGTACTGCTGTAGAGCATAGCTCTACAGCGCTTCTAATATTACGCAGTGCGTTAGAACAACCTAAGTAATAAATCCTTATCAAACACAAGAATGATAATTCTCGCGTTCGATATCGGCATCAAGAACCTCGCCTTCTGCGTCTACGATGCCTCCTCCAACACGGTCCTTGCCCTCGAGAACTGTAATCTGATCGCCGACCAACAGGAAGAACAGGCCACCTGTTCCAAGTGTAAATCCAAGGCAACCTATCAGTCATCTCTAGGTCCCACCTGTAAGCGCCACATCCCCTCGACCCATCCCATCGCCTTCGAATCAAAGAAGATCGCCATGAAGGACTTAAAGGATGCCTTGAAGGCCAAGGACTTAAAGAGCGGAGGGACGAAGGAGGAACTCCTCGAACGACTGAAAGGTGTGTGCTCGGTTCCCCTCATTAAGCCGAAGATTGTCAAGGCCGCCGAGCAGAGTCTCGCAGATCTCCATGATGCGTTGCGGGCCTTTGTGGCCGCGAAATGGACTTCGGTGGCCGCCTTTAAGTCCTCGGACCAGGTGCTCCTGGAGAACCAGCCGGCCTTCAAGAATCCGCACATGAAGTCCGTTCAGGTGCTGCTGTTTGCGGTGCTTCGAGATGCTTTTTTGCGGGAAGGGCTGCGACCTAGTTTTCATCTGGTTCACGCGAAGAAGAAGGTGGAGGGGGCGGAGGCGGGGGATGCTGGCTATGCTGAGCGCAAGAAGGGCTCCGAGGATCGTTTGGAGGAGCTTTATCGCACAGGTGCTGTCAAGGATACCGGCGGCATCCTGGAGGCCTGGAGGGGGGCCAAGAAACGCTCCGATATGAGCGATGCTTTGTGTATGTGTGTGGACGCGTCAAGAACGAAGCTTAAATAATCCAGGGGCTTTCAGGATATGAACGAGCCCATCACGATTCATGATATGCAATCGTTCGCTGAGAGCTTGATAGAGCCGAGCTTCAGCAGCGATGTTGGCAACGTCATCGATCTTGGTACCGATGGAGGCAGCCTAGGGGATGACCTCGGTTTTGGATTATTGACGAACAGCAAGGCCATGAATGGCGGCTCTAAGACCGTATCCGTGAATACTGGTGGCAGCAACAGTAGCAGTAGCAGTAGCAGCAGTTCGGGGCCCGATATTACAATTGGCCCTCTGGAGGCACTGGATGGCACGGCGTTTGATATCCCTATGAGTTCCGATATTCCTGAAGTCAGTGTGCATCGAACGGAATCTGCGCCATCCTATGCTGATAATTCCCAGACGGCCACAGGTCCCGGCGTCACTTTGTCCTCTCCTTTGAGGCGTCTGTCTCCTGAGGAGGAGCGCAAGGAGAAGGCGGATCTGATTAACAAGCTGGCTCGCCTGGAGTCCAAGGGATTCACGATCTCCAAGCGCTTCACTATGGATAATAGCCTTGATGAGATCAAGATGGAATTTGAGAGGTTAATGGACGCACGAAACCTCGAGGGATCCATCAAGTTCCAGCGTCAGATGATGATGGGGCTTGTGACGGGCATGGAGCTCATGAATAATAAGTTCAATCCGTTTGACTGGCAGCTCGATGGATGGTCTGAATCGGTCCATGAGAATGTTGAGGACTATGATGAGGTCTTTGAGGAGCTCTATGACAAGTATAAGGGCAAGGGCAATATGCCCCCTGAGGCGAGACTGCTGTTTATGATGGTCGGATCGGGGTTCATGTTTCACATGAGTAATTCGTTCTTCAAATCCAAGATTGGAAATATGTCAATGGATGATATTCTGAGGAACAATCCGGGTCTTGCCAAGCAGATGGCGGCAGCGGCGGCCCAGGCAGCGGGCCCGGGTTTTGGTAATTTCATGGGGGCTGCTATGGGTGTTCCTCAGGGCATGCCGCCTGGCATGGCGCCCCCTATGGCACCTGGCATGGCAAATCAGACGGGATCCTTCTATCAGGCCCCTAATTCCCCGATGCCGATGGCGCAGCAACAGGCGCCTCCTATGCAGCGTCGTGAGATGAGACCCCCGAGTGGTGTGGACGATATTTTGAATACGTTTAAGGAGGTACGAGAGGCGGAAACGAACTCGCATCCCATTTTTAGTCCGATGCCGTCGGCGCCGCTGAGGCCTGAGCCGCCGGCCATGAATGGATCGGGGGCTAGGGCAGCTCTTTCGGAGATCCAGAGCATCCATAGTGAGGAGATTCAGTCGCAGGCGGGATCTGTGGCGACTACGCGAACAAGTGGGGGAAGGAAGCGAAAGGCCCAGCTGCCGTCGGGAAACACGATGAGCTTGAACGTATAGGTAAGTCCCGTCTTACATACGGGTAAGACCCGTCTTACATACGGGATAGACTCCCCCCAAGGGGGGAGGCGTATTTTGAATATTTATTATTAAATTATTCATAGAATGATTTAATAATATATGTGATATCCTGAAAATGCCTCCCCCCAAGGGGGGAGGCTATCCCGTATGTAAGACGGGACTTACAAGGACTCTAAATACGTATCCAGGGCGCAAATATCGCACGCCTTCATCTTCTTAGCCCGTGTCTGTCTCTTGAGCGACTTGAGAATGTCTTTTGCCGCCTTATCCGCAATGTGGCGGCTAAGGTGAATATGATGCTTTACACTCAGCTCATATCCGTGGCTTCTTAATTGCGCCAAATGGGGCAATCCTGTCTTAGGAACTTTCAGAGGATATTGACGAGCCAAGAGCCTATGTTCCTCTTCTACGCGTTTCTTCTCATTGATAAGTCGCATAACTTTTTCCTTATTCCTATCCTTTTGCACCATCATGGATTGTTTGTGCCTAGTCGCGCCGACCTTCTTATCGCGTTCCAAATTCTTGAGGCGCTTTATCAAGGATCGTTCATTCGCGGAGTTTGGAGAGTTAGACGCAGAATTAGCAGCATCATGGACGATCGATTGATGAACTTTTGTTAATCTTTTCAGACCCGCCGCTGATGCCAGGCGCCTATAAGCTCTCTCGCGTTCTGCACTCGAAGAAAGGCTTGTCGAATTAGGGGAGTATCTTGGCGCTTTTCGTGTAGCAACTAGTTTTACTGACTTCACTACTTTTTTAGTAGGTTTGGGTGAAAAGGGCGGTGGAACAACTATTTTTCGGATAGGTGGTTTGGGAGAAAAGAGGCTTTCTGTGGGGGGTTTGGGACGCATAGTGGAAACGAAGGCAGCTGGAGGGGGCACATTAATCACATCTGCTACAACTTCCTCAACAATAGGGGGTGGGCTCGCAGAGTTAGCGGGCTTACGCGTGGGGCCTCCCATAATTTTAATATCATTAAAGAATGAGCGATTTGTCCCAGAACTATTACCAGAACCAGAACCAGATTCTGGATCAGACATCTCTAATTATGCAAGTAAAAACTATACCAATTCAAAATACTTTGTAAGAACACAGGCATCACAGTGTTCCATGTCAGCCGCTTGTTCTTTTAATGATGCGGTAATAGCATCGGTCTTATCATCCTTGATATGTCTTCCTAATTGAATGTGATCCTTGACGCTCAGATTGAATCCGTGGGCCCTCAGATTCGCCAAATGGAGCATGCCTTTGGCAGGGATCTTGGTCTTAACTACTTTTTTGAGCGCGGTAAACTCTTCTTTGACCTCTTCCACTTCTGACGCAAGCTTGTCTTTTAATTCCTCCTTTCGCTTCTTGCTATGCCGTAATAGTCGCTCATGGGCCTTCTTACCGGCCTCCTTCTGTTCTCGTTCGGCAGCTTTGGCCTCATTGAGCCGAGACTTTTCCGCACTCTTTTTTGCCGTAGAAGCCCTCTTAGGGGGAGAGGCGCTCGAAGAACTTGAAGAATTTGAAGAACTAGAACTAGAATTAGAATTAGAATTAGAATTAGAACTATTGCTTACTACAACCGCCCTGGCCTTCTGTATGGGTGCTTTCTTTACCAGACTGACCTTCTTGGGAGGTGAGGCGCTTGAAGAACTATTACTTTCTACAACCACCTTTGCCTTCTGTGTAGGTACTTTCTTTACCAGACTGACCTTCTTGGGAGGTGAGGCACTTGAAGAGCTATTACTTTCTACAACCACCTTTGCCTTCTGTATAGGTGCCTTCCTTACTAGACCGACCTTCTTGGGAGGTGAGGCACTTGAAGAACTGTTAGAGGTTGCCTCCTTCGCCTTCCTGGTGGGTTTCTTTGCGTTATTAAGCTTTACTTTACGCGTCCCTATCCGTAGATCTACACTGCTATTGGAATTATCACTCATCTCTATTAATAATAGAGATATATATGCGCATTTTGAATATTTATTATTAAATTATTCATAGGATGATTTAATAATAAGAGCCTGCCTCCCCTTTAGGGGAGGCGTATTACCTGGTGCGAGCAGGTTTCTCGCCTACATGTTCAGCAAATAGTGCTCCAAGTCGCATATGGCGCAAGCAGACATACGTTCAGATTCAGCAATAAGACGTCGATTAACACGGACAGTCTCCTCATTTGCCAAATGCTCCCTCAGAATTAAGTGCTCCTTCACCGTGATATCAAATCCATGCGCTCTTAACTTGCAGAGGTCGGAAACCTCTTTGGCAGAGAGCTTCTTAGTTCCCTCTGGAACATCCGCAATCTGGGCACCAATTGCCATCTTCGCTGCCTTAAGCCTATCCTTGTATTCATCTTCCTGTGCCTTTACAAATTCTTGTCTGGCCTCATACGCCTTTGTTGCGTTTGCCTTTGCCTGCCTATCCCTGCGCTTGTCATACCCCTTCTGGAACTTTGTTCCCGCCTTGGCGACATTTGCCAGATAGGTCGGAGCAGTCTTGAGATGGCCGACAAGACGAGCCACATTCAAAGAACCACGAGAACCACTGTTTGCGGCATTAGTTGCCACAGCCGCAATGAGCCTCTTATCCTTGGTATTCAAGCTGCGCTTAGCCTTCTTGGTGAGCTTCTTATATACTGCCTCCTCGACCTCCTTATCGATCTTTCGTGCCAAGACCTTGGCCTGCGTCTCTGTGAGACGCTTCATAAGCTTGCGCGTAGTCTCAGGGCTATTCCTCTTGATCCCCAACTTGGGCGCAAGCTTGCTAAAATTAACGGGGACCCTGGCGGCGTTCTTCTTGGGAGCACCATTGTTCTTAGCGGCAACCGACTTTGCCGCGACAGACTTAACAGATCGTGTGGACTTGGCAGATTTCGCGGTCTTGGCAGAACTGCTAGAATTGCTGGAACTGCTAATCGACTTTGCCTTACGCTTTGTGGGGGCCGCAGACTTCTTAGCCGTCGCAGACTTCTTTGTGTTTGCCTTCTTAGAATGAAAAGAGGGCTTTGAAGAACGAGAACTTTTGGATGAGGAACTATTTGAAGAACCACTTGAAGAACCACTTGAAGAACTATCGGACATATCTATTTACTCCCCTTATTTTTTTTACGCATAGTCTGTCGATTTTTCTTGAATCGAACATGCCGGGTGGGCTTGGACTTCAAATAGTTAAATGGGCGCAGGACCTTGCGCTCATTAAAGTCCTTGATCGTCTCCAGGTTGACCTTGTAGTCCTTGATGAGATGCTGAATGGCCCGGACAACATCATCATGCTCGCCCTGAAGAATCTTACGATGATGCTCGTCGCACGCAGGATCCACGACCTTCTCATAGATCGCATCGCGCAAATGCATCATTCCGTTGACCGTGCTGAGCGCATACGAATACTGAAGATCCTTATCCTTCATAGCAGATATGCGTCCCACGTGTTCCAGCTCCTGATCTTTCCACATTTCAATGTCATGACATGTGGCGTGATATTTATGCGCTGACATTCTATTTGTTCGTTTGATTATACTTGAAATCGAAGATCGCCGTTTGCCCCCGACTGATTCAGCAGACTCATATTCGCCAAATACACGAGCGATGGATCGGCATACTTGGACTTCTTCTCCTTCTCCTTCTTGGCCTGTTCCGCAGTCTGGTCGTATCGGAGCTTCTTCTCGTTCAGGCGTCGGAAGATTTCCATCTCCTCAGGCGTCATTCCAGGACCCTTTATCTCCGCAGCATCCTGTCCGCCAGCCTTTCCATTAATATAGAACGCAGAGTTCTCATTAAAGAGGTATCCTAGGGCCAGAACCACGATAACCGTGAGCCAGAAGGAGATAATAAGATTACGCGTGGCAACAAAGAGCACTACGAAAATGAGAAATCGACGGACCCACGGATGCTGAAAAAACTGTTCCTGTTCCTTCGTGATCTCCATGGCAATAAAACGACCCCCCAGATTGAGAATCAACATCATGATTCCCACAAAATAGAGATTCCCATTAAAAACGCCTAGAACAGCCTCTAAGGGCCCAGCGGCAGCAGTCCCAGCAGTCCCCGACTGTGTTGTAGACCCTATAAGTTTCGATAGGGGTTGTGCTATCAACCCGGGAAGGCTCATCTCTGGTTTTAGATGTGATTATTCAACTGTAGACGCAAAGGGCGTGAGAAGCGTATGCATGTCGCCGAGATAGAAGAAGATGACGAGCGCAACCAGAATTCCTAAGCGGGGACACCATACAGCGGCCGTCAAAACGAGCAGAACGGTCAGGAGGCGCCACCAGGGCTGCATATAGAGCTCAATGAGCTTCGGATGATACTGTGTTTCAAACGGCATGCTGTAGATGACAAGGGTTATCCCCGCCAACAATACAAATAGGAGTCGTAAAGAACCATCAAGTGTATTCGAAAATTGTAGCATACCGAGCCAGTTCGACATCTCTATTCTTACATAAGACTATCAATGCTGCGAACGCGACATAGTCATTTCACTATCATCCTGAATGGGATATGTGGCCGCATCATCCGTTGTAATGCCCTTCCCACCTTCTTTTAGGACCTTTTCGACAAACCATTTATGATTCCCTTGGGCGGATACCCGTTTCAAATCCTCGAACCCCTCCCCATCAACCCCTGCTAATCGGGGACTCGAATGGATAATGAGGAGGACCGCTAGCGCCGTAAGTAGGCCATAGCTCCACCCCATAAAATGGGTCACTGCGATCACAAGACTGATGCCGAGAACTCTACCCAGTGCTGAATCAGCATAGGATGCCATCGTATACCCTATCTGTCCGTGAAAGGCTATAATGACAATCATCAGAACACCATAGATCATATTGGGGACCGTATCGAGGTGCTTAAGAACAATATCGAGAGGGGAACCGCCACCGCCTCCTGCCGATTGTTGACTACTTGTCTGCTGCATTGCCATTTGTGACATCTCTAATTATACCGATATTCTATCTATATACTTTGTAGAGTTCGGCCATGAACTATTGTTCACTACAAGATGCATTTGGATCTCCGGGATGCGATGGAGATACAGGAGGCAAAGAAGCAAGAAAAGAGGAGCGCCGCAAGGCCAAGCGATGTAAGGGGCCCGCAGCGACCTTCCTCGACATCAAGGATCCCGATCGACAGGCCTGTGACAAGATGCCGGCCGTGCCGGCTATGAATAAGGACACGGGCCTCCGAGAACACAAGCCCGTGACGTCCATGCAGGGCGAGCTCGAACCCTTTCAAGGTTCCCAGTCCTGCGAATCCCGGCCCATGCGCGACAGCATTAATGAGGTCAAGGCCTTCGAGGAGGCCGAAAACGATGATGAGGCCATTATCAAGCATCAGCGTCGTTTTGAATGGATCGCCCGCACAGACGGCGATCCCACTGGTGACGCTGCGCGCGACACGAGGCCCAATCCGGCAACCCTCACCGTCGGCACAGCCAGTTCCTTCTTCGGCAAGGATATCGACGAGGGCTTCGCAAATTACACCCCTGACGCCCAGAGCTACCTCATGGAGCCGAGCTTCACGAGCGCCTTCAATATGACGCCAGGGGGGAAAGCGGGATCTGCTGCGCTCCCTGTTCCCTCCGTGCGCGACGTCTGGAAGCCCCCCGCCTTCGCGGGAACGAATACATCCTTTTTCGACAAGCTCCCAGCACCAGGCGGCTCCATGCCGAAACAGTCCGGCTTGAGCTATGAAACGCTGAGCCGCAAGATCGATGGGGTCATGAGCCGCATTGAGGAACTGACGAAGAAGTCCACGCCAGAACAGACCCAAACGGACATTCTCCTATTCGTCAGTTCTGGGATCTTTGTGCTCTTCATGATGGATTTGATTGTGAGGAAGGGATCTTCCCTCCGATTCTTGGGACGAAGATGATTTTTATCGACTAGTTGAGGAGGGTGGTGAAGTTGTCACAGAAGATCCAGAAGTCGCCGCAGAAGATCCAGAAGTCGCCGCCCCCCTCCCACCTATCACAGTTGATTTCATCTCAACCGCATTATTAATATCAATTACAAGACCCGTCTCATTAAAATATACCTGTATATTCTTTGAGTCTATTTGGTCTTTATATGCCTCAAGGATGCTGGGTATAGATTCATCATTCATTACAAATTCTTTGTTCTTTGATTGAACGAGAATTTGTATATCATTTTTATCCATTTTTTCAATAGTCTCTATTGTTTCACGAATTATTTCCTCATTGGGAATATGATTTGGATCATCCGCAGACCAAAAACTTTTGTTAAGTTCAACATCGTTAAGAGAAGGCACAAGTTTTTTAATAATAGGCTCATATACAGTTTTATTAGCATTAAACTCTTCGAATGTTAAACCAAATTCCCTATATACATTATCATCCTTATATGAGTAACCTCCCCCACTCATAGGGGTTATGCTACCGCCTGCCGCAGGTATAAGTGACTGATTCGGATTAAATCCATCCATTTACTAATCTACATAGATGAAATAAATAAGAACCTAAATTCCTTCAACGCATCCCTGTGTAGACATGGATCAGCCCTACGCCTCCGATCCCCAGACCCGTCGTCAAAAGATCAACTGTAAGCCCGAGCTTATTATCGCCTCACTCCAGCGCTTCTATGCGGTAACACCCGATCTTGAGAAGGTCATGCCCTATCTGGTCGGCGATGCCGAAATTTCGCTCCGTATCATCGACTGGTTCGTCACCAAATACAGCCGCAAGAACTTCACATCGTATGAGCTAAACGGCCAGAACTTCATTGTCTACAAGTCATATAAGGGTCAACTTGACGCTTATAATAAGCAGTATTTCGATACGAATTGTCGTCGAGAGCGCATCCAGTTCAGCATCAAGGACTATGAGCCCTTCATAACAACGATTGGAAAGCTCAATTTCTTTCGCTGGGCCCTGGAGTCCAAGCTCCTAGACTACATCGAAACAAATAAGGAGACGTTGAAGGCAGGATATAATCAGTTCTTGAAGGAGACCACCCAGGCCCATAAGGACTCTTCGACCGCCTCTTCGACTGTCTCCTCTGTGGCAACAGATAGTTCTAAGGGCACCCGAAGGCGCCGCACCAAGCAGGCTGCGTCCTCTCTCAAACAGCTCCAAATTAATAACGAGAACTTCGTGGAACTGACCTTCGATTAGGCATAATCCCTCATTATTCTGCGAATCACGGGTTCTGTCTCAATAGGCGACCACGCATAGGTCTTGATGAAGACCTCATGAAGCTCAAGGGGGGAACCACTTATTTTACGAATATAGGATTCAAACTGTCGACTAATAAAGGGTTTTAAGGCAATGAGGGCGGAGGCTATAACAGGCCCTGAATTGATTAAAAAAACATTTATCAAGCCATCCCCAAATTTTCCACTCAATATTTTCAGCAAACGTATTGGGACATTTATATGAACCATATGTTTGGCCTGAATAAATTTACAATCAATAATCCATATCCACTGCTCTCCGTTAATCCTGTTAAGTTCATCCAATATATGTTGTTCGATATCCTGTGCGTTCGAATGATCTTTCATAGACTTATAGGTGGTATAGAACACATGGGCGCGTTTTTCGCGCTGAAGTTCTCCAATCTTTTCAAACGAATGCATTAAAGGATCCTGCAAACACTTTGCGCACGGCATTTACATATCTCTACAAAATTTCTCTAACATATCCGTCACATCACATATTTCGATAGTCCTTCTGAAAATCATCGCGCAAAGGTCGCATGGTGTCTGCGGTCTCCGCAATGGCCTTGAGCTGATCGGCATTGAGATAGTGATTGTCGATAGAGCGGCTGAGAAAGGACTTTGTTGCTCGTATGCCCTCTGTATCCTTGTCTTCATAGACAACTGACTGTAATTCACGAACGGAATTTCGTGAATCATAGGCCGTATCATATTTGTCAAAATAGGGGTTCATGCCGCCTCGATAGCTCGACTGGTCAAACCGGGGCTGTGTTCGATAGTTCTTTTCCAGGAAGCGGCTATTGATGGGCTGAAAGTCCTGGAATGGGGCTCGTGCGTTCAGATCAGGGCGATTCTGAACGCCATATTTCCCATCGGTTTGCCAGAGCTCGTAGTTGCGAGCATTGGCAGCGTCGCGCGTAGAGACTTCACGACGACTTCTCAGGGACATCTGTTGGGGCGGCAGCAGATGAACTGTATTAATTGGAAAGACGGGTTGCGTCATATCTCTGAACTCAGCGGCTATAATAAAAGGGCCTAAGTCGGGCACACAACTAAACAGATAATGAGGCTTGTGCCCTACACCTATTCGTCCGTTAAGCGCAATGACAAGGTTCTACATACGATCCGTGTTCTCATGGAGGGTCAACAGGTCTGGAAAGAGGATATCGAGAATCCGATCGATGCCTTGGAGCCGAACGATCTTGTGGCAAAATCGTCGTTCCAAGAGGGGGAACATCAGTATTTTAGAATAGATCAGGAAAAAACCGATCTCACCTCGATGTATGCCTACACTGAATGCGATCCTGACACGGATATGTTGTGTTGGCGCACATTTTATGTCATAACGGATCTGAAAGGCGATTATTGGATCAATATTCCGAGCCAACAATCCTTTCTGACACCTATCCTAAAGGCTCATTACGTATAACTTATAGAATGGAGCATCGTAATAAAACGATGAAACGACCGGCATCACCAGAAGCCGAGATAGAAGATACTAAGGTAGAACAACCCGACCCCTTTCGTAATCTGCTCGATGAATCCGCCCGCGAGGCCTTTCGCCGGCCCTGGCATCGATTGGAGCGCGGCCTCCGTCTGAATCGCCTCCGCATGTATGTGGAGGAGATGTCGGCCCAATGTAGCTTTACAACAGAAGAGAAGGGTCGATTTTTCGTGTTCCTACAGAATGCGCTCGATCGCAAGCTCCTGAATACGCATAAGATCGTGGAATATGTACCCGAGGTCCAAAAGATCCGCAGCATCAAGGGTCTCGAGGTGCGCCGAACACCGACGGGGGAGGCCAAGTGGGGCTTCGTCAAGACCAAGAAGGCGGATGGCACGCGCCGCAGAAGAGCAACTGATAATAAAGTTGAGGAGCCCCCCACCACTACAACTCAGTAATAGCATAATCACGTAATGGCTGAGATATGCAATAATCTCGTCAAGTGGCTGAATCTCGTGGAGCAAACGCTCCATTTGCCCGCAGATCGAACACAGCTCGATGAATGGCTCGAGGCCGCCGAGGATCTGACGGACGGCCTCGATCTCGAGGAGCCCGCCGCCCAGATCCTCGTCCAGCAGATCCTGGACGGCTACGAAGAGACCTTCAAACACACCTATTCGTCGATCACAACACCCGTCATAGCCAGAGAAAAACTCCTTGCTCTAGCTGCTGCCGAGCAGATAGAGCAAAGAACACCGGCCTGGTATAAACAAATGGGAACCATTCTGAGCGCCTCGGAACTTGGATCGCTCTTTACGAGCCCGAAGAGTCGCGCGGCGCTCATCCTATCGAAGGTTAATCCGAGTCCGAGGCCCCCCCAGCCTCTCGCAATTCCCTCGGCCGCCATGTCTGCCTTTGACTGGGGCATCCGATTTGAGCCGGTTGTCAAGCAGATCTACAATTACAAATATGGAACAACCATCCATGAACTGGGGCGTCTTCTCAGTAAGACAGATCCGAGATGTAGCGCAAGTCCCGATGGCCTCATAATAGAGGATCCATCTGGCATGCGAACGGGCCGTCTTATTGAGATCAAGTGTCCTGTGACAAGGCAGCCGGATGGAAAAGTGCCAAAGGACTATTATAGCCAGATGCAGATGCAGCTCTTTGTGACGGATCTGGAGGCCTGTGACTTTGTCGAGTCCGTCTTTCACTCACCCTATTCGTCTCCATTGAAGAAGGACGGGACGGGCCTATATCATGGATCCATTGCCCTCATACATAGGATTGACGAACAGGGACTGGAACAGGATGCTCGCTATGAGTATGGACCGGTCTTCCTTGAGCCGACGGAATGGACGCCGTCTTTAGGCGTGGGTGAAGTTATTACGGAACAAATTCCGTGGAAACTGTTGGAATGGCACGAACAGGTGGTGATGCGATCGGCGACGTGGTGGCCGAAGACGCAGCCGTTTGTGGATGCGTTCTGGGTCGATGTGGAGAGGGCGTGCGTCGATCCATCATTCTTGGACGAGCATATAAAGAAGAAGGTGGTCGAGGAGGAAAAGTGCTTGATTAAATTAAGCTAAGGATAAATACATAATCGATGGTCTACTATTTTTGCTAAATCTAAGGATAAATACATAATCGATGGTCGGCTAAAGCCGACCATCCATCATTTGTCCCTTGGACTTCCGCGAAGAGCGGAAGTCTTTTATACTATTTTTGCTAAATCTAAAGATAAATACATAATCGATGGTCGGCTTTAGCCGACCATCCATCATTTGTCCCTTGGACTTCCGCGAAGAGCGGAAGTCCCCTTAGAGACAATTTTTCGGCACATCCACCTTCATCCCGTTCGTCTCATAGAAAGACAGCACAAGCTCCTGGAAGGGGCTCGAGCAGCTGTCGGGATAGCCGCGTTTATAGTTGTTCGTGAGTTGCCTGAAGTTCCCTGTTTTTTCCTGGAGCCGATCAAAATCAGTCGCAAAACAGCTACGACTATTCACGCAGCTGATTCCGGAATCAGCCGGCATCCCCTTCAGCTCATCCTCCAACAGGAGATACGAAGAGCGATTGGCCCAGTTGACCGGCGCTGGCTTATTGGGAGGAAGCGTCAAAATGGGATTCCCTGGAATTTCCACCGACATCTTTAAGTCCTTTCGAGTGCCGGCAGTCTCGGTCAACATAGAGGCATCCTTCTCCTGAACGGTGTCTATGAACCCCTCATAGGTCACATAGACCACTTCAGGCTGTGAATCCGCAGGATAGTTATTAGGCCCCACCCACACAGGTTCCCCGCAACTACTGCCCTCCCATCGTGGCACAAAGGTGAAATAGGTTGTCAGGCCCTCCTTACCAGAGACCATAGCCGCAATCGATGCGAACATCATGAGTATAAATAAAACAGCTATGAATCCTACAAATGGGTTCAAACGCATCCTCTAATAGTAAGGTGCGGAAAATTTGACGGGGCTAAGTGGCAGTTTGACACGTATAAACGGATCTTCCGGAATGAGTCTCACTAATAGTATGAAAGTTGTCAAGCGCGACGGATCCAAAGAAGACGTGAGCTTCGAAAAGGTCCAAAAGCGCATCACCATATGTGCGACCGAGCCCGACCTCCTAGAGGTCAATGCAACCCTGATCGCTCAACGCACCCTTATGCGGATTCGTGATGGTATTAAGACATCCGAGCTGGACGAGCTTGCCGCTCAGCTCGCAATCTCCCTTATTACGACCCATCCCGATTACGGAATTCTCGCAAGTCGCATTATCATCAGCAATCACCAAAAGAATACCAGCCCGTCCTTCGTGGAGACCATGAAACTCCTTTATGGCCAGATCAATGAAAAGACGGGAAAGCAAATGGAGTATCTGTCTGATAGCTTTATGGCGGCCGTCGAGCATTTTGGACCTCAGCTAGATGCCGCAATTAAGCCAGAGCGCGACTTCCTTATTGACTACTTTGGCTTCAAGACACTTGAGCGACAAAAGTATCTCCTTCGCGCAATTGATGGTCGCGCGATAGAGAGACCCCAGTATATGTGGATGCGTGTAGCTGTTGGCATGTGGGGTCAATGGGCTAAGGACTCAAAAGATCCTAAGGCGATTGATGTCATTATCGAGACCTATGATCTCCTTTCACAGAAATACTTTACTCATGCGACACCGACCCTGTTTAATTCTGGGAGTCCCAGGCCCCAGATGTCGAGCTGCTTTCTCCTGGCAATGAAGGAGGATTCGATCGATGGTATCTATGAGACATTGGCGAATTGTGCTAAGATCAGCAAATATGCCGGCGGCATCGGGCTCCATGTCAGCAATATTAGGGCCAAGGGCTCCTATATCAACGGAAATGGTGGCACAAGCACCGGTATTGTGCCGATGTTGAAGAATTTCAATGCCACGGCGCGCTATGTAGATCAGGGCTCCAAACGCAACGGGTCTTTTGCGATCTATTTGGAGCCGTGGCACGCGGATGTCGAAGACTTCCTCAAGCTCAAGCTCAATACGGGCTCCGAGGATGAGAGGGCCCGCGACCTCTTCTACGCTCTCTGGACCCCCGATCTCTTCATGCGCCGTGTGGAAACCAATCAGCCCTGGACGCTCTTCTGTCCCTCGGAGGCGCCGGGCCTCGCGGATGTCTGGGGACCGGCCTTTGATGAGCTCTATGAGCGCTATGAAAAGGAGGGCCGCGGAAAGCGCCAGGTAGATGCCCGCAAGCTCTGGACGAAGATCACAGACTGCCAAGTGGAAACCGGCACCCCCTATCTGCTCTACAAGGACGCCGCGAATGCCAAGTCGAACCAGCAGAATCTCGGCACAATCAAGTCATCCAACCTATGCGTGGCCCCTGATACCCGCATTCTCACAAAGGGTGGTGAATTCCCTATTCAATCTCTGGAAGGACAGACGGTCAGTGTGTGGAACGGCTACAAGTGGTCCAAGACCACCATTCATAAGACAGGGGAGAATAAACAGCTCCTACAGGTCATTGTCCTGGATCGGATGGTGAATACGAGCACCGGCGCGATCAGCACCTCTCTGAAGTCCCTCGAATGTACCCCCTATCACAAGTTCATTCTCGAGGGACCGAGGGATCTCCTGGATGCCGAACGGGTCGAGGCAAGGGAATTAAATCCAGGAGATAAACTTATGAGCTGGGTCGATCCGAATGGATACGCCCATACAGTCACCGTGCGAATGATTGCGCCGAGCCGCACCACAGACACCTATTGCTTCAATGAGCCCGAACAGCATGTGGGGGTCTTCAATGGAATTCTGACGGGCAACTGCACGGAGATCATCGAGTATTCGGACAAGAATGAGACCGCTGTGTGTAATCTTGCGTCCATTGGCCTCCCGTCCTTCGTGGAGGGGCGCAAGTTCAACTTCGAGAAGCTCCGCCGCGTCGTCAAGGTCGCCACGCGCAACTTGAATCGCGTCATCGACATCAACTTCTATCCCACCCCCGAGACCCGCAGATCCAATATGCGCCACAGGCCCATTGGACTCGGCGTCCAGGGACTCGCCGATGTCTTTGCGCTCCTCCGTCATCCTTGGGAACGAGACACCGCTTCCGAACTCAATCAGCGCATCTTCGAGCATATCTACTTTGCTGCCCTGGAGGCCTCCGCTGACCTCGCAGAGCTGGAAGGACCCTACGAGACCTTCGCAGGATCGCCGGCGTCCAAGGGTCAACTTCAATACGATCTCTGGACTGTGATTCCTCTGACGGAAACGGACAAGACGCTCAATTGGACGGCTTTGAAGGCGCGCATCCAGACCGTCGGCATCCGCAATTCGCTCCTCGTCGCCCCCATGCCGACCGCATCTACCAGTCAAATCCTGGGATTCAACGAATGCTTCGAGCCCTTCACATCGAACATCTATGCCCGCCGCACCCTTTCAGGCGAATACATCATCATCAACAAGTATCTTGTCAAGGATCTCTTGAAGCTCGGTTTATGGAATGAGGAGCTCAAGAACAAGATCATTGCCAAGAACGGTTCCGTTCAAGGCCTGGATATTCCCATAACCATTCAGAATCTCTATAAGACCGCATGGGAGATTAGTCAGAAGACGCTCATCAATATGGCAGCGGATAGGGGCGCCTTTATCTGCCAGAGCCAGAGTCTCAACCTATTCGTAAAAGAACCGACGCATAAGAAGCTTTCGTCCATGCAGTTCTATGCATGGAAGAAGGGACTGAAGACGGGCCAATACTATCTCCGAACAACAAGTCAAATTATGGCGCAGAAGTTCACAATTGATCCCGAGCTTCAGAAGGAGGCCGAGAAATCAGAGACAGAACGTCAGAAGAAGGCCTATGAGGCGGATGAAGGCTGTACGATGTGTTCGTCTTAGGGATTTATCACACCCTATAAGTAGGGTATGAGCGTCGTAAAAGAGGCCATTCGGACACTTAGCAGTATTAGTAAATTGCCAGATGGTCCTACGACATTTACGAATGCGGTTATGGCTATTTTTCAAGTCATCGGCATCATTTTATCGACAAGGGGCGCACCAGGCTGGCATCAGAAGGTCAACGAGATGATGGGCTCCAGGGTGCTAACAGCGAGAGACGAACAGCGACTGGAGCCGATTACAACTCTCCTTATAAAACTCAAGGAAGCAAAAGGAAATGAGCCCCTAGATACCCTAATGAAGGGCGGGGGTCTAGATATGGATGCGGCTGTCAAACAGGGTATGGATTATATGAAATCGATCAATGCCAAATTCAATGAATTTGCCGCAACAAGAGGCATAACAAAATATGAAAATGCCGCTGATATGAGGCCTGATCCTCATCCATTTGAGAACAATCTCGCACTCATTCCTGCTCTCAGCTGGACCCGCTTCATCCCCCTTCCGTTTCGTAGCATGATTTTTATGATTCATTCTGCGCTCGATCTGGTTCGACTGGGTTCCTCGGTGCCCGGCTTTGATAATCCCTTTATGCGAAAACTATTAAGCGTATCCTTGGCGCTCATGGAAGTTCTCAAAGGTGATTGGAAACAGGCCCTTCTTTCAGCGGCGGGCCTATTCGGTCAATCCTTTGTTTGGATAGGGTTCATTGGAAAAGTATTCTTAGAACTATTTTCCATGATTTCGCCCCAGCTCCAAGATGATATGGCATTTGGTGCTCTACGAGTCACAAAATCTATGCTAATAGGATTTCTACTGAAACTCTTTAAAATCACAGCAACATACGAGATACGCATGAAAGCCATCAAGGTTTTCAGGGAACTCGCTGGTCGAAAGGTGGCCTTGGACGAGGTTCTGGGACAGGTTGGCCTTCCGCCGAGAAAGAACGTGGATCCTAGTTTTTCATCGGACGTGGAGACGCATGGATTTCTAGAGGATCCTGTGCGAGCCTGTTCGTCAGAATTCCAGGATATTATTCAACTTGGAGAACAGTCAGTGATCTTAAATGTTGTATTACAGCTCGCAAATATCCCTGTATCTCAAGAGGGTATGGCCGTTCAATGTAGGGAGTTTGCTAAGCAGATGAAAAAGGAGGGACATAGCACATGGAAAGATCTGCTAGTTGCCGAGGGTCTTATGCAGTTAGCGAATGAATCGAATGAGTCTGAGGATGACTTTGTAGAAGAAGGAAATATAGACGTTGTCAAAGAGGATCCTAAATACAATGAATTAATGGGAAAGTTGGAGGACTTGAAGGCACAACTTACAATTGCCGCAGAGGAAGAAGCGGCGGCAAAAGAGAATATGCTTCGTGTGTTGGAACAGGCTAGTAAGGAGGGAAGTATGAAGGGACAAAAGCCTGAATTTTCCAGAAAAAGTATAGGAGAAGAAGCTAAGACGGAAGAACCGACGAATAGTGCTGTAGTGACACCAGAATCCACATCAAAGTCCACGGTAGAATCTACACCAGAATCTACATCAGAATCTACAGCAAAGTCCACACCCCTATCCGTCCCTATCCATGCTACAATTGATGTGAATCTATCTCAAAATCCATTTGCTTCAAAGCCAGAAGAGGTCAAGCCAGAAGAGGCCAAACCAGAAGAAGTGAAGTCAGAAGAGGCTAAGTCTGCTGAAGTTAAGCCAGAAGAGGCCACACCAGAAGTTAAGTCAGAAGAGGCCACACCAGAAGTTAAGCCAGAAGCCACACCAGAAGTTAAGCCAGAAGAGGTTAAGCCATAAGAATCTACTTCTTTAATTGATTTGACTTCTTCTTCTCCTTTGTCTCCTCAATCTCAATTCCCGCTAATCCATGAATAAAGACCAAGTATTCCTTCGGAAATCCCCAAAAGCAGCTCACCTCCTTTACGTCCGAGGGAGGAATACGACGACTGCTCTTGTTCGAAGAATGACTGAACGCCACTATAATTTGCTGAGGCGGCAGCTCAATACACTGTTCCTCACGGCCCTTGATCCAGTTCTCCCCCTCCGAAATGGAGACATCCTCAAAGGGCCGATCCAACCACGCCTTCTTTGTAAAGGTCAATGTGGCCTCCGAAATGCGCTTGCCAAATCCGAGGCCCAGGGGTGGAACATTCACCGCCGATACGCCACGCACAAGATCATAGAGCGCGATAGTGGTACAGGCAGCGATCTGAACGTCCTTAAAGGTGGATCCCTTCGTGAGCCAGGCAACGCGTCGGCGAAAGGAGGTCACAGGATAGTGATCGTCATCATCCATAAACAGAATAATATCGTTCTTAGCGTTCTCACAACCCAGATTGCGCTTCATTCCAATCGACATACGCCCCTGAATAGGGATATATTTCACTTGGATCGCAGGATTATTCACCTGAAAATTCATGATGAGTTCCGAGGACATCGCAGTGGAATCCTCGTTGTCCTCGACCACAACCCACTCGATCTTATCCTGGGGATAGTCCGTTGCCATGAGATTGTGAAAGGCAATCTCAATCATCTTGCGACGATTGTAGGTCGGTGTTACAATCGAAATAGGGGGGCAATCGGCTACATGTAGAATGGGAGGACAATGAATGACCCCCTTGGAAGGGCGACGTTCAAGAACCGTTGCAAATACCGTCTTGAGCCCTGCCACGAGCGCTGCCTTGTCTTCGAGGGCGGCTATAGGCAGAACGGCATCAAAGGACGACACATAGGGATTCCATTCATCCGACCAGGCTTCCCCATCCTTGATGAGAATGTTCGTGTGCGCCCACGAAATCCCGACAAAGAGTGGAACACAAAAATGAATATTGATGTCTCCGTGCGTCAAAGGCTCACGGACATCGAGATGGCGGGGCTTGGCGAAGGCCGGCAAAGAATCCTTACAGCCCTTCAAGAACGTTTCAAGAGCGGCGACCGTTGTGGCCGTCTTTGATCCCTTATCGTAGATGAAATTCATCTGAATGGAGGCCATGATATCTAGATAATAGTTTTAGCAGTTCTTAGGTTGAATAATTAATTGTCACAATAGAGTAGGGGATGGCTACACGCAGACATCATAAAAAGAAAGGTCAGCCGACCAAGAAACATAAACTCACAGGAAATCCCGTGAGAACTCTGGACTTTCTAGAATGGCGAAATAATTCCGCTCCGATTGAAACCATGCGGGGTCGCCTGTGGCACTCGGCTCTCGCAAGAGAACGTCATTTCTGGAATGCCCTCGTAAAACGCGCCCGTATCACGAAGCTTCAAAGCGAGATGGAAGAGGAACTCAAAGCAGCAAGTGTCCTCCTCCCCTTCGGCCATATAACACTCGGCGATGGCGCCGTCCAGATACAGGTCACAAGTTCCGGAAATTTTCACTGGAAATGGGTCTGGAGCAAGCGATCATATTTAGTAAGCGATTTAGATTTCTGGGACAATAAGGTCTATTATATCACGGAAGACGAAAAGGATCGCTACGTATCGAATTTGACCTGCCAGGACGCCGACGGTCACATTGTCTGGTCGAAAAAGGGCATCAGCGGCCAGGTCGCGGTCAAAGATGGTCTCTGTTACTATGTGACCGTCATCTATCCGTTCAATACGATCGAGCTCATGTGCTGCGATGCAAAGACGGGCCTCCACAACGAAGTCATTCTCAAGGAACCCTCCGAAGAACGATTTCTAGTCCTCGACCAAGAGGGGGACAAGACGCTCTACTGTAAGTCGACGTGCTGGACGGATTCCAAGACATGGCGCATCGAAGGGAAGAGGGTCATTCGCATCTGCGAGGACAGCGTGGTCCAGTATCCTCTCGGCGTCCATGCCGGCGATGAGAACGGCTTCTATATCAAGAAGGGAACCATGGAATGGGTGCCATTCGGTAAACTCCTGACATCCTGGATTCTGCCAAAGGAGGAGGCGATCTGGGTCAATCCCCTATCAGGCCACATCTTGACACGCCATGAGGGCCGATCCACCCTCTATTACTGTCAGCCGCATAAGAAGCCCATCGTCGTCCACCAGATTATTGCCGGCGATATAAATCCCAATCCCTGGGCCAAGTGGCACAACACCCAGGTCCAGAGTTTCACCATCTTTGGACCCGAAGAACTCCCCTATGCGCTCTTCGTTGGAAATAACAGCGCCATTGCCAAGAAATGGCACCCTATCCGTCCAAATCCCAATTTCGCAAACCAATTCCCCTCCCTCAAAACCACACTTCATCAGGCGACCTCGGCAGATGGTACGAAGGTCACCTATGCCCTCGTGAAAAATAACCACTTAAAGAGAATTCGGGCGATTCTATGCTACGTGTATTCTGCCTATGGCTCCACGACCAATGTGAGTTGGCCGCATACAGGCTGGGGACCCCTGTTACGCAGGGGTGTGGCGATCGTCTACTGTTATGGCAGGGGATCCGGCGACAATGACTATGCGTGGGCCAAGGCAGGACAGGGGGATTCTCATATTAAGACAGTGGAGGACTTCGAGGCAACCATTCGGTCCGCCCAAAAACTGACAGGATTGGGCCCGGATCGAACGATCATCTACGGTAGATCCGCGGGAGGCATGATGGTGGGCGCAACGACCCTTCGCAATCCGAATGGGGAGCTCATGGGAGCAACCTTTACGGAGGTTCCCTTTACGGATCTTCTCCGGACCCAGACGAACATGTCGATTGATTTGTCGCCGTCGGGTGTCAGTGAATACGGCAATGTGTCTGACAATCCGACGAGCTTTCGGGCGCTTATGCGTATGAGCGTCATGGAGAACATCCCTGATACGGGCGCACCCGGCGTGTTCGTTTTGAGTCGCACGGGTCTGAGAGATCTCCAGGTGCTTCCTTATGAACCGGTCAAGCTCATCCAGAAATTACGAGGGACATCCCAGGCAGAACCGAATAATAAATATTTGGACTACATCAAGGACGAGACGCACAGCTATAGCTACAAAGCGTTTGTGCGTTCCAGAGCCACGGACCTGGCTCTCCTCTTTCGCTGGATCGAGAATAAAATCTAACATAGAAATATACAAATGGCCAATAAGCAAAACAAGAGCAACAAGAGTCAGCAGCAGGGGGGCAAGCGCCGAAAGGCCACCAAGGGTCGCAAGGGCTCCAAGGCGCGCAAGACCCGCAAGGGCAGCAAGAAGAACTAAAGACGGATCAGACACTTGTCGACCGTTTTATGATTCGCGTGGCCTTGGCAGATCACATTAGGCTTCTGTAGGGCCTGATTTGCAGGCACATAGTTTCGCACGAAGGTGCGCCTGTGGAGCGTATGAGCTCCATTGGCGACCAATCCAGCTCTGTGCTTATTTGTGCCATATCCCTTGGATCCCCTCAGATCATATCGATCAGCGCACTCCTCGTTGCCATCGCAATATTCTTGGACCCAGCGATCATGCTCGACTTTCGCAAGAATCGAGGCCGCCCCGATACACAGATAGGTGTTATCGCCCTCGATGATCGCATGTTGTTCGCCGGTCCAATCGGGAATCAGCCATTCTCCGTCAATTAGGAGACGTGCATCCTCTGAACGAGTTGCCTGTTTATCCACCAATGCCTTAACTGCTCGCCTGAATGCCTCTTGATTGGCCCACACGATCCCCTGTTCGTCGATTTCGGTATTCGAGACGGATCCGATGCCCCAGGCAACAGCTAAGCGTTTGATATCATCCGCAATGCGGGCCCGTTTTTTGGGCGCGATCTTCTTGCTATCGCGAATATCAGGCGCAAGTAATTCGTGTTCGGCCGTCCACTTGTCTCTTGAGGGCCAAAGGACAGCACCGGCCATAATCGGCCCCCAGAAACAGCCCCGTCCGGCCTCATCCAGCCCGATTTCGGGTTTCGCATCTTCTGTGTGGCGAAGATTGAGTATAGTTGTTGGTGGCATTGTTATTGTTTACAATAATAATACCAATTCAAATTTAATACACTTGTTAATTAGGGTAATGCTAATAGATCCTATACGTACTATTATTATACCGATATTGCTATTGGCAATTATTGTCGCAATAGGTCTATTTTACTACAGGGAGGCCTTCATGGATTTGCCTAATTCCTATTCGGGTCTGCCTGATCCTACCTGTCCGAGTGGATCAGGCCGCAGCTCAAAAACAGGTGGAATCTGCACGGGGTCAGCGACCTCCCCTGGCACAAGCACCCAAATAAATCCTACACCGGCCTTATCTAATTGGACGCACAGTATCACGAACGAGATTACTTCGTGTTTATCGGATGGTGTTCTTGTAAATCAAATTCGTGAAAGTGCCGATGGAAAAACGAACTATCCCATGTGCTTTAAGAACGGCATAACCAACGCGGACGCGCAGTTCAATAAGTCGAATGTGCTAACGGCTGTCTTTGCGCCTCCAGGGACAACCACCACTCTCTATTCGGATATCAGTGGAACGGGAACAGTTGTCGCAGCATTTCCATTGAGTTCCGCTACACCGAATCAGGCACCCAATATCACCTTCAAGTCTATACAGGTTAATTTGCCAAAAGGCACAACCAATACTTCCGAGGAAGATCCATACTTAGTGAAACTCTTGAAGGACGCAGGATATGGAACATATCCAAGTTCGTATAAAACTTCTATTACAAGCAATGTATCTAGCACAATTGATATTTCCAACCCCTATGTAGCAACGATTCTGAATAATATTTCGGGATCTTCATGGCCCGATTATACAAGTCAGGAGCATAAGGATGCGACTGAGAAACAGATAGCAGATATTACAAAAACAGAACTAGAGGCAGCAGTTAAAAATGAGGTTATGAGTCAACTGGGAACAGGAACCGCAAATCAAACATACTATGATGAAGATTGTGAGGAAGAGGAGGAAGACGAATGTGAATCAAGTCCCTCAATGAAACAAGGGAAAACATTACCTTGTCTGAATGATTGGTGGGTAAATTCTAAGAAGAGCAATATACCGTGCTGGGGATGCAACTAATTATCGAATTATCACAACCCTAACCCTACGGCCGATAGTTTTCTTAAATAACAATAGAGCGAATGGAATCTATTAGAAGAATTATAGTGCCTGTCCTAATTTTTGTAGGTATTATCATAGTTGGAGCGCTCGCATATAAAAAGGAAGAGGGATTTTATCAAAGTAGCACAACCAGTAATGTATCTACCAGTAATGTATCTACCAGTAATTGTACGAGCAACGCCTCTGGCGCAAGCGATACATACAATATTTTAAATAATATTTTATCGAAATACGGTGATAAAATAGCTAATTCCACTGTGGCTGAACTAACGCTTGATGTTAATTATGATGGTCGAGAGAAATGTTTACCAGATGATGCCAGTGAAGAACATAAAAAAGCCCATGAGTTGTTATTGGCTGCTATATTACAGCGCGATATTGATGAGAAGATTCATCATGAACTTCTAGAAAATATGGGTAAGACCACAGGGAATCAGATGTATTACGATGATGGTGATGACTATGGCGATGATGATTCACCCAGCACAATGCAAGGCAAAGAACATGGAAAATCATGTCATAAACGACCGATTGATATGAATGAGTATATACGAAAAGATAGTATTCCCTGTTGGGGATGTTCTATTGAGTAATTTGGATTGTTCCTTCGGAACAATCCAAATTACGTAATAGCACATTCCCTAAAGAGGGATGCAGCGTTGAGTAGATGCCCGAAAGGGCATCTACTTCAACAGCACCTCCCCTGGAGCATCTCCATAGTTTGAATAGCACCTCCTCTGGAGCCTCTCCATAGTTTGGCTGCCCCTAAAATATTCCTTCGCAATATTTCAATTATAATCCCTATTAGTGTTAGGTGAATGTATGCGTTTCTAACACTATTAGGTATCCTAGTGATCCTCTTCGTTATTGTAAAGACCACGGAATCTAAAAAAGAGGAGCCGAAAGAAAAGTCAAAGGATGAGAAAAAGGAGGGATTTGTAGGCTACGTGCCTCTCAATACGGACTCTAAGGCGATTATTCCTGAGACCATTGCTATCGCTGAACTCCCGGTCGGTGTAAAAAGCTCTGATCTCCCAGGATCTCTTCCGACAGCCCCCTATCAGCAGATTGGTAATAATCTCCCCAGCCCCTATAAGGATCCCTCGCTCGTGAAGACCACTCGACAGCGCATTCTCAATGTCCTCGAATCTCTGAAGGGCTTCCTCGCCTTCCAGGCCACAGAGATTGAAGATCGCTCCGATCCCACCATTCAGCTTCCTCTCAATACGGCCCGTTCGGACTTTCAGCACCTAGAATCCGAGGCCAATGTCCTTCAGCGCAATCCTGGTCTCACGCCCCAGATGACCGCCCTGGATATCGCCCAGATCGAGGACAACCTCGCTTATTTACAAAGGGAGGTCGAGCTCATTGGCTCCAATCGCCCCTTCCAGGGCCCCCAACACGATATTGATCTGGAAGAGGGATTCGACGGTGATTATACGCTCGCCCAGGAGACGAACAAGGGCCCTGCGTCTGTATCCGATTTAGCTGAATTCTCCCTACGTATACAGAAGGCCATCAAGGATCTCAGTAGTTCTGGCACGACAGATCCGATTGTGCAAACGCGCATTGGCAACCTGACCGCCATGAAAAATCAAGTGGATACCATGATCCAACAAATAAATAGTGGAATACTGGCTCCCGAGGATGTGCCGATTAAATCGAGCGATATCACAAAAGCCATTCCTCAGCTCGGAAATGCACAGGCGCCTCTGCTCCCTATCATGTATACCCTGATAGGGGCGGCAGCATCTTCTGGCGCCATTACACCTGACATGATACACACACTGAGCCGCTATGCGAAGCAGTTCCTGGATAATGCCGATGGATCCCTGTCATTTAATGTGAATTATGGGGGCGCGCCGGTCCACGAGATGGATGTGCCGATTGGTAATTCCACGCTGACGGAGACGGGATTTCCCAGTCCCTATGATCTAAACCAGGTTGCGGATGCTCCTTCGCTCAACAATATCATTGGGGCGGCGACTGTGACAGATCGTTGGGCCCAGGATCCGAGGGCAGAGGGACGCACGCCGGCCACGGGCGATGCAAGGGGCAATTATACGGGAACTGTGAATGCGGCAACCTTTGACTGGAAGGGGCGCTGTAAGACGATTAAGGGACAGGTGGAAAAAAGGGGATTGAAGCCAGAGGACTATGGATTTCTGCCTGATACTGCCAAGGTCAGTTCGGACTTTTCATGGAAGGGACATACGAAGATGGTCTGTAGCCGACTGAAGGCAAACAGCATGGATAAGATGGACGAGATGTGCGGCTGCCCGCCGATCACTTGGAAGGGGTGGAACGCTTAGCGAGAACCCTCCTCGCACCAGGCGAGCAACCTCCTCGCACGAGGGATAGAATTTATACCCCTGCCCTTTAGGGCAGGGGTATAAGTCCGTATATAAAAGATGAGCGCCCTGCTCTTTGAGTGTGGCTAAGCCGCAATCTTAACCAGGTAATACGGGACTTACCCTTACAAATATCGTAAAACATCCCGAAAGAGACCATTCTTACCTGACGCCATCCTGTTAAATTCAGGATCCCAGCAAAAAATATATACGGCCTTTTCCGTCTTATTCAATTTCACCCTCTTTCGGAACATATCCTCTACACTCTTAGGAATTGCTGTCGACATATGCGTATCCACACTTATCTTTCCATTTTTTTTGGTTGTTGTTAAAGGAATATCTAAACTAGGCGGCACAATTACATCATCGCAGCAAGTCGGCACAAAGATAGCATTCTTATCTGTGTGAAACGCCATCTTCTTTATAAATTCCCCAGCCTCCTTCTCCTGCATAAATCCTTCTACATAGGCCCTCTCATGTATTTCATAATCCTTGCCTTTTTTTCTCAGACCCGCCTGGGACCCATACGTTAAAAAACCTAACTGGTTGATCTGCTTTAAAATAGGAAGGTGTTTCACCATTGTTGGGTCCTCTACCGTAATTCGTTCCAAGAACTCCTTATCATTATCAAACATATCCACAGCCCGTTTAATAGCCTCCTTAAACTTCATACTCTACTTAGGCATCACAGAATTCGTCGATCCAAATCCCCCCTCACCTCTATCCGTCCTCAAGTTCACATGCCCCAGCATAACCTTGAACGGTGCCAAGTTCGGCATACAGATCTGAAAGAGTCGCTCCCCCGCCTTGATCTCATACGGTTCTTCGGAACGATTATCGATCGCCACTTTCAGTGTCCCTCGATAATGAAAGTCGATAATTCCAACCGAATTGGCGAGTCTGAGCGGCGTCTTGGAAAGCGAGGAGCGCGGATAGAGATAGTAGCCATGCGGCGACTCCGTCTTGAGCTCACAGCGCACCATCAGATCGACCATTGTCATTGAGTTGGGCGGCAAGGTCAACGTTGTCGGCATGTAGAGATCATAGCCACTATCCGTCGTAAAGTTATTCGCAGGGGTCTGATAGAACATTATTAGGCCTGCATTGGAGACTTCCAGGACAAGGGTTTCCATTTTGACTATTAATGGCCCTGAAGTATCTATCAAATTTTATGAATACCTACTAGAGAGATGGTTCCAAAACTAAATATAGCCTATATGATCGGCATCCTATTAGTCGGTGTCGTCATCGGAATCGCGTTCCGTCGCTCCTTTGAAGGCTTCGATAGTGGAAGCAGCACCTGTTCGTCCTGCGGCGCCATTATTTCTGCGTGCCGACAGCCAGATATGAGCCGCTACGTTCTCAAAAGCACGATCCCTGCCTGCCCGCCCATTCCTGATCTGAGTAATTACATCCTGAAGTCCGAGGTGCCTCCTGTTCCCGATCTTAGCAACTACGTTCTCAAATCGTCCATTCCCAAGCCCCAGCCTGTCATTCTGGACTGTAGCAAGTGTAATAAGCCCTCTGGCGAGTGCCCTCCTTGCCCCAGGCCCCGCTGCCCCGAGGTTAAATGTCCGGCTCCCACGGTATGCCCTCCTCCTGCGCCCTGCCCGCGTCAAACATGCCCACCGGCCGTTGTCAAATGCTCGGCAGAGGCGCCCAATGATGATGGTGTGCGTCCCTTCTTGGCCCCTCTGAGTTACAGCGCCTTTGGGGGGTCCTAAGGGGACTTGGGCTGGACTTGGGCTCTTCGCCCAAGTCCAAGAGACAAATGATGGATGGTCGACTAAAGTCGACCATCAATGATGTATTTGATTCTTAGAGTTTACTAATATTAGTGTATGTTTACATTAATATTATCATATATCAACCCTATTTACTCCACCTTTCGAGTAAAGAATAACAAATATCCATAATTGAATCCCATGAACTGGAGATCTAAATACTTATCATACTTCCATCCCATTTCAGTCGCTACAGAAACGATTTTTGTAATAGACGGCATATACAGGATATGTTTTTGTTGCCGTTTCTTGCCATCTTTAAATTTAAAGGTCTCCTTGAATTCTGCCTCGTTTTCCTCCAAGACAAATTCGGTATCATAGTCGAATACATCAAACGCTGCCTTGGACGTTGTTATACGTTCTTTAGTATGTTTCTGAGGGCTCACTGCCAGCCATGGATTGGCGACATCTGGGACGGGCTCGAATTTGTGTTTGTTGACAACCTCAACGACGAGGCCGCCCCCCGGTTTCACCCAATACGCCAAGTTCTTGAAAAGGGCGTCCAGGTCCCTGAAGTAGTAAATACTGAAGAATAACAGACAGGCATGACTGTATTCAGAGGCCTGGCAGGCCATCGGCGCATAGGCATCTGCCGGTCGCCAATCCAGTGCGCCCTTCTCCGCCTCCGTCAACGTCGTTGCCGGCACAACAACCTCCTGCGCATATGTCAGCATAGCGGCCGATTTATCTAGGCCCGTAGCCTGATAAACTCCCTGTTTCGCAAAAAAACAGGTTGCGATTCCCGTGCCACAGCAGACATCCAGCACTCTCATCTTCTTCGGCTCCTCCGTCTTCTTCCATTCTTGAAGGATAACCGCCGCCTCCGCCTGAACGAGCTTGTCATGCTGGAAGATCTTGTTATAAACGGTTGCATAGAACTTGTCGTAGGGGTCCTCAAGGTATCCATGGCTCGACATATCCTGTTCGAATCCCTCGACGGCATACAGACCCTTTTCTACGATGCGATCATAGAAGACACAGTATGCGTAGTTTGCCAAGAGTAGTATAAGTATTCCAAATAATACGAGTTGCCACGTATCCATCCCTATTGTGGAGTTGTAATTTTATAAACAAAATTACAACAGCATAGTAAGCCAATCATCTATCTTCTACGTCTGCAAGTCTTGCCTCTTTTTCTTGTGCCGCATTCGCTCGAATAGGACGCAATGGCCTTACACACGGACGAATAGGGGTCCTTGAACTCAGGATCGAGCGCACAGCGCATTCTCCAGAGCCAGGCCACACATGATTTGCGACACGACACATCTTTTCGTGTTTGTTCGAGGGCTCGGAGCCACAGAAGGCCTAATTCTGGCCCTAAGACGCTCGGCAGGGAATCCCAGAACTGATCGTACCAGTGTTGCCGCGTCTTGGGATCAAGCGTATTCCACTTATTTCGGACGCAGGGATCCGAGCAGGTGTGCGCCTCGGGAGGGCAGTCGGGCATCGGCTTAGACCGCCGGCTAGCCTCCTTCGGATGGTTGTAGGCAACGGCAAAGAGGAAGTCCCAGAACGTGCTAAGTCTGTGGAGCGGCCGGGCCTCTGCTAGCCAGGTATGATACTGTGTGGTAATCTGTTTGAGTGTCGGATTTGCATGATTATTCAGATTCTGCCCTCTCAACTTATTATTGACGCAGTTATGAATTGTATACATCCATTTTACAAGAGAATCCTGAGATCCAAGTGTAATAGGGTGCTCTTCGTAGAAATCTGTCAGAGAGGTGCGGCAGTATTTACAGGGCAGAATATAGGGGATTGTTTCGAAGAACAGCCCATATTCGTGTTTTAAGGCGGGTTTGTAGACAAATGTGGCATGATGGAGCAGTTTCCATCCTGATGGGCCCCAGAAGCGAGTATCCATCTCCTTAATAGAGTATTAGATTTAATGTATGAGTTTACCCTCTGTATATTGCTTTTTAAAATCAGATACTACTGTGGATTCTAGCCCACCAATTGGTGGAAACAATTGTTCCAGTAATTTCAGGGTCTCATCATAGTACTTTGTAGCAGTATCTTCGAGAGAGTTAACCTTTCCAACATTTTGGAGTTTATCAAATGGCACTATAATTCGCAGAATAGTTTTTTCCTGAATTTCTTCTGGAGGGGCACCCTTTATTGCTTTAATACGTTTTTGAATTGCTATCTTGCCTAAATTTGCAGCACGTGTCTTGCTTTTCTCCTTTCGCACCTTATCATCATAATCCTTCTTTAATATGAATGATTCATCGTCATCAATATCATATTTGCCCGTTTTAAAAAGGTCGATCATTAGGTCTTCCAGATATTCGCGAAAGTTAATACATGGCTGTGTCAACATAATCTGTGGATCATCACGGCACTTCTGAATAACAATTTCCTTTAAAATATCTACGATCCATTTTGGCTCTTTCTTTCTATTCTTAGCATATCGCTGTAGCCGAAGATTCTTGGCAAGAAGTTCCTGACCGGGTTTTAGCTTATAAGTTTTTTCATCAAACTCCGTTTCCACGAGCATTCGTTTATTACCATAGACTTTGACCTCTGTCATACCTTCACCTTTGGTGGGTTCGATAGGATCGGTGGATGTAGAAACGGATGTTCCTGAAGCTGCTGAAGCTGCTGAAGCTGTTGGTGCTACTGTTGGTGCTACTGTTGGTGCTACTGTTGGTGCTGTTGTAGTTATTGATGTGGAAGTAGCGGATCCTGTAACAGGTATGGATCCTGTAACAGGTATGGATCCTGTAACAGGTATGGATCCTGTAACAGGTATGGGTACTAGACCACTACTAGATTTGCTTATTGGCTTTTTTGATGTTGTCTTACATAATGGTGGATTTTTAGCACATAGAACTTTCAATGCTTCTTTTAATTCCTTAATAGCATCCTTTTTAGCTTGAACTACTTTATTTAGTGATTCAAGACTAGCCCTAAGAGGGTGGGCAATTTTTGTTCCTGATTTTAATTTCAATGCTTCTGTATTTGCTTTTTCCTGAGCCTCTTTTTCTTCAAGTTCTGCTTGTTCTATTTCTTTCCTTTTATCAGCAATTGCCTTAGCATCAGCAGTAGACATACTCCCTACATACTCCCCTTAAATTAATAATACTATTTTCTAACACTACACTAAGTGGCATGCCGATCTTCAACGTGTTTGAAAAAGGCCTCATCAGGGGCGCCGAACATCTCCCCTACGATCCGACGAAGGCCTACGCCTATGTCGAGCATCCCACCCTTAAATGGCGCGTCTATTTACGAAACGCCGCCTTCCTACATATAGATCCCAAGGAAGCCGATAAATTTCTTGTCTTCAGGAACTCCAAACCGGGCACTAAAAAGCGCAAGCCCATCTGGGAACCCCCCAAGGGCCAGATGGAGGACAAGGATCTCCTCCATCATCCGAACAAGCCCCTCCTTCCGCTCCTCATAAATGCTATTAAGCGGGAGGTTGAGGAAGAGGCCCATGTAACGGAGATCAAAGAGATCCGATACACAGGTCTGATCTTCCAGAGCCAAGAATCATCCTATCCATCCAACTGGTATTTCCAGTATCATATCTTTCAGTTTTTCCTAGAACCCCATGTCGTCCAGAAAGTCTTTGATGACTTTGAGTGGATTGAGAAGCATCCGAAGGCGGTTGCCAGGTGGCGCCGAGATCGCAGGGAGACGGATAGGGTGGCATGGTTTGATCCGAGAACCACACCGCTCAATCCGAACTGGTGTCCGACTATTGTGTTCTCCTATTTGAAGGAATTCGATCAGCAACAGGTTCGGTTAATAGAAAAATGAGGGTTTTCCTGGTGGATGCCGCATTTGATTCTTAAAATCCTTAGATTTTAAGAATCTTCTGGCTGATCGTTATACAGGCATTTTAAAATGCCTGTATAGCGATGCTGCATCAGATCCTCAAGATCCTTAGATCTTGAGGATCTTCTGGCTTAATCCCGAGACATCCAGCTGTTTCGCGAGCATGGCAGATCCATCGCTCTTATAATTAAATGAGCACGCATGTTCCGTTGCCGGTAAATGGTTCACACAGAATGCCTTATCGCATTTACAAGTATATGACATGACGGCCAAAGATGTCCTACAGATTCCGCATCGCTTTTTCTTCTTTTGGCCGTCCATACCCGACCTCTAGGGCCAATCCCCCATCAATTTTTTAGGCTATGCCATTCGAATCATGCTCGCAAAGAACACGAGTAGGACAATGACAAGAATGATCGGCAAGAACAACAGGAACCAAGATAATGACGACAAGCCGATCATACACAGAAACTGTAGGAGGGCAGTCCAGACCGCAACATACAGCAGATATATAAAGAACAGACCCGGCGTTATTCCCTCGGATGCTGCGGATATGAGGGACAGCGCACTGAATCCTATGTAGAGGATTGCCGGCGTACAGAGTTCCATTCTCTGAATCTAAAGTGAGATAATTGTATTCACAGTAAATGAATACCATTATCACAGGCGCCTCGAGCAACCATTTTGTTACTCTTCAAAAGCTCCTCCGTTCCGTGCGCCGATTCCACACCACACTTGACCTCGTCGTCTGGGACCTCGGGCTCACGCCGGCAGAACGCACCTCCCTCGAAACTGAATTCACCCTATCCGTCCGTATCTTTGATTACAGCAAGTATCCCTCCTATTTCAATATCAATGTGGCAGCCGGTGAATACGCCTGGAAGCCGGCGCTCATTCAGGAAACGCGCCAGGCCCTCGGCCAACGCACCTATTTGTGGCTCGATGCCGGTGATCGCCTCATGGAACCCCTCGACAAGCTCTTTCTTTTTATTGAAGCGAAGGGGTTCTTCTCGAACGGCACCTCGGGCAATGTAGCAAAATGGACCTATCCCGCGACCTTCGATGCGATTAATCGGCGCTATCAAGACTATATCTCTCTAAGAATGCGAAATGGGGCGATCATCGGCTTCAATGAACGATTCGAATGGGTCCGAGAGCTCATGGATACCTATGCAACCTGGGCCAAGACAAAGGATATTATTGCGCCCGAGGGGTCCAGTCGTGAGAACCACCGACAGGATCAGACCTGCCTGACCCTTCTGTATTGGGACTATAACCGCCATCATAATTTCCACACAGAGATCCCCCTCTATTCGATCGTGATCCATTCGGACAGCGACCCACGTCTAAAGCATCTGAACCTATAAATGGCAATGGCCTCCTCTTCGTTCTGGTCGAATTATCGGCCAGCACAGGGCAATAAGCGCTTCGAATCCCTTATTCGCCCCCTTCAAATTGAGCCCCTAATAAACACAACAATAGCGACGGATAGGGATGTTCCGGCCATTCTGGCATTCTTGGAACGCCATTTCGGTCAGCCCCCCAAGACCCCCGTCCTCAGACCCGTTCTTGATCCCTCCAAGGAGATCATTCTGGTCGTCCAGGACCACGGAACCATTGAGGCAACGATTCGCTATAAATACGCAGGACGCTTTGAGGGCCAGCCCATTCACGTCATAGACTGTTTTTGCGCCCGAACCCGTGGCACCGGGCTCGCCACGAAGCTCCTCGCCACCCTTCACCATTATACGAATGATCTCGGCCTTCGCTACAGCCTCTTTTTGAAGGAGGGTCGGCCCTTGCCGGCAGCCCGGTCCCTCTATTCGTCGACCTACGTCTACCGGGCACTTAAAGGCCCGAGGGAGGACTTAAAGGCGTCTTTAAGCCCCCGAGTAGCCGAACGTCTAGTCGCGGCCTATAGGCAGCTCCATCCGGACACTGTGTGGGTCTATGACGTGCGAAATACGAATCAACACTGGCTCTTCTGGAAAGAAGGGCGAGAGTGGATTTTACTGTGCGTTCAGGATTCCTATCAGTGGAAGGAGGGGGGACGGATAGGATGGATGACGGCCTGCTTTGCGAGCGAGCCGATGCGTGGCGAGGCATTTGAGCGGCTCGTGGATCAGGCCCCGTTTGACTGGATCTGGATGGATCGGATCTGGCTAAGCGCAGCGACTAGTACATGGACGGTGGACGGCCCCTTCCACTGGTATCTATATCAGTGGACTACAAATCTACAGATCAGCCGATTCTATGGACTAATAGTCTAGTTACACCCCAGACACGCCGTCGCAAAGGGATTCTTGGGAATAAAGTTCTTCTGTTCGTGATCGAGGGGTGGCTTGTGCTCGTCGAAGCCAACGAATGTTTCCCGCACAACCAGGAGGAGTGCCATAATAATAAGTATAATGGCAGTGACGTACAGGGGAATCTTAAACATACCTATTAGTTCTTTATAAATTTACAAAGAGAGGCTGTTCGTGCAGAGGCCGAACATGCTACAGTGGCCTGTCGGGCAATCCAAGTCCGTAGAGCAGGGATGTTCTACCATCTCTTTGATCGCCGCTTCTTGGGCGGCCGGGCTCATGCTTTTTCCCTGAAATCCCTCCATTCCTTTTGTTGTATACAAAACTACGCATCCGACAACAATTAAAAGAATCAATATGGTTAATACTGAACGCATCCTAATTATTCATTATTTTAAATAACGAATAATTAGGGATGGCTGAAACGAAGATGCCAGATAAACCTGCGGAAGCAGTCAAACTTTATGAAAATAAACGCGACTTTTTAGCATCACTTCAGTCGCAACTTGGTGTGCTTACGGCAGAACTCAAGGGCCTTATGGAGGCCGCGAAAGCGAAACCAAAGGACACTAAGACGCCGAAAAAGGAGGAGGAGGAGGAGGGGAAGGAGGAGAAGCCTGAAGCCCCTGTTTTTGAAGAGGATCCGCAGGCGCTAACCATTCTCTTTGGCATCGGATTTGTTCTCAATAAACTTATGAATCAGGAAAAACTAAATAAGGAATCCGTTATAAGTCTCTATGATGCTTATCAAAATATTAAAACCATGATAGGCATTTACTATAATATGTGGAAAATTGGTTCTTTGATGAACTATCCCCTGGATAAACTGTCCTTTATCTATTCCTTGAAGGCATTTTATACGCATTTTTATATGAATCTGGGTCCAAAAATGAAGGAACTCATGAAGGGGCCAAGCTACAAACCACAAGATATCACTTGGATTTCGACCCTGACTGCGGAAGAGGATGCTGTTCTTTCGAGCGTCGATTTCACAAATATTCAGGATAAGCTTTTAAAAGGTGTTGTAATGTCCTTTACAATGATGCATAATCTTTTTAATGATGCAGCGATTATACGTTCTGAGATAATCACATCAAACTCATCCGATCTCAAGAAGCTCGATACGCGTATTAAGAAGTTGAATTCTGGTGAAAAGGAACCAGAGCAGAAGGAATCCGATGCGAAAGAACCCGATACGAAGGAATCCGAACAGAAGGAATCCGATACAAAGGAATCCGAACAGAAGGAATCTGAGGAATTACAGCCGGCTAAACCTTTGATCCCCGATTGTAAAATCGGAGAACCCTGTATCCGTGATATAGGCAAACTGAAAGAGGTGGCGGATGCCTTTCAGGCAGAACTCGACCTATTGATGAAAGAGGGACCAGTTAAAATAAAGGACGAATATGATGCTATTATGGGAGCTCTTCAAGAGACAGCAAATGAATCTGTGATAGTCCAGGGGAATATCAAAAGTAATTTGGAAGGTTCTGACGGCAGTTCGCAGGTCACAAATAAACTTCAGGCCTTTATTGATGGTATTAAAGATAATCCTGAGGTTGCTGCGGAATTGAAGGCATTTTTAACGGCCCTCAATACCTTCGATGCTTCAAAAATCCCCCCCGAAGAAGTTGAGGCACATAAAAAGGATATGGATGCCTTACAGGCACTTATTGGTGGAACAAAGGGGGGAAAACGAACATTACGTAGAGCTAGGAAGAATAATTGTAAACCAAATAAAAAGACCCTTAGAAGACGTTAAAGGTGCGCTCCCGTTTCCGTGTGTAGCCACCAATTGTGGCCGTTGTTGGTGGTGTTATTGGAGGTGCGGTTGGTGCTGTAGTTGATGCTGTTGGTGGTGGTCCACCTGTCGGCGGTTCGGCCGTTGGATTCGCCAACCGAGCCAGTGTCTGTCGTTCTAGCTCGGCAACCGCCGCCTTCTTATCGAGCCCCTCTTTGATGACCTTCACACCAATCTTGTAGAGTCCTTCGCAATCCGAATAGTAGTCGATGAGAACACGGCGCGTAAGATCATTGATACGATTAAGTTCTGAGACGCCCTTAATAAAGACGTTCTTGTTGATTCGCACGGATACAATGCCATTCAAGTTGACCGTAGTGAAGAGCTGCTTTAACACGTTCCCACAGTTCGCCGCATGCTGAATCTGGCGACCAAACAGCTTTCCAACAATCATGAGAACACCGCGGCCCTCGGGGCTCTTCGGATGGAGCTTCTCGATCTTGAGACCACTACAGAGGGCCGCCATCTGTGTGTCCGTGATGTTCTCGAGCTTCATGAACTCGGGATGGTTGATCTGCTTGGCCCTCTCCTCCGTGGGCGCCGCCGCCACCTCTTTCAGTGTATCCTTAATCTCCGTGGTCTTCGCATCCGTCGGATCCAGGAAGATCTCGGCGAGTTTCTGCATGAAAAGAATATATTCATTGATAGCACGGTTGCTACTAATGAGTTTATGGCTCTTGAAGATGAGCGTATCATAGAAGAGATTGGAGAGGGCCTTGATGCCGCCGGTTAGGACCTTGCCGCCGGGCTCGGGAACATCCGTGCGATTGGAGACCTTGTCGTCAAAATCCTTCTTGCTTATGAGGAACTTCGTTTCGCAGGCGGCAGATGTGAAGGTTCCATCGGGGTTCTTGTTGCCGAGGAGCTGAAGACCACGGGCCACGCAGTGTGCCAAGGGCCGTTTCTCCTGAAGATAGGTCAGGGCCTCGGTCAGCTTGAGGTTCGTGTCGACGACCTCTCCCACTTTTCCATCGCGTCCTGCGTATCCGAAGCGATCTGCCTCCCGTCGAAAGCCGAGGGCAACGTCGAACTGCCCTTTCAGTGATTTGAGGAATTCGAGGACGGACTGAAGGCCCATTTGGGTGTCGAACTTGTATTCATCCGCCCCGCTTTTGATGATCTCGACGTCTTCAGACCCGAAGGCACGACGCATGATGTCGCGGACCCGATAAGAATCCAGGTCATCGCGGCCGGCGCGCGTGGCCCCGTAGCGGAGACGCTGTGTCGCCAGAGCCTCATCGAGGAGCGAGGAGTAGCGGACACCGAGGACACGGAGGGTCTTTTCTGTGACTTCCAGGCGAATCTCGTAGAAGCGCGTCCTAGCTTTCGAGGAGGGTGTCTGGATGAAGAGGGAGCCCTCATTTACACGACTCTTATCAGCCTTGAACTCATCCGATTTGAGCTTGAAGGTCCCGTCGAAATTGATGAGAAAACGGTGGCCGATGGACTTTTTGATATCTAGATTATCTACGATGCGCGCCTTGATGGATTCGCTGTCGAGCTTGCCCTTGAGGAACTTGAAGCGTCCGAGCTCAGATTCGGGCAGTGTCGCACCACCTATCAGTTGATTATCGCCGCCTCGGAATCGATCGAGATCGTCGTAACTCCTGTCTCTGTCGTATCTTCCTCGCCCATATCCTCTATCACGATCATATCCTCGATCATACCCTCTTTCTCGGCGGCGCGTTCTATAGAAGTCTCGGTCTGAGGGGAGCTTGAAAAGGGGATCGCGGCCGGGTCGATAGGGATAGATGGGGCCCTCGCGCTCCAAGGGTTCTCCTCTGAGCCAGCCGAAGCGGGTTGGCAAGGGATTGGGGGCGCCGACAATTCCATAGGGTTTGACTTCATCTTCGCGCCCCCTTTGCCCTTCCACGAGTCCATCGGACCCCTTGAACTTCACGTAGACATTGGCATCATCGATCAGAGTGAGCGCAAGAGACCCGTAGATCTGGAAGATGCGGACGTAGAAGTAGGCTAGGAAGACACAGAGCGATTGACGCTCGGCCTCCTGCTCCTTGGTGGGCTTCTGGAGGATGTCGATGGGCTGGAAAAAGAGAACGCCGGCAGCGCCTCGGGCGGGGGCAAAGCTGAGGCTGCGGAAGGTCTTGTTGAGTTGGTTGGCGAGAAAGAGAACGTAGCGACTACACTCCTTTTTCGTGGCGAGTAGGTAGAAATCACGGATATTGATCTCTTTTAGCATGTATTCCAGAATTTGATCGCAAACTTTGCGAATGGGTAGTGTGGCCTGGAGAGCCGTTTCTCGATTGGCACCACTGATCTGGTTTCCCATATCCCTGCTCTTTAATAAGGTTAAAAATGCTTCGCATTTTCAACCTTATTAAAGAGCCCAAAGCTCTTTAATAGGGTGTTTACACCCTATTAAAGAGCCCAAACTGTTGTTAGCGCTTCGCGCGTATATATTATTACTATTTGGTAAATCTAAGGAAAAATACATAATCGATGGTCGGGGCTAGCCCCGACCATCCATCATTTTATCCTATAGGGTTTTGCGAGGAGCAAAACTCTATTTGGTAAATCTATGATAAAATACATAATTGATGGTCGGGGCTAGCCCCGACCATCCATCATTTTATTCCATAGATTGGCGCGAAGAGCGCCAATCTATAAGGTGAAGAAACGCTCCAGATCCGCTGCATGGGACTCTAAGCGGCGCAAGCACTTCTGTAGCGTCGCAATCGAGATATCACTAGCCTCTGCGATTGTTGCGAGCGAGATATCAAGGACTTCACAACGCTTCAGAACGAAGGCCACGCATCCTGCGGCCAAGCTCGGCGGCATATTCTCCTGTCCTAGACCCAGCAGTTCCACCTGTTCGGCAATTCGCACACATAGAGTCGTCAAATGCTCCTGTTGGTTGCGTTGAATGGAAAGCTTCGACAACGGAAGGCGAATGTATTCAACGGCCTTCGTGGAGGTTGTGCTCGTCTTGGCCTTCGTAGAACTCAGAAGTCCCTTCTGTCGTGCCATCGCCAACAGTTCCTGAAGTTGCTTCAATGCCTTGGTGAAGGTCCCCGAGGATAGGCCGAACATATCGGCGATCTCCTTGGGTTTTCGGGGGCTGCCGGATTCCTTTAATACAAGATACATACAGCCACCGAGCATGGCATCGCGGCTCAGTCCCTGTCGCCCTGCAACTTCCTTAATAGTGATAAACATATGCCAGGCACTTTCGGTGGCCGACTGATTGATACCGTGGTTCAAGCCGATGAGCGCTAGACGTTCGTGGGCTTGGATGAGGGAGCGTTCCTTATAAGGAACGGCATTCCAGGCGTGGTATTTACACACCTTATACATGTTCTTGCTGCCCTTGCCTCCCAACATGACCGTACTGAGGGAGGCCTGGGGCAGATTGGGATTCTGGATACCACCGACTCTTGTAGGGTCCCCGCCGCGATCATCGTTCGAGAAGAACCGGTATTCAGCCGATGTATCGAAGGGGCGGCTGACGACGTGGCCGCAGCGCTTACAGGTCATGACATCTTCCATATCAAAGCAATCACTTTCGGAGCAGTAGGGACAGACGTCCACATCTGTCGCCTTTGCTTCTATCTTGTCCCAATCCTTCAGGGAGAAATCCATCGAGGATTGGGCTTTGTTGAATTTATTAAATAGAACTTGCATTTGGACTCTTTATTCGCTAGAATCTTTTTCAATTTTATGAACGCGTTTGGAACGTCGAAGGGTTTTTCGTTTGGGTGTCTCAGCACCGCCTGACATAACTAAAATTGTCTCTGGTGTTGTTACAAGTGTAGTAAAACTACGTAATTCATGAGTAAGATATGCGATGATTCGTTCCATTCGATCCGCTACATCTTGTCTGCGGTCTTTTATAAACTGTAAATAAGCGAGTGTCGCATTTTTAATGACAGTATTCAGTAATCCTAGGGCAACATAATGTCGTTGTTTAATAGTTGGAACGGTATTAGGCGCATCGGCAGCCGCTGTTTTTGTATATATAGGTCCATTGCCATTAGTGACTAAATAGTTGTTAATTATTGTATTCGCTAATTTATTCGTATTACTTTGAACATCAGTTGTTAATTTGTCATATGTTGTATATTGGGTGACTAATAGGGTATATGTTTGATATAAATCATACAGTGATTGTATAAATGTAGATTTTAATGAATTATCGGTGATTCTAGTAGCCGCAGGATCAGTAGTGGGTATATTTATTGCGTAATCTATAGCCTGTATTACATCATCCGAACTATTGATGTATAATTTGTTGGGTCGTAATGTCATCTTTTTAGATTCGCCTCTTTGTTTCTCTGATATTTTGGTTAATAATACAGTATTAGGAATAACCAATCTTTTCAACAGATACTGTATGCGTATTCCTATTTTATTTATATTTTTATCAGGACCTCGATACACTTTTGAAATAGGTAGATATATAGCAAAATCTATAGGAAGATGAAGAGAATCTTCTATATTATAAATATCTTTGGGTGTATAAGGGACAAATACGGCTTCTGTTGGGCGCAAACATAATTGTGTAATAGCTTCTTGCGCTTCTTGTGGTAACGGGCCTTTTGTTAATAGGGCGGGATAAATAGTATCCGTAAAATTTTTAACTATTTTAGTTATAATAGCAATGTCGGAACCGGATAAGGGGGGTGGATTAAATGTGTCTCGTCCAGAATCGCCGGGTTCTTCAGATGATGCTAATCCTTTATAGGGAGTTACAGGGGCGTTATAGGAAGTTACAGGGGCGTTTACTTGAGATGTATTGAAAGGGGTAGCCGCAAATTCTTGCTCCCCTCTAGTTTCATATGAACGGGTTTCTTGCTTCGATTCCGAAGTTTCGGCCGGATTGTATGGAGAAATAGGTGATGAGGATTTGACAATTGATGAAGATAAGGGTAATAGTGATGGACGAAAGGAGGCTGATGTGTTTCCTGCTAGATTAGTTATAGTGGTTGAGCGGCCTTCTTCCCTAGTTGTTGTGGATGCACTATTCGGAGGGGTAGGGGGAGGCCCAGGAAGGGGGAGGGGAACCCCAGCAGTTTCGGACCCCGTCGATGACACACTAGCAGGTAAACTAGTTTTGGACCCCGTCGATAACGTACTAGCAGGTAGACTAGTTTCGGACCCCGTCAATAACGTACTAGTAGATGAACTAGGTTCGGACCCCGTCGATAACGTACTAGCAGATGAACTAGCGTTGGGGGGCGGCGCTAACATTTCAGCAAATTTAATTCTGTTCGCCGCTTCCCTGTCTGAAGTAGCTTTTGGTATAGGGTTTTTCGGATCTAATAATGCTCGAAATGTTGTAGACTTACTCATACTATCCCTATTAATTACTTGATTATTTTGTTCGAATAACTCACATTAATTCCTAAATACAAATAGGGATGGCCCAGCAGGGAAATGAAAAAAGAGATACAATTCTACCTTCTAGTTCACCAAAAGGCCTCGGGTTCTTCGGAAGCCCCTATTCACCTGCCGATCAACTCCCTATGCCAGACCAGATCGGCGTTCATACCGGTGATGATCTGGGATCTGTCATTGATGCTGTAAAAGGAGTAGCATATTATACTGATGCGATCGGTTTTGGTGAATCAACAAATATGCTATCGAGTGGTATGGGGCTCCAGCCTCTCGGTGTGAACTACTTCATGAATACGGGGCAAACGTGCTCTAATGGCGCCACCATGTATCAATATTTTGAAGGCATTCCGACAGGAAATGCGCTGGGAGCTAAGATTGGGAAGGCGATGGCGGCGCAAAATATGTCTCTCAAAGGTCTAGTGCCCGGAATGATTGAAGATGCTGAGAGTGGTCTCAATCCTATGCCTCTCTTAAATGCTATGCTGGGATCCGGATATCCGAAGTGTCGACCATTGACCGCCCAGGTAGGCGATATGAAAGGACAGATCGCTGATCCTGATACTAAAACACCCTGGATCGAGAATCCTGAAACAGCCTTTCGACGAGATGGGCTTATGTATCAGACAAGATGGGTGGTAGATGTGGATGAAAAAGGAAATGCCATTACTTTGACAAAGGATCAGTGGGATAAGACTCCGAAGACGATGAATAAGGATGGAACTCCGAAGGTCAAAGAGGCGTTCGATAGTGGGATGCTGATGACGGCCTCCACGGCGGCTGTCGTCAGTATCTTGCTTCTCATTGGATATGGGCTCATGTCATCGAGAGCTCGCCGTTAGGCACTAAACTAAAGTTTAGTGCTTCCCAGGCAGTAAACTTTAGTTTACTGCTTCAGTGCTCTATACGCATAATATGCCGATGCGCCGCCCAAAAGCTGCGCCACGACATATCCCGCGAACTCTGTGGCAGAAATGGATTTGCTGAGGGTCATCGCTAAACTGACCGCCGGGTTCACGTGGCCGCCCGACACACCCGCAATCATGTAGATAACAAGGGCCAGAGCCCCCCCAATAATCAAGGGATTTCCCCCCGAAACGAAAATCGACAGAATAAAAAAGAACGCACCTACATATTCGGCGGCATACGAGCTTGTTGTGACCTTCATTCTAACTTTACTGAGGAGAATTATCGTTGACGGGCTGGTAAATGGGGACATTGATATTCGCGGTGGCAACAGGATACACATTGCCCGAGACATCTAGGAAGGTAGGGCTGAAACTGATAATAGTGGCCGGACTGGATCGGTGGAAGGTATTGATGGAGCCATTGACAATGTCATTGAACTTCGAGGCATCGAAGGTTCCCGTCTGGGGATTCGTGCCAGACACATAGACGCCCGGCTGTGCTGCCTGTTGACGTGCCGCCTGACGAGAAAAATAAGAGGCCTGATTGCGATCGGACTTGAGTTTTGTCAAGGTAGACGAATCGTAGTAAGACATTTCTCCTATTAGTCCTCATTTTTTTCTGCTTTTGCTTCGGTGGCAGGTGGCCGTAGGAGCGTCTGATTGGTAATCAGACGGCTACCAATACACATGGTTTCGAGTTCCTGCATCAACAACTTCGATGCATAGGGGATCTGAATATGCGCGAAGTTCGTCGTATTGGAGCATCCACGACAGGCCCAGATGCCCTCCGCCTCATTTGCGATCGCAAGCAGGCCGCATTCGCGGCACGAATAACACAGAAAGGCGTCGGAACACTCCATGAGACGCTCCTTGGTGAATTCGCTCATGCCATGACCGATCACACAGTCCCGTTCCATTTCGCCGAATCGGAGGCCGCCATCGCGTGCGCGCCCCTCAGCCGGCTGTCGTGTCAGCATGACGAGCGGACCCGAGGCCCTCGAGTGTAGCTTGTCCGCCGAACAGTGTCGGAGTCTCTGGTAATAACAGGGACCGATGAAGATGCTCGTCTCCATCATTTTGCCCGTATATCCGTTATAAAGCAGCTCATTTCCGTAGGGTTCCATGCCGTAGTGATCGCGTAGAATAGTTCCCATGTCGTCCACCGTGGTCGCATTGAAGGGGCTGCCATCGCCCAAAGTTCCCGAGCAACAGCCGATCTTACTCAACAGCGTCTCCATGAGCTGGGCGATTGTCATACGACTGGGAATCGCATGCGGATTGATGATAATATCAGGAACAATTCCATTGCCGCTCTGGGGCATATCCTCGGGATTGAGAATCATTCCCATAGTTCCCTTCTGTCCGTGTCTTGACGAGAACTTGTCGCCAATCTCAGGAATTCTGTCCTGTCGCATGCGAATCTTGGCGAAGGAATAGCCCTCACCATTGCGATTCTTGTAGACGCGATCCACATATCCGCTCTCGTTATTGCGGGGCGTCTTCGAGACGTCGCGGCAGGTCTTGGACCCCGCGGGCAGCACCTTGCCGGTTGGCACTCGCAAAGGAACCACCTTGCCGATCAACACATCCTCTGGCGTTACATAGGTGTTCTCAGGAATAAATCCGTCTTTGCCGAGCTTATCATAGTTCTCCATCTTCATGTGCTTTGTGATCGCAGGATCTGGCTGACAGAAGCGCTCTTCTTCTCCAGAACTTTGGTTCTTCTTCTCCTCGTCCTTGTAGGTGCGATAGAAGATGGATCGAAAGCGTCCACGATCCAGGGCACCCCTGTTTATCATATTCGAATCCTCTTGATTGTAACCACTATACGTCATAATGGCGACTACCACATTCGAGCCGGCAGGCAGCTTCTGTGCCCCGTAGAACTTACTCATGAAGGGGCTCACCATGGGAATCTCGGGATAGCACAGCAGGTGCGCCATGGCATCGAAACGCTCCTCGAAGTTGAGGGCGAACATCCCCATGGCCTGCTTTGCCATCGCAGACTGATAGGCATTTCTGGGACTCTGATTGTGATCGGGGAAGGGGATCATGGAGGCGATTGTGCCGAGCGCCACACAGGGATGGATTTCCGCATGGGTCCTAGCGACATCTCGCAAGGCCGTCTCATAGTCCATAGCGATAAAGGCGCCGTCTGTTTCCCCCGAGTCGAGATATTCGATCAGGTGATTTCCTGAAGGGGTCGACCATAGGAGCATCTTGTTCCAGTCGTTGATCTGGTCGACCTGCTTCTTTAAGGTTCCCGTCGTATCAGCCGCGATCTCTCGGAGCGTGGGGGCGTAGAGGATGGGACGAATAACACGACCGGCCTCGGACGTCAGCCAGAGCTCCTTTAAGGCCGACTTCCAGACAATGCCCGTGTGGATGTGGATCTGTCCTGATCGTTTTGCGCTTCGTAGGCCTTCCACCATGGCGAGGGCCTTGTCACAGGGGACAATACCTATCCAGGAGCCGTTCAGGAAGATGCGGACATCCTTGAACTTCTCCTCGATCGAGCAGTCTTTCAGTGATTTTAGAGTGCCGATGCGCATGATATACATGAGGATAGTCGCAGGACTACTGAAGATTGTGATGTGTGTGGTACAGGCCATGTTCTTGATAACACCGACACCGTGGCCTTCTGGTGTCTCGGCAGGACACACAAAGCCCCACTGGGTATTGTTGAGCTTACGGGGCTCAATGAGTCTTGCTGTCTTATCTACAGGGGTCTGCATACGCCGCATGTGACTGATATAGGACGCATAGTTGAGGCGATTGAGGACCTGAGAAACACCGACCTTATTGGGGCCCGTGATCTTTCCATTTCCCCAGTTGCCGGTTGCGAGAGCTGACTTCAAGGCGACATCCAGGATCGTTGACTTGATGATCTTATTGATGTTGTTGATATTGACGATTTCAGCCCAGTTTCCCGTGGCTTTCCAGGAACCCCCATGGATCTCCTTCGATAAGCAGGCACGCATGTCCTTTACCATGCGATTGTTATATGTCTTTCGCATGAGATCGGCGAGCAGGAACCCAGGAATATCCACGCGCTTATTGGGATAGGCGTCGCGGTCATCCCTGGGAATACGCTGAGAGGAGGTCCAGAGCGCCTTACGGGCCATGTGGGCCAGAAAGCACGCCTTTTCGTATTCCTGGGAGGCCCCACCGATCTGAGGGAAGAGCTCCTCTGCCAAGATGTCCGATACTACCATCTGCCGCTGTGACTTGGCGGACCATGACGAAATGTGCTGAGATAGCCACTCGATTGCTACTGCCTTTGTCGTAATTGCGGTTGCCTCCTGAATGGACTCCTCGAGGATATTATCATAGACTGGATCACCACCGGGTCCCAAGATAAGTTCACAGATGGCCTTGTCCGACTCAACACCGAGGGCTCTGAAGAGAATCCAGAGGGGAATATCTGTCTTAATGCGGGGAATAGTGGCCCTCAGCATGGTGATGAGATTGTTCTTGGGATGATAGACGAGCTTGACTGAATTCGACTTTGGCACTTGATCGTTATCGGGTCCGATACACTTAATTTCTACTACCTCACGATCCTTGACATTGCCGCGTCCCTTTCCAAAGTCAAAGGGACGATTCTCAGACATGCGCTCCATGCTTATCATAGCACGCTCACCGCCCATGATGGTGAAGTAGCCCCCCATATCTTCAGGACATTCTCCTAATAGGCGCGGCTCCATGTGCTTCAGATCATTCAAATGGCAATACTTTGACATCACCATGATGGGAATCTTTCCCAAATGAACGTTGGGGAAGACACGCACCTTGGATTCACGAATAGAGCCGCGTGTGTGATCGATGAAGGTCGTTGTGACCTTCACGTTGCCATTCAGAGATCCTGAGTAGTTCAAGTTGCGTTCACGCGCATCATTGGGAAGCATGCGATGTGTCGCCCCATTATTTTCGTGCATGGCGGGCTTGCGAAGAGAGATCTTCTCGATCTCCATGCTGACCTCATATTCGTGATTAATGGTTTTCATAGCGATAATAGGCCCTGAACTTACCACAACATTTCCTCCTGCTGTCTGCTGCTGTTGCTGTTGCTGTATAAGGGCATTCGCGGCGGTTGTACTCAGGCCCGTGGCAGCAGCGAGAGCCGATCTCGGTCCTGCTAGGGGAATCTCCGGTGATCCGCGACTTGTGATAGGATTCGCCATCGAAATGATTTCTGGAATGTCCGTTTCAACAAACTGATTGAACCCATCTAATTGATGCGCCAAGATATCTGATTGGCCGAAATAGGTATTCAGATAATGCCTATAAGTTGGGAGAATAGACTCCGTTGAACCGTTCATGATTCTTGCTTTATCTCAACAAAACCATAATTGGCGCATCAAATTTTATACGATCATCGAAGTCAATAATGTTCTCTATAAATAGGGCGTTTATGTCGCAACAATCCGATATTAAGCAGATTCAAATCACAGGCGGCGCCGAACTAGTCGGTGGTAGAAAACGGGGTAGCCGCAAGAAGCGCGGTCTTCCTCTGGCAACGCAAGTCTCAAAACAGCAGGAGGGCGGAGCCTGCGGAACATCGGGCTACACGGTGCCGATGCAGACCACTGCGGCGCCCATTGTGGATGCCTTCAAGCCCCTAACGCAGCCGGGTCAGAATCCCCAAGAGATTACAAAAATCGCGGTCTCTGCCATGCCTGGTCCTGGACTTCAACAGGGAGGAAAGCGTAAGGTAGAACTTCGAAAAGGCGTTATGAGTAAGAAGGTCCAGCTTCATTCTAAGAAGGTTGTGGTTCCTGCTAAGCCGGCCCTTCAACAGAAGAAAAAGACGCGCAAGATCATTCTGGGACTCGTATCTCTTCAGAAGCGCCAGACACGGGCCAAGAAGATCAGTGAGAAGATGAAGGAAATGCCGCTCGACAAACTCAAGAAGCAGCTTGTAGAACAGGGGCTGATTAAACCTGGTTCCAAGGCCCCTGAGTCCGTTCTGAGACAGATTGCGGCGGATTCTCAGATTGTTGGTGGGAATGGTCTTTAGACTTTTCCAAAGGGAATGGTCTTTAGACTTTTCTTACACACTTTCTTCGTCTTCTTGTAGATATTTTCCTACTTACTTTTCCTCCATGCGTTCTATGTAACTTCCTTCTTAAAATAGCAATATCAGCTTGATTCTTTTTTCTATTCATTGATTCTTTCCATTTTAATAGTGTAATAGGACTAAACATTAAATGGCCATTTTTATCTTTAGTAAATGACCCTTTTTTATCCTGTAATACTTCCATAGATAGCTCATTTGTTGGAATTCCTTCCGATTCAGGAAGATTAAATATTTCAATTGGATACTCTTTTCCATCTTTTTTTACAGTAATTGAAAATCGTTCTGTAGTCTTACCAGAATTTCCTGTAAACTCCTCAAACTCCCCCATTCCAAAATCTTTTAACTTTTCAAATTCATCGGGAGCCATAATTACATCCAAGTCGCCAATCGGCCGGCCTTCTTGTTCTCTTTCTTTTCGAATTGTATATGAACCAATGATATAATATTTGGTTTGATTAATACTACAGGTATCAATAATATTTTTTAATATATTTGATAGGTTTATATAGGTAGGTTCTGAAGAGTCTATCAGTGTTTCTAGCGATTCCATCTATTACGCCATAGAATTTAGACCCGTGCGGATATCTGCACGAGCCGCCGACTGATACGGAATTTAATTGAGCGTAATTCCATATCGGTCTAAAGTCCATTCACCATAAACCTATAGGGATGTATGAGGAATATGGTAAATTCTACGCTGAATACACGAAGAAATATGGTAGTAAAACTGCCATATTTCTTATGGTCGGCGCCTTCTATGAACTCTACGATATCCAGGACAAGGACACGGGTGAAACAGCCTATAATGTGAAGGACGTCACCGATCTTCTCGGTATCCAGCTCACGACCAAGAAGGATCTGAAAGAAGATGGCAAAACTGGCCTGTTCGCCGGTTTCCCCGATTATGCGCTTCATAAGCATGCCGCACGTCTGACAACAATCGGCTGGACGGTCATCGTCATCGATCAGATTAAGGATGCGAAAGGCAAGGTTCTGGATCGCAAGGTGAGTCGCATTCTGAGCCCCTCCACCCATGTGGAGTCCATGCCAGCCACGGATACACCCTATCTCACGCTCCTCGTCTTCCAGCCGAACCTGACCTTCGGCCTCGCTACCCTGGATCTCACGACGGGCTCCACTAGCACCTATTCGTCTCAGGCAACCGGTCATCCAGATCTCTGGACTGCCGATGATCTCCAGCAACACCTCTGTCTCTATAAGCCCAAGGAACTCCTCGTGTTCTGCCATCAGAAGCAGCCGATTGAGGAGTCCCATATTCGCAGACAGTTCTGTGTTCCTAACACAAGTCCCGTTCATATTCGCACCTATACGACCTTTGGGACCTTTGCCAATCCCATGACAAATGCCGATTATCTGAGGAAAATCTATGGAATTCAGAGTCTTCTTCCAGTGCGCGAGTTTCTCTCTTTGAGAACGGATCTAGAGGAGATTGCGCTCTGCTATCTCCTCCAATTCACGGAGGAGCACATGCCCTCTGCCCTCAAAGGATTCCAACGAAACAATCCCTGGATTCCAGAACAGAATCTTTTATGTGGGAACAAGGCGCTCCTTCAGCTCCAGATGGACCAGGTGGCGGATCTGTTCTCGGGGGCCATTACACCCATGGGAAAGCGCGACATCAAGTTGCGCCTCCTGAAGCCTTTGACCCAGGCATCTCTCATTCAAAATCGCTTTCAAGAACTCAAAGAATATCTCACATGGTCCGATCCGAGTCGTCTTGACAAGAATTTGCGCTTCATTGGCGATCTCCCGCGCATCCATCGAAAACTTCAGCTCGCAACAACGACCACACAGGACTTGGTGACCCTCGGTCAGAGCTATTCGTCGATTCAGGCTATTCTGAAGGCCTGGCCGACCGAGGCCTCCGCCTTTAAGCCTCCTCCAGATCTAGAGCAGCAGCTCGCAAACTACGTGGCCCTGTTCGAGAGCCATATTGACCCTGAAAAGGCCCTTCAGGCATGTGGTTCAGAGGATATTAGTCCCTTTGCTTCACGATACACGAATATAGTTACTGTCGAGCAGAGAATCAAGGAGATCCTCGATGAGTTTGAATCTATTCGTAAGGGCCTCTGTTCGGCCGCGAATTTGTCGACGGATGCCATTCGTTTGGAGGGGCGCGAAAAGGAGCCCTTCGGTTTCAAGGCATCTTCTACGAATATCAAGGCGATTCAGGCCTCAATTGGCCGCCTTCCCAAAGGAACTCAGGTAAATGCGCTCAAATCAGGCGGATGGATCGACACACCGCAACTTTCGACACTGAATTCGAGGCTTCTGAGCCGCCGAGAACAGCTCGCGGCGCTCAGTCGTGAAGTACTTCTCCAGGTCTCGAATGAGATCTCGGCCCAGGCTCCTATATGGAATGCGATGGAGGAATGGATCAGCCATGTGGACTGCACGAGAACGATCGCGAAAATCGGACAGGAGAAGGGGTGGACTTGTCCCGTTGTAGATGGGACCAGCGGCCCAGCATTCTTGGATATAAAGGGCATACGGCATCCTCTTGTGACGAATAGTCGTGTGGCGTATGTGCAGCATGATGTTGCGCTCGGCCCAGAATCGTGGCTCGTCTATGGGATGAATGCGAGCGGCAAATCGACGCTCATGAAGGCCGTGGGAATCGCGACCTTGCTGGCACAGAGCGGGTCTTTCGTGCCGGCCCAGTTAATGACCTTTCGACCCTTCCAGAGTCTGTATACGCGTATTCTCAATAATGACAATCTGGGGGCGGGACTGAGCTCTTTTGCCGTGGAAATGAGCGAGCTGCGCGATATTTTACGGTCAGCAAATGAGTGGACGCTGGTTCTGGGCGACGAACTCTGTTCTGGAACGGAGTCCATTTCGGCCATGGCCCTGGTTGCGTCGGGCATTCAGTGGCTCACGAAGCGTGGGGCCAAGTTCATTTTTGCCACGCATCTCCATGATCTGCCGACCATTCTGGATTGCGCTGCGCTCCGACTCAAAGTAT